AAATACATTTGAAGTATCATATTATATATATTTTTAAAAAAATACGTTTGAACATTACATTATAAAAAATTAAGGAGAATATTATGAGAATTAAAAAGAGTGAAATAAAAGAAGTTATTAGATGTCTAAAGGTATTAAATTTATGCACTAATGTTCCTACATCTGTATATTTTCTTCCATTTGATGAAAATGATGCTGAATTAGATGTTAAGGATAATAATGACATTATTTTAAATGAAGTCTTAACACCAAAATCAGGATATATGACATTAACAAGTCCTGGTTTAATTGTAAAAGATGATGAGAATTTATATAGTGAAGAATCATATATTTATTTTGGATATGCAACAATGGATTTCCCATATCAATTAAATTTAAGTCACATGACTTTATTTAGTGATGAGGTAGCACCAGCTGATCATAACGATGAGTATGATGCTGCTGTAAAATATTTATCTTCAAAAGAAATATATATTATACCTAAGGATAAAATTATTGCTGTTATTTCTACAGTAGAATAAAATAAAAATTAATAAGGAGTGATGATCATGCCTGAAATAGATGCACAAATAAGGGATGCAAGAGAACTCACTAAAGAAGAAAAAGCTGAATTATTGAAATTAAAAAGAAGCGACATCACTTCTAAATTTCTTAAAGACTGGTTTGCTGTAAGACCAGGTCAATCAGAACCAAGATTTGAAGGAAACTTTACATTAACATTATTACCTGGAGAAAGTCCTTTCTATATAAAAACTGCAACTAAAACTACTATTGGTAGATATATAGCAAATTTAGTTTTTATTCCAGATAAATATATTAAGAAATTTGGTTATGTCAATTTCCCATTAGACACTGGTGGAATAGGCAAAATACAAAGCAATCTAGGCCTAATGTTATTAGATGATGAACTTACAGTAAAAGAGTATATTGAATACTTAGATCGTGGAGAATGGCTAGGAATGAATACTGCATTCTTTATGCTTCCTTCTATGAACTATAAAGTTAATAAGCCAATAGATAGTGTTATTAAATTACGTGATGAATTATTTGATAAATATAAAAAAGAAATTGCAGAAGGCGATTCTAATACTGCTGATATGATAGAAAAGAAAGTTTTAGGAGCAGCTAAAGAAGAATTAATTTCAAGTAAAAATCCAAGTTATGACTATTATGCATCTGGTGAATTTAAATTTGCAAACAACTATAAGAAAACATCTATTATGGGTGGTGCTGTTGTAGATTTAATGACAAATAAACTTGTAATTACTAAAGGTAATTACATGGATGGTATTTCTAAAGAAGAATATCCTATCTTTACTGGTTTAACAGTTGGTGGTGGTTACGGCCGTGGTGTTGCTACACAAGAAGGTGGATATGAAACTAAGAAGTTAAATCTATCATTACAATCTGCATCTATAGATGAAGAAGATAGTGATTGTGGAACTGAATTAACTGCAAACATTTTATTAACTGATAAGAATTATAAAATGTTTAAAGAAAGATATATTGTAGAAAATAATAGATTAGTATTATTAACTGGTGATAATATTAAAAATTATATTGGAAAGGTAATTCATTTACGTTCTCCATTATATTGCAAAAATCCTAAATATTGTAGAAAATGTTCAGGTGAGATATTAACTAAACTAGATATTAATAATGCCGGTCTATTAACATCAACATACTCTGGTACATTGATGAATATGTCAATGAAAAAGATTCATGATGCATCTGTAAAATTTACTAAAATAGATTTCACAAAATTTATACAAGAAAGATAAGTATATAATATACTTATCTTTTTTAAAAATATCAATTACAACAATCTATTATAAAAATATTCTAAATAAGTATAAAAAAGGGGTAAAATCATGAAAAAAGAATATACTATAACTATGAATGAATTAGAATATGAAACGTTTCAAGAATATCTAAAGAGTTCTAAATTAAAAACTCAAGAAGAAATTTTAACACATGATATTAAAAAAGTTTCTAAAAATAAATTAAAAAATGTATTATCAAATAATGTTGATCTTGAAGTATTATTTGCAGTATTTGAGGCAGTTGCTGCAGATGCAAAAGGAACAACAATTATTCATGATGGCTTAACAAAAGAAGATATTATGAGAATAAATATTCCTGATTCAACATATAAAATTGATGTTAAAATTACAAGAAAGAAAAAGAGTAAGTAATGAGTAAAAATAATATAAAAACAGTAAGAAAAAAATCTAAAAGAACAGATGAAAAATATACTGATATTTACACTTCATTAAATTGTAAGTTAAATGGGCAATGCTATAAGTGTAAAAGAGGATGTGCAATTCATCCAATTAATAGAAATAAAAATAAAGAAGAACGCTAAACTTCTTTATTTTTATATATTATAAAAAAGAGGTTATAAGTAGGCAGATAACCTCATTTATTTCAAGGAGAGGAATAAAAGAGATTATCAACATCATTGAAAGATGGTGATAATATGAAGAATGGTAAAATATTTTTTACTATTGTCACAATTTTATCAGGTTTAATTTCTATCCTTTGTTTATTAGTAATTAATAGTGTTGAGATGAAATATCAATATATACTTGGAGCTGCAACAATTATATTTGGCATCTCTTGGTATTTGCACGTGAGATATTATAATTTAATAAATAAGTCACCTAGCTTATATAATAAATTAGCAATCACAGCATTAATAATTCTTCTAATTATTGGCATGGCTCAAATATTATTAGAAACATATCCATTAGTATATGTTATAATAGATAGCGTGCTAATAGTTGTGCTTACATTCATAGCAGTAGTATTAAATTATGATTCTGAAAATAAGATGATACTTTCATTTATTCCAATGTCATTATTATTAATTGCCTCTTATTGGCTTGCAATATATGATTATATACTTATTTCAGAATATTTTATTCTTACTGTTATTTTCGTTGATCTATTTGTTGAATCTTTATTTAATCTAATTGAATTAACTAAATTAGAAAAAATAGAAGAGATTAAACGATATAGTGAGGAATTAGAAAAAATAAAAAAGACATTAAATATCAAAGAAAATGAGGAAAACGAAAATGGCAACAAATAAAAAGAAATATACTGTGTATCATGGAGGCTGGGGAGAAACTAAAAATCTAATCGGTTCTGGTGATACACCAGAAGAAGTAAATATCGCAGTAAATCAATATATTGAATCAATTAAATTTAAATCTTATTATATAAGAATTATATTTGATGAAGAAAATCTTAAATATGTTGAGGACTATGGCAGTCATTCAGATTTCATTTGTGTCGTTTGTGACTCAAAGGAATCTTTTAAACAATTTATTAAACCTGCACGAGCTTAAAAAAATATAAATAATACCTGATAAAATTTTGAAATGATATGCTATTTATATATAATTATAATGATTATGAATAATGCTTAATTTGTTAATCTTTCATTTTGCCTAGCTGGTGGCATTACCAGTATTCTATAGAAAGAACAAGTTAAATTATTATTCATAATCTTAATTAGTATAAAAGTATATTGAAGGGGGGATTTATTATGAAAATAAATAGAACTCCATCCTTCTTCGAATTTGACCCTCATAATATAATTTCTAACCATGAGATTTATGGTAGAAAGATGACAACTATTAAAGATGGTGTCAGAGTTGAAGAAAATGTATTTAATGAAGATGGATTATTTTCTCCATCTATTTTCGGTAATTTTGAAACTGAACACGAGTATTCTTGTAAATGTGGTTTCTTAGCCGGAAAATTTTATGACGGTTTTACATGTCCAAAGTGTAATACTGTAGTAACATTTAAAGAGTCCCTAATAAATAAAATGGGATGGATTGACATATCTGGAAACAAATATAACTCTGATGGAGTTATCATTGAAAAAGGTGAAGGATATAAAATCATTAAATATATAGCTTATAACCATTTGGAAAAATTAATCGGTAAGGCTAATTTAAGAAAGGTTATGGAAACGCCTAATACAATCACTGCAACAGGTGAATTAGATACTGAATCAATTAAATTAATTCAAGAATCTTCTCCTGAATGTAAATATTGGTATATAGGTTTAGTTGAATTTTATAAGAAATATCATGAAGTTCTAGAATATTACTATACATTAAATAATGTAGAAAATGATAAATTATTTGAATTTTTGTATGATCCAGCGGAAGTATGGACAGATAAAATCCCAGTAATTTCAACATTATTAAGACCGGCTGTTAGAACAACAGATGGTTTAAAATTAGATATTCTTAATACTATTTATGTTAGATTAATTAAAAATAATAAGATATTAAATAGTAAGGTGGAACAAATTGATTTAATTAAGAATTCAACTTTAGAAATTATTCAAGCTGAATATTTCCAATTATCTGAGGAAATATTAAAGAATATAAAAGGAAAAAGTGGATTAATTAGATCCCAAATATGCGGTACTAGAATTGATTTCTCAGCAAGAAATATTATCACACCAGCTCATGCTGGAATTAAAATGGATGAAGTAGTTATTCCATATTTAACAATGTTAGAATTATATAAATTTGAAGTTATTAATATCTTACATAATGTTAATCATATTTCAATTAGGGAAGCCGAAAAGATTCATTTTAAAGCAATGAAAAAGTTTAATCCTGAAGTATATAACATTATGAAGAAAATGATTAAAGATGGAGATTGTTCGATACTATTAAATAGAAACCCAACAATTGCAATTGGTTCTATGCTATGTATGAAAATAGCTGATGTTAAAGAAGATTATACTGATTTAACATTAAGTTTGAGTAATACTATATTAACACTTCTTGCAGCCGATTTTGATGGTGACGTTTTAAATATTATTAGTTTAAAAGATAATACTATGAAAGAGATATTTAAAGCAGTACTATCTCCAGAAGCTTTAATTATTGATTCTAATAATGGAAATATTAAAGAAGATATATTACTTGAGAGAGATCAAATCTTAGGACTTAATGCATTATTATCATAATTAAATATATCAATCATAAATTATATCTATTATAGTTTATTGTTTATTAGTGATTCGCTATTTTATAAAATACAAATGTCCAGATCGGCCTCTTACAGCATCTTATTATTTTCCCGGGAGGAAAATAACAAACGATGCTTAGGGCTCGCCTTGTAATAAATACATCTTTATGAGATGTTGAGATAATCTTCATAAAGTTATATTTATAATATTTGAGTAAAACAAAAAATAGATATATATTATAGAAGTGCTTATAAGAAGTGATTTACTTATGTAAATCACTTTTATATTTTTACACATGCACATTAGTGCTACGCTATAAATAAAATTTAAAAATTATAATCCAACTGTATAGATTCTTAACGAGTTTTTACTTTGACGAATCTGAAGAGACTGTTCAATCTGAAGTCTAACTCTCCATCAACTGGCTACGCCTTCAGCTTGTAAGAAACAAGCTTGAACCCTACGGCGACGCCAGTACATGGAGAACCGACTTCAGATATCACGTCTCATCAATTCATCATTCTTCGAAACAGTGCAAACTCTAAATCTATACAGTTGGATTAACATCTGAAGACTGCAGAAGGATCCTGAGCTCTTCGGGCTCCAGATTGAATGCGTCGTAGAACCGCGCTGGGTGATGCTCCTTCATGGAGGCCTAAGCCAAGGCGCAGCCAGAATTCATGAATTAATTCTGGCTGCGATATATTTTTTGATGTGTGAAAATTAAAAAGCATATTTTGCTTTTCCTTTAATAAGCATATCAGTGCTTCGCTGTATAAGATATTTAAAAATTTTTATTGAGATGCTGCCTAACATGCTAAAGATAGTTCGTAATCAAAGAATCTTTGTTCAAAGTAATAATTATAGGAAGCGCCCGATCGATCCAGGGTCGGACCAGGTTCGAAACATTGTAATTGACAAGTTTCAACACCTGGTACGTCCCAGGATCCATCGCTACGCTTCTATAATTAAACTTTGAAGATTCTTTTAACAAACTACTATTAGCATGTCACGCAGCTTCTCATCTCAGCACGGCGTGCGGACCACTCCGTGCTGTAATATTTATTTGTTATTTAAAGGAAAAAAATATAAAAAATGAACATAGTATATCAGTGTTTCGCTGTAATGAGAATACGAGGAATACATATAAGTATTCGTTCGTAAGATACGCCATTACAGTCTGCAAGGGAATCTTAGATACAGAGCCGTGTAGGCAACCGGCCTGTATCCAAGATCAGACAATCGAGATAAACGATAGTCTGCTTCTTTATCCTGAGCATGAATCAGGATAATCCATCCTGAACTTGTAACAGACATTTCGTTAGAGTCATAGATACTTGACACTTATGATCATCAGGTCTTATGATCATTAGTGTTCAAGTAATACTATGAATCTAACTCATGAGCTGTTAGCAAGATCCAGATGGATTCTCCTGATTGAGATCAGATAAAGAAGTCCTGGTTCTGACCATGCTACGAGGTGTATTTTCATACACCTGTAGATGAGCCAGAATTCCTCAGCAAAAGCAACAGCATTCGGTAGAATGCGATCAGTTTTGCTGAGGAACCTTTACAGACTGAGGACATTCATACTTATATAGTTTATTAATATTTGTATGTTCATTTTTTTTTTACTTTTTTTATTTATTTTTACTAGTTTGAACAATATATTATACAAATAAATAAAGGGGCTGATTTATATGCGTAGCTTACAATATTCAGAATTATACAACAATAGATTTAATGGTGGTAAAAGTAATCCTATTACACCAGTAATTAATATGCAATTATCAAGAAACATAGGAGTAATAGCACCAAATCAGATTGAATCTGAAATGTTGATTTTGAAATCTTCTTCAAGAGTTAAATCAAATAGATTAATGTTAGATGCAATAAACTTATATGAGGGTAATAATGGAAGAATTCGTCCATTTGATCTTAATATAACTAGAAATTCTACAGGATCTCCAATTGACAGATCTATTCCATTCTTTATGGGTAAAGCACCTATGGCATCAAGCTATAATGAGACAAAACAGTCTGGAAATCAAGGAAATTACATTCCAGTAATGTTTGTAAATATGTATGGATTAGGCACATGGAATGATGATGCTACAAGATATTCTGTAAATAGTATTCAAACAGATTTTGCATCAGCACTTGAAGGTGCATGCTTAGCATATAATCTTAATTGGAATAATGGAGAGAAGATTTTTGATAATCCAAAAATCACAATAACATTAACTAGAATTTATACATATTTATTTAAGAATGCACTATATTCAGTAGTACAACTACCTCCTAAGAGTACAGATGATGAATTAACTAGTGATGAATTAGCATATCATGTTTCTAAATTCTTTATTAAATATTGTCTTCAAAAGAATGATGATAAATATATCGATGACGTTGCATATAGTGCAATTAGATCTAAATTCCCACTATCAAGTATTTTAGATATGGCAAAATATAGAGGAATTGATTATGATACATTATCAGGATTCTTATCAACAATTGGTAAAGAAATGTTTGGTGATGAAATCACATTAATTCAATTCGTAAGTAAATGGCAAAAATTATATGGTGGCGGTATGTCATATGCTATTGAATATATTCCATACTTATTATTTTTCTTAATTGCATTAATTAACAATTCAACTATGGGGCACACATCTTCATTAATCAATAGAAGAAGTGCATTAATTTCTGAAGGATTAAATATATTATATAGGGAAATTCTTGCTACAATTTCCTCATTAAAGTAAAAATTATATATAATAAAAAAAAGGTGGGTGACCACTATGTTCTTAAAACAATCAAATATACAAATAGAACTGGAAAAGGAACAAAATTCCTCTCTTCCAGTTCTTATTCAATTGATTCAAAATATATCTCGTTGGGATTCATTACGTGGAGATATTGATACTGTCGGAGGATTACATAAATATAATGTGGATCCACAACGTCCAGGAACAATTGGTAATTATTCTTATGCATTTACAATAGAGGTACCAAATGTAAATCCTAATAACCTATCAACAAATTTTAAAACGCTTTATAATATGATGACAGGTGCTAGGACAATTAAAATATCTAGACGAGAATTATTTGATAAGTTTTATATTTTTAAATTACCAGATTTCGGTAATCAAACAATGTCAATTGGTATGTTAGATTTTGTTCCATTCTGTTATATAAATGGATATAAAATAGGCCAAGATAAAATTGGTATGATCCGTTCATTCAATACAAAAGAAGTTTATTTAATATTTGATAAAAGAGATTCAGATAATGCAGATTTTGCTTCTTTTGGATATTATACACGACATAATGGTATAATTGATAAGACTAAATTATTAACGGTTTATATTAATTATAAAAGATATTATGCTAATGCATCAACTGATAAAAAAGTATTACCAGAAGGTAATTTTGAATTAATAAAATTATCATATAATATAGATACTAATCGTTATGAAGGAAAAATAACAACTAAGTTTAATAAATTAACAGAAGAATCAATAAGAAATATTTCTGTTTATGTTAAAAATTTAGATAATGCTGGATATTTCTATAAAGCAATGAATAGTACAATATTTAAAAATATCTATATCAATGGAATAAATTTAGAAGAAGAAATTGCTTCTAGACAAGCTGAAAGAATATTTAATAAAAAGACTATTGATGAAAATGGTATAGTACATGAAGACTATGATATTCCTAGAAAAGAACGAGATTTTTTTAAATTAGTTGTTGAGACATTATATAACGTATCTAAAAGTTATCTATATGGTAATGATGACACACAAAATGGAGAATCTCCTAATAATGTAGCAAATAATTCTACAATTACATTTGATGTAGCGATAAATAATTTCCTTTACACAACAGATAGAAATGAGTTATATATTGGTACAAGTGAATATATGACATCTTCATTATTATTAAGTAATATAAAGAATGTAGCAGGATATAATTTCTCTGAAACAGATCAATTTGATTTATATGAAAAATTAACTAATACATATATAAAATTAATTCCATATGAAGATTATTATCCAATATATACTGGGGCAACAATAACAGGATTTGAAAAAATTGTTAATGATGTACCAACTAAGATTTCTTCATATGAGGTTATACCACATTATGATGATAGAAAACGAATTGAAATCTGTAAAAAAATGAATGTAACAGGTGTCAATAATTATAATATTCATAAAATATTAAAAGATGACAAAATATTCAAATATAATCTAGATTTATCAAAATGCGAAATAGAAATTTATATGAAAGGTAAGAGAGTTGTAAATACAAAACCTGGTTATATAAATTTAAAAACTAATAAATCATTAATTAATTTAGTTACAGATTTTTCTGAACTATATGATGATTCACATAATAAAATAACTACTATCCATAATATAGGAGAATTACGTAGCGAAATATTAAATGGTAGAAACATCTACTTATTTGATAAAATGTCAGAATATGCATACTTCTATACATCTCGTAGTTTAAATAATTGGGTTAATATAAATTCTTCAAATAGTGTATCTATAGATAATTCTAATAGTACTGATAATAATATTCATAATTTATTAACTATAAATACTACACATGATATGCTAAATTATAATATTGAAATTATAATTAAATATGATAATATTTATGATAATGATGATATTTGTTGCAGTGTAATTGCATATAATAGATTATATAAAATAGAAAATACTACAAGTAATATTTATAATAATATTGAATTATTATCAGATATATCTTTAAAATATAAAAATAAATATAGAATAGGAAATTATTATAATTATACTATTTTAACTGATCCTACTATAAATGTAGTAGATAATAAAGAAGTTTATGATAAAACTCAATCAGAACAAGACTTTTATTTATATCATGGATTTAATAAGAATGTTGATGCGGTATTAGTAAATGGAGAACCAAGAATATATACAAATACTGTAGAAGATGATACTAGTGAGTCTATGCGAAATAAATTTATAGTATCTACTGCAGATAAAGCATCTTCTGAAAATATTATAAGTGAATACAATAGTGCATTAACAGATGTTAAGACTAATTTAGAATATTTTTATGGATATACAGATATTCCAAATGATAATACTGAAGATAAATCTTATTCACAACAAATGCAAGAAAAGTATCAAAATCTAGAATTAAGTATAAAAAACATAAAAGATTCTATTATGGCAATGTATTTAAATTCTTATGAAGATATGATTGAATATACAAATAGCAATAATATTACAGATCGTTTTATGGCTATTGTGTTTGAATTAGATAATGATAACCCAATAAATCTTGTTATTAAAAAGAATAATGTTATAGAAAAAATAGAATACTCATGTACTCCAAGGGCATTACCTGCTTTCGATGACAATGGAGAGCCAATTAATAAATATTATTATATACATCTACCATATTATTTCTATAATGAAGACACATCAGTAGTTAATTTAAATTATACTTTAGAAAATAATACAAATGCAATTAAATCATATCAAATAATGTATTAAGGAGACTTATTATGAAGAGATTATTAAATATTGTTCAAGATATTGATGGACAAGTTCATATTCCATCTGATAATACTGAAGATAGTATTAATTATGCATATTATATTTCTAAAGCAACTAATAACTACAGTAATGGAACATTATTAAGAGATAATAACAACAAATTATATATTGTTGTAGATGATACTGATGAAAATAATTTATATTTAGCATCATATAGTGATGATTATGGAACATTAAAGTTCTATCAAAATGAATACAATAGATTAGAATCAAAAACTAAAAATTTACAGACAGTTAATATAGAATCTGTATCTTTTAGGGATGTGGAAGAATAATGGCTAAAATAATAAAATTATTAGATACTTATAGATTTGCAAATTTTAAATATAAATTAGCAAATGTTCCAACATTAATTTCTAAAACAATTGATTCTAATGGAAATCCTATATGGTCATATAATTCAAAATCATGGAAAGCAGAAAATAAATATAAAGGTACATATAGTATAAATAATGCGGATAAACAACATTATCCTGAATTTAATAAATATATTCCAGCAGGAATATATATGGAATATCTTGGTGTAGATGATGAAATAGCAGAATCAGGATTTTATAATGTTGCATATTTAAATGAACGTAATTTATTTATGCAAATTGAACATTATCGTAATGGTCATGATATTAATACAAATCCTATAAATTTTTATACTAATAATGTGGTAACTAATCCATATGATATAGTTGAAAAGATTCCAAATAATATTTCTGTATTTGAAATAGAAGATAACCTAGACCGTGCTGTAAAAACAAACGAATACCAAAATAAAGAAAAAATGGTTAATTTCTTTAATACAATACTAGATCCTAATTATACATCAGGAAATAAAAAGGGTGCTAAAGGTATTGAAATTCAATTAAATGTTTCTGACGGAAATAGAATTAAATATTTAAATCCATATCCATTTATTCATATAGAGAATGCAAATGCTGATTTAAAAGCATTTTTAGTAATTCGTGGTGTAAAGATTGCTATGAATGTTATTGAAACATCATTCAATGGAAATAAACATAATTATATAATTCAATATCCAAAATATTTATTAAATAAATATCATGAACACTATTTCGCTGCTGATGGTATAGTAATACCAGAGCAATATATTAAATTAGGAAGTACAGGAACAAAGTTTTATGTTGGTCAATCAGAACATTTATTTGGTGATCCTACATCTAGAACTAGATATTATACTAATGCTATATCAACATTAAATACATTAACACGAATTTATTATAATGGTGAAAGCATTATAAACATTTATAAATAAGGAAGAGATATCTTCCTTATTTATATATTATCTTATAGATAAATGAAGAGGCACATTTATCAAAACTTTTTTAAAAATTTAATATGTAACAATATATTAGATCGAGAAAGGAATGATCTAATGATAGTAAAAGGTTTGTGTATCAGTGATATACACTTTGGCGTTGGTCCCGATGCGAGAATCTATGATGAGCTATCAATAGTAAAAGACTTCATTAGTAAAAACAAATTAGATGTTATACATATAAATGGAGACTTCTTTGATAGAAAATTAAGTTTTGGCGAGCCAGCGGCTTTATTAGCAATGCAATTTTTCTATGAGCTTAGGGAACTTTGCATTAAAAACAAAATTAAGCTTAGAATAATTCATGGAACTTTAGGACATGAAAGAAATCAAACTGAAATGTTTAAACGATTCGAATCAAGATATCTTGATATGAAAATCATTAATAATGTTTCAGAAGAAGAATTATTTCCAAATTTTAAAGTATTATATATGCCTGAAGAATACCCAGTAAATGCAGATGAATACTATGGAGAATATAAAAAGAAGACATATAATGCTATATTCGGTCATGGTATGTGGGAGTTTGCTGCAGTAAAGTCTCTAATAGAAAAAGGAGATTACTCAGCACATGAAACTTGTCCAGTATTAAAAATTGCAGATTGGGAACCAACTATTCCTCATGGCTTTGCAATGTTTGGTCATATACATAAGCGAATTGTTTATAGACACAAATTCTATTATCCTGGTGCATTTTCAGCATGGGATTTTACAGATATTTCTGAAAGAGGATTTGCATATTATACGTATGATACTGAAAAGCAATATTATAATATAAGACTTGTAAATAATTTATTATGTCCAAAATATGGAACAATTGATGTATCAAAATTAGGTTTAGACCTTAATACTTGTTCTGTTAATGATATCAAAGAAGCAATTGCACCATTAGCAGATAAATATGATAATTTTAGATTAGATCTTGATAATATTAGTTTAGATAAAGCAGAAATTATTAAACTAGCATATAAAAATGATCCTAAAATTAAAATTAAAAAAGTAGAACAAAAAACATCTATATTACATGAAAATTCAGATGAATTTAATAAATGGGATTATATCTTAAAAGGCACAATGGAAATTGAAGATGTAATATTAAAATTTATTAAAGAGGAATTAAAAGATAATCCAGTATCTGAAACAATAACAATAGATGATATTAAGAAAGCAATAGGGAGCGAAGAAGATAAAGATGAGTAATGAGAATGAAGTATTAAAGAAACAGGTTATAAACTATTTTACATCAAACAATATTGAAATTCCAGAAGATATATTAGCACATATTAATACAGTATTTGAAGAATTTGAATTTAATCAAGAAGATTCAGTAAATATTTATTTTCAAGAAGATCTAGAATTATTTGAATCAGATTTAACAATTAATAATACAAATAATATTCATATAGATGGTCCATCTAATGGTATTTATACTGGTTCTTATACATATACTGAAAATATTGAGTATATAATTAATGAAAAAACAGATTTATATGCTGGAGAAGAAGTTATTGAAACATTAGTTGAAATAGTATCTGAAGAAAGAAGTATAATCACATCTCCTGCAGATTGGGCAGTAGTTGTTCTAGAGACAATTACTTATGGAGAAGGAGAATTCACAAGAATTCCAAGACTTTATATCTATTCACCAAATGAAGGAGCAGGAATACAATAATGAGAACATCAGAAGAAAGAATTAATTTAAGATTTAATTCTGCAATGTTAGATAGAACTATTATTGCATTATTAGAAAATACTGATAATAAAAGATTAGTTTCAAATATTAATAGATTATTCAAATCTTTTAATCCAGCATCATATAAGTCTGATTATGAAAAAGAATATAGAGTATTCTTAATTAATCAGATAACTAATTTAATATTAAATAAGAATTTAGATACTAAAGAAGCAGTATTAAGTAACTTACAATTAGATGGTAAATATTCTGCAGATTGCACTGAATTAATGAATGTTATTTTTAATGCACAATTATCTGCAGCAGAATTAACATCTGTTGATGAGGCAGTGTCACAACAATTAAAATATGCTTCATTAGAGAAATCAAGTGATGATATTATTGAAATAATTAATAATATTAAAGCTGAAGCATATGATAATCTAGATGATGAAATGGCTAAATTATATGAAGTATTAAATAAGACTACCAATAATATTAGAGATGCTAGAGAAACTATTGAAGAAAATAAATATGATATATCTTTAGGAGATATGGATACAGTTTTATCAATTCAACAAGAATTGATTAATGAAGAAGCAAATCCATCTGCAAAAATTAAAACAGGAATTAAACACTTAAATATGATGCTAGATGGAGGATGGGAACACGGTCGTTGCTATCTTGCATTAGGTATGGCAAAAGGTTTCAAATCAGGTTTATTATTAAATGCTGCAATTCATGCAAAAAAATATAATAAGTTAAAACCAAAAGACCCTACAAAACAACCAGTTGTTTTATATCTAACAATGGAAAATAGTTTGAAGGAAACATTTAAAAGAATTAACTGTTATGCATTTGGTAATAATTTTAAGGCAAGTAATTATACTGCAAAAGATATTGCAAAGATGATGAAAGACTCAAATATTATTACTCCAGATGATAAAGAATCTGTTGCATTGGAAATAAAATTTAGACCTAATAAATCAATTAATACAAGAGATTTATATACTATATTTGATGATCTTGAAAAAGAAGGAAAAGAAGTTGTATTCTTTGTATTTGACTATATTAAAAGAATTCGTCCAGAGCATCCAGATAAGAAAGGTAACACATATATAGATTTAGGTGAAGTTGTTAATGATTTATCAATGTTAGCTAAATTAAAAGATATTCCTGTTTTAACTGCACATCAAATGAATCGTGAAGCTTATAAGATGATTGAGCAAGCAGATAGTTATGAAGAAAAAGCAGCAATTGCAGGACGTATGGGTGCATCTCAAACTGGTGACTCAATTGACGTTATTCAAAACTGTGATATGGCATTTATATTAAGTAGATTGGTAAATCAAAGATTACGTGAAGATGGAACAGTTGAATATAGTGATAAGTATTTAATGTTTAATTGTATTGCATCTCGTGGCCCAATGCCAGTCATAAATCAATTCCAAGTTAGATTTGTTAATGAAAATGATTTAAGATTAACAGAAGATTTCTATGAAGAACGACCATTATCTGTTGTAGGAAATGGTTCTGAATTTATAAAAGATAGAAGTCAATATATTAATTCTTCTACACCAAAAGGTAATGTAAGAAAACTTGGTAAATTTGGAAACTAATAAAATAAAAAGAATAGTTAAATACTATTCTTTTTTTATTTTATTTTTTCTCATTTTTCAATAATAATCTTTTATATATTATTTTTATAGAAGTAGTAAGATAAAAATATCATATATAGGAGGTGAAAATATGACTAAAAAAATTACTATTTACAACTATCTTAAAAAGCCATGCGAGATAGTAATAGATGGTATTGAAAATATCGTAACTATACGTTGTGCTGTAATCACTGGTGATGAAGTACTATTAGTAGAATACGATAATGGTATTCAAGCCATCTATGATAGCTCTATCTATCAAAATTCTCTTCGTTCTGAAGATTCTTTTGATGGTGAAGTTATCATTCCCGTAGATGCATTAGATTGCTTTTCTAGTATAATAGATCCATATGAGATGTTATACAACAGTGGCTTTAGCGGCGATGATAAAGCATTAGCTTACAAAGCTGCTATGGCTATGTGTAAAGCATAATACATCTATAAAAAAAGAATAGGAAAGGAGAGGAAAAATTTATATTCTTTTTTTATTTTTTGAGTTATTTTAGATATATATTATATTTATAGATAATGAGAGAGGAAATCATTATATTAAATCATTGTATTATCATTAAATATAGGAGGTAGAATTATGAAAACAATGAAAGATATCAAAGCTGACTTAAAGAATGCTAATGACAAGGGCTTAGCACTTGCAATAGCAATGTATCAAAATCAAAATGCTGGTACTCAACCAATTGGTGGTTATATTCCATATAATAACCAAGGTGAGTGGCTATCAGCATATATTGTATTTAAAGTAACAAAACTGTTACCATCTGGCAATACTACTACATACAATATAATAAAATTTGATAGAGTTAGTAGATATTATAGTAAGCAAGATGTAACAGTTAATTCTGATGTCTTTTATGATAAAGAAGAAGCAGATTTCTATGCAACATCTTGTAAAGTAAAGAGATTCTAATGAATCTCTTTACTTTTTTTCTTTTTTTTACTCGTATTTTATTGGATCTTGTTTTGATTTCTCAACAACATCCTTATATTTAATTATTAATTTATTAACATCATTTAATCTCTCTGGAGATAAAACTTTTATTGTTTTTTTATTAAAATCAAATAATGAATCTATTTTTGCAAAATACATGACTAAGAAATCTAAGTCTGGAGTTCCATAATAGAAATCTGCAAATCTAGCTGGAGCATAGTAAAATTTTTTATCTAATTCTATTTCTTCTATAAATCCATCTTGTTCAAAGTAATCCCTATAATCATCTAATATATTTTTAATTGTAATTAGATTATTTTTATAATCACAATAAATATTAAAATTATCGATTTGCCATGTATCAAGAGGAATATTCATAATCATAGAATTAATTGTTTTTTCTTTATTTGAATTATTATGTGCCATATTTTATCAATCCTTACTTATCCTCATCATAATTATCTGAAGAATCACCTGCAGCATACCAAAATACTTGAAATGCCATAGACCCTCCATTACCAGATCGACATATTTCATTATTTTGACTTGTATCAGCAAGTCCTCCACCGCCAGATCCACATCTTCCATCGGCATATACACGACAATATGTTTCTCTTAATGTTTCTCCAGAATTTCTTAAATCGTCATCTCCAATAGCATCTCCTCTTAGGCACATACCTCCATCTGCAAATATAGAATTTGATGCATAACACATACTACATTCAAAAAAGTTATTGCTCGTTTCATCATCAATATCTGTAGTATATGGAGGTGTTCCTGGTCTATATACATCGTAATATACATTTGACATATATCCAGTATTTTTCATATATGTACTAGGATTAGCATAGTTTGTAGATGAATCACTGTTATAATATCTCTTAACAAAAAATCCATAAATATTTCTATCATCTTTTCCACTATATTTTAATAAATTATCTGTATCTACATTAGATTCCCTACAATTATAACTTCCATGAGGATATGGGCATATAGTCAATACAGATCCAACTTGACGAATAGATGATGAACTAATGTTACTCAATTTTCCCTTTGGTGGATAAGATGCATATACTATATCTTGCTTAGTAATATAAGTACAATATCCATTATCTCTATCATCATATACTTTTCTAATAGCATCAAATTGATTTCTAGTGTCACCCCATTCATATGGACCATATTCTTTTCCACCTGCAATTAAAAATGCAGCATCTTTTCCACAAACAAGAGTGTCACCACCACGATTTCCGGCTAATGAATATACACCATTATCATAGTTTTTTAAAGCTAATGCACTACCTCCTAAACATGTTGAATATATGTTACATGCAACTCTTCTTGTTGGTGTTGGGTCTATTTCTGATATCATAAAAGTTGCAGCACTACCAGCATTACCACCACATCCAATAACGTCGTCTCCCCATCCACCATATTTTCCATATCCACCAGATGCACCAGCAGAATTTACTGCAAGATATATTTGATTTATTAATGTTTTTGATTTTTTTGATATGATCATATTATTTCCAAATTTTTGGTTATAATATGATGGCCAATTATTCCATACTGCTGCTACTGCTGCTCTATAATATTCTAAGAATGTAGAACATGATATAGTATCTTCGCGCGCTTTCAACGAATCAATAAAGCCATTATGATCTAGCGAACAGTAAAATGATGGATCTAATGGAGCAATTCCTCCTGAATAACTATTACGATTATGTTGTCCATTTTTCATCCAATTATATGATGATATTAGATCTATTATTGGATTATAATTATGATTTTTAGCCCAATCAATTGCATCTGTTATATAATCAGCAAGTAATGATACTGAAATATTACTCTCAACATAAGTATATTTACCATTAATAAGAGTAAGCCTTGATTGATAACTTAATGGTAAATCATAATTAACAAATATTCTATTATCATGTGTTAATCCTATTCTACTTACCATAACCGGAGGATATAACATACATTCTTTGCCAACCCCAAAAATATTACCATCTGTAAAATTATATGCACTATCTCCACCAGTATATATAAATCTTGTTGGAAACCAATTTTGTCTTACAAAAAGAGAATCATCAAATTTAGAAGTATTGTTATTGTAATAATCATATAATTCCCATGCAAAAATACTTTTATGTAATGATAAAAATAGTCCAGGATTACTAAGTAATGCTAATTCAAAAAAAGCATGCTGTAAGATGTCATCATTACTTGGAATACCTTTTATAGTACGTGTCCAAGTGTCACCACTATGGCTTGTATCCCAACCATAAGATGGAATATTATAATCTGATGATGCTGGTCTTTTATTCATTAATTGTTCTATAATTGCACCACTATCAGTATCACCATCAAAATTAATAACTGCAGAGCTATAAAATTTTGATCCAATAAATTCTGGAGCAATATAATCATCGCGTATATAACCAGATAAATTAAATTTATTTAAATATGATCTAAGTGCTGCATTATTATCATTTAATGATACAGTGTTACATCCATCTTTATATGTATTAAAATTATATTTATATTTATTATTAAAAAATCTTGATTTGCTTCTATGTTCATAGTATGGATATGATAATTTAATATCATTATTTTTTGAAAGACTCCAATTGCTACTTAAAACATCATATGAAAAACGTTTATCTGATGTATATAAACCAAGGCGTATTTTTTTAGTAGCATATACCTCTTCAGTTACAATAAGTGCAGGCTCATCTTCGCGATGTGGGGCCTCATGCGTTACATATCCTGCAACATATCGTTCTTTATAATAGTTTCCATATATTTTATCGCTATTATTTTCGGATAATATTGTTACTTCTGTGTTAGAAAAGGTATTTTCATTATCAACTATCGTAGTGTCAAAGTAATAAATATTTTGATGCCAATAATCAAGCGTATCTAGTCTAGTATAACTACTACCTGAGTAATACATTGATGCTGGAATATATTTTGATGATCCATTTTCATTTCTAGTCCAAATAAATATTCTATTATTATTAACTATGCTTAATACATTATTTTTAATTAAATAAGAAGAACCCCTTAAACGTGTTGCTGGAATATTTCCACTAGTTTCAACCTCATTTTCTGAATATTTACACTCTGTATAGTCTTCAGACATTAATGTTCTATAAATAACATCTTCATCATAAGCGGGAAGTATTTCTTCTGGCATATTAATCACCTCTTTTAATTAAAAAAGGAGAGCATTTTATTGCTCTCCTAAATTAATTTGTTTCTTTAATTTTTCAATTTCTTCTTTTTGTTCTTGTACTGCTTTTATTAATAAATAAATTAATTTAGTTTCTTTTATTTCATAGAAACCATCTTCTTTTACATTTACAAAACTAAATCCATCAAGATCAATATCTTTTAAATCTTGAGCCATAACACCGATATGCTTAGTACTCATAGGATCATTTTTGTAAGTAAATGAATATGTTTTTATTTTATCTAATATTTCTGTAGCAGAATAATCTAATTCTTTAGAAATATTTTTTAAACGTTTATCTGAATTAACATAATATTGATCTGCTGTAATTGTATTTGCAGAGAATGTAGTTACAGTAATTCCATCAATATTAATATTAGATGATAAAGTTATTGTGTTACCATTAAATACAATATTAGATCCATCTACTGCAGTGGAAATAACACCATTTTCAACATTGATACCATTACCAATTTTAACAGTACCAAAATCATTTTCGCCAGTTCCAGCTTTAGCCATACTAATTAATCCTTCAGATACTGATAGACCATTAGCTTGTGATACTTTAATAGTACCAAAGTTTTCAGTACTTGCTAAACTTACACCTAATATACCATCACTATCAATTTTTAAACCACAAGAAGTTCCAGTTGTTGTATCAATTTTAACTGTACCAAAGTTTTTAGTACTTGCTAAACTTACACCTAATAGACCAGTGTTATCAATTTTTAAACCACAAGAAGTTCCAGTTGTTGTATCAATTTTAACTGTACCATATTGCTGTGTAGTTGCTGGCTTAATGCCTAATAGACCACTGCTAATAGTTAATCCAGTCTCAGATGATGTATCAACAATAACAGATCCTGCAGATTCTGATGTTGCTAATGCCAATTCAATATTTTGAGTACCAATACAACCACTAACACTAATACCATTTGTTTGTGTTACAAATTGAGAAATATCTAAGCCAACACTACCATTTGATGTATTATATATTAATCCATTTCCTGTTGTTATTTTAACCGCACCCGGATTAATACTTGTTGCAACATCTAATCTTATAATACCTGGTACAGTTTGTTTATCATCATCAGTACTCTTACTAATGTATAAACCATTTCCTTCACTTACTTTAACAACACCAAATGTTTCTCCGCTTGCACCAGTGGCAGTTGCTCTGTTAATACCAATTATACCATTATTAATAGTTAATCCATTATAATAATTTTTATTTGTTGTTGATGTTACTCCTTGACCATCTGTTGTAGTTACTACATCAGTTGAATGTGTTTCTACTCTAACTGTACCATATGTATTACCAGTATTATCAGCATTTGTAGCAAGAGACATGGAAATTACACCATCGTTAATGTTTAAACCATTATATGGCTTAGTTTCTACACCATTAATTAATACAGATGTTGTAGAATCTATTTTTGCAACACCAAAATAGTTATTATTATTGCTAGATGCATCTCCGGCAAGATGTGTTCTAATCTTACCATGTGAAATAGTTAAAGCACCATTCCAATCAAAATTAGCACCTTCCATACGTTTAGTATTAGGATTATATGCCATTAATAAACCATCATTAACAGATTCATGATTAATATCAACATTATGAACAAAATCACCATTTCCTGTATATTTAGTTCGTGTTAATATATCTTGAAGCATTGATCCTGAAGATGATGCATCAATTTGATTTTTATCAGAAACAATAGCACGACCAACTTTCCAATAACCATCATCACCTATAAATAAACCTTTTACAAGGTATTGTTTATCTGTTAAAGTATGAATTATTATTGTATTAGATAAGATGCTACTATTGCTACTATCTTTAAATACAAATATTGGAGTATTATTATTTAGTGTTTTAATAATTTTAGGTTTATTTTCATCTAATTTATTAATCTTATATATTGATATATTTGGTAAGAACATATTGTTTGTACTACTATATGAATATCCATAATAGTAATCATAATTATTAACATCTAAAGGGGTATTCTTATTAATCTTACCTAATATAGTTTGATCATCAGATGCTTCTAAGTAATCTATTTTCTTTAATAATACTTTATTTAGAATATTTTCATCGACATAACTTGATGAATCATTTAGGAATTCTAATAATGCAGTTTGAGATTTTCCATCTAATTGTTTTGCATAGAAACCAATATATGATAAATCTTTACCCGCATCAGATGCACTTATATATGTATCATATACCGTATTATTCATTGAAGATGTAGTTTTTCCTAATTCGATTATTCTATCATATGTACTTAAATTTCTTTCTTCAATATTTAGCATATTAACATTATCATTTATAATGTTAAGATTTTTTGCAGTAACAGTATTTGCATTAATATCTCCACCAGTGATAGAAACATAATTACCATTTAAAGAGTTACCAATTAATACTGAGTTATTACTTTCAATTTTTATATTATTTGTTTGATCTTCTGATAATAATAATCTGTTATTTCCATTAGTGATTGAATTTAATCCATCAATATTTTTTAAAACACCAGATTTAATTTCACCAACAGCATTATTATTTATTTCATCAATAAATACAATAGGATGTGATGCATTTAATGTTACATTATTAATTTCAGGAATATCATCATTAATATTATATTTAAATTTAGATTCTCCATTAATAATAGTTGCAGAAATATTTGCTATTAATTTCTTTCCAGAATCAACTGTAATTTGATTATTTGCATTATTTGTTGTTATTTGTGATACTGTAAGTGTATGTGTATTTACACCATTTGATGAAATTACAACATTTGAGTCATCAATAGTAATTGATTTATTTTTGTTTAAAACAATATTTGCATTAGTATTGATATTTGCAAATGAATTTATTGTAAATCCATCTGAAACATTAATAGATGCATGATTTGTAGAAACTGATACTATGTCTGAATCTACTGATATGTTTTTAGTATTAGCATTTATAGCAAATACTGTAGTTGATTCACCATTTGTACCGTTAGTAATATTTAAATTACCATTTGTTATTTCTATTTTTGAATTGTCATTAACATTTATAAATCTATCTACTAATGCAGTACTTAAATTAGTAGTATTAGTAACTGTTAAGTCACCAACATTTGCAACTCCAACAGATGCATTTGTAATTGTTGCATTATTTGTTGAAATGCTTGTATTAATGATATTTTTAATATTTGCATTATTTGAAATATCTAAATTATATCCTTCAATATTTGTTGTATATAATCCAGTATCAGTTAATGCACTTTCTTTTAATTTAACAATTCTACTTTTATAATTATTAAATGCTTCAGCGCTATCAATAACTAAAGTATTATCAATATTATTTTCTTTATATATAATATTGTTTTCGCGTGTAATTACATCTTTTAATACTTTATAAGTTCTATTACTAGAATATACTTCATTATTATCTATAGCGATATATTCATGAACATATTGTGATACTTGTAATTCCTTATCAATATTTTTAAATCTTAATGTTGAATTACTAGCAGTAATTAAATTTACATCATTAACTGCAATATTTGTTTCAGATAATGCATTGGAATTAATGTTAATATTAGCAGTTGTAATATTTGTATTATTTGTTGAAATATTTAAATCGTTAATTCCATTTACCCAAACTTGTGTATCCCCATTTAATTCTCCATCTGTAATATTATGTAATATTACTCTTGGATCATTATCTTTAATTTTAATACCATTAATGCCACTATTAATAGAAATTCCAGTAGTATTTAATGTTATTGCTACTTGACTGCTATTATTTGCTAATGTTAATGTATTGGCTGCAACAACACTTGTTGTATTTGTTGTAATATCTAATATTGTATTATTATCACCAACATTAATACTTGTATCAATTGGCTTAATATTATTAACATTTATTCCACTAGTTTTAACATTTGTTAAATTTTCAATAGCTGTTAATCCTGTTAATGTTAATGAGTTTCCATTAATTGTATCTTGTTTTACTTTAATATCTGAATTATGAACTTCATAATTAAATTCTTTACCAGAATTTGTATTATCATTCTTTTCTTTATATTTTTTATTATAATTAAATAATGGAATATTATATGACGTTGCATCATCTGAAACATTTGTTGCATTACCAGATACTTTTGTATTTGATACATAAACTACTCTACCATTTTCAATAGAATTATTATGTAATATTGTTACATTATATTTAATAGTTGCATCAAATTTTTGAGTTCCTTCTGCAGCATATAATGCAGCATTATTTTCATAATATCTACTACATAATCCATCTATATAACTATAATTTAAATCCTCATTGACAATAATATAATCACCAGGTAATATATAATCATATTTTTTAGGATTATATGAAACTAATACTTTTTTAATTTCATGTGTATTAGCATTTGCTGGGGCAGTATATTTATAAATAGATCTTCCATGTGGGTTTTCTTCAAACACTGGATGATCACTAGTTGTATCATTTGGATTTGCAAATTGGATTATGTAGCCAGAGTTTGTAACTGTTTCAACATCATTTTCATCAATAGACTTTTCTTCATATAAATTATCAATATGAACAACATATCCTTTTTCTTCTCCAAAATATGTTGTATAGCCTAATTCTAATAATTTATTTAAATAATCTATTGTAGGGATAGTTTTCTTATAATCATCTTTATCAGTATATGATAACAAATCACCATTCTTATTATGATGCTTTCCTGTGTCATCGGTATTATCATTTAAATAACTATTATTTACAACTTTATATGTAAAGTTAGGTACTTTTGCACCCTCTTGTGTTAAAATATAATTATTATTACTTAAGTTAGCATGAAGAGCACCGTCTGGTGAATCAACATATTTTGTAGATGTTGGATTTTGTTGATATAATAAATTATTATTTGTACCTTGTTTTAATATATTGCTTGCAAATGGTGTTGTACTTGTAGCACCATTATTTAAAATTCCATATAATGCTTTAGCAGTAACTAAATAATCATCACTTGCTTCTAATGAAGTAGCATATAATGAAATTGAATTTTGAAGAACATAATTATTAACATGAACTTCTCTAGTTTGTGTTTCATTATGTTCATCAAGATAATCTTCTGTAATTATAGTATCATAAGATTCAACAACTGCAGGAGAAGGGATTAGCATATATAAATTATTATGCTTATCATTTAAAAAGTTTGTTCCTAAATTTAATTGATTTAATCCCCAAGTTTCAGAAACAAAATCATATGCATCGTTATCTAATTCAAGATATGTGTGATCATTTCCATTAGTACGTGTTTGTTGTACATGAATATGGAAATCATGATTATTATCTTCATCGACATATACTAATAATGATGGATAGATGTATTTAGATTTTCCATCTTTTCTATATGGTAAATATAAATATTTACCTTTTATATCATCTGAACCATCTTCAACATCATCTATTAATTCTATATTATGCGCAAGAACATCATCAAATGAATATCCTGTAAGATCATTAAATTTATTTGATTTTAAATTTAATTCAGGATTACAATATTGATCATATAAATCCATATTATTTGTAAATAAAGATGTTGAATCTTCATATATTGCTAATAATATTTTAGATTTATTACGTACATTTAATTGTTTTACAATTGAAGTAGTATCATTTTCAGTTACTTCTTTATTAATAATTGAAATGATGCCATCTGCAAATTTAATAGTACGACCTAATACAGAAGTATTAAGTTTAATACGATCAGTAACAGTTTTTAAAATTGTTTTTAAACTTTCTTTATCGTATTCTACTGTAACTTCATTTAATGTAGGTACTTCTATACCATTTTCAATTGTATGACCTGCTTTTTGAATGACATAATCATCATTGTTACTTGTAAATTGTCTGTAATCATCAGGAACAGATATTTGTCCATATGCTTCAACAGTTACACCACGTACAGCAACATCAGTATCACCAAAATAGATGTTACCATAATCTTCGCCATCTGCTATAATAGTTGTACCATATACTGTTAATAAATCAGCAAAACGAACATTTTTAGCAATTAATGATGATGCATCTAAACGATATAAATTATTTCGTAATAATTTTTTAATAGCTTTTTCGGCATTTTCTGTAGATAATACTGCTGGTTCTAATGAATCATGATTTTCTAATGTTAATTTATTATATTTTTCTACATCATAATATTTATTATTATATTTAGCAACTAATAAATCTGTTGTTTTAAATTCATTTTCATTATTAATTACACCAGCTAATTGTTGTACAGTAAATGAAGTTCCATCTGAAACTACTTTATATACATCATTAATAGGTGTTGTATTCTTTACAAATACTTTACCTAAATTTTCTTTAATGGCTTCAATATCAGATTCATTATCAACATATACTATATTTTGGACAATAGTATCATTATCAATTGTCATTTCTCCTTTAGAAGTTACCTTATTAGCATAAACTTCACCAGCAGAAATAAAATCATTAATTGAAGCAGAATTAATATTTGCATCAACAGCAATGATATCGCCAGTTACAGTAACAGTATTATTAGATGATGTTTGATCTAATGTACCTTCAATATTTAAATTGTTAATATTTGCAGTGTTGATACTTTCAATATTATTAATTCCAATATTTCCAGTTACAGTAACAGTATTATTAGATGATGTTTGATCTAATGTACCTTCAATATTTAAATCATTAATAGTTGTATTTGTATTTACAGCTAAGTTATTTAAATAAGTATTTCCAGAAACATCAAATGTAGGAGTAAATGTATTAACTTCTTTTAAATGTCTTCTGTTATTTGTAGGATCTGCTGAATCAATATTTTCAGTAATTTCTCTTAAATTCTCTGATTCTTCAAGACCATTTAAATAATTTACTTCAGCTTCAGTTAAGTCTGCAGTTTCTACAATATTATTTAAATCATCAACCCAAACAGTTTTATTTAAGAATACTGTTTCTTTAGATTTTAATAATCCTTCAACATTTAAATTATTAAAAGTTGATTGATTATTTACAGTTAATCTATTTAAATCTGCATTACCAGAAACATTAACGGTTGTTTCAAAAGTTGTAGATGCATTTGCAATAATGTCTTTTGCAATTGTATTATCAGTTACATTTAAAACATTTAACTCAGCTTCTCCATTAACTAATGTATTTTCATTTAAAGTTAATGTAGTACATGAATTAACATTAGATGCAATTGTGCTTCCTGTTACATTTAATGTATTTAATGTTGCTGTTGAAATAACGTTTGTAATACCATTTAATGTTGCTTCTCCACTAACTGTTAAATCTTGTGCAATAGATGTACTTCCAGAAACAGTTAAATTCTGACTAACAGATGCATTACCACCAACAACAACATTACGTTGGACATTGATATCTAATACTTCAGCATTATCAGAGATTTTGTATGATCCTAAGATCTCTTCTGTACTAAAGTCAATAGTTACAACAGGATTTTCTAATACTTCAGTAGTAGCAGCAGTTAATTCTGCATTCATAATACCATAGAAAATTTCTTTTCTAGTAGTTGTATAACCAAATATACCAGAATTTAATTCTGCATAATATCTGTTCATATTATTTGTATTTTCAAAATAAATAGATACAGATTTTCCAGTTGTATTACATTTTGCATTTGTAATTTTATAAACACCATTATTATCTACTTCAAAATAGAAACTAAAATCAGGTGTAGATAGATAGCAACCAATTTTATATGCATCATTAGCTGAAAATAATACACATTTGTTGCTTTCAATATTTGTTGTATATTCTAATGTCTTATATAAAACATTTTTTAGATTTCTTATATCTGGCATTTATATCACCTATTTTCTTATACTTGCAAGGAAACTATCAAGATCATTTTGAGAAGTTTGTGATTTGTGTGTTTCTTTTGATTCTGTTTTAATAACAGGTTGTTCAATGACTACTTCTTCTTGCTTGTCTTCTTCTACTTTGATAATTTCTTCACTTTCCTCATTTTTATTTTCACTTAAGTTAATATCTAAATCTTGTATTTCTACCATATCTGCTACTGTATCATCTGTTATACCTAATGTATTTATGTTATCATTTAACACAGTTGCAGCAGATTCAATATTTTCTTTTAACTCATCTTTTGAATCTTTAATTGTTGATTCCATTTCTTTTGTCATCTTTATATCTTTTGATAGCTTAGAACCAAAACTCTTAATTGCTAAACCTAATCTTCTGAAAATATTTTTCTTTTTAACTTCTTTATCTTCAGAATCCATTGCTTCATCTATTGTAGGGTCTAATAGAGATGCTGTCTTATTAGATGTTTCAATAATGATATCATCGATACCTTCTTTTTCATCATCTAAACCAACATGTTGATATACTTCTTCTTGCTTGTCTTCTTCTACTTCAGATAAATCTAATTTAACTATAGTAACAAATTCTTCACTGGCACGTTTAATACCTTTGAAAATATTTTCACCATCGCCGTATTCAATTGGTTTATCACCAATTTTACCATCACCATTAATATCATGTGATGTTATTGTTTCTATACGCTTAGTTAATTTACCATTTTCATCAAAATATAAACCTGCTTTAATTAATAATAATTTTACTTTACGAGATTTAATATCTTCTAATCCTAATCTTTTCATTTTTGTAGCACATAATGCAACTACAGCACCAATTGAAATAATTGATTCTATAACAGAGTATATTGTTACATTTGCACCATTTTCATCAAGTATTGCACGAACATCTTCTGAAATTCCACCAAAGATTGGTCCAAATACAGGAGTACTCTTTGTGATATATCCTCCTAATGCTAATCCAACACAAACGATAAATAAAATCCATAAAAATATAAATATGTTTTTTATAAACCATATTTCTAATAATCTCATTTTTAATTTGAATTGTTGCCACTTAGTTAGTGTAGATTTTGCTTTAACTGTATCAGCCATAACACCATCTCCAATTGTCTATTTTTTATATAATAAATTGTTCAAATATGTATATTTCGTTAAAAAAAATAAAAGAAAGAAGCAATAAATGCTTCTTTCATTATTTATGCTTTTGGTTCTTCGTATATTACAAATTTTCCATATTTTGAACCTTGCTCAATGTTGAATTCTACACCTTCAACAGGAACAATAGTATAGATTAAATATACAATAGAGCCTTCAGTTGAATACACTCCTGCTTCATTTGGAGTTAATTGAATACCTGCTTCATTTAATACTTTTAATGAATCTTTCTTGATATTAGGATCTATTTCTTTAACAGTAAATTCACGATATCCCATTTTTTCTGTAACATCTACTTGTGAATATGTACAAGCATATAGATCAACACTATTATTTTCTCCAACATAACCAGATGCAATTACTGTAGATGAACCATATTGAATCTTTGAAATAGATACTTTTAAATGATCAAATTTTACATCAGTAATATCACCAACAGTAATATCTAAAGTACCATCAGTTTTACTTGTAAAGAATAACTTACCATTATCAATAGTATTCCATGTTAATGTAGTTCCTTCAGAATCTCCTTCAGTTTGATGTGAGATAAATTTGTATGTCTTAGTATTATATGTTACAGCACCAGTACCTTCAAATTTAAATGTAATATTATTAATCTTATATCCTTTTGGATTAGATAAGTTAATTGCAAGACTTACTGTATTTCCTGCTTCTAATATTCCTTTTTTATGATCTACAGTTGTTGTGCATCCTGATTTTACTGTGAATGAATTTAATGCAACTTCATTATTTTTAATTGTATCTGGTTCATTCTTTTTACCAAAACAAGATGCTAATGATAATACAAGGAATAATGATAAAAAACTAAAAATAATTTTCTTAAATAATTTCATTTTCTTTAATAACCTCTTTTTTCATACTAATATATTGTTCTTTTACTATTCTTCTACTAATTCTGTGCAATGAATTTTATAATTTCCATTTCCATCTTTTTCAAAATAAAAACTATCATCTTCTATAAATTCATTGCAATAAATGTTAAAATTACTACTAAATGTTATATTTTTTGTAGTATCAGTATATTCATTAAATGTCCCACTTGTTTTTAATTGAGATGTTGATGTAATCACAATTGCCATATCATATCACCTTATTTAAAAAATTCTTCTAATATTTTCATTTCTTTTTTTGGAATTTGTTTATTAAGATATCTTAAATCTTTTAGATATTTATATTCAACATCTTTATTAGATACCCAAAATAAATGTGTAACATTATTTGAATCCTGTTTTACCATAAAAACCTCTGTACTACCAGAGTCATTAATAACATAACCTAAATTAGAAAATCCTTCTAAAAGAATTTCACGCTTATCATCACTTATTTGTCTCATTGTTTATCCTCCTTATATTTCATATTCATTTTGCATACTGCATCTAAAACACCAAGCTCAACATTATTTTGTTTAGCAGTATATAATAATGCAGATGTATCTTTAGGTAGGCAACTACCACCAAATCCTCTATTATCTGGATATACAAATGTATGTGAAGAACCAATACGAGGATCTGCAACTGCCCATACTTCACGAACTTGATTATAATCAATATTCATTTTCTTGCATAAATCATATGCTTCATTACAGAATATTACTTTAGTCGCTAAATATGCATTTTCTAAATATTTAGCCATTTCTGCTTCTTCATATGATACTTGATATATTCTAACATTTGAATTCATTACTGTTTGATATGCTTGAATAGCTAAATCAATACCTTCTTTTTCTCCACCAAATGTTAGCCATTGTCTCTCAGATAAATTAACTAATGGGTGTGCCACTGTTTCTCCATAATACTCTGGTTGAAATACAATTAATCTATTGTATTTAGTGGCCATTTCTCTAGTAAATCCAATATATACCGTTGAACGAAGAATTATTAATTTTGATTTGCACCATTGTAATACTTCTTCTACTGCACTTGTATTACATGAACCATCCTCATTTTGAGGTGTTGGAACACATACAAATGTTACATCACATTCATTGATCCTATTTTTATATTTTTGATCCATTTCTTTATCAGTTAAGATATCATACATTCTTGTATATTTAGTATCATATATCATTGCATCATTAAATAACTTATACATATTTGAGCCAACATGGCCCATTCCTACAATTCCAATTTTCATAATTCTCTTTTTTATTCTCCTTATTTTTATTAATTTAATGTTAAAGTACCATTTGAGTATCCTGTTACTACTGCAACAGTACCATTAACATGTGGAATATTTGAACTCCACGCAACAGCATTTGATGTATTATATCCTCTAAAATATATTTGCTCATTATCAGAGTCATCACCAACTGCAATTTCTAAATAGCCTGAGTTACCAGTAGTTTCAATATGACGTATCCATGCACTATCATTGTTATTATTTCCATTATATGGATCGGCAAAGGCAATACCATTTGCATATATTTGTGTTCCTCTTCTACTAACATTATATTGCATATTTCCTGGCATACCAGCTGATGTTGTTAATCTATTTCTATCTCCACCAGCAGAACTTCCAGCTTGAACCCAAATATATGAGTTTCCAACAACAAATGAACCATCTGAATTAAAATCAAATGTACTAAAATTAGATCCATTATCATTTGATGTTCTAATATATACTCCACTATCTGATGCTAAAATAACATCTTCTGTTCCTGTTGAGTCATAGAAACTTGATGCTGCTTCACCGCCACCTATTACAGTTCGTCCTCCTCCACCAATTGCAACACCATTACCCCATTCATCTGAGGTATTATTTAAAAAATGAATAATTGTATTTGTACTTTTAGATCCTTGGTAAGCAATATCTCCAGTAAATGTCATTCCTGTTGATTTTGTAGCATTTGCTACAGTATCAGCAGTTAATGCATGATCTACAGATGTTGAATGTGTAACAGTCCCATCAGTTCTTGTAATTTGAAGTTTGAATCTATCATTTCCATCTACATTATGACGGCATTTTAATAAATAATCTCCACCATGTGAAGCATTATTTGAGGCATATGTTCTTAATAAATGTGCATAATTTGATGATTCACTAGTACCATTATAATATCCACCTTTTATATAATAAGTTCCACCATTAAAATATGTCTTATAATCTGACTGGTGATATTGAAGATATAGGTTATAATCACTATCGCTACATTTTTGTCCATCAATATGTCTGAAATTAATTCTGTTAGATGTACCACTTGCATTTATTCCATCTGCAGTAAGTGTAGGTACAGAGATATTTCCAGTAAATGTCCAATAATTATCTACACACTTAAGTTGTGCTCCACCAGCTGTTCCAGCAGAGTCGCCTCTTGTTATATAAAATTTACTATCATTATTACCAATAAACCAAGAATTATTTGATATTCCTGATTGTTCTGTTAGACCTGAACCACCTAATACAATATCAGACCAAGTTTTCGACATAATGATTCGTAATCCTTCTTTATATCCATTATCACCATTTTTTAAAATTAATGGTGCAGTATTTCCACCACCATTAATTATGGTTGGTTTTAATGTGGCCATTTTATCACACTCCTTTATTATGGAGTTGCTGCCATAAAAATGACCCCAATCCCATTAAAATAAGATGTTCTAATATAATAAATTGTTGAGTTAATTTTTTTTAAATATAATTGATATATATATATCAATTTATTATATAAGAATATAAGGATGTGATATTATGGCTACATTAAAGGCAACTTCAATAAGTGGAACTTTATCTATGGGAAATAACAGAATATCACTAGGCGGTAATAACTTTATTGAAAATAGATCGACTCTAAATCATACTGGAAGAGCATTTTCCTATCCATCTGGAGCAGGTCATATAACAATTCAAGCATGGACCGGAAGTACAGATATTGGTGCTTTACAATTAACTGAAGATTATGCTTTTATTTGTAATAGTGCAGATGCAGGATATGCTTTTGCAGTATTTGATACAGATTTAACGCATAACACATATGATTTTAGTAATACAGATAATGCAGAATTTGTTGTATTACCAACTGGGTCAGGAACAAAAATAAGATCACGATTATATGCAAATGGTGGAATAGATGTATCTGGTGGTCATATATATTTAACTGGTGCAAATAGTAGTAGCTCAGTATCATCAACAACACAAATTGTTTTTGGAACATCAAATAGTAATCATGTTGTAATTTCATCAAATGATGATAATTTAATAATAAATCCATCAACAAGTGATACAACTGGACAAATAGAATTACATTGTGGATCAGATCCATATGTTTCAGTTAGTGGTACTCATGTATCTTTAGAAGGGCATAATCATGACTCGTCTTATTTAAAATTATCTGGAGGAACAATTACAAGTGATATAAATAGAGATGCTGGTGGATCATGGATTTCTGCTAGAGATAATTGTGTAATTAAAACAACAAGAACATCTGCTCAAGGTAATGACTGGCATCCTGCTGTTGGAGTTAAAACTAGCTCAGGATTTTGGTCATTTGGATCTGTTGGTGGCGAAACATTAGCATTCTCATATGATACAGATTATAATTACACTCATAGTAATAATACTTCTAATGTTCTTTATGTACCAAATAAAAGTGGTACAATAGCTGTTGATGGCGACTCACAACCAGCAGATGGTGGAAATTCTGATACTGTTGATTCATGCCATGCATGGGAAATATTAAAAGCTATCAATGGTAATAACATAAGATCAAATTTTAATAATATATGGTCTAGAGGTGCGTATCAAGTAAATGACCCATCTACAGGAACTCCTGCGCATTGGGGTGTTTTATATGTATCTGGTACCGCAGATGCTAAATCTGATGGTGGTACATGGAATTGGCAATTTTTTCATTCTACTAATGGAAGATTATATGCTAGACAAGCAATAAATCAGGGTGATTGGGGTAGTTGGAATACGATTGCATTTACATCAGACGTTCCATCATTATCATATTCAAATGGTACATTAACTATAAATTAATAAATAAAAAGAATAATATCATAATAGATATTATTCTTTTACTATTTCAATTTTATTATCAGTGATATTTATAATAGATGAAAATCCTTCATCTAATGTCAAATCTTCTTTTGTTTTATTATAATCAATTGCTTTATAAACATATATCATTTTATCATAATGCTTATAATTTTTATTTACATCCTTATTGTCATTAGTAATATGTTTTAATATTTCATTTAATGAATAATTTAAATATATTGCAATTACACAATCAGATTTATCTTTAAAAAAGTCTGTAATTATTTTTCGTTGTTCTTTTATTTTTTGATTATGAGGTATAATAATATAATCATTATCATCATTATTATATTCTTCAATTATTTTATTTAAAAATAATGTATTAACTTCTTCTTCATATTCTTCATCACCAGCACGATATGTTCCTCTGATATTATAACGGACGATATCTTTATCGATTATAACAGAATTATTTAATTTATTTGATAGTGCATTAGAAATAGTTGCTCTACCAGAACCTTTTGTTCCATTAACATAAATAATTCTTTTATCTTTCACAATTGGAAGAATTTGTTTAATTATTTCATTTATTTCCAAAATAATCACCACACTTATGATTCTTTAAATCGTATTTCATTATCATCAATATGAATAATATTTGTATTACACAAAACTGAATCATGTACAATACCAAATAGTTTATTTTCTTTATCAATTTTAATATTAAAAAGACTTTTATTATAAACATATGATATTAATGCCTGATCTTGCCATTTATGCTTCATAAATATTTTTTCATATTTTAAACATTCATTAAAGAATTCTATTAATTTATTTCTTTTTCCAAAGCATACTCCAGCATTTAAATGTGTTGGCATTTCAAATACTGTGTAATTATATAAAATATCACATTCAAATTCATTGAATTTATCTATAAATTTATTATCAAAATTATTTAATAAGACTACATCATTACCATCTAATATCAATACATACTCAGTATCAATATCATTTAATAAATTGATATATTCTTCAATTCTATATACATTATTCCATGCATTTGATGGGCATTTAGATAATTTCTCAGAATTAAAAAAAGTTATATTATTATTAATAAATTGTTTATTCAATGATGAATCAAATAATACTGGTTCATTCATTATAGATATAATAGATATGTTATCATTTATTTTTATATTTCTATTTTCTTCATCAATCATCAATTGTTTATATTTATTTTTTGCATTTCCTGGAAGATGTAATATATACAGTGGATTATCCGAATTTACATAATATGTTCTCATATTAACTTGCAAAATAATTTCCTTTATACATGTTATCTTTTAATTTTAATTTGATTATAAAATCTCCATCTTCATTTTTATATGAACAATTATCTGAGTAATGAATTATTGAAATTAACTTTCTACCATGATCAACGCCATCTATTAAATAGTTACCATCGTTATATGTTGTCAATGCAATTCTTAAAAAGAACTGTTCTGATGGAACTCCATTATTGATAAATCCACTTCCATTATTATCTCGTATCAATCTAGCATATTCATAAAATTTAATTAATTCTTCTCTTAAACCAAATGATACACCGCCATTTAAAAATCTAACCTGTGATTTATATAAATAAACTTTCATAGGTTCAATTTGAATATTTGGGTATCTATTTGGCTGAGCATTAAATATAAAAGGAGTGTTCAAAGATTCAAAAGTAGAGATGAAATTATTAGTTAAATCATTAACTATAATAACATCTCTTGAATCCATTACCAATGCATATTTCGTATTAACTTTATATAAACATTCTAATATAAAATCAATTTTATCAGGTTGATACCACTTTCCATCAGGCACTGCTAGTGCAGCATCAGAATTAATTAGATTTAAATTATTATTCTTGCATTGCTGACAAAGTATAGAATCTTCACATGTTGAATTAAAAACTGAAATTAAAGATATCTCTGGAGAGACTTCAAATTTTAAATCTTTATAAAAAGTAAAATCCTTACTAGACTCTTCAAAATTCATTCCAGGAAAATGAAGAATATATTGAATATCTCCTGTTTCATTAAAACATTTATTCATTAATATCATCCTCATTCATTATCATTTCAATTATTTCATCATTAACATAGCCATAATATAAGTCACCAATAATATAATATTGATCGATATCTTTAGTATCAAATTTATTATTGATATATGTTTTTATAATTTTATAATATTTATCATTATATGTCTTATTTTCATTTAATTTTTTAATAGCTAATTTAAGTTCATCTGATGTAAGATAGTATTCATTTTTATTATTTATTAATAATACTTTATAATCTTCTTTAAACCAGATATCATCTAACTTTCTATCATATTTGCCATTACCAGCAGCAAATGGAATAAAACGTTTAATTAAATGTTCATCAGTAATTAAATCATTAACCATTGATTTTTTATTTTCATCATCGTAATAAAATAGATCTTTATTTGTTTCAAATTCATCAAGCTCTGCAGTAGTATCAGAAAATATTATATTTCTACCAATAAATTCTTGACCTGAGTTATCAATAAAATTATTTATTAATTTTGCAGTTCCTTCACGTCTATGCATGATTCTAATACAATCATATATTTTATTGTATTCTGCAAATAATATAGAGTTTTTACCATTATCAAATGGATAAATACATTCATTTAAATAGCAATTATACATATGTATATTTGTATTTCTTGCACGTGGAAGACGATTAAAACAAGCATTATAATAATTATGATGTAATGTTATATTAGGTTGTATTGATTCATTATTTTCACCAAATAAACATGTTTTATTTGTTAAAAAATATGTACAATATGAAATTGTTAGATTATGTGCATATTTAAAATCTGTAGAGCCGTCACCATACACCTTATCATTTTCAAATGTTATATCCCAATTATTTTTACCCTGATTAAATAAACAATTATGAATCCAAAAATTTCCATAATCTCTATCATTATTATCTGTTCCTCTAATACTTATAGAATCTTCAGGAGAACAATCAAATGATAAATTTTTTACTTCTACTGAATTACAACATTCAAAATCTAATCCACAGTTATAGAAGCCAGCATTATAACCAATACCTTCTATAGTAATATTATTGCCATTTTTAATTTCAATCATATTAAAATATGTATCTGCTTCATTTGTTTCGGTATTAAATAATATTTTATTTGTAATTCCTTTTATTTTTTTATAATAAGACTCTAATTTATTTAAACCAGACTTAATAATATTAGATTCTAACATTTCATAATGAGAATCATCTAATTTAGTCCAATATTCTGATACATTATCGAAAGCTTCTTCTTTGATAAGATTTTTTCTTTCATTTGACTTAGCATTACCATAGTCTTTAATTTTATACCATTGAGGAGTATCAATAATATCTAATACTCTTATACATAATGGTTTATTTTCACTTATTACTTTATTAATAACAGGAATTAATCCTTTAGCTCCATTATATGTTACTGTATTTTTATTACTATTGCTTACATATATAATAACAGCATTTTCTTTTAATTCACCATTATCTTTATATGCTCCAACACCATTATTATATTTAAAATGTGCATATCCTGATCTATCTTGTGCATATACTTCAATATTATCAATATATCTAAAATCATCAATATCATTTCTATTCACTATCTTAACATCATATACACCAGGATTTATTCCAATAATATTACATATATAAGTATCTGCATATTCTTGTATTAATTCATTATCTACTCTTTTATATTCATCATCATTAATATTCTTATAATATACATCAATATCATTAAATATTTTTTTAATCTTTATATATATTCCTTCATCATACCCAGTATATTCTTCAACATCAATTGGATATATTTTACTTTCAATATTATCTGCTCTATTAATTGCTTCATTTAATTCTTTTTCATAATCATTATTATAATAATTTAATGATATTACACCAGAAGATGTATTTAATACTACAGTATTGCATTGACATTGATACGATGAATCGATATTATTATTAAAGTATTCTCTTTTAAGATTTAATAAAATATCATTATCATGTTCATTAATAGAATATAGTGCAAGAATGAATTTGTTATAATTTGTTGTGAATGGGTCAAGATGAATATTACATTTTGATTCATCAACACGAAGATCATCAATGTTAATATCATCAAATAATGACCACTTATAACATTCTCCATCTGAATTTTGTTTTTTATCTATAAAGAAATTAGATAATGGAAGACAATCCTCAAATTGATATGTTTTAATTAAATTTTCTATTCTATCATATATGAATTTATTATTAATATAAACTAAAGCATGATTTGATTTAGCATAATCATCTTTTATATAAGAAATATTGTCATCTTCTTTTATGTATAATTTAAAGAATAATTCATCAATTCTAATTTTATCTAATTGATTTCCTTCCTCATCGGTATCATAGCAATAAAATGATACACTATTACCTAAAAAATCTTGTTCATTAAAATTATTAAAAACATCATTATCAACATATAGTTTATTATTTCTACTAAAAAAATAATTCAAAAAAAGATATTTCATAAAATTCCTCCATATTAAGTTCCACTACCATCAGAATATTCTGATTTTCTGTGACGAAAATCTATTATTAATCTTCCGTCTGCGTTACCTTGATTAGAAGATGGAGCAGTACTACTATCCTTACATCCCCAGATTACAAATGACGTAGATCTCCACCAACTACTTGAACTGGAATTAAATATTGCTATATTCCAATAATCTTGCCAATCACTAGTGTTTGGAGATATCTTATATAGACTATGCTTCTCAGTAGAAGAGTAATCAGATGTAGTATTTACATTAGACCAAGAGGTACTAGTTGATACATCATATGCTAAAGATACTGTCCATCGCCAATAACACCATACATAGTAATTAGTATTGTTTTTTATATGTATTCGTAAATAAGCTGTACTATTTGTGCTTCCTGCTGCACTCATACCATTTGATGAACCAGTAGTACAATTATAGTACCACCTAACATGGTCATACCAATTAAAAACTCGTGTGCCATTATAATTAACATAATATACCATATTGCTGCCATATTTAACAGTTCTTATAGCATCAGAGCCATATTTAAAGTTTGTTTTTTCACTAGTCCATTGGACACCATCCCAAGGGTTATCTCCTCCCAAAGTAACCTGATTCCAATAATCTGCGCCCCACCAATTGCTCATAGATATCATTCCTTTCTATATTAAATTTATACTATTTTTCATATAATTAATTGTTAAGGCTATTATTTTAAAAAAAAATAAAAAAAAATAAGCATATCATTACGATATGCTTATTTACTATTACTTATCAAGACTTATTTTAATAATGATACCAACACCATTAACTTCAATTTTAATTTCGTTTGGTTCTTCAGATTTTTCTTTTTCAATATATTCTAATAAATCTTTAGTTAATTCGATACTTCCAATATTGCCCATTATTGAAACACCATTTTCTTCAGTTGCTTCAACGTCTTTAATTTTAACACCTCTATAATAAATCTTATAACGAGTAATATCTTTCATATTAAATGTATAATTAATATTTTTAACTGAAACATTAGTAATTTTTAATGAGATATTTGATAAATCAATTGCTGAATCTGAAACAATTGGCTCACCAGTTAATTCATATTCTGCTTCAATACCAAATGGAACTTTCATTTCTTCTGCATTTTCTAAAGCTGCTCCATATGAAATGTATGATTTAATTTCAGGAATTCTCTTATTAAGTTCAGAATTAACATAATCCATAGTTAAATCTTTAAAGTCTTTATTTAATACCTCTGGTGTTAATAAACTAAAATCTAAAGTTTCATCTGATGAAATATAACCATATTGCTTTAATAAAGACTCTACGTCATTAATTGAATTATATTTAATATATACTCCTGGAATGTAATTATCATTACCATAAACTGGAGTACCAAGCATTTCTTCATAATCATTATATATCTCTTCACCATTTTTAAATTTATAGTTTGCTTTAAAAATTTTATGTTCAGAATGAGTGATTGTTTTATATTCTACAGTCTTTTCATCTTTTTCTTTATCATATGTAATTATTTCTTCTGTCTCAGTATGAGTTGTAGTTGTTTTTTCTGCTTTGATTTCTTCAATATATCTATCATCTACTGGTAAAACAATATAATTATCATATAATTTAAGTTCAAAACCATTATTAATTACTATTGCTGCATAATTTTTTCCATCATCGCGTGTTTTGAAATCCATTTTAAATTCATCGTCTGAATTTACAAAATTAGATACTGAAAAATTATCTACTTCGTGTTCAAAAACAATAGTATTATCATTTCCTCTACTAAAAATCATTATTGGATATCCATTCGTTAAATCTATAGAGAAAATATCGGGTTTAGTATCATTATAGTTCTTAAATGCAATATCATAATTTCTTCCTTCATAATAATTACAATATCCATATGACCCATTTTCATCAATAGATAAGATTTCAAAGAATATTTTATCTTCTGCATCTCTTTCAACATATACTTTATGATATGTTTTTACATTACTCATTCTATAAGAATAATCATATTCTTCTAATGATAGAATACCATCTTCATAAGTAACTCTTGTTTTACTTCCATTGGCTTGCTCATTCCATACATACATATATGGGTTATCTGCCTTTAAAATTCTATTCTTAGTATCAACAGCATCATTGTAATTAGTATCTATTATACCAGCCATTTTTCCAATAAATTGAAATGTAGCATTTATATTTGCATCTTGATCAACTGTTGGAACTGTAATATTTTCTAAGTCATTTGTTTGATTAACATCATTTAATAAATTAGTATTAATACCGCTATTAAATGCCATCATTAATGGCTTAACACTAAATGAGCATAATTTAACTTCATTCTTTAATTCTGTTTTTACATCTTCAGCATCTTCTGATTTATCAGATGCTAAATTTGACATATCATAGCCAATAACATCAAGTGGAGAACCAACTTTATCGATTTCATTAGCTAATTCTGTTGCAGCTTCTTTAATACTAGCTGTATTTTTTGTATTTGATGGATTATTATTTCCACCATTACATGATGCTAATACTGTAATAGTAAGCATCATAAATATAAAACTTAAAAATTTTTTCATTTTTATTTACCTTCTTTCATTTTTTTAATTTTTTTACCATTTATTATAATAAATTGTTGATTAAATTAATCATTAATATTAAACATCTGATTTAACATCATTTTACTTTTTAAATATCTTGCTTCAACAATTATTAAAGATAATAGATATCTATCATCTTGTTGTTTTGGATTTTCAACAACTTTTTTTAATTTTTTCAAAAGAGATATTATATTTCTATAATTATTATAATACAGAGCTATATATTTTTCATAATCTCCTTTGGCTATTGTGGTATATTTTCGATAATCTAATTTTAGCCTTATCGAATCTGATTTGAATGGCCACACATCGAAATCAGATGGAATTTCAAAATTATGAGACCCTTTAATAATAGATAAAATAAATACTGAATCTTCTAATTTATTATTTAATAAATTAAAAATATTTTCATTATTATCAATAAGATGCATTGCATCATATTTATAAAAAGTTATACTACTTGATTTTATAGATAGTAATCTAATAGCACTATTTATTATATTATCTATTTCATTAATATTATACTGTTGTAATAAATTTTTAATTTCTATATCAATCATATTACTCATCTCCTTTTCATTCATTATAATTTTTACAATAATATAATAGTTTCTTCATTACTTCATTATCATTTACCTCCAAAATAATAATATATAAATAAATTAGACGAAAAATAATAAAAGAATAATCATTAAGATTATTCTTTTATTTATATTATCTTGAGAATGTAATTCCAGTAGATGAAAATGCAATATTCCATCCAGCACAAGACAATGTACTTGATGCTATACTAAAATTAGATTTTATTAGAGCAGAATTACCACTATTACCAACAATTATTGAATATGCTGTAGAAGATGCATCGCCAATTGATACACATGTTGCAACATTAGCAGTCGCTGCAGTAGTTGCACTTTCTGCATTACCAACTAAATCTATTTTATTAGTTGATGAACCAATTGTTTTATTAGTGCTAGTTGCTTTAATAGTTCCAGGTTGAATACCTGTTGATGCTATATGAGCATTTGTAATAGAGCTACTAGCAATCTTGCCACCAGTTACAGCATTATCTTTAATCTTAGCTGTTGTTACATTTCCATCAACAATATGCTCAGTATATACTGCACTACTAGCAAGTTCTGTTGATGTTACAACATTTGCTGCTAAATCAGTGCTTATTGACCAACCATGAGTTCCAGATACAGAACCTGTTACATCTCCAGTTAATTCAATTGTTGCATTAGATGCAAATGCAGATGCTGTTCCAGCATTACCATATAAATTAATAACATTTGTTGCTGAACCAATTGTGTCATCATTTGTTCCTGCTTTAATAGTTCCAGGTTGAATACCTGTTGTTGCTATATGAGCGTTTGTAATAGAGCCACTATTAATCTTTCCACCAGTTACAGCATTGTCTTTAATCTTGGCTGTTGTTATTGCATTATTTGCAATTGTAGTTGATACTTCCCAACCATGAGTTCCAGATACAGAACCGGTTACATCTCCAGTTAAATTAACTGTTGCATTAGACGCAAATGCTGTTGCTGTAGATGCATTACCACTTAATGCTGCGGTAATAACATTTCCGTTAAATGTTATACTAGATGTACTATACACTGTTTTATTTCCGGCAGTTGAAGTTACTACACCTACTAAATATGCTGTAGATGTACTTACGATTGACTTTACATTTAAATTAGTTGCTGTAGATGCATTACCTGTTACATCTCCAACTAAATTTACAATAGCATTAGCAGAACCAATTGTTCCTGTTGTAATTTTACTTGGTGATAAAGAATTAATCTTAGCATCTGTAATAGCATTATCTGCTACTTTAGCTGTTGTAACATTAGAGTCTGCTATCTTAGCTGTTGTTATTGCATTATTTGCAATTGTAGTTGATACTTCCCAACCATGTTTTCCTGTTGAAGAACCAGTTATATCTCCAGTTAATTTAACTGTTGCATTAGATGCAAATTCTGTTGCAGTAGATGCATTACCACTTAATGTAGCAGTAATTGTTCCTGCTGTAAAATTACCATTTACTGCTTGAACTAATGCTGTTCCGTTTGCTGGTAAAACATTTGCAACACCAAATTTTTCTATATTAGTACTAGAATTCCATCCTAGCACACTATTTGCAGTACCAGACACATATGATGTTGTTTTGCTTGCGCTTTGATATGGAATTGAATTCTTTGTTGTTCCAGATAAATTAGATGCAGCACTTGCAGTATCTGCTGCTCCAGCAGTAGTAGCTTTACCAGAGATACATACATCTAATGTTGTAGATGTTATAACAGGAATACCGTTTGCAAAATAAACAGGGACTGTAGAAGTTCCAATATTTAGTGGTGCTTCTGTTGTTGCATTATTTACTGTAGTAGTAGATGCCAATACATGTGCATAACTTGCAGTTGTTGCAGTAGATGCATTACCATATAAATTAGCACTTACTGTTCCAACTGTTAATCTATTTGTACTAGGATTATAACTAATATTTGGCAATTTTTGAATATTACCAGAATTATCTACTGATGTTAAATTATAGTTATTATTAGTTGATGCTGAAATAGTAGTAACTGCAACAGTTGTTGCCTTAGCTGCTGTTCCTGAAATGCACACTCCTAATGTTGTAGATGTTATAACAGGAATACCATCTGCAAAATAAACAGGTAAAGTCGTAGATCCAGCTGATGCAGTAGATAAACTACTTGCAACAGTTGCTGAAGTTGCAGTAGATGCATTACCATATAAATTAATAACATTTTCTGATGAACCAATTATAGTATCACCAGTTTCTCCAACAATTTTACTTGGATTAACTGAACTAATTTTTGCATTTGTAACTGCACTATTTGCTATTTTAGCTGTTGTAACATTAGAATCTGCTATTTTAGCTGTTGTAACAGCATTTGTAGAGATTTTAGTTGTTGTAACAGCACTATCAGTAATTGTTGTAGAAATTGTCCATCCATGAGATGATGAAACAGATCCTGTTACTGGGCCAGTTAATTGTATAGTTGCATTAGATGCAAATGCAGTTGCTGTTGAAGCTGCTCCTGCAGTTGGTGCATAACCACTAATATTTGCATTAATTGTTGTACCAGAAACTGTAATTCCAGTTGTCTTTAAATTCTTATCTTTTGTTGCATTAAAAATAGGAATTTCATTTGCTTGAATATTTGCAATTGTTCCAACAAATGATATAAGATCGTCTGAATTCTTTTCAATTGCATTCCAACGAATTGTAGTTGTGTTTCCTGATACTTTTTTATAGAATATTAACATATCGCCAGTTTCTACTTTAATACTTGTTAAACCAGCACCTGATGCAGATGAGCCCATGACTGCACCTGTTGTTGTATTATATTTAAATGTAAATGCACTAGATGCTATATAAACATCACCATTTACTAAATTTGAATCTGATATTGTATCAGATGAGGAAATAGTTCCTTGATATGTCATTGCTGATGCATCATCAACTGGATCGAATCCTAATGCATCATGAATTATTTTTCTATTAATTTTTAATAAAATATCTGCAGATCCATCAAATGCTGCTGAAACTGTAGCATTATTATTTGCGTCTGCTTCTGTTAAGTTTTCACCTTGAATTTTAATATTTCTAGAAACACTTAACTTCTTAGCTTTATCTGCTTCTGTAGCAGTTGCTGCATTACCTATTAGATTTACTTTATTTGTAGTAGTACCAATAGTACCAGAAGCAATTACGCTTGGTGCAATAGATGTTACATTTAATGCAACATTTCCATTACCGTTAAATGATACTGGTGATGCAGTAGCTCCTCCAGTAATACTAAATTCTCTAGCAGTTGCTAATGTTGTAGCGGTAGTAGCATTTCCTGATAATGATGCAGTAATAGTTCCTGCTGTAAAATTACCAGATGCATCCCTATATACAATAGTATTTCCACTATTAATTGCAGTATAAGTTAATCCAGTTAATTCTACTTTACTATCAGCATTTGTTGTTGTACCAATGATTTTTCCAGATTCTATAACAGCAGACTTAGTTGTTGATGCTGCAACATTATATAACATTGCAATATTTGTGCTATTATTTATTGGAGTACTTACACTGAAGTTATTAACTGTTTCAGCAATTTCAGCAGTTGTTATTTTACCATGAATAACATAACCTTCATTGAAATTATTTGAACCTTGAACAGTTATCTTTCTTTCAATATATGGATATAAATATCCTTCTGTTGGTGTAGGAAGTTCTGTATTTAATGATGCAGTACCATCATTATTAATAATCATATTTTGTGGTAATACAGCTTTTAATTCATAACCATTTTCATTAACTAAATTTCTTGTTCTTCTAATTTTAGTTAATTGATAGAATGGCATAAATAATACATTTCTTAAACTTTCTGTATTTTCAGTTACTGTGCCATTAGAATCACTTGATTCATAGTTATTAATACCACTTGTGTTTTGATCTATTGGAGAAGCATAAATTGATTTTGCTATAATATCGGCTGCTGCAGTTAAATAATCTACACCAGGTTTTGCAGAAATAATACCGCCTTGGTATAGTTTTAATATTTCACCTTCTGCTGTAGCAGAATCTTGTTTAATTGCATGACCAGTTGATGAATCTACAATAACAGGATATAATGCACTTGCTACATCTGATTCGCTACCAGCCTTAGTTTTCATATTATCTATATTATAAGTGCCAGTTGATGAATCATATGTATATCTATTAAACTTAAGTGATCCATAGAAACTTATATCATTATCATTTAAAACCATGTTTGGTTCTAATTTTATATAATCAGGATGTTCTGAAGATGCAGATTGATTTGTTAAGTACATTTGCATAACTTCAGATTTAATTAATGGAGCACGTAATGTTCCTAATACATCAGTATTCTTATTAAATACTATTTTTCCAGTTCCATTACTATCAATAATTAAATCATTTGTACTTGTGTTTAATGTCCAATTATTTGCAGATCCATTGAATTGTAAAGACTTATCTGAATCTATACTCAATGTTTGATGAACTGGAATATTACTGCTGACTGTTGTATCACCAATATTTGTAATTGTTACATCTAATGTTCTTGATCCTGTAGCAGATCCTAAATTAATAGAACCAGATGTATTTTTGCTTAAATTAATTGTTTCTGCAACAGTTTTTGCTTGACCAGAAATATTTACACTTCCGTTAGCTGCTGTTGTAGTTAATTCTACAATATTAGAGCTAATTGTAGCTTTAATTCCTGAACGTTTTTCTTGTTCATATCCATCTACATTACCAATTACACCAGTAAGGTATGTAGTAGTTTCATTATTTGTTAAATTTTTAACATATTCAGTATCTGATTTAGCTGCAATACCAGAAATACAAACTCCTAATGTTGTAGAAGTTGCAACTGGAATACCACCACTAAAATATACTGGAGTTGATGATGTTCCTGCAGTAGAAGTTGTTAAACTACTTGCTACTGTAGCAGATTCTGCATTACCAACTAAATCTACTTTATCAGTTGATGTACCAATTGTACCTGTTACGATTACACTTGGTTTAACTGCTGTAACATTTAATTCTACATTTGCAGATCCATTAAATGCTACTGGTGCTGCAGTTGCACCACCTTTTATACTAATATTTCTAGAATTTAATAAAGTTGTTGCAGTATCGGCATTACCAACTAAATTACCTGTTACTGTTGGAATAGATGCAGTTACAGCATCAATATTTCCGTTTGATGATAACTCAATAACAGTTTCATTATTAGATCCTTTAACAATAAGATTATCACTAGATAATTCTATTTTACCATTTACAATAGAATCAGAATTTAGTGTTGCAGTAGTAATTCCTACTGTTGCAGTGACAGTATTAGTTGTTACTGTATTAGAAGTTATATCTTCTACACCACTAATTGAATTTTTAGAAGTGATAACAATATCTGATCTATAAATATTAGATGTATTTCCAGAATTAGATACAAATGCAACTTTACCATCATTTGCATCAGAAATATAAATTGCTCTAATATCAGATGCAGATGCACCAACAATAGTTTTATTTACATTATCCCATTTAAGCATATTATCATGAGTTATTGACTCATTACGAGTTGCTAATGGTTGTAGAGATGTGCTTGATGATGAGCCAGATTGATTTGCAGATAATAATGTTCCATCTGCACTAACTGTGACATCGCCTACTCTTGCAACACCATTTTTATCAAATACTAATGCACCAGTATTAGTTCCATCATACTTCGGAACATAGAAACCTGCATAATTTGTTAATGCTGTTGTATTGCCTTTACCTAATTCAATTAAAGTATCTGTTGTACTTAATGTTGTTGCATCTACTATTGTTTTATCTCCATCAATAGAAATACCTCCACCAATATTAACGTTACCAGAAATATTAACATTTCCAGTAAATGATGTATCTCCATTAACAGTTGTATTTGATGCATTTATAGTTAATGTTTGACTTGAATTACCTAATGTAACTGCAGTAGATACAGCTGTTGCAATATTTGCTTTTGTAGTAATATCAATTAAACTTTCATCAATAGTTCCTGTTATATTTGCTGCATTGATATCAGTAATACCTGCACCATTACCAGATAATGTAGTCGCAGTAACATTATTTGCATTAATAGAACCATTAACACTAATAGATACTGCTCCAGAGTTATCAATAGTAATATTTGCATTTGGAACTACACTAGGAGATTTTACTCCTGCTGAATTAGTTGCAATTATTTTTAAAGATGAACCATTAGCTGCAGTAGTAATATCTACTTTATCTGCAGATGTAGCATTACCAGATACATTACCGATTATTGTTCCATCTACTTTAGTATTACTTGTTACTAATAGATCGCCTTGTATTGTTGTTGATTTTAATTTATTAGCCATAAAATCACATCCTTAAAATATTTGTTTAATTTCATCTACTACAATTTTATTTTCATATATTTCTAATGTATCAGATGAATCTTCAATCTCAGGACATAGAACATTTCCAGTTTCATAATATTCTACATTTTCTGAATATTGAATTGATTTACACCATAAATTACCTAATTCATCTATAGCAATAGGAGTATCAAACATAAATTGAATTTCTCCTTCTGTTAATATTGAATTAAATATTTTAAATTCATTTATATAAAACTCACTTGTTGTAGAAGTACTTGGGCCTAGTATAAAATCTGTTGGGCTATATGTACCAGATATAGTTCTATATAATGTTTTATTTATATAAAATGATACAGAGCTTGAAGAAATACTCAATGTAATTAAATTCCAATCGCTCATATTTTCAGTTGTTTTATTAATTAATGTATTATTTAAATTAAATACGCCATCAGAATATGATAATTCTATATTACCAATTTTTAGTATTCTTGTATCATTATATATTTTTTTAACTTTAAACCAGAACATTATTGTTACTGGAGTAAGATTTAAATTTACTTTAGTATAATAATATTTACTTCCTGTTAGAATAAGTGATTTATCATTTAGTTTAGCATCAGTTATATTTGCAACAGTCCCGCTAGAAGGAAATAAATTATAATTTGGATTTCCTGCATTTGGGAAATATTCATTAGAAATTACATAATCAAAATCATATAATACAACTAAATTCTTACTATTTTCAGCTGTTTCAAATGTTGATGTTGGCATGATATCACCCTATTTCTTATTTACGAGTATTATTATCTTTATCTTTTTTTATATTATTTTTATCTTTTTTACCAATTTTTGTAATTTTTGATTCTGATAACATTCTAGGTTTATTATCTTTATTTGTTTTTAATGATTGTGAATCTAGAATTTTACCGCATAATGAACAATAACTAACATATCTTTGTGTTGCATTGTCATATGTAATATTTACTAAATGCATACATTTTGTTCCATTTAATATGCCTTGTGACTGATCTATAGTTGCTGTTATAATAGTATCATCAATATTTGTTGGAAGTGTTATTGTATTATCTTCGCCAGGTTTTGCAGTTATATCAATATCTAACTCGATTGGATTATTTTCATCATCTTTATGTAATTCTTTATATTTTTCTAAAAACTCTTTAATTATTTTTTCTTGTTCAGCAAATTTCTTTTCGAAAAATTCGTCTGGCATTAATGTTGGATATTCTATTCCGTTAATATTAACCATAATATATCTCTCCTCTTTTTCATATAATAAATTGTTCAAGAAGTATTTTTTACAAAAAAGAAGAGATAGAAGCCAATTAATGACTTCTATCTTTTATTAACTTGCAGTTGATGAGAATATGAATTGAACACATTTCTTTGTGTCATTATATTTCATTGTACAACCTTGATTTGTATATGTTATAGCTCCTTGACTATTAGTTTTGCCTAATGTAATTCCAGAGCCAAATGATTTAGCTGCAGGAATATTTTGTGCAGTTGCTAATGTTACATATTGTGAATCAAATGAGTTTGTTTGTGGTAATAATCCGTTAATATTAACAGTAACAGTTGATAAACCAACTGCAGCATTACCTACTACAGTACCATATTCAGAAGTTAATGTTAAATTCTGAATTGCATGATCTGTAATATTTTTATTAGTTACAATTTGGAACTTATTAGAACTTGATGTAACTTGAATTTGTTGAGAATTTAAATCAATATAAGATTCAGTAGAACTGTTCTTAATCTTTAATGCTTGATCAGTAGCATAGAAATAGTTTCCACCATTAATTGTAGAATTTGGTGTTCCTAATTTCATTGCAGATGCAATATCTGCTTGTTCTGCTATTGCTTTAATATATTTATTTGCACCACTTGATGTTACTGCGATATCTGTTGCTAAAATATTATTATTTCCTGCACTTGAAGATGTTACTGCGATATATCCAGTAGTATTTCCAATTGTATTCATATTAACTTGTAATGCAACATTTGCAGTTGTTGCAGTAGAAGCATTACCATATAAATTAACAACGTTATCTGAAGCACCAATTGTACCTGAACTAATCTTAGATGGAGATACTGAATAAATCTTAACATCTGTGATAGCTCCATCTGCTACTTTAGAAGTAGTTACCGCACCATCAACAATATTTAATGATAATCCAGATTCAACATTACCAGAACCTTCAATATCACCAGAAACATTAATAGTTGCTGTGATACCTTGAGCTGCTGTAGCTAAACGTTCTGCCATTGTATCTAATGCTGCAGAAACAGTTACAATATTTGCAGGTGTATCGTCATAATGATAAATAATTCTTTCGGCTGCAAGTGTTCCAGTTACATTTTCATCTTCAAGACTTAATGTAGTTGAACCACCAGTTACTAGACCATTAGAATTTACATTTGTAGAATAGTAAGTATTTTCAACATTTTCAGAACCACTTAGAGGTGGAACATAATCAACAGTAGGAACTGCTGCAACTAATGTTTTAGCATTATTATCCCACTTCATCATTACATTATGTTCTAATACGTTTGCTCTTGTAGCAATTGGTTGTAAATCATTTCCTGTTAATAATTTACCATTTTCATCATATGTTTTTTCTGCTTTAGAAATAAATCCTTCATTATCTAATACAACATCACCAATATATGCTGTACCATTATTATCAAATACTAATGCACCAGCATTCTTTCCATCATAATTAGGAACGAAAATACCAGCGTGTTTTGTTAATGCTGAAGTATTACCCTTACCAATTTCAATTAATAAATCTGAAGTTGATAATGTAGTTGCATCTACAACTGTTGTTGAACCAGCAATTGTAATACCTGCACCTAATGTTACATCTCCAGAAATATGAGCTGTTCCTGAAACATTAATCGATCCATTTACAGATAAGTTTGTATTTACAGCGACTCTATCATCGCCAACTAAAATCTTATCGGTCCATACTCTATTTGTTGAAGAATCAGAAATTAATACTTTTCCATTTGTAGAAGCAGATGGAATATGTAATGTATCATCATTAATATGTTCTGAAATAGAAGCATCTAGATAATCTAATAGAATATCTTCACCATTCCATGTACCAGTTGTAATAGTGCCAACAGAGTTGATTGCTTCATTACCTGTCCATGTCTCAGAATCTTCTTCAGACATTGTTCCTAATGGATGATATTCATAACCGTCACCATTTTCATTTACTCTTAAGTATTCAAATGATGAGCCAATTGTGATTTCTCCAATTGCTGAAGTTCCATTACCAATTACGATTGCATTTTGAGTAATAGTTGAAACTCCAATACCACCACGTGGAACAGATAATAGTGTAGTAGATTGATTTGTACTACCAATTAAGTTAATATCAATATTTTCAATATTTAAAACATTGCTACCTAAATCAGTAATATTAGTATTTGCAAGATAACTTAAATAGTTATCTGAATGTAATAATTCATCTTCAACATATGTTTCAGAATTTAATGTTCTATTAGGAACAAAATAAATCTTACCTGATTTAGCATATAATGTATCTGTATGTGTATCATCTCTAAAGAAATGAATACCTTTATCTACAGTATTAACATTAGCTACTTGTGTTGGTTCGCCATTTATTGTTTCTTCATGGAAAGTATCATTGAAATAAATACCATGAACTTTTCCAATATTAGAATTATTTAAATTTAATCCATAAGATGAATATGAATCTTGATTAGTTGATGGAAGTATATTTAATACTCCACTCATTGTATCATGACCATCTAAATGTAAGAATCTATTCTTAACCCAAATAGGAGCAATATCCTTATTTGTTGCTAATAATAAATATTCTTCAGTATTAGAAGGTAATTCATTTTCTCCAACCCAATCAATAAATGTTGTATTACTTGATGATGATTGAATAGGAATTGAGAATTTATAACCATTTGCTAAGTGCGTTGCAGTTGTTGCAGTTTTAGCATTACCAATTAGATTTACCTTTGCAGATTCAGTACCAATTGTACCTGCAACGATAACATTTGGTTGAACAGCTGTAACATTTAATGAAACATTTGCAGTACCATCAAATGACACGCCATCTGCAGTTACACCACCAGTAATATAGAATGTTCTAGCAGTTTCTAATGCAGTTGCTGTTGAAGCATTACCACTTAAAGCTGCTGTAACAACAGTTGCTTGGAAGTTACCAGATGCATCACGTTTAACGATTGTATCACCAGTATTTAAATTAGTTGCATCTTCTAATTCAGTAATAATTGTTTGTGCTGTTCTTGTATGATTTTCATTAGTTGAGTCTTTTAATGCATATGCAAATGATGCATCATCAGCTAATGTTGCAATATCTGCTCTACCAATTAAATGAGCTTCACCATTAGCATTTGCAGATTCCATTTCTTCTACATAAATCTTATTTGCATAAAAGCTACCAGAAGAATCACGATATACTAATGTATCAGGAGTTGATGCAGTTGCTCTAGCTTCTACAACTGAAACAGCTGCAATTACTCTAGTACCACTAGTTTCTGCTTCAGAATCATATACTGCTGCAGCCTTTGTTGCTGTTGAAGCATTACCAAATAATTGTGTTGGAGTAGATCCACTAGTTTTAATATTTTGAACATATAATTCAGATGTACTAGCTTTTACATAAATTGAATTATTATATTGAACATCTGATCTAACTCCAGATTCATTACTTACACCAACAATATTTGCCATAATTAATGGATGGAAGTCGCCATCATTTGTATAATTTTGACGAACCATATCATCAACTGGAAGAATTCCTGTTGTATAATGTAATTTACCTTCACTAATTGATACAGATGTAATAACAGTATCAGGAGTTTCTGAATCTTCTTCTGCTACTAATGTAGGAACAGAAGCACCAGTTTCATCTTGAACTGCTCTAGGATAAATTGTATTAATATTTGTTTCGCCTTCAAAATAATCAGTTGCATAAACTGATTTGAAAGGAAGGCATGCTGATGCTAAATTATTATTTGAATTTCCTGGAAGGATATTAATATTAGCACCTAATGTTACAGATGTATTATTTACAGTTAAAGCTACTTTTTTCTCTAATGAGTTATGTTGAGCTGCAGTATTAATAACTAATTGATCTGGTGCAGAGCCATTAACTCCAGTACCACCGACATAAATAGAATCAGTATCTTTATCAGATATTGTTTCAACAATATTAAATGTTGCATTATTGTATGTGTTTGTGATAATCTTAGAGTTCTTATTATCTCCTTCAACAGTAGTATTAGTTAATGCTAATTGAGGAGCTGCTGCATGAATATTTAATGAACCAGTTAAAGTACCACCGATTAATGGTAAGTATTCTTCTAATTTCTTATTACGTTGTTCAACAGTATCGATGTTACCATCATCACTAGGCCAGAATAGATTAATACTATCTCCGACACCATTGCCATTAGATTTATTATTCATTGCATTTGCATTTGCAATAACAATTGTATTAAAATGAGAACCAGATGCACCAACTTGTAATGTACCATCTGTAGAATTATTACCCATTTTAATAGTAGCATTTTGTACTTTAATCATTGAAGATTCTGGAGTTTGGAAGCCATTTTGATTTCTAACACCCATTAAGAACATATCAGTAGAAGCTCCTGTACTTACACAAACTGTTACTGCTTGTCGTGCTTCTTCAACATGTAAAGTATTTGTATTTACCCAAGCAATTTGACCACCAGAATATGTCATTGTATTCTGAATTGGAGAACTTGGAGCATTTATAAAGCCAGTATGATTTGCTGATGTTTGATATAAAATATCATTTGTTTTACCACCAAATATATTACCAGCTGTGATATTTTCTTGATTTGTCCATTCAGGTTTATCTACACCTTCAATTAATACTTGAGATAGAGTACCTGCTAATGAACTTGTTTCATTTTCATTAGATTGATATAGAATACCTGTTGATTTTGGTTTGCTTAAATTTGATGCTGTTCTAGCATTACCATATAAATCTACTTCATTTCCAGAAGATCCGATAGTTCCAGGTAAAATCTTTTCTGCTGAAACTGTTACAATTTTTGCATTTGTAACTGCACCATCTGCAATCTTAGTTTCAGTAACTGCTGATGTTGTAATAGTTGTTTGTAATGGATCACCAATTTCACCACTACCTTCAACATCTCCAGTTAATTCGATTTCAAATTCTTCAGTTAAATATTGACTATGTACGTGATCTAATCTAGATAATTGTTCTGCTACACCATAATCTGCTGTTGAAGCATCTCCAACAACTGTTGATGGAGCAATTGATGCAACACGTGCAAATGATAAATCACCAGAAGTGATTGTACATGCATTAATATTAGCTAAATAATCTCCTTCAATAGGAGTACCTTGGAATACAACAGATGCTTGAATAGTTCCTCTTAGATTTTCAGCAGGTAAGATTGATCTACTTGATAGGTAATCTGTTCCTTCTTCTGCTGGAACTAAAGTCTTTTGTTGTATATTAAATTTAACCATTGGATTTACAGTTAAATTATCAAATCCAACTCTTGTAGCAATTGGTTGTAGATGTGTATCTTGTCCATTAACTGGAATTAATCCATTAGCATCAAGTTTAGCATGACCAACATATGCAATACCTTGTGAATCGAAAGCCATCGCAACAACTTTTGAATCTTGTGTATCTCCATCATATGTATCAACAAATAAACCAGCATATCCTGCAAGAGGAACTGTTTTATCATCACGTCTATCTAATTCAACTAATTGGTCTTCAACTTCTAATGTACTTGTTTGTAATGATGTTACATCACCTTGTACTGTTAATGATCCAGTAATTACAACATTATTGAACTCTTGGTCACCAATTATTTTTCCATAGATATCTTTTGCATATGCTGCAACTAAACCAGCTGTAGCATAGTTTCCATTTGCAATATCTTCATCGCCAAGATTATCTAATTCAGTTCTGTTTTCTGGATAAACCATTGTTTTATTTTCAACAGATCCTAAACCAACTTGTGCTTTAGTTACTTGGTGTGGATTATTTGTATTATTAACGTGTGTTTGTAATGATGTTGAAACACCTTCAATATCGCTATTTACTGATGCAATTGCAGAGAATACACCACCAGATTTAACATAATTAATGCTATTTGCTGTTGGATCATTATCCATAGGAGCATTTACAACATCACCTAAACCAACTTGTGAAGCAGTTACTTGGTGAGGATTAGATGTATCTGATGTATGATCTGTTATCTGTGTTTCTACACTTGCAGTATAATTAGCAAGGTTATTTAATTCAGATGATACTACTGATGTTGCTAAAACATGTCCAGATTGAGCACCGATAGATAAAGATGTATCAACAATTACTCCACCTAATTCGTCATCTGTAGCTTCTGGTAATTGATATACTAATGTATCGATATCATTAATTTTTACATAACCATTTAAATTAGAAGCTTCTGTTTTTGTAGCACCTTCAGTAATTTCAGGTAATTCATAATATGATTGTATAACATTAAATTTTGGATATCCTGCATCATTATAATTCTTGATTGCATAAATAAAATCTCCAGCTTTAATTTTATAATCATATGTTTTGTTTCCATCAGAATCTTTAACTAAAAATGCTGATGTTGCTTGATATATATAACCAATTTTATATTGTCTGCTTACTATTAATTCATGAAGATTAATAGCTTGATTATTAGATTCTAATAGAATATCAGAACCTTCAGCAGTACCAATAGTAGCTTGAATTTTTGTTACTTTATTATCAGTTATATATGTATTAATTAAATCATTTGATGATTTAAATTCAATATTCTCTGGATGTGATCTACTTTGTGTTAAAACATAATTATCTCCACTTCCTAATCTATTTTCATCAATTTGAATTGATTCGATAGATGGAGCGGAATTATTATCTTCTTTAACGACTAAAATACCATTCACATCATTTGCAGTAATTGCTCTTCCTAAACCACCTTTTGATAATGGAATAGAAGGAATAACATTTTGATTTAAAACATTTGTTGTAATTGCTGCTGCATTTAAATTAGTTAATTGAGAACCATTACCTGTGAATTGAGTTGCCTTAATTTCTCCAGTTAATGGATTTAATGTAACAGAGCTAGATTTCTTTAATTCTGTTATATTTGAGCTACCAGCAACAATAGGAACATCTTCATTATTAGAAGAATTATTAATACTAACTCCAGCAAATGGAATTGATCCCCATTTACCTTGACTTGTATAGAATAATGTGTTTGTTGTAGTATTATTATCAGTATGAGAAGAGTCTAATCCATGAACTAAACCCTCAGATAATGATTCATTTGCTCCAGGGCCAAATGTTTGTAATTGTAAATCTTGTGCAATATCATCTTTATTAATTGGTTCTACTGATGTAATATGACCAGCAGCATCAACTGTTGCTTTAAGAATCTTTGCAGTATCAACCATTGGTTGTCCTGTTTGGTTTTGAAGTTTATGTGAAATTTGAGCATTCGCAGAACCTTCAGCACCAACCATTGTAAGATAATTTGTATCTAGATATGGTGTAAATGTTACTTTATGTGAAGTACCATTTGTTGAGATTGTTGGAGTAATACCTGAACCAGCAAATTCTAATTCAAAAGTATTACCAAATGTAGCATCTGGTTTTTCTCCTTCTTTTGGTGCATTATTAATTCCTGTTACATATCCTGCAACATCACCAACTTTTAAAACCCATGCACGATAGTTATCGTATGCACCACCAGTATTATCTAGATCTGATGTAGAAATTTTCTTATAATCTACACCAATTACTGAACCGTACTTATCTACTTTAATAGCAGAGATTACTGCACCCATACCAGCATTTGCATCTGAAGATGGAGCAGCAAATTTTCCATATTTTGAATCTGTTTGTCCTGTAAAGATACCATAGCTATAATAATATGATTCATCTGCAGCTCTAATTGCTGCAACAGGATATGAAACATTTTCATCTTTTACTTCATTTATAAATTTACTAGAAAAGTCTGGAGTATATGCTTCACCTAATGAGATTTCTAGTGTTTCTTTACCGTCATTATATGCAGAGTTAATTCTTGTACCAGGAACGATACGATTAACTAATGCATTAGTAATATTAAAATTAGTATCTTGAATAAGTTCATCAACATACTCTTTTGGTGTTAAGTCTTTAGGACTCTTTAATTGTGTAATATCACTAGAATAACGAATTAATTTATTAGAAGTGAATGCTTCATTAGATGCTGAAATTTTAGCACCAGTACGAAGACCTAATTGAATTTCACTATTTGATAAGCGGTCTATTTGTTGGGTGTTTTTTGCTTTTATATTTTCGTCAGCCATAAAATCATTCCCTTCTAGTTAATTTTTAATATTGCCTTACCTTCAGTTGGTCTAGTTCCTTTAAACCATAGTAAGACAGGAGTAATTTCGGAAGAAACTTCATTAAAATAATAAGTATATGTGCCTGGTTCTGTCGCAATAATATCTTCACCTTTTATATATTTATCTGGATATATATCTGTACCAACAGTAAAACAATCCTCAATATTAAAAGGTTCTAATATTGTAATAGAAATTTGTTTCAAATATGCTCCTGCTTCTAATGTAACACCAAATCTACCAGATTCAGTATTATTATCAAATTTTAAATATGATGATGTATCTGCAGAAGCACCAGATGCAATACCAATTAATGCATAGTTTGGATCGATAACATAAACATTTACTTTTCCATTATCTTCTACTGATAACACTTGGCCAACATATGCAGGAGATGCTCCAGTCTGTCCAGCTAGAGCATATTTTTCTGCATCATATTTTGAATCAAATTTACTATATTTATCTAAAGGAAATTGTCCTAAGCGTTCAATTCCTGTAAAAGATGGAGTGAAATTATTTGCCATAAATACCACTGCCTTTCATTAAGTTCTTACTATTAAATTCATTTCTCCTGTTATTGGATAATCTCTATATGTTTCATAAACATATCTATATCCTTCAGATGAATAAACTCTTATGAATTTATCCAATATATTCATATTTCTTTCAGTAAATATTACTTCCTTTATTTCATATGGAGATAATACTTCTATTCTATTAACTCCATGATCAACATCAGGAATTATTTTAATATTATATTCATAATTTTCTTTTGCTCTAGAAGCATCAGTACCATAATAGAAATCTCTAGAATATACAAGTAATCCATCTTGATAATATCCGTAACGATAATCAAAATGTTTAAATGCATTTATCTTATATATAGCTGATGCATTTCCATCATCAATAAATAATGACTGATTTCCATTATAATCAATTGATGCCGCAAAGAAATTTCTATCTAATACTTCAGAAATAGTAAATGACATTAAAACATAAGTATATTCATAACAATTCTCATCATAATTATATTCGAAATCAGCACCAGTTAAATTAACATCTTGCATGTATCCTGAAGTTAATTTTGCTGTTTTAATATCACCAGCGCCATTTGGATAATATTTTATTGTAAAATAACAATCATGATAACCAGCACCAACTAATACATCTGATAGATCTACAGATGTAGTTATAGTCACATATGGTTTATCTACTGTTATTAATGAATGAATTGTTTCTTTTAGTTTATCTGTACTCATAACAGATAAGCTATCAGTATCTCCAGTTGTTTCAAATTGAATAAATCTGTTTTCATTTGGATCATTAGTTCCTGGAGAATAATAAATTGCTTCAGAGTTAGACATTAAAGAACGATACATTTCTTTAGTAATTAAGCCATCTGTTTTTGCAGATGCTAATGTAATACCTAAGTCTAATCTTGTCCATGAACCATCTTGATATACATATGCTGAATATCCACTTGCATTAGAATTCATAACATAGTACATATCATTACTTTGTGGCTCATCAATTTCATATAAATCATCATAAGAAGAAACTTTACCTTTATAATTTACAATAGCATTTCCACGACCACCAGAAACACCAACACCTATTTCTTCTAATTTATATCTATATGTTGCATCTTCTTCATTATCATATGTAACGTAATACATTTTAACTTTATTACGTAACTGATCATTTACAGAAATTACTTGTCCTAAATAAACTGCTTTACTATTATGAACATAATTTAAAGCAGCATCATAATCTTCATAATAAGAAGTTGTATCTAGTGGAAATGATCCTGCTCTAGTGTAACCTCTTAATGCTAAAATACCTTTTGACATTATTGATCACCTCTTCTTATAGAAACATCGAAGAACATTTTTTGATCTAAGTCCTCTGGCATAGTTAATCTATATACATCATATTCAATTGGTGTATAGTTATTAGCTCCATGTATCATAACATTTCTTTCTATTGTAAATAGATCAGTAACATCACAGCCTTGGTTTCTATAATAAATAGAATCAACAGCAATGTTTTGATTTTCTGGGAATGCCATAATTATATCATGTAATCCTTCATATCCTTGAACTTCCATTGTAAATTTAGAAATTGGTGTATCAATTATTGTAGAAGCACGATAGCCACTATTTGGTAAATATTTTCCAATAAATGATTTTCTTTTACCAGTAATAACCTTTGATACTCCTATTTGTCCCTCTGGAATAAAATAATCACTTCTGCCAAGGTTATCTGTTTTAGATGGACCCTGTGCATAATCAACAACAACTTGTAATGTTAATGGAGATATATCAGATAATATTTCATATAAATCAAATGGACTATTGTTTCTTAGTTCATATGTATTTACATTACCATCTTTTGATGCAATTAAACGAATTCTAGTTGCTTGTCCAGCATCATTTTGTGTAAAAGATGCAGTTATTTTTAAAGTTAGTCTTTCTCCAACTTCCATTCTAGCATTAGTTCCTGGATCAACTGTTAAAGATACAGTTGGTTGAAATAATACTGGAGGAATTCGTTTTGTTACTAATTTAGAAATAACTTCATGAATTGATGAATTTGTAGATATAACATCACCATCATTAAATCCACCAATTGACTCATCTTCTCCTAATTGTACTCTAATGTTTGCCGCAACTGTAACATCTGTTGTTTTATTATAAACAGAAGATATAGAATTTTCTAACATTGAGATATAATCAGTTAATACATAATTTCTATTACCAATTTTAATATTAATATGATCTGCATCTAAAAAATCTCTTTTTAATGTTGCAATCTGATCATCTACGTATTGTATAGATGCTAATGTAGCAATTTCATTTAATAATTCATCTTTTAATGCAACTAATGATTGTCCTAAAGTATCATTAATATTATCAATAGTTATATTAGGATCTTCAATATCTAAAAGATTGGCTAATACTGATGAAATTGATGCATAAACATCTGAACGAGTAATATATTGAGAGTGAATATGATTAAACATTGCATATCTCTCATCATGATTATGTCCATCTAATGAGTATTGTGAGTGATGATGCACTGCATCTGCTTTTGTTTTTAAATCATCTTTTGTAGCATATTTATGTAATGTTATAGATTTACCAGATAATAAATCAATAACATCTGATTTTTTCATATATTCATCTGCTAATTGAGATAAGAAACCAGATACACCATTTTTAATAACTAATAGCGTTAATTTTTCACCATTTTCAAATATTAAATTTTCATTATCTGATGTAATTTCTACTAATGCATATTTTTCACCAGACTCAGATTCATAATGAACTGATACTTGACAATCTGTTAATAGATTTGGTCCGTCAAAAATTAATACTTCGTCATAATCTTTATTATAGTTTAAATCTTTTACCTTAAATTGTTTAACTGGTTCATTAGATTCAATTATAACTTGCTTATATTGGAATGTTTGTGCTGGAACTAATTGATTTTTCCACACATATTCACCATTTTCAACAGTTAGATATGCTGGTGTATTTAACATATCTTCAGGAATTTCTGGTAATTGTGTTGGATAATCTGCCCATTCTAATTTATATTTAAAAGCATAGTTCTCAGGTTGCCCATCCATATCAACAGCTTTTATTGTTAATATTTTATTTTTGTCTGCTAAATCTTCAACATTAATATCGCCTAATTGATCTAATAATTCTTTATTATTATGACTATGGCCACCTAATAAAACTTCAGTCCATGTATTTGATTCTGCAAGGTGCATATAGAATGCTGATTTTTGTCTAGTGTCAGAATTAATAACATTACGAACATGAACAACAACGTCTTCATCTTCTGGTACATTTAATAATTCTAGTGCTTGAACATTATCAACAGATGCATATATCTTAATAGGAGCATTAATTATTATATCTTGATTTTCACTATTATCCTCTATTGAATTAAAATGTAATGTAACTTTTTCAGCTGACATGGATATCAACCCCTTTTTATATTATACATAATAAATTGTTCAAGTGATAAAAATATAAAAAAAGACAAAAAAAAGAATAGTATTTAACTATTCTTTATTTGATATATTAATATTTTTTGTTTTATACTATCTGATAAATATGATTTAATTTTATCATATTTATTAATTGATAGTGAATTTATTAGTACATTATTAATTTTGCCAATGTGCTTTGGACTTCTGTATCTATTATCAATAATATTTAAATAATTTAAAATTGCATCAGTATATTCAGTTTCTAATTCAGCATCTTCGATAGAATTATATCTAATTAATAGTTGTTTTAAATATGATTCTGGTTTTGATGAGAATAGTGCTAATAGTTCATATTCACCATAAGAATCAATATTTTTTTCTTTAAATTCAATTTTATCAAATGAAACAGTTTTAAGATTTTTTGGATTATTACTTATATATGCTCCTTTATTATGATACATCTGTATTAATGATTTAACACCATCTTTATGTATAAATATGGAGTTTCCTAAACATTTATTATTTTTACCTATTATTGCACTACATGCATTATATGCTGCTATTAAGTGCATTGATTGTGTATTATATGACTTATAAAATCTATTTCCTAAATATGTATAAATATCACATAATTTAACAAGAGAATCATATTCTAATAATGTTAATGTTGGTGCATAAACTTCCATAACTCTATCATATGTTGGATTGAATTTTTTACATCTTTTACTTCGTTTGATATTATCAAAAAATATATCTACATCATCTTGTGTTTCTTTAATTGTGCTATACAAATTATGAGCATATTCATATGTAGATAAATAGATATTTGCTATTTTTCTATATATATTAAATAGATTGTTATAATAATTACCATGGCGTAATTTATATGCAAAATTTTTATATTTATTATATATGTTTAGTGTATCTAAATCATCATTTGTGATATTTTCATAATTATCATAATTATGACATATATAATCTATAAGATGAATAATATGTGGTATTTGTAACATTAAAGTGGGTACAATTTTAGTCGAAAATATTGTTTTTTTATTTACTGATTTTTCTAGTTTTATACACTTTTTTACAAATATTTGTAATTTAGGAACATCTAAACATAAGTTAAATAAATATGTTTTTAAAATATAAAAATCAGGATGTCGTTTATCAAAAAAATCTAATCCTGTTATACCTTTATCAAATATACATGGACCAAACATTTTAAAATACTGTATTGGTGTTATAACTTTGTATTCTAATCCAGAATCTTTGATATATCCAAATAATGTCGTATCTGGAACTCTTTCATATAATTTAATTAGATATGATACTGTTGCAGTTACTTTTTCTTCATATTCCTTGCATAGTGCTTTTTCAGGATCAGTATCTTTATATTTTTCATATAATGGATAATAGAAATTAAATATTTCATCTGGTGTCATATTATTAACATCATTCAACATATCCATAACTACATCTGGTTTATTATATTTTGTTAAAAATAAATAAATGTATTTACTTTGTTGTTCTATAAAGCGTCTATTGGCTGCTAAAAACTTCATATTTTTATTTTTCATTTTTCCATCTCCTTCATATCATATAATATATTTTTATTCTAAAAAATAAGTGCTGAACAATTTATTATAGTTAAATTATAGAAAGAAGTTGATATAATGGGAACTTTAAGAAGAGCTAAAGATATTACAACAAGAAATAATAAAAATGTAGCTAAAATGGTTTTACAAGATTATCCAGATTGGCAACAACAAGCTCCTGTTTATATTACATATTATCAAGTAAATGATCCTGCTTCATATCAAGATTATAATCTAGAAACTACTCATTCATTAGTAGGAGGTAGTTCATCATTAAAATATAATAAAATATTTGATGTACCTCTATATGGTGTAGATGCTTTGGATATTTCAAATGAAGTCGGTGAGCGTGGTTATGACTCATTGGTTAGTGGTAATGGCTTCTTTTTACCAGAAACAATTGAGCCTCGTTCTGGTGAATTCTTTGTATTTGATATTGAAGGATTAGAAGATCATCTATTCCAAATCACAGATGTTCAAATGTCTCATGCAACAGCATATAAGTATTATCAAATTCAATATAAATTATATCCAGAAAATGTTGATGGAATATTTAATAATGTTTCTGAAGATTATACTTTAATTTATGATAACTTAAATTCAGGTGCAACTGGTGCTACAACAGCAGGAACAGCATCTGGAATTGTTAAGAAAACATCAGCTTTACAAGCAGATTCTGCAAAGTTATTAGTAGATCAAATGATTAAAGATTATGTTAAAGATTATTTTGATGATGAAGTAAATTACTTTATATATAGAACAGAAATTGATAATCAGCCAGCATATTTATGGTGTGGTTATTTAAATCATTTTTTATGTAAAAATCATGTTATTAATTATTATAATAAAACAATTATGAGTGATATTTATTTATTAGATATTGATAATTGGGAAAATGCAAATGCTAAAATATATAAAGAATTAATATATCGTAAGTCTTTATTTAAAGCAGTTGAAAATCAAAATAATTGCTGTACATTTGATACATCATTCTTACAAGTTACAAGTGATGTATTGAGAACAAGAAATTTACCATTTTTCGCATCTAATGGTCCATATAAATTAATGGATATTGGAAATAGAAATCCGGGTGAATCAGTCAATATGTGGTCATTATTAACTGGTGATGAATTTCATTCATTTGGTAAAGATGATGAATGGCATAGATTAACTCCAGAAAGATATAATATTCTTTTAACTGATGATAGTTTAATTACTAATGATGAAGATATGAGAATTAAAACAGAATTAGAAAGAAATATTAAAATTGGTGATTCTATTTATATTTTAGGATCTGGAAGTCCTACTGAATTAGAATATCCAAAAGAAGCATATTATATTTATCCATCAACTGGAAAATTACCTGATAACAATGCTACTACTGAAGAAGATGGAACATTAATCCAAATCGATTTAAATTATGCATTATCTTATAGTAATACTGATACATGGTATGAGCAAGATTTATTATTTAGAATTATAAAAGAATGGGTTAATGATAAATTTACTTTAACAGCAGATTTATTAACAGAATTAAATAATTATTATTATGAAATAAATGCTAGAAATTATATATTAATCCCTCTAGTAATTTATATACTACAACAAAAGATTACAGATTTATTAAAATAAGGAGAAGATAGTTATGTATGTATGGTGTAGAATTAAATCAAAGGGTGTTTATTTAGGTAGATCATGCCCTTGTGATGGACTTTATATTACAGATGAAGTTTATCAAATTTTAAGAGCAACTGGTTTAGATATAGAAATCTATGATCCTGAGGAAGAAAAGCGCAAGAGAATGCAAGCTGCTCGTAAGGTTGAAGTTGTACAAGTTAAAGAACAAGTAGAAGTAGAACAACCTAAAATAGAAGAAACAAAAAAAGAAGAACCTGTTGCTGAAGTACAAGAAGTAAATAAAGTAGAAGATGAAGTTGAGACAGAAGATGAGGTTTTTGCTGAAGATAAGGATGGTAAGATTGTTCAAATTAAACCAGGCAATCCAAGCAATATAGAAACTGAATCATCTTTTATTCAAAATGTAAAAGATGAATTATTTGCCGAACTTCAATCTGATGAAGATGATGTAATTGATAAGGAATTAGAAGATTATGTATCTCCTTCAGAACAAAGATTCTTAAATAGAAATACTGAAGTTGAAAAAGTTTCTGATGCTGTTGAAAGTAAAGAAAAAGAACAAATGCCTGTTTATACAGAAGAAGAATTAAATCTTTTATCAAGAAATGAACTTTGTCAAATTCTATTTAATCTAGGACATAAGGGTGGAAGAGATCCTATGGCTCCTAAACAAAAAGAAAAAAAAGATTCAATTATTAGAAAAATTATTGAATGCACTTCAAATTAATAAAAAAAAAGAACATAACATAAATGGTTATGTTCTTTTTTAATTACTCGGTTAATAATGCTAACTCTAACTCATCTAGAGTTAAAGCTGAAGCAATATTAACACCATTGCGGCTTGCATGAAAGCCACCATCAGCTACTGTGATCTTAACGCCGTATCTGCGTTCAATTTGTGCAATATGCATATTCAGTTTTCATTCTCCTTTTTGTAAAGTTTTTTTAACATTAATATTTAATCAATGTTATATGTCACAATTATAATATATACATATTTTTCATTTAAAAATAAAAAAGAATAAGCACGTGGCTTATTCTTTTATTATGCTCTTTCAGCAGTCTTAAATGCAATTCTTTGGTTAGTAATATTTGCAAATACCGCAGCTGTAGCTGGATTAGTAAATGTTCTTTGTGCAATTAATGTATTTAATCCTGTTGGCTTTATAGCGAAACCTAATAATACTCTTAAAATATCTGCACTATCATATGCTTCTGTATTAACATTTGTAATTGTTAGATCAGATTGATATGCTGTAATAGGTGCATAGAAATAAGGCTTATTAGTTTTAATCTTAATAGGTCTATTTGCATATTTTGCAAATGGATAGTATTCTGCAAGAGTTGTAACTCCATCTTCCATTGTAACTGTTGAGAAGTCAATGCAGTATTCACCATTTCCATAGTAATCACTAGCATCAGAAACATTTTCTGTTCTTGGAAGATTTGTAATATATGCTGCTATGCCTCCGACTACTAAATCAGTTAAGTTAGCTAATTTAGAGAACATTGAGTATCCAGGGCCACCTTGCTTGAAGAATTCACCCATAGATTTAGGAATAACAACTTTAGTAATACGAGTATTATAACCATTAGTATCTGCAATTGGGTTAATTGGCTCTGAATCTGATGATAGAGTCATACCTTCTTCAAATGTAATTGAAGTTAAACCAGAGCAGTTAGAGAATGCAGAAGCACCAACATAACTAATATTTCTAGTATAATTTACTTCTAATAAAGATGTATCTGCCATAAATGCTTCATTACCAATATATTCTAATGTATCTCTACATGGTGAGAAATCTAACTGATTCAATGTTGAACAGTTTTGATATGCACCTTTGAATATCTTGCGTAATGATGAAGGGAATCTAAATGTTCTAAATTGAGAGCCAGCAAATGCATTTTCATAAATAAATTTAATATCATCACGAACTGTTTTTTGAGTTGATGTAATATTAATAGTATTATCTTGTGATGGCTCATAACCAATACAGTATTCATTTAGATATACGAAATCATCATGAATATTAACTGTGTTATTACTAAACCATGCTGTAGATTTAAATGGATTGTTATCTCCAATTGGATCTGGATATTCTGCATCACTAACTAATGATGCTGGAATATAAACAGGTTTATTATTATTTGTAATAGGTTGGTTATTTTCATCAACTACGAAAATATTTGTAATATTTGTACCATCAAAGAATCTATTACCTAGACGTCTTATTACACAGTCCTCATCAAACCAGATGTTGTTTAATTGAGTATCATGATCAACAAATGCTTTATCTAATATTTCTGTTAGTATATAATCATTATTCTTAAATGTTATCTTAGATGGAATACGAACAGTACCTGTATCTCTAGATAGACGTGCTAATAGAGATTTTCTATTAAGTCCATTATTTGTTAAGAAATACATAAATGTTGAATATTCACCTGATTCTTCAACAACATCTTCAAAGTCATATATAATATCTAAACAATTTGTAACGAAGTTTGAAGTCCATGAATCTACTTCTTGTAATGGAGAACGTGGAGTTAATACAAAGTCTAACTCTGCGCCAGCTGAAGATGTAGAGTATGGAGAGAATGCTTCTGCAGAAATATATTTAACTTCTGGTATATATACTACTTTTGGTATAATATGTCCAGTGAAGCCATCAGTATCACATAGCCAACTAAATTGTCTATTAATAAATGCTGCTGATTCGATTGATAAGTTACTATAATCTGCACCCTTATCCCAAACTAATAGAGTTTCATTTGCACCACCAGATTGAGGAGGATAGAATGCATATGCACCAATTTCTTTAATTGTTGGTTTTACATTTATTCTTGAAATATTATGAACATTACGGAATGCATAATTACCAATTCTTTCTAGATTAGTAAAGTATTCTAAGTTTTCTTGATTTTCAGTATTTTCTTCTGTATTGAAATAGCAGTCAAAATCTGTTTCTTTATCAAGTTTATTTGATAATTTAAATATACCTAATGAAACAGCACCATCAAATGCTTGGTTACCAATTTCACGAATATTCTTAGAGAATCCTTTTATAGATTCCATTAATGCACCAGAGTCACCCTTTAATGCATTTTGGAAACATTTAACAGGAATATATGTCATACCCTTTGAATATTTTAATGATGTAAATTTTTGACAATCGGCAAACGCTTCTTCACCAATATATGTAACAGTATCTGGAATAAATATTTCTGTTAATCCTGCACCCTTGTATGCTTTATCTCCAATTGAATTTAATGCTACTTGAGAGGTCTTTGCACCAGTAATAAAGATATCATCTGCTGAACAACTTGCAAATGCAGAGTTTTCAATTGTTATCATATTAGATGAGATATATACATGACGTGGATTAGTATTCATTAAGAAATATCTATTTACACGAGTTACATTTGGTGTTGGAGATAGAATGTAAATAGTATCAAAACTAATACTCTTTCTATGACTATCTAAAATATTATCATCATTAAACATACGTGCTATTGACACTTCAAATTCTTTAATAGGATCTGATTCATCAGATTCTTCAACATGTACATTGAATGGTGGAGTTGAAATCTTAGCGATATTCTTACAATTCTTTAAAGATCCTGGAAGGAATTCTAATGCATTAAATGGATTAGAATATCCATTATTTTTTGTCATATTAAAATCAGTAATGAAAATATTAGATTTATTTTCATGATATACATCTTTAATATATTGAAGACCATTATTGTCATTTACATCGAAATAATCGATCTTTAAATGCTCAACATGATTATCTGATGGGTCAGTATAATCAAAGCTTCTAGTTTGTAACGCTCTACCGTTATCACCACGTTTAATATTATAACGTGCATCACGTATGCCGGCTTGACCATCCCAAGATAATGGGCTTTCAAATAATAACATAGGATGCATACCAATTTCGTGGTTATTTGTATAGAATGAAGATTCTTCTATTCTAGAAATTGTTTCTGGAATATATGCAATTAATTTATAACAGTTACCAAACATATAACTACCTAAAGCAGTTAATGTTCTTGGTATTTCTAAATATTTTAATGTGTTACATCCATCAAACATATATGTTGTAGATGCACCAGTTAAATCAATGTTATCAAATGTATCATCATGTAAGTATTCTAATACTCTCATATTTCTAAACATTGAATTAACATTTGTAAATTTTTGGAATGGAGCAAGACGCTCTTTTATTTCGTCTGCTAAAACTTCCATATCTTGATCATCATAGAAATCAATTAAACGTCCTTTTACTCCACCATATGTTCTAAATGCATTTTCTGGGAAATCATCCTCACGAAGATCCGTCCAATAATAGAATGTTTGAATTGAGATATTATCATCTGAACCGATTTGTTCATCTCTACTCCAAACAGCATTAATGTTTTTATAATTTTCAAACATTGATGCAACATTATTAACATTTGGATATTGTACAGTTAAGTTAGGGAAGTCATCCTTATAATATGAATACATTTGTGGAATAGATGTTCCTAAATAACGAACATGTCCAGAAATATCGAAATTTTGTGGATATCTATTTGCTAGTTTTGCAACAGCATCTAGGAAATTATAATTTTGTACATATCCATAAGCTTCAAGTTTAACTGTTGTTAATGGGTCACTAGGAGTATAAGATGTTAAAATCTTATTCCATAATGGTCCTTCAACATATTCGCCATTTTCTTTCATATATCCTGTTAATTTAGGACAATTTGTAATTTCTAATGATGTTAATTTATCAGTTGATTCAAGAGTTAATGAATCTAGAACTGATAGGTTCTTTAATATTAATGATGTTGTTGATTTAGATAATGTGATACTCTTTAATGGAGCACCATCTGGGAATGTAACAGATGAAATAGATGATCCTTTTGTAGAAATTCTTTCAAGGTTTGAGCATCCTGATACATTTAATGAGTATGACATTGCTGTACAGTTTTCAATAACAACATCAGTTAAATATGTGTTATTACCTAATGATAATGTAGTTAAGTTTGGATTTGGGTGTTCTTCAGTACCAACAATTAATGAAGTTAATTTCTTAGCCTGATCAACCAGTACTGTTTTTGGAGTATATTTAGAAACATCACCAAATGATTTTAAATTACCTGCATTATATAAGATAATTTCTTGGTCTGTTGAAGTATTAATATATTCTGAGAATTCAACAGTTTGACCTCTACCTACTTTTTTACGAACAGAAATACCACCAGATCCATCAGAACCAGAGTTTTTAAAGATGATAAAACAATATGATGGAATATATGTTTGTAATTTAAATGTGATTGGTTCATTTGCATAATCTGCATATTCAACACGGACAGTACAACGCGCCTCATATTCTGAACCATATTCATAGAATGTATCTACGAAATATAAACGTTGTTCAATCCATTTATAAATTGCTTCATATTGAGAACCGTGCATCATATATAAGTATTCACGTCTATCTTGTGTTTCAAGATATTTATTATAGAAGTCATTATTATAATCCATTTCTGGAATTATTGAAATTTGTTTATCATAATAATATTTCATGAAATTTTCAACAGTATATGTTTTATTTTCACGAAGTTCAATATAACGAGCTCTTATTTCATTATAGAATAATCTTTGGAATTTTGTCCATAATACAGATTTTGATGTGTTATATACACCGGCAGTCATTTCAATATCAGTATCAAAACGAACATTACCAGAGTTATCTAGTGATAAACATGAGTCCATATCATAGAAGTGAATATACCAAGCATAATTATCATATCTTGCAATTTCTTCTTCTGTATAAGTTATTAATTTATCCTTATTTCTACCAACAGAGAATGTACGTCCTACTGCAGGTGGGCCATAAGTATCAATCATCATGTTTTTACCTAAGTTATCGACCATACCAATTGTAAATACAAATGTAAAATAGTCTAATACTGAAGGTAAATTGAAATGTTTTTCAAAATCATTATAGAATTCATCATCTGTAGATTCCATTACCCATGTAATTAATTTCTTTAAATGTGTTCTACCGTTCATATAAACTTGACCAGTAGTTTCATGAATTAAGAAATAACCACCATTATCTGATGTTTGATAGAATCTTATATCTAATGGGCTAGAAGATTCTTCTTTTGTATTAGGATCATAATCGATATAATTTGGGCATCTAAATGTAGCAGTTGCTGCTGTTGCATATCCTTTTTCATCGATCTCATCATAGAATAATTCACCATTTGATAACCATTCCATAGTTAATTCTGGAGAACTAATTACAGTTGATGAATCTGTTAATGAACCACTTATAGTATAAGTACCACTAATTAAATTATTTGAAACAAATTTTGTAGTTCTCATTGTTCCATCTTCATTAAATTTCCATTTATTAGTTACAAGTAATTCTATTGTGCCATCTGTTATTTTATAAGTACCATAATAACGAGTATCTTCAATATCATCTTCATCAGGGAAACGATATTCAAAGTCTTCAATTATTGATTTATAATCATTTCTAGCAAATGCTCCAGCAGTAGAGTCAGAGTTTGCTGAAATTTCGAATGAAATAGTATCAAAATAAGGATACTTTGCCTTAAATGTTATTGCATCTGTTTCTCCTAATGAGCCAATTAAATCATCTTTTTCATATAATCCTAGTGAATCTGTACAACCTTTATCAAGGTTAAAGTTATAAATTCCTAGAGATGATTTTGTACCTTGTGTATCATCAGGGATACCATTTATAGATGCATTATCTGGAACTTTATTAATATAAAGTCTAATAGGAAAACCATATATTGTCGTACGACAAACTGGTAAAAATTCTTGTACTGGAGTTTCTTCTGTACCAAGATCTGCCAACATCATAGCATTACCTGTATTTCTCCAATGTCCTGAATCCATGTAATCTGCTTTTAAGGTGAATTTACTTTCTTTAATACCATTTCCAATATCTATCTTGTGTTTCTTTCCATATTCTTTTGGATTTTCAAACACCATTCTTTGTGCTTCAGAAACACTATATTCTTCTTCTGTTATTGTACCATCACTATTAGCAATTTGCTTTAATGGAACATTTGAGAAGTCATTTTGACTATAAATAAATATTTTATAGTTCTTAACAGCATATGCAAGAGTTGATGTACCTTGCCATTGTACTGTACCAAAATCAGAGAAAGCTGTAGTAGTTCCTGATGGTGCAGTATAATCTATTAATGCTTTTTTTCTAGTAGTTTTACCAATACCATTAAAGTCAGTCTCAAACATTGAGAATGTCATTTCTGGAATTAGTTTTGTTGTATCAGATGCAGCTGCACCTAATTTATTTGCTTTAATTTTTTCTTGTTGAGTATCTTGATCTTTAATATCATAAATATAATTTGTTACGATTTCTTTTGCAGTTAATGCACGATCATAAACTCTTAAATTATATATTTTACATTCACCAAAGTTTTCTAATACTCCGGTAGAAATATTAGGGTTACATCCTAAATATATATATTGACCAGCATTTGTTATAAATTTATCTGCTTCATTTGAAATTTGTTTTATTCCTGTTAAAATGCCATTTAAATAAATAGCCATTAGTGGAATTGGATATGATTCATTTGGAGTAGTATTTCTAAATATAACATATGTAAGATGTGTTTTTACACCTTCACGGAAATCTATTTCAAATGGTCCTGTTTTTGTTGTAACATCATATGTACCACCTTCATCAGTAACAGTTTTAGTAGTATATGTTGTTTCTGTAGGTGTTGCAGATGATCCTAAACGAGCAACAGATGTATTAGCAAAGAATCCACGTCCTCCATAACATGATATTACTCTTGCATCTGCATTGTTAATATCTCTTGTTTCAAATTCAATATCAACTGTTAAACCATCAGTGATTTCTCTAATAAATGGTTCATAATTAATTTTTACATAAGCACGAGAGTTTATTAATAAATAGTTTTCTGAATATCCATCAGAATTTGTAATCCATCCATTTGTAGAATAGTTGAAGTCATTCATTTCAACTATAGTGTTATTACCAGATTTATCTTCCCAAACATCTTTATTTTCATCACTATTTGTTCTACCAGATGCATCTAACCATAACTGTAGTCCATCTGTAATAGGATCAATAGTTAATAATGAAGAACGTGCAATTGTTAATTGGAATTCACATTCTGCAGTTTGACCAGATGTCATTGAAATAACACTTGCAACTAATTTATAATATCCTTCAAAGAAGGTATTAGTAAATGAGTTAATACCTAATAAACCAGTAACCTGAGATATTTGTGATCTACTCTTTTTATTTGTAAATGTTTCATCATATGTATCTAAGTAATATGTTACTCTATAATTTGAGCCACCAATTTCAATAATATTAATACGGAAATTTACTGATTGGTTTGCTTCTATATTAACTGTTGAAGCAGAACCAGTTATATCTTGTGTTGAGTTGTAGTATGGTGTTACATAAACAACACCTTCTTCAGCAGCAATAACATTATAAATAACATCTTTAGATTTTTTTACAACAACATATTCACCAGAAACTTCTTGAATAGTTTCAGCTCTTAATGTTAATGTATGATATCCTGGTGTCATTAATGCACCAGAAATTGTTATTTTAGATGGGTTAGTTTCTATAAATTCGGCATTATTATCCATTTTAACTACTGCACGAGCAGTAAATTCAGATGAATTATAAATAGAATAATTAATAACTAAATCTTGATTTGCAACATAAAATGCAGTATCATCAAAATCTGTTGAAATATCAACGCCACCTACTACAATTGTTGCAGTATATCTTGGTGATGATGATACGTTAGCAGCATCAACAACATACATTTCAATATTATGTTTTCCTCTTTCTAGTTTTGGTAATTTCCAAGATCTACTAGATGCGCCAGATATTGCAGTTGGCGTTTCACGTGATGATAATTGAGTCACACCATCAATAATACCATACACACGTCCTGTACCAGTATTGCTTGATGACCAATAATAATTTAAAATAATTGTATCATTTAAATTATACTCTTCTTCAATTTTAGTAGTAACAGTTAATACTGGACGTCCAGTATCTCCTCCACCACTACCGCCACCAGTACCTTCTGGTGTGAAATCTTCAACTTGTAAAGTTTCTCCTGAATAATAATAAATATGTGCTTTTTTATAAGTTGCGTTTTCTGTTAGTGTAAAGAACATTGCAGAAATAGGAGTTCTAGATGCTGCATAATCTACGATATAATCAGCATCGACAATTTGAATCATTTTTCTAATTACATCAGATAAATGTTCTCTTGATCCATCAAACAATGGCATACTTATTTGTTCAGCTTTAGCGATTATACCCTCAACAGTATTCGCATTAAGAATACCATAAATATCTATCTCATTATTATTTTGTGCCATTCTTCATCACTCCTTATTTAAAACTTGCATTAGAAGAGCCCTCGATTGTAAAAGTAATAGTTCCAATATTTACTTCATTTGCACTTCTTAAATATCTATAATCATTATTTACAAAACTTATTGTTGGAATTGTAAATCCATTAGATCTAATATCATCAACAATCATTCCGTCATTTCCATTAATAGGATAAACAAACCAAATATATTGATATCCTGAAGTTGTTGAAACATTATATCTTCCTGTTGGATCTAATTTTAATTGAGCTTTAGCTAAACTTGATAGTGATGGAACAGTATCATCAAATACACCATAATAAATAGGTCTAACAATATCAAGATTTACTGAAGAGCTAATAGTTTCTCCATTTTTACTTAATATTGAAAGCTTAAATGTATGACGGCCAGCAGTACTATTCATCTCGCTCATATTGATAACTTTTGTTTTATCTGTTGTTGATGTTAAATCAATATCAACAGAAATTAATTCATTATCATAATATATTCCAGCAGAAGTAGCATATTTGCCATTTACAATATTATAGATAAATTGAGTTGTTGTAGATAACGGTTCTCCATATTGTTTTAATATGTAATCAGAATTTGATACTAAGAACTTATTAATTCTAGTAGAAGCATCTCCACCACCGCCACCAGATGATCCTAATTCTGTAACAACACCTCTACTTATACTATATATAGTTCCTAAATAGAAATTATATGTAGCACTCGTATAGTCTTTTGTACAGAAATAATATCCATTTAATCTAGTTAAATTACGATATAAGTAATCACCAGTTTGTGGAAGTAAAACGGATTGATTCATTTCATCTTTTGTAACGAGTTTTGCTTTATCATTATTATAATCAGATAATAAAACATATCTAGATAATAGTTCATTAATATTATCTTTTGTATAGAAATTTGTTTGCATTCCTTCAAGAACACTTTCAACTCTATCTTTAACATATTGTGTTGTATTATCATTAATTGTATCTACTTTAGCAACAACTTGACGTATTTTATCATTAATATTTAAAATAAATGATTTTTGCTCATTTGCAATTTCATTTGCAGTATTATTAACCTGAGACATAGCAATTCTATTCTCACTATTAACAATTTTTCTAATATCTACTTCTGATAGAGTGTTTCTAGATCCACCATATTTAGTTTTGGAACCATGCTTGTTTCCTAACCAAATTTCACCAGTATCCCATGCAAAATAGAAGCATTTATCTATTGAATCAGCATGCTCTACTTCTTCACGTGTTCCTAAAAACATTAATAAATTTTCTAATGTTGTTTTCATATATCATCACATCCATACTAAAAATTTAGCATTATACATAATAAATTGTTCAACGCTATATTTTTATGTTATTCTATATATTTATTTAATATAAAAAAAGATAAAACGACTTAACGTTTTATCTTTTTTAATTAATCATCAGTATCTACTCTTGCACCAGGAGCAGCTTCAGCAACTACTGTTAGTGTTGGAGTATCTTCATTTGATTCTAGCTTAGTTAATAAGTTTTGTTCTTCTGCAGTATGAGGAGCCTTTAATAACTCATCTAATGTAGCATCATCTACATCATCAAATAATGATTCTGTAGTATCTCTTTTCTTAACTTCATAATCTTCTACCTTTTCCTTTTTAGGCTTTGGTACTCTTTGTTTTTTTTCTTTCTTAACTTTTTCTTCTATTACTTTTTCTTCTTCAACTTCATCATCAGCGTCAAATAATGTCTTTTCTTCTTTATCTTTTGCTAATTGTGATTCAAATGCTTCTTGAACATTTCCAGTAGTTTCCTTAAAGAATGCTTTACCAATTCCTTTAAGACGTTTAACTAGACTAATAATATCATTAATTACAATTGAATATACTAGAGCTAATCCTGCACCCATACCGATCATTACTAATGTAATAATAGTAGATGGTAGCCATGGATTACTAAACCATAGCCAGTCATCAAATGCTGGAGAGAATTGTACTGCATTTACTGCAGTTAGCCATTCATTGAAATCAGCATATCCTGATGATGCAAATAATTGCTTAGCTGCATCATAACTATACATTACATCATCAATCTTCCAACCACCAATTTTATCAGTTCCCATTAATTGTCCCCACCAGAATGTGTAGTGACTATGTTGGAAAATTGCACCAAATAAAGAAAGTTCAAATAACATTTCAAATCCAACAAGGATAAATAATGTTAATAATGCTAAGCCAAATACTTTTAAGATTTCATAAACAACATCTCTTGTTTTTTGCTTACTTTCATCTTCAAGCTCTTTTTTAAGTTGAGCACGCATATTTTCTGTAATAGATGGATCATTAAGAATTTCATCAATTAATTCTTCTTTTTTCTTTGCCATATTTTAATCACCTTTTTTATTTTTTATTATTTTTTTATAATTTATTGTTCTTTTTTATATTTTTTAGTTAAAAAATTAATTTTCTAATAAAATATCTTCAATATTAATTATCTTTTCAAAAGTTAATACTAATATATCATTATCAAATATTTCAACTTTTTCTGTAAATTGTGTTGTTGAAGATGATATATTAGATTTAACATATGTTGGTAATTCATCTATATAATTACCGGTTTCATTATCTACTTCTCTGTCTAATTCAATATTGTTAAAATATATTTTTGTTTGATAGTTTTTATATTTAGGATATTCACTTATATCAATAATACCAATTTGATATTTATTTGAATTTGTATCTAATACAGCACCAATTTCATCTTTATATTTAAAAACATCAATATATAAATTTTCATTTGTTTCTATTTTATCTTTTATATATAAATTATTCTTATCTGTATCAGTATGATATCCACAAATTGTATAATACATATCATTATTTGAATAATCATCATTCTCAATCATATAATCTAATAATAAATTATCTGTTGGAAATTCTATATTATTAAATAAATTATTAGAGTATGTTTTAATTAAATTATTATCATAATAAAATTTAATTGTTTTATTAACTGATAGTAAATCTCTTATCTTATTTAAATTAGTACGAAATTTTTCAATATCTTCATATTTATTTATATTTTCAAATATGTTATTTATTTGATTTTTACATTCATCTAATAATACAATATCATTAAATGTTTCTTTTAATGATAAATCATATTTATCATCTTCTACTTCAATATTATTATTAATACAATAATTTTTATAATAATCATATAATTCATCATAATCTTGTGTCAAATAATTTAATGCTGAAGATTTTAAATTATACATTTTTTGAATTTTAAATAATTTATCAAAGCTATTAATTTCATCAATTTCATTAGAATCTTTTAATATTTGAGTTTTGATTGTTTCTTTAGTTGAATTTAATAAATTTAAATCATAATGATCAGATGTAACTAAATCAATCATATTATATATACCATCAATTGTATCTTTTACTGTTTCTTTTTCATTCTTAATTAAATAATTCATATTACTATTTAATGTTAATACAGATTCTTTAATAAATGATAATGAATTCTCAATATCATTATTTTCTATTATATCTATTGTTTTAGTTTTATCATTTTCTTTTAATATTATTTTATAATCATCAGGAATATTAATAATAATATTATCTAAATAATTAACATCAATAGATTTTGTTCCAATAGTTAATGAATATTGTTTAGGATATTTTTCTTCTTCAATAACATTATAATCATTATTTGGATTAAATTTTCTATAAGTAAAGTCTAATGGATTTTGTAAGTATGAATTAATTATTACTAATGAATTTACATCAGGTAATGATTCAGAATAATCTTCTGGTTTTACATTTAATACATTAGATTTTACGATATAATCACTTAAATTTAAATCACCTATATTAACTATATTGTTTTTATTTAATTGTAATTTATTTTTATGAATTTCTGTTCCATTTAATCCAGTCATTAATCGTGGTAAATAAACATCTACAGTTCTATTGGATTTATTATATCCTAATACTCTACCAATATAATGTTCATTCTTTACATTTAAATCATTATTATATATCATTTATATCAACTCGATTCTTCCCGAAATTGTTTTATAATTAATTGTTAATAAATTGTTATATTCATTTTTTTAAAAAAAAATAAAATAAAAAATAAGATAGAACTAACATTCTATCTTATTAATTATTATAATATCATTATCTTCTTCTTCAGTCATTATATTATGAAGTCCTTTTATTACTTTATCATTAATATATTTTCTATTTTGATATATACCAATTAACATTTTACATAATGATTCAAGTGCTAAAACGGCTTCCTCATATTTTCTTCTAAGTTCAGGATCTAATAATTTTGTTCCAGCATCTTTTAAATTTTTAAATAAAGCATTTTTATTTTTTAGAGCAGTTAGTAAATTTTTAAGTTTATTAGTACTTTTCATTGATTTAAACTTTTTAGTTGTATTTTCAATAGTATTTATAATTGTAGTACCAACTGGTCCATTAAAAACACCTTTGCCAATTCCCATTCTTTCGAACATAGCTGTCAATACTTTAACTTTTTCAAGTGTTCCATTATAATTACCACTCATAAATATATCAACTATTGCATTAACCATCTCATCAACTTTTGGTGAGAATAGAAATGCTAATGCAGAAGAAGTTGATATACCTTCAATATTTAATTTTAATGGCTTAGGTGTTGATAATGTTTGTTCATAATCATTCGCTGATTGTTCGTAATCGTTCATTGAGTTATCAAGACCACAAACAATTCTTTCTAAATCTCCATATCCCAATGCGATCACTCCTTATTTAATTATCTTTTTTATGTTTTCTATGGAAGAAATGTCTTTTCTTTTCTTTATTTCTTTTTCTACGGAATAATCCACCAGAAACTTCTACTTCACCAAATTCATTTTGTGTTGTAACAACAGGATATTGATGAACAATCCAAAGAGAAATAATTAAACTTAAAATAATTGTGTAATATAATAAATAGATTGATGTTTTAGGTTGTCCATCAGAACCAATAAATTTATTATAATATGATTCATATACAGGAACTACTTCTAATTCATCATTTTCATTAGTTACTTCCATAGTAGCATTATATTTTGCAATTTTAAACATATAGTTATACATTAATGTGTAGTCATCTACCCATTTTGCATATGTATATTCACTATCAGTTAATAATGCTTCACTAAGTTTAGCAATTGCAACTTCATAATATGTTAATCCAGTGTCACCATATGTTTGTTTAGAATTTGTATTGATTTCATCTCTAAATTCATATAATTGCTTACCATAATATTTTTGTAATTGTTGAATATTTGAAGTTGGTAAAATAATAGGAGCTGAAACAGATGCAACTGCATCAACACCATAATCTAACCATAACCCTAGTGAATTCTTCCACCAATTCCATGAGAACCAGTTTCTGCAACGATATTTAGGTCCTCTAACATCGGCAGTAATTGTTTTTTCAGGTTGGCCTTCTTCAACTTCATACTTAAATGTATAATATTGATATTCATCATTACCATATGTAGCATAATTTGCTTGAACAGATGTACCAAGATAACCAAATGCATCATTATAACCAACAGAGTCTTCTTTAATAGAAACAGGTACATATCCATTATCTGCATTACCAGTTTGAACACATAATACCCATTGAACAGCAAAAGCTGCAACCCAAGTTAGTAATAATACAAATACAAACATTATTAAATTTAATATTAATTTAACGAATTTCATTTTATCACCTTTATTTCTTATGTATCAGTACGACGAATATCTTTTAAAATATTATTATCGCCATATTCAAGTCTCTTAACTTTATTTTCAAGAATTTGAATGTTTGCAGATAATCCTTTAATTTCGTCATATTTTTGAGTAGTATTTTTAATTTCAGTCTTTAATACTTCACCATTTACTCTCATTTCTTCTGCGAGTCTCTTTATATCACTAATATCTTTTAATTCATTTTGAATTTGAGTTTTACATAATTCCCATATTGAGTTAAATAACTCATCACGATAGCTTCTCATATCTTTTCTGATATTTGCTTCTAATATACGGAATTCTTCTTTAGTAACTAATTCTACTCTAGATAATTTACCCATGTTATAGATTTTAATGACTAATCTACTTAATAATGTAATACAAAATGTAATAACAATAGTAAGAATAGACCAAGCATTAGATTGAAAGAAATCTGAAGCCGCTAAAATACTCATAAACATACATTATCTATCTCCTATTCTTTATTTTTTATTTTCTTATGTTTTCATAATATATTGTTCGATTTTGTTTCTATTTTCTTAGAACAATTAATTATAAATACATAATGAAAGGATTCTGATAAAATGAGAAAAATCAAATTCATGAAATTTATACATATTGTAACATTAATTTTAGTTGCAGCAATAGCTATTGTTACTGCTTTATTCGTAATCGATGATCAAGCATTTGTTAGCACAGTATCTTCTATATTTACTAGCATGGGTAAAGAAGTTGATTCTGCTGAGTTAATAGGAAAATTATCATTAATTCTACCTATTTGTCTATTATCTGGTGTTATCTTATTAATTATTGAAGAATTTTTTTATTCTAAGATAGTTAAAAAAGTAAAGAGAGATGCAGTTAAGAGACGTTTTAAATTAAGTAGAAGAAATAAGAAATTATTTTCTAAAGAAGCTCCAGCATCTCAAGTAGCAGAATCTATTACTATAAATATTGAAAATGCAAAAGAAGATATTAAAGAAAAACGTAAAGAAACTAAACGCGAATTAAAAGCACTTAAGAAAAAAGCAAAATTAGAAGCTAAGAAACAAAAACTTGCTGAATTACAAAGTAAGGTTGAAGACGTAGTTGATGAAGTAGAAGATGTTGTTGAATCTGGACAAGATATTACAATTAATGTAACTAAAAAGACTGAAGATAAAACTAATTCAACTTCTCAAAATGATTTAGATTCATTCTTAAGAAATATTAAAAAATAAAGAGCTAACTTAGGTTAGTTCCTTATTTTTTTAAAAAATATACATTATAACAATTTATTATAAATAAATATAAAAATGTATAAAAAAAGGGGTGAGAATATGTTAAACTCACAACAAGAAGCAGCTTCAAATAAAATAGAAAATTGGTTTAATACACAAGAACAACCAATATTTGTGTTAGCTGGTCATGCGGGAACTGGAAAATCATATTTAATAAATTATTTAGTAAATAATATTCTTCCTGTTGAAATAGAGCAAGTAGCATATGTCGCACCAACAGCAAAGGCTGCATCAATATTAATTAAGAAAGGTCTTCCTGCTACAACAATACATAGATTAATATACATAAATGATGATGATTATTATGTTAATGGAAAAAAAATACCACATTTTATTAAGAAAAAAGAAATTCCAAATTTTAAATTAATAATTATTGATGAATTATCAATGGTTAGTAAAAAGATTATTGAAGACTTATTGTCATTTAATATTCCTATTTTAGCATGTGGTGATCCCGCACAATTACCTCCAGTATTATCTGAAGATCCACACTTATTAGATCATCCAGATGCAATATTGACTGATATCGTTAGACAAGAAGAGGGTAATCCAATTATTGATGTATCAATTATGGCTAGAAATCATCAAGAAATTCCTTATGGAAAATATGGAGATAATGTTTATGTTGTAAATAGACACAATCTATCCGATGCTACATTTGATAAATTATTAATGACAGCAGATCAAGTAATTTGTGGAACTAATAAAACAAGAAATAAATTAAATAAGTATATAAGAAATTTATTAGGATACACATCAGATCTTCCTGAAAAAGGAGACAAAATAATTTGTTGCCAAAATAATTATGATTTTAATTTAGGTAAAAATGATGAATATCCTTTAGCAAATGGAATTATTGGATATGTTGATTCATTTGAAATTGTAAATGAAAAGGAATATCTTGGAAGATTAAAATTTAAGCCAGATTTCATGCCTGATTTCACATCAAGTAATTTAATTAATGATATTGGCATATTTAATACTGGTGATTTTATTTATGATAGACACCAAAGAATATATCAATTGAATAAAGATATAAACAAAAAAGGAATATACACAATTGTTAGAAGTTTAAGAAAAGAACAAAATGAATCAATCGAACAACATAAACAACGAGTGTCTATTGAATTAAAAAATAAAAATAAAGCAGTAAAAGATTTTCAAATATCACAATTTGAATTTGGTTATGCAATATCATGTCATAAATCTCAAGGTTCTGAATGGGATAATGTTATAGTTATTGATGAATCTGAAATATTTACTGCTGATAAATATAAATGGCTATACACTGCAATAACAAGAGCTAAAAAGAATTTAGTAATTCTTAGATTAGAACAGGTGATGTAATTATGAAAACATTAATGAAGTATATTTCAATTATAATTGTTTCATATATTGTCATAATAATAGATATTATTCCAATAATTTTAGCATATTTTTTCAATACATGGTTTTTATTATTATACATTTTAATCCTACCAGCATCACAAATATTCTATTGGTTTTATTATAATGACGATTAAGTAAAAAATAAGATAACGTAATGTTATCTTATTTTATTTTTAATAAATTGAGAATACAGAATTCTTTTGTGGTAATATAGACACAATAGTATTAAAATCTATTGCTTCGGAAATATACCCTAAATGTTCATTAAATAATTGATTTGGTGAAGGCTCAAAATAATAAGTATTATCTTCAAATTCTACTTCAATAGTAAAAGTATCTTTTTGTTCTTTACTTGGTTTTCCATTTCCATAATATTTTTTAGTATATAATAATTCATTTGTTGTATCAAAAAAGAATTGAATTGATGTTGGATTTACAATAATATTATTATCTCCAGATAATCCAATTACACCAATTGATTTTGGGTTATCAATATATAATGTTGTCCATTCATCTGTATTAAATCCATTTATATTTAAAATATATCTAATTTGTTCTGTTGTCATTAGTTATACACACTTCCTAGTAATTCATTTGGAGATTCCTTGTACGGTTGTCCAAATAATACTGATGTAATAGATTCAAATGATATAGCAATATCAAATGTATTTTCAGAAATTGGAATTAATACCCATTGATCACCAATAAGTTTATAATAATATTCTTTAATTAATAATAACTCTAAACTAGTATTAAAATAATAATAACTCTTTTCAGATACAGTTTGATTACCATCATTTCCAATATCAAATGAATTAATATTTGTTATTTTAGTCCATTGATCTGATGGAACTTCTGCTAGATTTAAAAATGCTTGTACTTGTTCTTTAGTCATTAGTTGCTCACACCCAATCTATGCATGCCTTTTCTATGAGTTCTATCAACCATAGTAAAGCCAAATATTAATGAATACGAATAAACAGTTTGTAAAATATTTTTATCATATTCCTCATTATATTCATATTCTAATAGTATTTCATTATCATTATCAAAAATATATTTATTATGACCAGTTGGGTAAATAGAAGAATTTTTATATAACATAATTGATGATACTAAATCTAAATCTGTAAGAACATTTGGTTCTTCATTAATTGAAGATAATATTGATGTTATTTGTACAGTAGTCATAATATCACTTCCTATTTAGCAGAATTAGTTTTTGAATAATGACCATTATCATCTGGATCTTTTTCATAATTATTCCATAATTTGAATATTTGAATTTGATCGTATGGATAATAATCACATACTGGATTTCCATCATTATCTGTTAGATACTCATAATAAATATTATCAATATTTATATAATAAATACCATCTTCTGGTTGATTATGTCTTAATCTAACTGGATATACTCGTAATAGTTCATTATCATGATCAAACATAAAATGGTAATCATGTGTTTTTAAAAATTTACATTCTTGTTTAGTTATAACAATATATGCACAATTACTTAATGGAGTTATTATATTTAATTCATCATCTAAAATATTTTCTATAATATATTTAATTGTTGATTTGTTCATTTTATCACCACTTTTTTAATATATAATAAATTGTTCAACATTAATTTTTGCATAAAATTATTAGTATATTATTAATTTAGACATAAAGGAGGTAATTAGAAATGTCAAAATTGAGCAAGACACAATCACTTCAGCGTCAGGCTGCCGTAAGACAACTAAGAAGTTTTGGTATTAGTGTTGCTGATGATATATCATACAAAGATGCAATGTTAGCATTAAATGAAACAAAGTGTGATGTTAAAGCAAGTGATATTTCATTTGTATTAGATTACAATATTCCTGAAATTGGTGAGGTATTTAAGATGAACTGCGAACAAGTAAAAAATCTGATAGAGCAGTTAGTTTTAATTGAATCAATTGCAGATAAAGTAATGATCGATTATTATCACATTGTTGAATTTGGTATGCTTTCAGCAGCAAAGCTAAATCATATGAGAGCTGTTTTAAAGACTATATTGACGCAAAGAAGAAAATCTAAAAACCTTTATCCAAAGGTAGTTAGTTTTCAAAAAATATTGGAGGGTGTTGTTAAGCAAGATGATGATCCAGATGTTTATACATATAGAACTGGATTGCTAAGCTTCATCAATTTAAATGAAAAGGAACCTAAAGAAGATTAGGTTCTTTTTTTCTTATATTTTTTTTGTCTTGAACAATTTATTATGTATAATATAAAAAGATGGTGATATAATGGAACTTGAAAATGAACAAAGAGGAATAATTATAAATGATAATGTTATAATGCCAAAAATATTTCCAATGTTTGAAGATATTGCTAAAGATGGTACAGTGTTCAGAAATTTTCAAAGACAAGTTCAATATATATTAGATAAAAAGACAAATCAAGAAGCATTAAATGATAGTGTAATTGGATTACAAATTATTATTAATGATAATGATTGGGATAAATTATTTAGTATAATGAAAGCAGATATGAAAAAGATTACAGAACTTTACTTTTCAAGTAAATATGTTGGAGAAATTCCAACAGAATTTGGTAAAACAAAGGGTAAAAATCAAATTAATTTAATGACTATTCCTTTTTTAGCATATGCTGTTGCATTATATAAACAAAATAAAATTCGTGAAGCTAAATTTGTTTATTTAATGGCATATATGAGAGCATATGCATCTGCTGTAAATAAATATTTTGGAAATCCATATTCATTTGATAAAGAATCATTACAATATAAATGTATCCAGGGTATTATTAATATGCATCCTGCTATTACTAATAAATATAAAATTAAAAAACTTGGACAAGTAAGTTTAGTTATTGAAGATACGTCATCTGGTTCATTTGATTTATATATTCCTGAATTAGTTAAAATGCAAAAATCTAATAAATATACACCAATAATAAACTCTGGTAGTGGTGTATCTGCAGATGGAGATTATTATGTATGTAACTCTGTTATATGGTCAGGTATTAAAACAAGAATCGAATCTATTGTAAAAGGTATTGCGTCTATTTATTATAGTGTATATAATAATCCAAGAGAAAGACAAAAATACATACTAGACTTCAAAAACTCTACTGGTGTATCAACAGCAGAAGATTCTGCAGGAACATCATATTCGGTCGAATTAAACTCAATATCATATGTAAAATCTAATTTAGTTAAAAAGGTAATAATTGCTTTAGCAAAAGCTCCAATTGATGAGGATGTTTTAACATTAGCTGTAATGCAAGCATATTATAAGCCAGACGCTAATAATCCAAGTAAATTAACAAAAGAAGATTTAAATGATAAATTCGGACCAAGAACAACTTATAATACAATTGTTCGTGGTGCATTATATGAAATAGTTACAAAGAAAAGAAAAGATTTAGAAACATATTGTGCTGCAATTGTAGATTCATATATGTTAAATTTAAATGATAAAGGACAAAAAAGAACTGCAAAAGACTTAAAGAGTCCAGAATTTACAATAGCATCTGAGAAAATATTTAAATCTCCAAACTCTAATGATCCAAATATTCTTAAAGTTCGTGAAATGACTGCAGATTTCTTGGATACTCTTAGTCCATATTATCAAACACATAAGAATGAAGGAACAAGGTTACATATAAAAGTTGCTGTATTTATGTATTTTGTTTGGCTATTATTCTCAAACGCCAGAGGATCATAGTAAATTTGAGGTGATTAAATGAAAACAGAAGGATTAACACAAGAGCAAATAACAAAATTACAAAAGATTGAAAAACTTGTAATGGATGTTGTTACTGCATTAGATAATGATAAAAAATTAAATATAGAAAGATATAAATTATTCTTCAATAATACTGACCCAAAAGAATTAGTTAAATGGGCAGAATCTATGGGACAAACAGAAGATGCAACAATCCAAATTTTTGAATTACCATTTGAAGAATGTAAAATAACACAAATCAAAAAAGCAGCAGATATATTAAATATGCCTTTAGAGGAATATGTATGGTATAGAGATAAAGATGACCAACCAATTAGAACACACTATCCAGTTCCTGTTGGTTATGTTCCTATTAAGAGATTACAACAAATGATTAAGAAAAAGAATCATATTAATACTGATGCTGAAAAGAGAGGACTTAAATCAGGACAAGTTACAGGTGAATCTAAAGTTGCAAGTATTATTGACTCTGAAGCATATGCTCTTCTTGCAGTTAATGCTGATAAAATTATGGAAGAATTTTATGGACCAAGAGCAGATGGATTTGATAAGAAGTCTGACTTCTATAATCAAATTGCAGTTGATGGTTATGCTGATTTAAGTAAATTAACAACAGATTTAACAAAACATACAGCATTAAATACATTAAATACATATCTATTAGCATCAGGTTTAAGATCTGATTTAGTTACAAAGACTCTTAAAACTGCTTATACATTAAAAAAAGATTTAAAATAAAACGAAAAGATAAGTACTTATGTACTTATCTTTTCTTATATTTATAAAAGGAGGAAAAAATATGAAAACAATACTATTTGAAAGGAATTTGGAAATATGTATTGTTTGGACCAGCATAAACGGAGCGAATTATGCCAGCTATTAAATCATATGAAATAAATGAATCTGGAATAAAGTTGGAAGTCTTATTGTCTAATGAATAAAAAGTATTATCAATAGTCTTTCCATAAACAATTTCAACTAGTTGTTTTGAGGAATTGAATCTAAAACGCTGTGTTTTATCATCCGAATAAATATTGCCATCTTGAGAAAGGAATAGGAGAGGAATTTTATTTTCTATAGCAAGCCATGAATTTTCTTGTATATCTAATTCATTTAATATTGTTGAAATAGTTTCTCTATCCATAAATATCAGCTTCTTTCATTTCATATAATTTATTGTTCATCTTTCTTTTTTTAAAAATAAAATGATTTATAATTATAAAATATAATAATTGATGAATTTATATATTATAAAAATGGTTGATAAAATACTTCTGTAGATCAATTATTTTTAAAAATAATGACTTCAACAATTTATTATATTTTAGGCCGGATGTAAAAAATCCGAATATAGTAAAGAGAAAGGAAGAGATTAAATAATGGGTCTAATTACAGATCAACTAAATTCTATTATTGAAGGTAACCATAAAGATTTTGGTTACAACATTCCACAGTTAATGTTTAGAACTGACTTTCAAGTACTTGATTATTTGAATGGACAAACTACTTATGCAAAGAATGGCGAACTAAATTTTAATATCGGTATTGATGCAGGTAAGCCAATTATGATTGTAGGAAAGCCAGGTTCAGGTAAAACTACATTTGCAATTCAGTTAATTCATTCAATTATGAAAAAATATAATGAAAGTACAATGTATTATCTTGATTATGAACAATCAGCAACAGAAACCAGAGTTAAAAATATCACTGGAATGAGTGATGACTATTATAAAGAACATGTCATCATGAAGAAAGTTGGTATTTATACAGAAACTCTTTTACGTTTAGTAAAGCAAGTTGCCAAGTTTAAAAAAGATCATGAAAAAGAACTTTTAGTTCCAAATCTTGAAGGTGCTTTAAACGAAGATGGAACAATAAGAAAGATAATGCCACCAACTTTTATTCTTGTAGATTCAATTGCATCAATGAAAACTGCAGATTATCAAGAAGGTGAAGAATTAAACAGTTTAACTGTTCATGGACGTCAAGCTATTATTAACAAAGATGTTATAAATAGATGCTTGCAACCATGTATGGAATCAAATATTATTTTAGTTATGATTAATCATGTTACAACAAACATGAGCATGGGTGTTACTCCTCCAGAAGCACAAACTAGATTTTTAAAGAATACAGAATCTATTTCTGGTGGTGTTGCATTATTATACTTAGCAAATCTATTATTAAAGATTGAAGCAAAAGAAAAACTTGAAGAAAAAGATAAGTATGGTATCAAAGGATTTATTTCCAATGTAACAGTTGTTAAATCTAGAAATACTGATGCAGGAAAATCTGCTACATTTGTATTTAATCAAATGGAAGGTGTAGATAATGATTTATCTAACTTTGAATATTTAAAGGCAAACAATATGATTAAAGGTGCAGGCGTTGGTATGTATCTTGATGGATTTGATCAATATAAGTTCAGAATGTCTAACTTAAAAGAAAAGTTAGCAACTGTTCCTGAATTTAGAAGTGCATTTGATACAATTCTAGAAGAAACATTAAAAGCTTCATTAAAAGTATCATCTAAGTTATCGCACGACAATAATGATTTAGATGAAGAAATTATTGCAGATGAAACACCTGAAGATGTTGTATTAGTAGAAAATGATAATACTGAGGTAACTGAATAATGGATGGAGTAAATAAATCATCTTTATTAACAGCAGATACTACTAATTTGAATTATTCTATTTCAAATAATTCATTATCATCTTCTCATACATGTAGTTCTTCTACAACTGGACAAAAATCTACATCATTTGGAACAACTACGGGATTAATTACACCTTCATCAGGTAGTTATATAACATTAGCAGATAATGCAATATCATCTATTTATAGTAGCATAGATGATATGATTACTTATAGAGGATATAATTATAACTGGACTAAGTTAATTGAAAAAATGAGTGTAGAAAAACTTATAACAGTTGCAGAGATGATGGAAGCAATGCTAATTGCAAAAGAAGATTATGAATACTATAAGAATTTTATAGTATTCGTTGTCTCAAATAATGTTTGCCCAGAAGATTTCATATTACAAAATATTGAATACTTAACACCTGAAATCATTTTAAAGAAACACCAAGATTTAATATCTTCAGGTACTTATAAAAATTTGAAGATATATATTATGGCACATAACTAAAAATATTTTTAAAAAAAGTATGAGTAACAATATAATATAACATTTATTGTTATAAAAATAAATAATAGAATTTAAAAGGAGAATTAAAATGGCAGAAGTAAAAAAAGAAGCAACAGTAGAATATGGTTATAAGGTAATGCGTAACTCAGATGGTACTGTAGATGTTGAGTCATTAGAAATTGAAGGTAAGGAAAAGATTCCTACTGAAGCAATTTATGAAGACATTATTGCTTTAGCTGATTTAGTTAAGGAAAATAAGAAATCTAGATTAGTTGAAAGAGCATGTCAAATGGCAGCATATTATGGTGCTAAGAAGGCATTAGAAGATTACCATGCAGCTCAAGCAGCAGCTGATGCTCAACCATCTGTAGAAGTAGATAAGAAGTAATTAAATACTTTTAATTCTGCAATTCTACAAACGAAATGATAAAATAAGAAAGATGTTAAGTCTTTCTTATTTATTGTTTCTCAAATTAAATAAATAAAAAGAGGAATAAAATTATGGTTAAAGAAAATATTAAAGTTCTCACACAATTAGTAAATAAGCCGGTTAAAGATTTCGATGAGAACGATATTGATAAAATCATAGAAAGTGATCGTAAGTCTCTTCTATTAGATGTCGATACTGTAGAATATTTAGTAGAAAATACAAATGAATCAGTTTCATCAACATTAATGCCAATTTACATTCAATTGTCTTTTAAAGAAACAATGAGATATATTGAATCTCTATTAGAGGCATATTATAAAGATCCTGAGAAAAATTCAGAAGAATTAAAAGTTCAAATGCTTTCATATTTAGAATCTGATGGATTAATTGAATTCTTAGCAGCTGCTAGAATTATTCAATGTGTATTTCCTGATGTTGATTTAATGCCACATAAGAGTGAAATTATTTCAGCATTAGAGAAATTAGAAAAAATTGTTACAACTATTCCGATGCCAAATGGTAAAGAATTAATTGAACAATTAACTGGTTATTTATATTATCCATTAATTGTTGATTGGAAGGTAAAATATAATGAAGTTTTACTTACAGAAGAAGATGTTGATTTCTTAGCTAAGATTAATGAATATAGTGAATTTATTAAAAATAGACGAGAAGAAGAAATTAAAAATTATTTTAAAGAATTAAATGAACAAAAGAAAAATAAGGAGGAAACAGAATAATGGCAAATTTCTTTAAAGAGTGGAAAGCCCAACAAAAAAAGAAAAAGAAAACATTAAAAATTTCTGATAATACACCTTATTTTAATTTTAATATTCCAAAGGATGCAGAAGAAAATCCTCACTATCCATTTAGTGAAGAATTATTGAGTCCATTTGTTAATAACTGTGATACGCAAAGACTTCAAATGTTTTCTAACCACATTAATCAAACAGTACATTTAAAGAATCCAGAATTTCCAAAAATATTTACAGGATTTGAAAATCAAGTTGGTAAATATTCTATTGCATATAAGAAAGCTCAAAGACAATTTAGAATAATTGGTAAAGTTCGTAAGAATGCAGCTAATTATACTTTAGTTGTTCAATATGACAATGGTATTTATGATTGTATTGATGTTAATCATGCAGTAAATATTTGTGAAGAGTATGGATATCGTGTTAATGATTGTTTAAGTGATAGAGAAGTTGGGGATATAGTTAAGGAAAATGAATTTATTTATAAGTCTGATAACTATGATGATGATGGTAATTTTGCATATGGTGTAAATCTTAAAGCATGTTATCTTCCAGCATATGGATTAACTTATGAAGATGGATTTGTTATTTCTGAATCTGCCGCAAAGAAATTAACAAGTTTTAAAGTTGAGAAAACAACAATCTCTGTAAATACAAATGATATTTTATTAAATCTATATTCTGATTATGAAAAGGATAAAGAAATTCCAGAATATCATTCAATACCAAAAGTTGGCGAGCATACTAAAGGAAATATTTTAGTTGCATCAAGAAGAGAAGATTCTCAAAATGTTTTATATAATTTTCAACAACATAGAATGAAAGAAATTGATATAACAGACCAAATCTATTACACATGTGGTGGAGAAGTTGCAGATATTAACATTTATTCTAATGCTCCATTGAAATTATTAAAACAGAAAGCATATGGAAAAGATAATAAAAATGGTAATGAATTTTTACGAGAAATTGTAAAGATTTACGAGGAGCAATATAATTATTATAAAGAATTAGCAGAATTATTAGAAACAATAATTCCAGCTTATACGGAAGAAGAATATTTAGAATCTTTATCTGGAACAGAAAGAGATGCTTATATTCAAGAACGTAAAGAATATGGATTTTATTACAAACGTCCATTAAAACGAACATTAAATAAAAATAAATATACTGATGATTTAGATTATAAATGGAAGTATGCACATGAGTATATTGATGATCGTATTTCATGGAGAAGTGATGGAAAGAGATATGATAATTTCAAATTAGAAATCACAATATTAAAAGAAAATCCATTAACAGTTGGTGCTAAATGTACCGGACGCTATGGAAATAAAGGTGTTTGTTCAGCAATACTTCCAGATGATCTAATGCCGCATACTGCTGATGGTAAGCATAGAGCAGATATTTGTTTAAATCCACTTGGTGTAATTGGACGTATTAATCCAGCACAATTATTTGAACAATATATCAATTTCATAGCAGATCATGTTGTTGAAGCAATGAAAGAAGCTCCAACATATGAAGAAAAGAAAGAAATCTATTTAGATTTCTTAAAACATATCAATAAAGAACAAAATGAATTTGTTGATATTGAGATGATGACAATGAATAGAGTAAAAGCACATGATTTTTTAGATAAAGTTATAGAAGACGGTATTTATATTCATGAGCCACCATTCGTTGGAAATACAAAAATGGAAGATCTTGTTGAATTATTTAAAGATCATCCAGAATGGGTTACAAAATATAAATGTGAAAATATTGAAAAGCCATTAATAATTGGCGATGAATATTTTATAAGACTAAAACATGAAAGCTCTAATAAACTTTCAATTCGTTCTAAAGGTATGCTTAATATTAAAAACATGCCTTCTAAATCAACACTTAGAAAAGAACGTAAAGCACTTTATAATGATAACCCATTACGTCTTGGTGAAATGGAAACTGAGGCACTATTTGTTACTAAACGCCCAGATTTAGTAGCAAAATTACTTCGTACATATTCTACTTCAATGGATGATCGTCAAGATTTAGTTGAACAATTAGTTACAGCTAAAAATCCATTAAGTATTAATGCACGAAAATTAGAATACAAACCAATCACAAGACAGATTTTAGATAACTATTTATCTGTACTTGAATTAAAATTAGATGATAATTTGGAAGAAGATGAATAGTCTTCTTCCTTCTTTTACATTGAGGTACAATTTATGAAAAAAATTAATTTTAGTTTTATCATTGAGGACTTTAAACAAGAAGATTTGATTAGAGACATTGAAAATTTAATAAAAGAAAAATATAACATTGATTACACACATTATTCAGGTGAATTAAAATATGCAGAAGTTGTAGATGGATCAGTAACCGACAGAGCTGGTTATTTTGGTGTGACATCAAAACAATACCCAACATTAGTTGGTGTTATTGCAAAACATATGCAACGAGATGAAGAATATGAATTTGATAAATTTGTACAAAACATTAAGGATGAATTAGATTTAATAGGAATTGATTATGAATATTATGAAAATAGAAGAGAATTTATTAGCTCTTGTGATTCATATTACTTTTAAAAATAATTATTAAAAAATATATTATTAATAAGATTTAAAATAGTCCTAGTAATTTTAAGTCTTTAAAGAGAAAGGGGTGTGGTATTATGGCAGGAAATAACATAACACCATTACACCAAACAGTACATTATAGGAAATTACGTGAATTAATTGTAAAATCAACAAAAAAAGTAGGCATCGATGTTTCTAAGTATGATCTTCAAAACATTCGTTGCTATAGAACAACAGGAAAAGACCTAATGGGTAAAGCAATTAGATTCACAAACCTACCTAATGGAAGATCATCATTTGTAGATGATAACACATATGAAATATATGAGTGTCCTCGCACGAACAACAAACATAAATTTGTTGGAGAATATTTAGTATTTTATAAAGACACTTCATTTGGATATTATGGAATTAATATTATGAATTATAATATTAATATAATTGATAATAAAGCTAGAAAGAATGTAACTTTTAAAGCAATAAGTCAATTTACAGCAACATTAGATACCCCGATTACAATTGATCTATTTGATACATCATTTATTAATCGTGGAAGAGATAATGGAAGTAATATTATAAATATGATTGAAAGAAATAATGCATATAGTTATAATGAAGCAAAATATTTAGAAGATAAGGTTCAAACAAAGATGAAAATTTCTTCTGATACAAAAGTTAAAATTTACAAAGATAAAAAACAAAATAATAAGAAAGCTAGAAGATAGCTTTCTTTGTAGGCATTACTCAAGAAGTATTTTTCCTGAATACTTCTTAAATTTCAGGAGCAAATATGAAAAATAAAAATTATGAAATATCATATAAGGATGAATTATTTAAAGAAGTGACTGCTGATTCATTTGATGATGTTATAGAATCAGTAGTTGGAGCTTCAACAAATCTTGGTGAAGATGTAAATACTTATGTAAGTGTAGATTATGATGCAACATATGCTGAAGTGAATTTTATATCAAAGGCCGGAGAAGAAATTAATACAAAAATTTGTATAAAAGGAATAGAATAAAGAAAGGAGCATGTGTTTCGCATGTTTAAATATCGAGGAAAAATATTGTGCTTTGCACAAGACCAATTAAATGTAAATAGATATGGTCTTATATTTTATCCAATTAATGAAAATGAAATAACTGATATTGAAAAATTTGAAGCCGATGAGCGTAGAGCTATTGAAGATGCACACGTTGTTCGTAACGCTATAAGTTATAAATCTTTTTGTGATAATCTATATTATATCAAAAATGAAAAAAGTGAAGGAATATGGAGATTTTATTTAAAAGAAGATGGAATATATTTATTTAAAATAATAACAAAAATAAATGAACAAAATGGTAGTGCAACATTCTCACAAGCTGAATTACATTTATATTATAAATATGAAAATGATTTAGTAAAAAATATATTTGTTAGAGATATATTCAAAGGAATACAAGATGCGGTTTCAGTAATTCAATCAGCTGAACATAATTTTGAGATATTTGTAAATCCACAAATTCTTAAAGTAATTGTAGGATGTAAAATATTAGATAGAACACATAAGTCTATCTATTTTAATTTTGAAAGAACTATGCCAAATGGTAAAGTTCGTTTATTATCAAAACCTAATGATGAAATATTAGATTCATTAGTAGATTTAAATAAATTCTTTAAATTAGCATATGAAGATATTAATAGAGGAATTCAAATTGCATATAAGAGTGGGTCTTCTATAATTGACAACGCATATCCACATAAAGATCATCGTTATATTGAAAAAGCAGATATTAGTAACTTTTTCCCTTCATGTAAGAGACCATTAGTAACAAGAGTTGTAAGATATGCTTTTAATGATTCATATCGTGGATATTCATTAATGAAATATTTTTTAGATAAAATGCTAGTTGATAATGGATTATGTTTAGGTAATCCAATTTCTCCAATTATTGCAAATCAAATAGTAGCAAAATCTGCAAGAGATATTTATAATATTTGTAGATCAACAGGAATTACTTTTACACAATATTGTGATGATATAACATTTTCATCTGATAGACCAATTTCAAAGAATTTAATTACAAATATATTTGAAAGAGTTTATACTAAAAATGGTTTAATTGAATATTTTACATTAAAACCTGAAAAAATGTTTGGCCAAACTGGTCAATATAGAAATGTTACATCAATCGCATTTGATCATACCAATAATAATAAACCAACAAATAGAAGATATTTGTATAGACATCTTAGAGTAACAATTAATAACTATGCTCATGGTGATACTAATATTGATATGCAAAAAGCAAAAGGTCAAGTTGCATATATGGTAATGTGTGGTCAAGGTGAAAGAATTTTAAAATATTTAAATAAATTTGATTTGGAAACTAAAAGGGCATTTATGTCTGAAAGATTAGAAGAAAAAATTAATAATAATGAACAGGTTGTTGAAGAAGATGGCCTTTATCAAGATGGGGTGTTTATATAATGAAAGAATTATTATCTAGATATATGGATAGGCTTCCTGAAAAATTTAATGATGACTTTATCATGTCAAGAGATGATTCAGAAATATTAGAAAAAGTTAGGGATATATTTGAAGATTTAAAAATTATTCCACAAATCCATATTAATAGAGAAGATATAACTTTAGAGACAGATGAATCTAATTTTGGTCCTATTAAGCAACAAGGAAAATATTATAAAGCTGTTGCCCCATCAAGATTAAATAAGATTCATTATAAAGTTACTATTGATGGATTAGATAAACCAATTGAGAGAGATTTATATATTAATAAAATGTTAGATAAAACATTTTATATTAATGAAGGTATTCGTTATTTCCTAATTTGGCAGATTGTAGATTCTTCAAGTTATGGTTTTGGACGAGGAACTTCATTTAAGGCTATGACAATGCCAATCACAATGTTAGTAAATAATAGATTTAACATGGAATCTGAAAATGGTGCTGTTAATTTAACTGATATGCCAATATTTGAATTTGCAACATTTGAAAAATGTGTATCACCATTAATTTATATTATGAGTAAATATGCATTAAATAAATTAGTTGAAAAACATCCTGTTATTGATGATGTAGATGCTTTTTTAGCAGAACAAGATGATGGAATACTTGATTATTTTAATGAATACTTGAAAACAGATATAAAATTTTCAAATAGTTATGCAGACTTAGTTGAAGATGACAGAACAGTCTTTTCAGTTAAAGGAGATAAAACTCAAGGTGTATATTACTCCGTACCAACTGAAAAAATTAATGAACCAAATTATCAAGCAGCATTAGCATTATTTGGTTTTTGTAAATCTCCAAAGAAAAAAGATAAGAAAAAGAATCTTGTTTTCTCATATGAAGATTTAACAAATATGTGGTATTGGTTAGATAAATTAACTGATGCATTTTCTCAAACTACTGACATATTTAAGAAATATGAAAAAGCAAAAGGAGTATTTATCTCATTAGAGAGATTAATTGATGAACCAACTAGAAAAATTATGAGAATTCCAAGTAAATATAAGAAAGATGTATTTACAATTATGGAATATATTATGTTAAATTTTGATGAATTAGCAAATGCTGATGGACAAGATTTAACAAATAAGCGTCTTCGTTTGTATGAATATTTATTATTCCCATTAAGAGCATATTTTGGAAATAAGATTTATACAATATTCAGTTCATCTACAGTAAGTGTTCAAAATATTGAAAAAATATTTACTGGATTAACTCCAATGCTATTAATTAAAGAATGTATAACTTCAGAATTACTTCATTATTTCAATTCAACAAATGAATTTAATTTATATGGAGCATTATTAAGATATACATTCCATGGACCTCAAGCATATTCTAGTACAGTTTCATTAGATCAACGTTCATTACATCCAAGTTATACTGGACGTTTATCATTAATTGCATCTAATGCTGGTGATCCAGGAACAAGTGGTACATTAGTTCCATTTGTTAAAGTTTATGATGGTGGATATTTTACGCCAAAATCTGATGAGGAAGAGTAGAAATACTCTTCCTTTATTTTTATATAGGAGATGAAAATAATATGGAAAATATGGAAAAAATGATCTATACAAAAGATCGTCAAGACAAAATATTATATCAAGGAACATTTAAAGGAATTGATTTTGTTATATATTCATTTGGAACACATCCAGTCGCATATGTAAGAATTCCAGAAAATCATAAATATTATAATACTAGTCATATGAATATAAATGATAATAGTCCAGCACATGGTGGATTTACATATACAGGTTCATTATCCCATATAGTAAAAAATAATCCAAGTATTAAATCTGGATTCTATTATGGTTGGGATTATTCTCATTATGACGATTTTAGTGGCTTTGATTTAATGTATCCATTAGAACTTCAGAGCGGTGGTAAGAAATGGACAACTGAAGAAATATATAAAGATGTAATTGAAGTTATTGAGTGGTTAGTTAATATTAAATAAGAATCGGAGTTGATATTATGTTAAAAATAAAAGATGATTTTGATTTAATGCAACTTCAAAATTATGGATTTTATATTTATATTAATAAATATGAAAATAATAAAGATTATATTGAAATTTATAAAATTGAAAATATATCGTATGGATTAAAAATAGATCCTGTAACTAGATATATTGATTCAATTCATAAAACTCTATCAAATACTGCCAGCGATTATACTTATAGACGTGCATATTTAGATATTATATATAAGATGATTAATGATAATATAATTGAAATATCTGAAGATAAAATTAGTAAAAAATTATTTAAAAATGATGAAGAGCTAGATGACTCTGCTGATTATGATTATGAAGATTATTACTCAGATAGAATATTATTTAAAGCAATTACAAATCATCGATATGATAGTAATATTGAATATGTTAATATCTATAATGTAAAAGAAGATACTAAAGAAACTTGTACTGAATTTGAAGGGTCTTTTGATAAATGTATTGAATTCATAACACAGGATGATAATAGAAGAATGTATTCATATGAAAATTTTAAAATAGAAATTGATCATGAATATGATTATGATATATTAAATATATATTTATTTAATTATAGTAAATCAGATGATTATGATGATTTTGATTATATTTTATCAGAAAATGATAATGATAATAAATCACCATATATTAAAGTAACTTATATAAAAGAAGATTAATATCTTCTTTTTTTTATATGATTTTAGTAGTTTTGAACAATTTATTATATTGAAAAGAAATTTGGTGATATTAATGATTCTAGATATGTTTAATATTGATGAATTTATAAAATTAAATGGATGTAAAGAAGTTACGAATCCAATTTTCTGGCAACCAAATAAGTTACCAACTGATGATGGCTTATTTTCATATGAAATATTTGGTTATTCAGAAGAAGAAAGAAAGAATATATTTGGTTATATTGATCTAAAAGGTTATTATATAAATCCAGTTGTTTATTCTATTATTTCAAGTAGAATGAGTAATATTAGAGATATTATTATTGGTGAGAAATATGCTATTGTTGATGGTAATAGGAAGATAAAAACTGTTCCTGAAGATACGCCCCATGCCGAAACAGGATTGGATTTTATTTATAATAATTTTGATAAGATCAAATGGATTGATGAACTTGAAGAATCTGAAATAGATTCTATTGATAAGAAAACAAGATTAAAATTCTTACAATTATTAAAGAAAGAAGAATTCTTTGTAAGCAAATGGTTAGTATTACCGCCATTTTATAGAGAAGAGCAAGCAGACTCAAGATCACTAGGTGACGTTATTAATCAAACATATAAAGAGTTAATTTCTGCTTGTCGTTCAATGAAAATGAGTTTTGATTTTGATATCTTTGGTAATGCTACTAGAACTAGAATTCAAAATACATTATTAAAATTATATAATATTACAATGGGACCTATTACTGGAAAATCATTAAATACAAAAACAAATGAATTTGTTGGAAATTCAAAAAATTCATTATTAAAACGTAGTTTAATTGGTAAGACTATTGATTATGGTGCATATACAGTTATTGTTGCACCAGTTATTTCAGATACAAAATCTATGGATAAAACAGTCGTTCCATTCGGTTACGCCGGTATTACGTTAATATCAGTATTAGGTGCATTTCACCCATTTATTGTACATGAAGCATATAAAATTATTAATGATGATATTTTAACAACTATTTATAATAATTATAATACAAATATTAAATTAAGTGTATCTCAAATATCAATGAATGATATTGAAAAAATGATGAGTAGATTCATTAAGTCTGGTGAAGAAAGATTTGATGAATTTAGTATTGATATAAAAGACAGACAAACAAATGAAGAAATGGTCGTATGTCCAAATATTTATGAATTTACTAGTGAAGCAGATGCAAAGAATAATAGAAATGCTCATATTCGTCGTTTAACATATGCAGATATATTTATGATGGCTGCACAAAAAGCTGTTAAGAATAAACATGTATTAATTACAAGACACCCAGTTACAAATATTAAGAATATTTATCCTGCAAGAGTGTTAATTAATTCTACTGCAAAAACAAGAGAAGTATATCTTAAATTAGATTTAGATAGTGATGATTATTTTTATTATGATAGATATCCATTTATATATACTAATCAAGAAACTATAGAAATGTTATTAGATGCATATAAAGATGATGACAGAATTAGTTCAGATAAGAATTATTTTAGAATAAGACCATCATCATACTATGAATTTGTAGGAACAACAATACTTGGTAATGGTGTTATTAAAGCAATGGGTGCAGACTATGATGGTGATACAGTGTTCATAAGGGGCGTCTATTCTATACAAGCAAATGAAGAAGCAGATAAACTTACATTCTCAAAATCTAATTTAGTCGGACCTAATGGAGAAGTTATTAGAGGCCTTACTCAAATTGGTAAAGACTGCGTAGTAACATTATACGAATTTACAAAAGATTAAGGGTTTCCTTAATCTTTTTTTAATTTTTTATACATTTTTTTATTTTTTTAAAAAAAATATATAGAACAATTAATTATAATTATGGTTGTAGATTACGACACATGGTGGTAAATAAAGATTTTACGAGGTGACTTTAATTGAAACGACTAGCATATGAAGATGTAAAAGACGCCGTTGAGGCGGAACCCGGTTATAAATTATTATCAAAAGAATATAAAAATAATAAAGAAAAAATTAATATTAAACATGAAGTTTGTGGAAAAGATTATTTTGTTAGATTTTCTGATTGGTCAGCACATGGACATAGATGCCCATATTGTTTTGGCACACATAAGAAAACTGTAGAAGAATTTAATCAAGAACTCCAACAAAAAAATATTGATTATGAATGTATTACATATAATGGAGCAAATACTCCATCCAGTTTTAAATGTATTAAATGTGAAACTACTTTTACAATGAGACCAGGGGATATTCTCCATGGTCATGGTTGCCCCAATTGCTATGGTACTCCAAAGTATGCAAAAGAAGAAGTTATTAAGAAAATTAATCAAATTGATCCTGAATATGAGCCTATGATTAATGAATATGCTGATAATAAAACATTTTTTAATATTAAACATAAAACTTGTGGGACTATATATCAAACAACATTTAATAGATTTACTAATGGAAGAAGATGTCCGGTATGTGCAAGGAAATTCAACTCATCAAAAGAAGAAGAAAACTTTGCAAATTATATTGAATCAATTTCTGATTATAAAATTGAACGAAATAAAAAGTTTGATAATGGTCAGGAATTAGATATATTTATTCCAGAATTAAATCTTGGAATTGAGTATGATGGTATATATTGGCATAGTTCTAAATTTAGAGATAAATATTATCATATGGATAAAATGAATTATTTTAAAAACATGAATATAAGAGTGATTAATATTTTTTCTGACGAATGGGAAAATAAACAAGATATAATTAAAAACAAATTAATGTCAATATTAAATAAAAATAAAACAAATATATATGCTAGAGAATGTAGCATTGTATATAATGTTCTATCTCATATAAAAAATAATTTTTTAGAGCAAAATCACATACAAGGTGCTGATAAATCACAATTTAATTGTGGGTTAGTATATAATGATGAATTAGTTGCAATAATGACATTTGCAAAGCCAAGAGTTTGTTTAGGAAATAAAAAGCCTATTGAAGACACATATGAATTGGTTAGATATGCAACATCTGTTAGAGTAATTGGTGGTTTTAGTAAATTATTAAAACATGCTTTAAAACAATTTTATATTAAAAACATTATAACATATGCTGATTTAAGATTTACATCATTAGAGTCAAATGTATATAGTATAAATGGATTTACATTAGATCATGTATCTAAGCCAGATTATTTCTATATAAAAAATGGACTTAGACTACATCGATTTAATTATATGAAACAAAGATTGAAAACAAAGTTACCAGAATTTTATGATGATAATAAAACAGAGCTACAGATTACAGAAGCTGCTGGATTATATAGAATCTATGATTGTGGAAACGCTGTCTATAAATTATCAGTATAATATTTATATTTTTTAAAAAAGTTCAATGAACAATCAATGTATATAATAGTTAAAATATAAATATATTATAATGATGCTAAGATGGAATATTATTTTAATTATACAAAAGCAGTAAAAGAGGTGTCTATGAATAATATTCTTTATTACCCTGATTGGGCTTCTACCATAATTCGTCGTCTCAGGGTTTGACTAAATAATGTAGTGGTAGATATTATTTAGTTACATGTAGAGGTAGTATAACGGCTAGTATATCACCTTGCCAAGGTGAAGGCGCGGGTTCGATTCCCGTTCTCTGCTCCATGCGGTATTAGTATAATGGTTAGTATTTCAGTCTTCCAAACTGAGGGTGCCGGTTCAACTCCGACATGCCGCTCCAAAAAAATAATACATGGTGGCGTTAGTTCAGATGGTAGAACGTCTGATTGTGGCTCAGAAGGTCGAGGGTTCAAATCCCCCACGTCACACCACATACCAAATAATAAAAGAGGAAAAGAGGAAAAAATAATATGTATATGTATTTAATTGAAATGCAAGAAGATGATTTAACAGAAGATGAAGAAACTATTAATGCAAATGCATATGAAAAAATAAGCAAATTACATCCATCTGCAGACATTACTATTCTATACAGATCAGTTGGTTATAGAAATAATGAATTAGCATATGGAAGATTCTTATCGGAGGTTAAAGATAATAATAAGGATATCGTCATTATAACAAATGATGAAACTGTGTTAAATTATGTATCTTATGAATTATTTGAGAATACTGAAATATCTAATGATAATAATGATAAATTAAATATTACCTTTATAGTAAATAAATTAAATTTATTTATGTATTATCCAAAAACAAATGAAATCATACGAGCAACAGATTTAACTAATAGAGAAATTAGGCCAGCTCATAATCTATTAAAAATGTATTATGCTGGTGAATTTGATAGATAATTTTTATCTATCTTATGTGCCGGCTTGGCAGAGTGGCGGATGCAGCGGTCTTGAAAACCGTCGGCCGTAAAAGGTTTGGGGGTTCGAATCCCTCAGTCGGCGCCAGAAATGATATTTATATAATTTAATAATTATATTAAAATATTGACCTGTACCCTTGATACTACGAAAGTAGATAAACTCGTTGGAAGCAATTTAGTTGAGATAACTTGGATTGTGTAGGCAAAGCAGGTCAGCCTGATATAAAAGGGTAGGAGAATAAAGGTTTAATAAATAACTTTTCAGGAGGAATGCCTGAACAAAGAAGGGTGTATAGTACCTAACCTACTATACCACTATGGGCCTGTGTATAAGGGGGCGCACAATAAATAAATACATGCACTTGCGGGAATGACGCTTAGAATATCATTCAATTGACAGTTTTGAGGGTCTGAATGTGAAATACCACGGCCCTCGCTCAATGGATTTTAATAGAGGAACTTAGTTGTTCCAATGGAAGGAAAACCATACAACGATCACTCTAACCTAAACTCTTTTAAAGAGCATGGCGGACGGATTAAAGAAAACAGGCATGGTCGTTTAAACCCAGAAGGAATAAGTGATCCAGAAATGGTGCTGCGGCTTAAATCACGTAACTGGATAACCCGTAAGGAATAAACGTAAAAAGAACCCAATCCGCGACGGGGCGCGGCTGAAGGAAAGACTGCGTGAAACACATTAAAACCCGTTCGGCTGTTGCAACAGCCCACCCACCGGACACGTTAGCAAAGGGAACTCTAGGGAACGTACCCTAGATGAGCAGGTTGTACCTGTTAGTAGATAAATATAAATCCTAATATTTTCCATCGTCTAGGTAAGCATTATGTGTTAGTGCAAAATATTAGGTCATATCTACGATACCTCAATTTTAGACAAAAAAATAGATATGTCTAGAAGCAAAAATTATTAGGAATAATAATGAACTTGGCTGTGTTAAAGCTATTAGTACATTTACTAAATACGAGGTCTATCAATCTAAAATCAGTGTAAAGATGTACCTTAGGATGAGAGGAATAGCTATCCTTATCATCTGGTTAAGATGTCTAAGGAGTCTTTACTTGGGGCCATAGCTCAGTTGGGAGAGCGCCTGTTTTGCACGCAGGAGGTCGTGGGTTCAATCCCCATTGACTCCACCATATTTGGAGGCTTAGCTCAGTTGGTTAGAGCATCTGACTGTTAATCAGAGGGTCGTGTGTTCGAGTCACACAGTCTCCGCCAATATAACAAAAAGAGTTAGTCTAGGATAGATTAGCTATTACAATATATACTATATGACTATTATGCCATATATTTATAGGGCCGTAGCCAAGCTGGTTAAGGCAACGGACTTTGACTCCGTCATCGCATGTTCGAATCATGCCGGCCCTGCCAGAAAATATTATAAAGGAGGATGAAAATATGAAAACATATTTTATTAGCGATCTTCATTTTAATCATAAAAACATATTGAAATATGAACCCAGTAGAGTCTATGCTACTGCAGAATATATTATTGAGCATGTTTCTAATGAAAAATCTGTTGATGATTGGGTTAATATTATTAACAAAGCATTCAAAGATAATGATTTAGAAACAATAAAAACATTTTTAAAATATCATGATGATATGATAGTTTATAAATGGAACAAAAAAGTTAAGAATTCAGATACAGTTTGGTTTTTAGGTGATTTTGGTATGGGTAATAAAGAATACCTAAGAGAATTAGTAGGAAAACTTAATGGTGAAAAAAGAATGATAATGGGTAATCATGATAATTTGCCTAAATCATTTTATGAAAATGCTGGATTTAAAGAAGTTATTCCTTTCAGACGAGGAGGAGGAACTGTTTTAAAACAACATTTTATATTAAGTCATATACCATTTAGACCTGATAAAATGAATCAAAATGTACCATTCTTCTTTATCTATGGACATGTTCATTCAATGACAAAAGATAAAATTACATTAGCAGAATATCATACTAAAACAGTAAATAGTCAATGTGTATGTATTGAACGACAAATGTTTGAACCAATAGAAATAGAAGAATTTAACAATTATGTTATATAAAATGCTCAATAAGTAATCTATGTTTTGATTACTTATTTTTCTATGGTCCGGTAGTTCAGCTGGTTAGAATGCCGCACTGTCACTGCGGAGGTCGCGAGTTCGAGTCTCGTCCGGACCGCCAAATTAAAGGAACAAAAAGTTATAGCTGAGCCCTTGAACGTTGTTGATAGGAGTGATAACTATAGATATAACTTTTTAAGTTATAGCACAGACAAGGCGCAAAGTCTATAAAACCCGTAGCTAATGCTATGAGATAAGAGATAGACGTTGGAAATGACTCATTGAGTATGGTCCATTGCCGATTCTCTTATAACCTAAATAATACTCTCTAATCATCTCGTCAAGATAAAAGACGCTAAAACCTAGATTGGAGATTAAAAATATGAAGAAATTTTTATACAAGATGGCAGACTTTTTTGTAATGGTTTATATGTCATCTATTAATTAAACAAACCATTTTTAGATGCTTTATGCATCATAACGGCGGCGTGGTGAAGAGGCTAACACATCAGGTTTTCATCCTGACATACGAGGGTTCGAGTCCCTCCGCCGTCACCAAATAAAAAATTAAAAAAAGGAGCAAGTATTATGATAGTAAGTATTATTTTCACAATTGCTATCATTATTGGTATAGTTGCAGCTGCCAAATATATTGACTCTTCATATGAAGACTTTAAAGGATATATGGACACTCAAAATACAAATAATGATAGATAATAATTTTTAAAATTTGCTTATAATTAATTTTTATAAGCTAATTTTAGAACCAAGTGGAAACGCTTTTTACTATTGAATATTATAATAACTACATTGGAGGGTGGAGCAGTTGGTAGCTTGCAGGGCTCATAACCCTGAGGTCGGCGGTTCAAGTCCGCCCCCTCCAACCATAAAATAAAAAGGAGAAAATAGGAGAACAGGAATGGCAATTAAAATAACATTAATATTAGTATTTATTTTTCTTATGATAGCATCTATTGCATTAGCTATATTTAAAGGCTATAAAAGATATCAGTTAAAAGATAATCTTTATGACCTTAGAAGAGAAACTAAATACGGCACATCAGAAAAATTGAATGAACAAATTGAAGAATCAGAAAAGAGATTAAAATCATTATTAAGAACAATGATATTATTCATATCATTTGCTGTAGTAATGTTAGTTTCATTAATTTTAATTCCCGGTAATATTCATCAAGTCAATACCGGTGAAGTTGCAGTTGTAAGACATATGGGAACAGTCACAGGAATTAGAAACCCTGGTGTTTATTGGGACTGGTATTTTACTAATGAGTATGAAATGTATGATACAAAAGTTATTTCAATAAATTTTTCTAAAGAAGAAACTGCATCTTATTCAAAGGATAATCAAGTTATTAGTTTTGATTTAAATATTCAATATAGAATTCCTAATAATGAAGTTAGATATGTTGCAGAAAATATTGGCTCAACAAACGCATTAAAGGATATTATTGCTCCAAAAATGTTAGATGCAACTAAGACAGTAATTGGAACAAAAACTGCTGAACAAATTATTCAATTAAGAGAAACTGTTGCAACAGTTATCAAAGACTCATTATCAACACCATTTATTACTGATAGTGATTCTCAATTTATTACAATTACTAGTGTAAATATTAAAAATATAGAATTTACACCTGATTTTGAGGCAGCTGTTGCAGCAAAGGTTGCTGAAGAGCAAAAGAGACAACAAGCTTTAATTGAACAAGAAAGACAATTAGCAGAAGCAGAAAACAATAAACAAATTGCTATTAAGAATGCAGAAGCTGAAGCTCAGTCAGCTCAATTAAGAGCAGAAGCTGAAGCTGATGTTGCAAGAATTAAAGCACAAGCAGATCAAGATGTTGCAAAGATTGAAGCAGATACTGCTTTATATGCAGGACAAAAGAATGCTGCAATTGCATTACAAAAATTAGCATCTATTAATGGCTGGACTGTTGTAACTACTACAGAAGCAAATGGCACACAATATAATAAATTATATAAGCCAGATGAAACATTAGTTACAGCCGATGAATTAGCTAAGGGTGTAGAAAAGTTAATTGAAGTTTATAAGATAGAGAAATGGACTGGTGATGTTCCACAATACCAAATGGGTGAAGGTGGAGTAATCACTATCAAATCTATTTAAATATTTCAGAGCATAATTTAATTTATGCTCTTTACATGGCCAGGTAGCAAAGCGGCAAAGTCAGCAGACTGTAAATCTGCTCCCTAACGGGTTCGTAGGTTCGAGTCCTACCCTGGCCACCATTATATAGAAAGGAAATATTTATATGGGAAACTTTAGATATAGAGATCAAATAACTAAAAGAAGACTTAAAAAATTAGCAAATGAGTCTAGAAGCTATTATAGTGGTGCATATTTTGATGTATATAAATATCGTTATGTTAGATCAAAGGGTCGTCCGCATTTAAAGAAATATTATAAACGATATTTAAATAAAGTAATACGTCATAAAATAAATAATAACTTGAATAAAAATTATGAAGATTTAGTTTATAATAAAACTACCGCAAAACGATTTATTAGCGGTAAAATAGATTGGAATTTATATTAATAAATGGAGTATTATAATACTCCTATATGCCTGGGTGGTGCAACTGGTTAGACACACTAGTCTTAGAAACTAGCGGCGAAAGCCATGCGGGTTCAACTCCCGCTCCAGGCACCATATGTTCTAGCTCGCATGAGGCGAATGCAGAAGGGCTATTGCCCTTTGTGACTGGCCATCATTTGTAGGTTCAAATCCTATCTAGAACACCTAATATCCGGATTTAGCTCAGCTTGGTAGAGCACTTGATTTGGGATCAAGGGGTCACAGGTTCGAATCCTGTAATCCGGACCAATATATTGATGGCTTACTCAAGAGGCTCAAGAGGCTTCCCTGCTAAGGAAGTAGGCCGGATAACCGGTGCGAGGGTTCGAATCCCTCAGCCATCGCCATGTATAATACAAAAAAAGGAGAACAAAAAAATATGCGCACATTTACAGTAACAATTCCAGAAAATTGCAAACCATCAAACTTAGGTTTCGCAACAGCATTTGTAGAAAAAGCAGGAGAATTTACATCTGATGAAATTAACATTAAACTAGGAAATTTTAGTTATGTTAATGGTAAATCTATTTTAGGATTATTAACTTTAAGATTTGATAGTAATACAGATATTACAGTTCAAGTTCTTGGAGAAACAGAAGATTATACTGCTCCTTCTTTAGAAAGATTTATAAAGAAGCTATTATCACTTTATACTGATGAAAAATAATAATATTATTTTTTCATAGTGTATCCTTAGGCTAACTGGATAAACTGCCGGGCTACGAACTCGGCGTTGAGGGTTCGAGTCCTTCAGGATACGCCAGTTATGGGGATGTTTTTTGGTATTCGCTTGGATTTTTTGAAATTTATAAGCATGGGTAGCAGACTGCCTTAACAACGTCGAGGTTTAGAAATAAACGCAAACAAATTAATCGCAAACGCAATGATCAACCAAGTGGTTTTTGCCTAAGCAATAATATTTTAAATTTAATATAAAATTTAAAAACGAAATATAATTGCCAACAAATTATAAAGTAGTTCAGTTAAGCGTTGGTGGTATTAAATTCGCCATAAGAATTTTAAGGAATTATATTCTTTTGTTAATTATGAGTATAATGGTAAAAATAAATTAAATAACATGTAGAAAATAAATGAATAGGAGTTCAATACAGGGGTTCGACTCCCCTCATCTCCACCATGGAAGATTAGCTCAGCTGGGAGAGCATCTGTTTTACAAGCAGAGGGTCAGTGGTTCGAACCCACTATCTTCCACCATTTTTATAATGTGCCTGTAGCTCAGTTGGTTAGAGCACTCGGCTGATAACCGAGAGGTCAATGGTTCAAGTCCATTCAGGCACACCATGATATAAGTTTATAAAAGGCGAGTCATGAACGCTATTTTATATATAGAAAGGTTAAGAACTTTACCTAATAGATGCATCTGAAAATTAAAGTTCCGGACGATTAGCTCAACAAGGGAGAGCGCCTGCTTAGCCGCAGGAGGTTGTCGGTTCGATTCCGATGTCGTCATGATGTGCCGTTAGCTCAGCTGGATAGAGCAACCGCCTTCTAAGCGGTAGATCAGGAGTTCGAATCTCTTACGGCACGCCATATTATGCCTCGTTGGTGCAACTGGTGAGACACAACGGACTTAAAATCCGTGGATTAAATTCCATCTCGGTTCGAATCCGAGACGAGGCACCAGATTTATTAAATTAAGGAGATATGAAATATGAAGTATGATGAAATCCATCAAGGAATGAATGATGCTAGAAAAAACAATGATATTATTGCAAAATCAATTTTATCATTAGCTTATGGAAACATTAAGAATAAAGCTATTGAATTAAAGGTTGATAAGTTATCTGATACAGATGTTGTTTTGGTTATTAAAAAAATGATTAAACAATTAGAAGAAGAAATTGAATTATTTAGTAAAGTAAATAAAGAAGATAAAGTTTCTGAATTAGAAGCACAAAAGAAAGTATTATCTGATTTCTTACCAAAACAATTAACTGAAGATAAGATTAGAGAAATTATAAACACATTAGAAGATAAATCAATGCCTTCTATTATGAAGCATTTTAAAGCAAATTATAATGGACAAGTTGATATGGGGCTTGTTAGCAAATTAGCTAGAGAATAATATTATTTGTAGTTTAAGTGGTAAAGAACAGAACCATCCCCGGTTTTTGCATAAGGTGCGAAGAAGAGCAGTTAAGAGCTGTTTCCTGATGATGATAATTGCCAAATCATCCAAATAATTATTTATTGGCTTTGTAGCTCAGTTGGTTAGAGCAATCGGTTCATACCCGATAGGTCGTGGGTTCGAGTCCCACTGAAGCCACCCTAATGATTCGTATTTTACGGAGATTTAAACGCGGAGAGCAGAAGCGCCATACATTTGGTAGGAAGGAATGAGGGTATGTTTGAAATAACATAGTAGGTGTATGTATGTGTGTTCAGGCGCTAAATGACGACAGCGTAACGAGATCGAATATGAACACGTTATGGATCCATAGCTCAGTTGGTTAGAGCACCCGGCCCATAACCGGGCGGTCCAAGGTTCAAGCCCTTGTGGATCCACCAACAATATAAATAATAACATAACATAATTAAGACTCTGCAGAAGTAACAGAGGTAGCAAATAAATTATCGTGTGGTTCAAATCCCACCTGAGGGTATTTGAATTTATTAAAAGTAAATTTGGATATGTCCTTGGAGGCTAGAGGTTCAAGCGTTAATTATGTTAATGATATTTATGCCGGAATAGCGCAATTGGTAGAGCAACTGACTTGTAATCAGTAGGTTGCGGGTTCAAGTCCTGCTTCCGGCACCATCAATATGGTCCCGTAGCTCAGTTGGTAGAGCAACAGACTTTTAATCTGTGGGTCGAGGATTCGAGTTCCTCCGGGGCCACCATTTAAAGTTAAAGGAGAAAAAAAATGATTTACTTCATAGGAACAATTAATAAAATTGATGATAAATATGGTCCATCAGGTATTAGAACTGTTGGCTTTTTTGAAACTTTTGAAGAAGCCGAACAACGTATTTTAAGTAACTGTTGTGATATCTATGAAGCAGGATATTATCCATATGCCGTTATAGAAGCAGCAAATCCTGGAATATATCCAATAGTTGATGACACTATAACACAGTATTATAAGTGGAATAATGGTAAATATATTAAAATAAATAAAACTGATTTACCTGATGTTATTAATCATTTTATAAATTTAACGATTGGTTAAGATAATCAATCTAATACATAGGGTAGGTACTCAAGAGGCTGAAGAGGGCAGTCTGCAACACTGTTAGGGACGTCGGTCCGCGTCGGTTCGAATCCGACCCTATCCTCCATGCCACTGTAGCTCAGTTGGTAGAGCAAAGGACTGAAAATCCTTGTGTCGGTGGTTCAATTCCACCCGGTGGCACCATATAGGGGTATATTGTCAATGGTAGCAAGCCGGTCTCCAAAACCGTGAGTGTGGGTTCGAGTCCTTCTACCCCTGCCAGAAAAGAATAATAAAAAATATAAGTTATAGCTTATATTTTTAATTTTTTTTTGTTATATATATTATTATAATAGGATATATATGACAAATACTCATGATATATCCATATTCAGAAAGGAAAATAATATGAACCAAAATAAGATTCAAGAGATTGAAAAATTAGAAAAAAAGTATGAAATTGATGCAGTTATACTTTTTAAATTATTAGCATCAAAAGACACAGACTATGTATATTTTAAATTTAATAACACAATTATAACATTACAAATGGATTTTGATGTATCAATAGATCTTGATAATAAGGTAATAAAAGTAGGAGATTATAAAATTATATATCCATTAAAATCTTATGGAGAATTGTGGTCATTAAATAAAGAAGATTTAAAAATTATGGAGGTAGTATGAAAAAATATAATTTAAATTTACAATTATGTGTTCCATATCAAAAATGTCTATATAATTGTCCAATGTGTATTGCATCAAATAATAATAAATTTAAAAATTTATATAATATAAATAAAGCAAAATATTTCAATAAATTAAATAAAATATTACAAAATATGAATGGTGATATTATAATAACAGGTGCTACAGAACCAACTTTAAATAAAAATTGGATTCATGAGGTAATTAATTTTATTGATAAAGATACACGGCCAAATATACAGAAGATTGAATTACAAACACACAACATACAGTCATTTGATGAATCATTTGTAAAAGATTTTGATGTTATTGCATATTCATTAGCAATGCCATCTGATATAGCAAAAGCTATAAAAATCGCAGAAGTAAGAAATAGTAATGAAAATAAGGCAACTAAACCAATTATAAGATGGGTTATTTTAGCAACAGTAGAAAATTTTGATTATATTAAAGAAAACTATAATGGACAATATGTTGATCAAATAACAATAAAGGATCTTCAGCATGCAAAGAAGGATACTGAAGTAAATGAATATATTGATTCGCATAAGATTAGTTCAGAAGTTTTCAGGCAAATTAATTTTAATACAGACAGTTTGAGATATGATACAAATTGTTTGGCATCTAAATATAGATATAGAGTATTTAGAGAAAATGGTAAATTATACAAAAAATGGTAAAAGAAGGTAAGCAATATGTCATTTGTAGATAAAATTGGAGATAGAATGAAAGCAAATTATGAAAATATTTCTAAACATAAATTAACTAGGAGAACTCCTGTTATTATTCGTTTAGATGGTTGTGCTTTTCATACTTTTACAAGAAAATTTGTAAAACCTTTTGATGATTTATTCTCAAGAGCAATGCAAGAAACAACTAAATATTTATGTGAGCATGTTCAAGGTTGTAAAATTGGATATACTCAATCTGATGAAATCACATTATTATTAATTGATTATGATACTTTGGAAACAAGTGCATGGTTTGATTACAAATTAGAGAAGATTACATCAGTAGCAGCATCAATGGCAGCATTAGCATTTAACAGAGCATTTGGTAGATTAATGACTGATCGAATGAAAAAATCAGATAATGATGAAAATCAAAATGTTGTATATTATAATGCATTTGAAAAAGGTGCATATTTTGATGCTAGAGCATTTAATATTCCAAAAGAAGAAGTAAATAATTGCTTTGTTTGGAGACAATTAGATGCTGAAAGAAATGCAATTAATTCAGTTGCTCAATCATTATATTCACAAAATGAATTATGTGGAAAGAAATTAAATGATACTAGAATTTTAATTGCTAAGAAAGATCACGATATTACAACATATCCAGTTAAATATCAACGTGGAAGTTGTTGTATTAAAAGATATGATGAACAAGGATGTAGTGAATGGATTATTGATGAAAATATTCCAAGATTTTCTGAAGATAAAAATTATGTTGAGCAATATGTGTTTTTAGATGAATAAGGAGGATTCTATGGAAATAAAAACTATTCAAGACTTAGTTATTTTTTCAAGTGAATTATTAAATAAATATGGAAATAAGCCAATTTGTTTAACAGATAGATTTACAGAATATAAATTATCAGGTCATGCTGATGCAGATGATGCTGTGATAAATATTGATTGTGAAAAAATTGGATCTGTTTTACAAGGAACTCATCGCGTATTAGGTGGTGAATAAAATGAATAAAATTGGATTTTGGTCACACACAGAAGGTGATTATAAGTGTTTTAGTAACTTTTATCCATGTAAATTTGTATATGCCCATAGACAATTTAATTGCACTGAGCAAGCATTTATGTGGATGAAAGCAATGACATTTAATGATAATGAAACAGCTGCAAAAATACTTAATGAAACAGATCCATTAAAAATCAAACGACTTGGTAGAGAAGTTAAAAATTATGATGATACAAAATGGAATGAAATTCGTTATAATATTATGTATCAAGTAAATATGGCAAAATATTTTCATAATAAGGATTTAAGAAAATTATTAATTGATACTAAGGATGCATATTTATTTGAAAACTCTCCATTTGATTATATTTGGGGTGTTGGAAAAAAGGGTACTGGTCAAAATTTATTAGGTAAGGTATTAATGGATATTAGAAAATATTATAGAGATATTGTAAATGGAGATGTCTTATGATACGATATTATTTATGGTATTTACCACATAATCATAAAAATTTATTTAAAAGCCTAGACCTAATTGACGATAAAATTAGCATTGGTGATTATGTTAGTGTATGGCAAGATGATAGTGGTTTAAATGGTAATATAAATAAAATAGATATTGATAACATTTATAAATTTTTAGAACAATTATTTTATAAATTTAATATGGAACTTCCAAAAAATTTTGCTCCTCATTCTATGAGTGTAGGAGATATTGTTGAGTTGCGTGATATAGATTCAAGATATTCTAGGTATTTTTTCTGCGACAACATAGGATTTAAAGAAGTAACATATAAACTAGCATAATGAAAAAACAAGGAGGTATCTTCTATGAAAAATCATGTAGAAAAAACAACTAATAATTATACAAAAATAAAAGGTCAGATAATATGTAATAAGGGAGAACAAGCAAAAGAAGTTCTCTCTTTATTATTATCTCATAAATACAAAGCTGAAGATATTTCACAAAAGAAATCAAAAGCTATGATTAAATATATAAAGGAGTAGTTTATGGATGATTTAGAAATATTAAGAGCTATAAGATTATTACTAGACCATAGATATCAAATAGCAAATAGAACAAAAGAAAATGATGATTATTTTGAAAATGCATATGACTCTCTAAAAGAGAGAATTAAAGATCAAGCAGTATTTAATACTATAATTGATGGTGTGAATAATAAAACTTTGGATTCTTATAAAAATAGTTATTCTAAAAATGGATATAGAATAACAATAGAAATTAATAAGGAGGAAAGTAATGATGAATGATAATATTATGTGGTTAGCATTAATATTCTTAGCACATTTTATAGATGATTTCTTTTTGCAAGGAATGTGTCTAAGTAATTTAAAACAAAAAGAATGGTGGGAACAACATGCACCTGATGAAAAATATAAATATGATTATTTAATGTCAGTTTCTTGTCATGCAATGATGTGGAGCATATCAATAATGATTCCAACTATGATTAGTGGCAATTTTATTTGGTGGTTAATTCCTATTAATTTTATAATACATGCAACTGTTGATGATATTAAAGCAAATAGACATAAAATAAATTTAATTACTGATCAATCTATTCATTTTGTTCAGGTTATTTTAACTTATTTGGTTTGTTATATTTGGATGGTGAAGTAAAAATTAAATAAAAGGATGGTGTATTATTATGCATGATACTAGTGATGATTTAGCAGAATCATTACATAAATCTTTTATTAAAGATGCACATTATGAAGCATTAGATGATGATTTAGTTCCATTAAAATCTAAAGCATTTGATGAAATAATTAAATTAACTAATGCTACAATTAAAGATAAGTCACTACTACTTACATTAGATGAAAGAGAATATCCGACTAATGTAATAGAATTAAATGATTATCAAGTAAAATTATTAAGTAGATTTATATCAAATTATAAAAGTACTAATAATATAACTATTAATCCTGATAGTGATGCACGTATTTTAACAGATATAGTTGATGCAATTTATTATGATCCGTGCGATAAATATGAAGAAGAATTAAAGAATATGTTTAATTATTATATTGATAATGGAAAAATAAATGAATATATGGAAAATGTTGTTAAGAAAATTAAGATTTCATGTCAAGTAGATTTGTTATCTCATTTATTAAGTATAATAGATAATATTTTTACTGATTGGTATGTAAATCATATGATATATTTACTAAAGCATGAAGAATTGAGTTCTTCATCTCGTAAAAAATTAATTAACATATATTCATTATATAAAGACAGATTTAATGAAATATCAGATTTTAATAGTATTTTAAATAACTAAAAGGAGAATATAAATAATGCAGATGTATGATAAATATGAATTTAATGCTGAATTAATTACAGATAATATTATTGCTTGGATTAGAGAACAAGCCGGTACCTGTAATATAGCAATAGGAATTAGTGGTGGTAAAGATTCAACAATCACTGCAATGTTGTCAGTTCTAGCAATTGGAAAAGACAAAGTATTTGGTGTTATGATGCCAAATGGAATGCAAAAGGATATTAATGATAGTAAAAAAGTTTGCAAATTACTTGGAATTAATGCTAATATTATTAATATTGGTAATGTGTGTAATGATTTAGCATCAGCTATTTGGCACTCTTCTTTTGAAGACTTTTGCAAAGGTTCTTTATTAAGTAAAAGAATGCAAGAAATAATGAGAGTAAATAATACTTTTGGTGATATGTATGACACAAACACTCCGGCTAGAGTTAGAATGACAACACTATATGGTATTGCTGCTATATTAGGAAATACACGAGTTGTTAATACTTGTAATTTAAGTGAGGATTGGGTTGGATATTCAACAAAGTTTGGTGATAGTGCCGGAGATTTTAGTCCATTAGCAAATTTAACTGTTGCAGAAGTATTACAAGTTGGTGTAGTATGTGCTACTAGACTTGGAATTTATGATGAATTAAAGGATTTAATTTTTAAGACACCAGATGATGGAATGTCAGGAAAATCTGATGAAGAAAAACTTGGTTTTACTTATGATGAATTAGATAGATATATTAGAACTGGCGAAATTTTAAATTTAGTACATAAAGAAAAAATTGATAGAATGCATGCTGCTAATTTACATAAGGTTACATTAATGCCAAAGTTTGAATCAGGTTTAGAAATTAGAATTTAAAGGTGAATAATATGATTGAATTATATGATTTAAATAGATTAAAAACAATTCTAGAAACTAATCATTTGAAGTTAGCAGTTGCTGAATCTCTAACTGCTGGAAAGATTTCAGAACGCATCTGTTCAGTTCCAGGAATTAGTAAGTATTATCAGGGTGGTGTAACTGTCTATACCAATCAAATTAAGAATAAGGTTTTAGGTGTTGATAAAGACTTCTTAGATAAAAATGGCGCATATAATTTTGAGACTACGCGAATGATGTGTTTAGGAGTTATGAAATTATATGATGCAGACTGTGCAATAGCTGTTAGTGGTGTATCTGGACCAGGTCCTGATGATGGGCACCCACAAGGAGAAGTTTTTATGACAATAGCATATGATAATGAATTATATGATGTTAAATTAACATCTGATGAACCAGAACGTGAAGATGTTAGAAATTATACAGCAATTTCAGCATTAAATACATTTATTGATATTGCTGATAATAAAGAAATATTTAAAAATTTAAAATACAAGTATGGAGGAGAGCAATAATGAACGATAATGATTCAAGAGGAACAGCTGCCGCTACATCAGGTGGATGTGGTATAGGGTTTATATTATTTATAGTATTTTTAATTTTAAAATTAACACATGTTATTGATTGGTCATGGTTTTGGGTTGTTTTTCCATTATGGATCGGCCCTGCTACAGTACTAGCAATATCATTATTAGTATTTATTGTAGTATTTTTCATTAGTTTATTTGATAATAAACATAAAAGAAAACATTAAGGAAAAGGTGATAAAATGGGTTTTTGTAAAAAATGTTATTTAAGTAAAATTGCACCAGGTGCTAAACCAGAAGATTTAATATTTTTTGATGTTGAAGATAAATGTGAATGTTGTGGAAAAACACGTTTTTTAGTAGAGAAGAATGAAACACCAGAAGATTACATGTCAATTTTTGAATGTAGATGGGAAACTATTCAACATACTAAAAAGGTTGAAGAAATTATGTTCTATGTAATTTCTTTATTAGAAAAAAGAGCATTTACACACGATGTGTCTAAATTGTATTCTCCAGAAGTAGAACTTTTTGCTGAACAAAATGCAAAGTTAAAATATTTAACATATGGTTCTCCTGAATATGATGAATGCAAATTAGCTTTAAAACCTGCTCTAGATCATCATTTTAGGGAAGAAAGACATCACCCTGAACATTTCAAAAATGGTATTGCAGATATGACACTTATCGATATTATTGAAATGCTTTGTGATTGTAAAGCATCTTCTTTAAGACAAAACAATGGTAATTTATTATTATCATTTGACGGTCTTTGTGAAAAATATAATATTCCAAAAGATTCATTATTATATTCTGTTTTAGAAAATACCGTTAAAATGTTAGATGAGGCAGATCATAATTAGGATTTGAGGTAATAGTATGAGTTTAAAAACACAAGAATTATTAAATGTAAAAAAGGATTTAGATAAAAAATTCTTAAAATTTTATACAGCTCAATATATGACAGATGGAAAACTTCGTAATTATTTCTTTGTATCAAGACATGATGAAAGAGATTTAGTTATGAATAATCCTGATAAAGTAAAACCAACAGCAGTTGAATGCTTTACATATATTGTAGAAGATGGAATTCCATATGCCATTATGGTAAAAGAATTTAGATCAGCTATGGGAAGATATGTAATGTCTTTCCCAGCTGGTTTAATTGAAAATAATGAGTCATTTGAAACAGCAATTACAAGAGAGGTTAATGAAGAAGTTGGTGGAGAGGTTAAATCATTTAAACTTATTCAAAACTATCCATTAGCTGCTTGTGCTGGAATGACTGATGAGGCAAATATGTTTGCCATTGTTGAGTTAAGTAAAGAAGGTACTCAACATTTAGAAGAAACAGAAGATATTGAAGTTCATAAGATTCCTTTAACTGTTTTACAGAAAAAGGTAAAAAATAATGAATTAGAATTAACATTATCAGGATATCTTGGTGTGCTTTCAATATTAAATATTTTTAAATTAACATTATAATTATAAAAAGGAAAAGAGGAAAATAAATATGAAATTAGAACCAATCGTTATTAGTCTATTAGACACAGATCTTTATAAATTTACAATGCAACAAGTAATGTTTCACAAGCATCCAAATTTAAGAGGAAAATATATCTTTAAGTGTAGAAATAAGGATGTAAAATTTACTTATGAAATGTTAGATGAAATCAATGCACAAATTGATCATTTATGTACATTAAGTTTTACTGATGATGAAATTAATTATCTACACTCAATTAGATTTTTAAAGTATGATTATGTAGAAGCTTTAAGATTATATAGACCTTTAAGACGTTATGTAACAACTTCTTTAGATGATAATGGCAGACTAAAGATTAGCATTGAAGGACCAGTTTGGATGGTTTCTCCATTTGAAATTTATTTACTTGAAATTGTTAATGAAGTATATTTCAGAATGAAGTATGATTATCAAGAATTAAAAGATAGTGCTGTAAAAAGAGCATCTGATAAGGTAATAGATTTCCTTGTTACTAATAAATATACTTTTAAATTTGCTGAATTTGGTTGTCGTAGAAGACTATCAAGAGAATTCCAAGAATGGGTTGTTAAGCAAATGATCGACACTAAAAATTGTGTTGGTACATCAAATGTTTATTTAGCATATAAATTAGGCTTAACTCCAATTGGTACATACGCACATGAATATGTTCAAATGTATCAAGGCATTGAGGACATTCCAGTAGCTATGTCTAACAAGGTAGCTTTAAAGGAATGGTTTGAGGAATATGAAGGTGATTTGGGTACTGCTTTAACAGATACTCTTACAACAGATTGTTTCTTAAAGGATTTTGATAAGGTACAAGCAAATCACTATAGTGGTGTTCGCCATGACTCAGGTGACCCTTATGAATGGGGCGAAAAGATTATTGCTCATTATGAAAAGTTAGGAATTGATCCTAAAACTAAAACATTACTATTTAGTGATTCATTAAACTTTGATAAGGCACAAGCTATCTATGAATATTTCAAAGATAGAATTAAGGTATCATTCGGTATCGGTACATTTATTACTAATGATACTTGTGTTGAACCATTAAATATTGTTATTAAATTGCAATATGTAAATGACCGACCTGTTGCAAAAATTTCAGATAATCCTGAAAAAGCAATGTGCCAAGATGAAGGATATCTAGAATATTTAAAGAGTGCAGTTGCAAGAAGAAGAGGAGAATAATTATGGAAGTATTAGTAATTGTAGATGTACAAAATGATTTTATCGATGGAGCATTAAGAAATGAAGAAGCCATTAAAAGAATTCCTAATATTATAGAGGAAATTAATAATTTTAAAGGCAAGTATATCTTCTTAACCAGAGATACTCATGATAAGAATTATATGAATACAATGGAAGGTAGTAGATTACCAGTTGAACATTGCATCAAAGGAACTGAAGGATGGCAAATTAAAAAAGAAGTTATGGACGCCGTTCTTAAGAAACAAAAAGAAAATAAATGTAAAGTAAAGATTATTAATAAGAAATCTTTTGGTTATGATAAATGGAGTAAAGTTCTAAAGAAACTTGTTAAGAAATATGGGCCAACATTAGATTTTAAGATTTTTGGATATTGTACAGGTATCTGCGTAGATAATCAAGCTAGTGGTATTAAGGCCGCAGCCCCAGAATCTCATATTTCAATTGTTGAAAGATGTTGTGCTTGTGTAACTCCTGAATCTCATAAGAACGCATTGGAAGCAATGAAGATGTGGCATATTGATATTATTGAATAATTATGCATTTTGATAAAGTATTTAATAATGTAATTAATAAGGAAGAATATTCTGAGCGATATTCTTCCTTGCCATCTGATGGCATCATAGCAACAATTGATGAAGATTTATTTAATGAAATCAGAGATTATTGTGAAGAAAATAATATTCAATATATTATGAATTATAATTCATATTCTGGAATTTATCTTATTAAAATAATAGAGTAACTGGAGATGGAAATAATGAAAAAATTTAAATTAGGTTTTATTGTTGGGCGATTTCAATTTGTTCATAAAGGCCATGAGCAATTAATTAATCTTGGTTTAGATTTATGTGAAAAATTCGTTGTGGTTTTAGGATCTTCAAATGAATCTAGAACTGAACGATGCCCATTTACATTTGACGAACGTAAGGAAATGTTAGAAAAAATCTATGGTAAAGATAGATTAATAATCGTGCCAATATTTGATATTGGAATCGGATATGTTCCTGAGTGGGGTAAATATGTGATGAATACAATTAAATTCTATTGTGGAGAATATCCTGATTTCTGTATTAGAGGAATAGAGGAAAATAGAAGTAATTGGATAAATAAAGATGTTTTTGATTTAAATGAAATGATTATTAGTAGAAATATGATTAAAATATCTGCTACTAATGTTCGTAGATATTTATCATTATTAGAATTTACTGATGATGATAAAGAACATATTATTGGCCCACAAAGTAAAATTAATTATTCTGATTTTATAAGTGACAGATATACTATCGAAGATAAAAAGAAATATTCAAAAATATTGAATTCAATTAAGACTGAAAAGAAATAAAAATATTTTTAAAAAAAGTGATATGAACAATAAAATATATATACTTAAATTTATAAATTTATTTTTAAGTATATATTATAATTGTGTATAGAAGAAAGAAAAATATTAAATAATATAAGATATTTAATAAATTGATTTCCTCCAATAAAAAAGATCTATGATCTTTGATTACTTTCTTATCTTCTATACAATATAGAACCTCCTTTCCTATAGGTACATACAGCAAAAAATTTCAGAAAGTTTGTCTTCAACACAAATATTTTTTGTACCTAGTAACTTATTTTGGGAAGGGAAAAATAAATAAGGAATAAAGGATTAGATACGTACAGCAAATAAAAAAAAGAACTAGGGTGAAGTTTTTTGTATCTAGTAAATTCCTTAAACATATTACTATTATATAGGTACATACAGCAATGATTAATTTAAAAGATAACGATTATATTTGGGATAATACTGTTAATTTTAAGTACCTAGCATAATAAACAATACGCATTAGATACACACAGCAATGTTACAAAATACAAAAAATCAAAAAAATATTTTTTATACCATGAAGAACAATATTAAAAATTAGGGTTAAAAGTAAATCAAAAAGTATCTAGATATGCGCATGTTATAATTATTGTTGAAAAGATTTACGGACATATGGATTTGCATGCTGAAATATATAAGCACATCACGAATGAGCATATTATATATTTGCCATATGATCTGATAATAATTATAACATATACCTACCTCCAAAAGATGAGATGTAATATCTCATCTTTTTTTGGCCCCATCGACAAGTGGCTAAGTCAGCAGACTTTCTATCTGCCATCGCAGGTTCGAATCCTGCTGGGGTCACCAAAATAAAATTAATAAATTATAAAAAATAAAAGAAAAGGAAAGGTAATAATTATGAACAAATTTATTAAAGGAGCTATGGCTCAACAAAATGAAACAGTCACAGAAAATGGTATGGAGGCATATAAATCAACAAATGATTTCTTAGTAGATTTATTTGGTACCATTGGTGCAATGAGAACACTTGATCAAGAAAAGTGTTTAGAAATTTTTGAAAAAGCATATAATACAGATAAGCTTATTGCTTTAAAATGTTTATTCTATGCTGCTGATATTCGTAGAGGTTTAGGTGAAAGAAGAGCAACTTCTATGATCCTAAGATGGTTAGCTAATAATGACCCAGAAGTAATGAAATTAAATATTGGTTTAATTGCTGAGTTTAATAGATGGGATTTATGTTATGCGTTTGATGGCACTTTAATTGAAAAGGAAGCATATGATTTCTTATTACATCAATTCAAAGAAGATATTGAAAATGCAAAAAATAACAAGCAAGTTTCTTTATTAGGAAAATGGTTAAAATCTGAAAATGCTTCTCGAAAGGCTATGAAATTAGCTAGAAAGACATATGGTCATTTTAATATGACACCAAGAGAATATCGTAAAGCATTAACAGTATTAAGAAAGAAAATTAATATTGTTGAATCTAAGTTAGTTGAAAAGAACTATACTGATATCGATTACTCTAAAGTTCCAGCATATGCAATGAAGAAATATTCAGCAGCATTTATGCGTCATGATACAGAAAGATATCAAAAATATCTTGCAGATTTAAAAGCTGGAAAGACTAAGGTAAATGCTAGTGTATTATATCCATATGATATAGTGCGTTCTTCATTGAAAGGTGATGCATTAGCAGAAGAGCAATGGAAGGCTTTACCAAACTACATTGATGGAGAAAACAATGTATTGGTTATGGCAGATACCTCTGGTTCTATGACATGGGATGGTGGCCAACCAATTGATACGGCTGTTGGTTTAGCAATTTATTTTGCTGAACATAATGTTGGAGCATTTAAAGATTTATTCTTAACATTCTCCACTAGACCCGCATTTGTTTCTCTTGCTAAATTAACTACATTAAAAGCTAAGATTGGCACTACTATGCGTGCCGACTGGGGTGGATCTACAGACATCATTAAGGCAATGGAGTTAATTTTAGATACTGCTGTTAAGGCAAATGCACCACAAAAGGATATGCCAAAGTCATTAATCATAATTTCAGATATGGAATTTGATAGTGCAGTTGAACGTGGTTTTACAAAGTTTTATGATATTACAAAAGCTAAGTTTGAAGATGCTGGTTATAAGATTCCTGGAATTGTATTCTGGAATGTTAATTCTCGTCAAGAGGTTTTCCATTTAGCAGATACTTCAAAGAAAGGCGTTCAACTTGTATCTGGTGCATCAGCATCAATTTTCAAGACTTTACTTGGTTCATTAAATACAACACCATATGAATATATGATGAAAGTATTATCTGATCCAAGATATGACGTAGTAAAAATAGAAGCATAATTGCTTCTATTTTTTTACGTATTAATATTATGAGGTGATATTATGGATATATTATCTATGGTATTAGGAATAATATTTTTAGTAATAGTGTGTATTATTATAGCAATATATATAATAAACATTATTTTATATTATAATTATAAAGATAACAAGAAGGATAAAAATAATGGAAATCTATACAGTAAAAGATCAAAACGAAGAAAAAAATAGAGCATTAGCACATATTGAAAAGGTTAATTCAATTGAATCAATTGATGGTGCAGATGCTATTGAAAAAATCACAGTTTTAGGCTGGAATTTAATTGCTAAGAAAGGTGAATTTAACATTGGAGATAAATGTGTTTATATTGAAATAGATTCAAAGGTATCTGATGCTGATGCAAGATTCGCATTTTTAGCTAATAAAGGATTTAAGGTTAAAACATTAAAATTTAATAAATTTGGAGTAATCTCACAAGGTCTAGCATTACCTGTCACATTATTTCCTGAGTTAGGTGAAGATCTATCAATTGGTCGTGATGTTACAGAAGTTTTAGGAATTAAGAAAATTGAAACAGCTGAGGAAATCTTCTTAAGAAAACAAGGTGAAAGAAAGATTGTTTTAAAGTTTAGATTTAAATGGTTTGAAAAATTTGTTAATAAGCATCCTAAAATTAGACAATATTTCATAAGAAAGAAACAAGAGGAATTAAAGTTTAAGAAACAATTTCCTGTTTGGATTAAAAAGACTGATGAAACAAGATGTGAAAATATTCCTGAAATTTTAAATTATAAACAACCTTTAATTGTTACAGAAAAAGTTGATGGAACATCATCAACATATGCTATTGAATTTTTAAATAGCAAGAAAACAAAATGGAATTTTATAATTTGTTCAAGAAATAATAGAATGTTCTTAAATGAAGATTCTGTATATAATACTATTGCAAAACAATATAATATTGAAAATGCATTAGTAAAAATTGGTAGAGAAACAAATTCAAAGATTGTAATTTTACAAGGTGAAACATATGGTCGAGATATTCAAGGTAATCCATATAAAATTAAAGGTCTTGAATTTAGAGGATTTAATTTAAAATTAGGAAATAAAGAAAAGAATCAATATAAAGTAAGAAGATTAAATCCAATCGAATCGATATCATTATTTGATTCTTGTAAGATTGATAATATTGAGTGGGTTCCAATTATTGATATTGAATATATACTTCCAGATACAATGGAAGAATTAAAATTACAAGCTGATGGATATTCAAAAATTAATCCTAATGTTAAGCGTGAGGGTTTTGTATATAGATCAGCAACTGATGAAACACTTTCATTTAAAAATGTTTCACGCGAATATCTATTAAAACACAATGGATAGAAAGGAGAACTAATGAGAAAGGTATTTCCAAATTGGCCTGGCCGTATTAAGATAATATCTGATCCGCATTTTAATGATGGAGATATTTGGAGAAGTGAAAGAAGTCATTTTGCATCTCAAGAAGATCATGATAATGCAATAAAGAAATTAATAAAACAAGGTGTTTCTGGTGGAAATACATTGTTATTATTAGGAGATCTTGGAGAAGATTGGCAAGATTTTATTAAACATTTAAAATGTTATAAAGTATTGGTCATGGGAAATCATGATGAACGTTCTCCAGATTATTATAGGGAATTCTTTGATGAGGTATATCCAACAGGAATTCCCTTAACTGATAGAGTATATGCATCACATCAGCCAATGATGCTAGATACAAGATACTTTATAAATGTTCATGGGCATTTACATAATTCGAGATTAAAAGATCCGCATTATATTAATGCAAATGTTCATGAAACAAAATATAAATTATTAGATTTAGAAGATATTGACAGATATGCAAGATCCTTTGAATATAATGATAAAGAAACTGGGCCAAAAGCTCAATTCTTAAGAGAATGGTATGCTGATAAATATGATATTACTGATTTAATTGTTACTGCAAAAGGCGGGGTAGCATATTATCATTCTTATTTATCATATCCAGAAAAGGAACTAATACCTGTTCTTAGAAATGGAAAGGAACAAGAAAAAATATTTGAACTAGCAAATATTTTTAACCCTATATTTAAATCACTTGATATTGACTACAGAGTTAATACTCATTTAACAGATTATCAAGATATTTTTGATAAATATCCAATATATGATTCTGTTGAAAAAAGTCAAGAGTGTGCAATTAGAGATATTGAACTTAGAATTAGAGATAACATAATGGAGGAAATGACAAAATGGCAGACACAGATAAAGAATTAGAAAGATTTGCACCAGGAACGGTTGTATATGTTAGAGGAGAATTAGAAAATATTTTTCTAGAGCAAGAAATTGTTAAATGTATTATAAAAGAGTCCTCTAGATTTGCAGATGAATCAGAAAAAATACTAATACAAATGTATCCAGAGTCAAATCCCGAAATGGAATTTGCACTTGACGATACATTAGAAAATGAAAGTTTCTTCTTTGATATGGAAGATGCAAAAGTATATAATCTTGTTGCAGAAAATGAATAATAATAAGCAGAGTATATCTCTGCTTTTTTTTAAAAATTTTTTATTATATATATTATATATACGATTATATAAAGCACGACTTATATAATTAAAATTTAGAAAGGGTGATAGAATGAGAATCACTAGATTAAAATTAGTAAATTTCATTGGTATTAAAGATGGAATGAATAAAGATGAAATAGAAATATTCTTTCCAGATAATGGCAATAAATTTACTATATTAAATGGAGGAAATGGTTGTGGAAAATCTACGATCTTATCAACATTACATCCATTTAAAGAAACATTTGATGATAGAAAAGAGCTTATCTATGGAGAAGAAGGAAGCAAAGAAATTGATATCATAAGTGATGAATCAGTCTATAAAATACGACATTATTACGGTAAGCATGCCGGAAGCTTTATCGAAAAAGATGGTGTCGAGTTAAATCCAGGCGGAGGTATTAGACTATTTGAAGACAAAGTCAGAGACGAACTTGGAATAACTAAAGAATATTTTAATATAGGCAAGATTGGTTCAAATACTGACAATTTCGTTCATTTTTCTACAACTAAAAGAAAAGAATATATATCAACATTTGTTTCAGAAGTTGAAAAATATCTAAAAGTTTATGACACTGTATCTAAAAAATATAAGCTTGATTCTGATAAGCTTAAATCTTTGGCCAAGGATTTAACTAAATATGATAAATCTGAAATGATTGCATCACATTTAGAAACAATTAAAGAAGAATTAAAGACTCTCGAAAATGAAATTATTGCTAAATCTAAAGAAGAAGCTATTATTGGTGCTAATATTGAACACTATAATACAAAAATGAGTGAAATTAATTATATTGAACTAAAGAATGCTATGGGAGAATTAGAAAATTCAGCAAAACAAATTCAATCAACTATTAAAATGATTGAATCTAAAAATATAAATAATGAAAACTTCAATACAGATTTAAATAATATTCAAAAATTAAAAGATATATTAGTTAAAAATAAGATTAGTATAGCGACATTAGAAAAAGATATTCATGATCTATCAAATAAATCAATTGAATATCAAAATGCAAAAATTAATAATCAATATAAACTAAATGGTCTATCAACAGGAACAGATGATAATTCAGATAGTTTAAATAAAGAATTAACTAAATTGGAAAACAATAAAAAGAAGATTACAAAAGAATTAGAAAAATTAAATATAATAAAATATTTTGAAGGAGTAAATGTTAATAGTCTTCCATTATTACTCAATAAATATATTGCATTTATGCAATTTCTAATTCAAAATTATAATCAATTAAAATCTAATACTATTGATCCAAAATTAACAAATATTGAATTATTTTTTAAGCGTGATTGTACTAGAATATTAACAGCTCAAAGAGAATTATCTAGAAATACAATTACTGAAACAGCTAAGCTAAAAGATGAAAAGGTTAAAGAATGTTCATTTAAAAATGCAAATCTTGGTAAATTAGATATTTTAGAAAAAAGACCACATGAATGTAATATTGATTCATGTCCATTTATTGCAGATGCATTAAAATATAAAAATCTACCATCTGAAATAGAAAATCTAGAAGTTGAAATAGAAAATATTAAAGTAAGTTTAGAAGATTTAAATTATAAAGCAGAACAGATAAATGAGGTTATTAATTTATTTAGAAATACTTCTGCATATTATAAAAATTTATCAGCAAGTGAAAATATTATTTATAAATATCAAGTTGATACTTATGGTAATATTGTAGAAATAATGTCTAAGCCATTAAATGAAGTAGAAGAAATATTTAATTTAATAAAGCATGAAGTTGATATCTATATTGATTCTTTTAATAAATTATTAAATATTAATGATTTAATTAAACAAAATACAAATACATTAGAAAAAATCAATAATTCAAAAGAAGTAATAGATTTATATACTAATGAAATTAAAAAAATAGATAAACAACTTGAAAAAAATACTATTGAATATGCTGATAAGAAAGAGCAATTAGATAAGTTAAATCAAGAAAATTTTTCATTAGATGTTTATATTACAGATTTAACTAATTATAATTCTGCTTTAAATGAAATGGAAAAGATTACTAATGCACAAAAAGCTAATAAAAAGCTTATTGATAAATATGAAGATATATCAGCAAAGAAAATTGAAGCAACTTCAAATAGAAATAATTTAACTCAGTTATTATCAATAAAGCAATCCGAGAAAACAAAGATTACTGATGATATAACTAACTCTGAAGTTGCATTAAGACATATTGCTGATTTAGAGAAACAAGAAAAGGAATTAAATGAAACATATGTCGTTTATGATATAATAAAGGATGCATTAGATCCAAGATCTGGTATTCCTTTAGTATATGTTAAAGCATATTTAGGTAAGACAGAAATTATTGCAAATGAATTATTAAATATTGCATTTAATGGAAAATTTGAAATTCATTTTGAATCTGGTCCAAAAGATTTCTTCATTCAAGTTAGAACAGGAGATTCTATTAAATCTGATATTAAGAATGCATCACAAGGTGAAATTGCATTAACAACAATTTCAATTTCATTAGCATTAATTGAACAATCAATTCAAGGATTTAATGTATTATCATTAGATGAGATTGATGGCGCATTAGATGATGGAAACAGAGAAGCATTTATTAATATCCTTGATTCTCAAATTCGTAAATTAGATATTGAACAAGTATTTATTATTTCACATAATGATGCATTTGATTCAGTACCAATGAATATAATTGCATTACCTGGAGCAAAAAAGAAGTTAAATAATCCAGAGTATATGAAAAATAAAACCGTAATTTATAATTTTGAAGAGACAGGAGAATAATAATGGAATTAATAGAAAAATTAAAAAGATTTGATGATATTACTGAAGTCTTATATCCAAGTTCAAAATATAACTATATGTGGATTTTAACACAATCTAAAATAATTAATGATTTTATAGATAGCTTAAGTTCCGAAGAATTGACTTCAGAAATTTTTGAGTCTTATATTTACAATAAAGTATATAATTATTTTATTAATAATCGAGAAACAGAAGCATTATTTAAATCATTAAAAGAGGAAGAAAAATCAGAGGTAACATATTTTTTCTATATTCATCAAAAACTAGCAGAATATGGTAGATATGTATATGAATTAGATAAAAAAATTAGTGAAAAAATGTATAGTATATTAAAAAATATACTTCTTAAAAATAAATATTATAATATTCATTATGCATTAGATGATATAACAGCAAATAATATGTTATCTGGAAGAAGTCGATATGGTTATGATTATACTCCATATAATGACAATGCTCTTTCATATATTCTCAGACATACTATTGGTGATGTAAAATTTAATTATTTATTATTACAAGATAGTTCTGAACCAGACAATATTATAACATATGGCTCATATTCATGTGATACCAGACCAGCATTAAATAGACTTGATACTGCTGAAAAAATACTAACAGAATTCTTGTCATTAGATGTACATCAAAGAATATGTTCGGATGTTGTAGTTAGAGCTATATGTGATGTTGTATTACAATATTCTAAAAATGCTAAAGATTTCATGAGTGCTATTAAAGAATCAAATAGTATTATATTTGCAAACTACTCTAATTTTAATATTCTTGCAACAAATAAGAATATAACATTAGAAGATAATAAAGAGTTTATAGCACAATCATTTAGGCAAAAAGATGTTAATAAATATATAAAATCCCTAAGAGAATCAAAAGATATGCTTATAATATCTTCATTCTTAGATGCTGGTATATATAATAATAATAGAATAAAGGCAGAGAATAAAGATATTAGAGCAATGGATATTGTATTACCAGTATTAATCGGAACACCATCAAAATATTATGATGATTCATTTTATAGTTTCTCACATCAAAAAGAATTCTGGGAAAAATATCCTGGATTAAAATATTCTATTGAGTCATTCTGCATATCATCAATTTTACAGGATGACCATTGGAGAAAACAAAAAAAGATTGAAAACTGCTCAGTATTATTATGTGAGATGAATAATTATTTAGATCCATATGAATATTTTACAAAATTTGTTAATATATTGATTACAAATTTAAAACAAATAGATGAACCAAGATATAAAATAAAATATTTATTATATATGGTATCATATATGACTTTTAGAAATACTGAAATTAAAGATAATAGAGAAAAAGAAATAGATAAGATTCTTAATTTTAATACTATAGAAAATATATATTTTAATGTACTAAAAGATTATAAAAATGATTCAAATTTTAAAGAATTATTTGGTAATTATTTAAGAATAATTATTAATTATATATTTAATATGCATCCTAAAAATGAGTTATCATCACTTTTCAATGAGGTAGTATCTAAAGAATCACAAGACAACATACTTGTTAATATTAGTGATTGTTGTGAGTTATATAAATATTTATTAAGAATTAAATTATTATCATTAACACCCATTGGTATAATAAATCAAGAATTAGATTATCCATTAAAGGATGAATTTAATATTAAATATCTTAATATTTCAGAATTAAATATATTTAATGAGGATAATAAAAATAATAATATATGTGATAAACATATGACGGTATTTGCAGATCCATCACTTTTATTAGCATATGCATTAAAAGATGATTTTGTCAATAACAATAATAATCTAATAAATAAGATTACCTGCAGATATTCAGATGAATCAGTATTTGCTCCAAATATTCAATATGTTGGTAGTAAAATGATATTTAAAACTAGACTAGAACAATATATACATGGAGAAATTACACATTCTATGTATTCACCATTTAATAATATAAATAAGTTCTTATATTTATTAGATATGTATTTAAATAATTTTGATGACTTTAAGGCTATTTCATTAACAACTGCTATTGAAAATGTAGATGAATATTTAGTAAATAAATATGGATTTAAAAAATATGCGGTAACCGATAATAGTTGGTATAGAAATGATACTTATTATATGTATTATAATGAGAACATAGATATCACATTGAGCCGTAAAGATTTTAATTATTATTCCATGCTATTTTCAACAGCATCTATATTTAAATCATTTGATGTTATTAAACATAATATAGCTATAAAATATTTAAATTTCTTTGCAAGTGATAACTTCATTAACTTATGTTTATCAGAATGGGCAGCTATGTATAATGATATGGTTGCTAAAGGAAAATATAATGGTGATTTTGACAGATTTACAAATAAAGATACATCATATTTTGCAACTGATATAAATTATGATTTACATTTTAATGATACATATTATACATTCTTAGAAAAATTTATTAAATCATTAAATCTTAACCAAATCATTGAACTATCCGGTGTAAAATCTGAGATTAATGAAGAGTATGTATTAAATAGACTAAGAGAAAATAGTATGGAAATAACATTAGTATCAACTATTAGTGAATAATTATAAAAATATTGCCTCGAACAATTCATTATAAATAGAGGTGATATTTATGGCGAAGAAAACAGAACAAATTAAAGAATCATTAGAAGATTACGCTGATTATTTTAAAGAAATAAATGAAATCTATGATGAATGTTTGAAAAAAACAAAAAAAATGGCAGCGAGTACAGAACAAAAAATTGATGACTTATCTCAATATAGTGTAACTACAAAAGGTACTCAAATGCAATTAGCTGAACATACTGCAAACGAAATTGGTCTATTAAATCAAATGCAAAGTTTAGCTGAAAGTAAATATAAATTAAAAAAACAAATTCTCGATTATGCTATGAAGGATGTTTCTGGTGATGATGAAGAAGAAGCATCAATGGCTAAAGAATTATCTGATTTTATCAAAGCAGAAAAGGAAAAAGCCCTTAAGCATCAAGAAGCTATCGATACATTATTATCAGAAGATGGCTTAGATGAAGAGATAGATAAGATTTTAAATGAAGAAAATAATTAGACAAGACAATCTTGTCTAATTATTTTTCCAGAAAGGATGATAAATTTGAATAATATACAATATAAATCACTTGCTGAGATTAATAGAGATGATACTAAAACAGTATTTTCAATTAATGCAACTGTTACTGAAGTATTATTTGATGGTAATCCAGAATCAAGACAACCAATTAAATTCATGCTTTGTCTTGAAGATTCTGGTGAATCTGTAACTGCGGCAACATGGGATTTTGGTTTATCTGCAATAATTAAGATGGCAGAAAACGAATTAAATGTATATACATTTAATTGTGTTCCAAGTGTATTTAATAATGAACTTCAACTAAAGGTTCAATCTTGTTTTAAAACTGAGATGATTTCAAATGTTAAATCAAAACGCGATGAGGTTAATACTAATGTAGTAAAAGCTGAACTTGAAGGAATAGTTACTAAATATATAACAAGTAAGAAATTAAAGGATATTTTAAATATTGTTTTAAATATTCCAGAATTTTATACAAGACCTGCTGCAAGTAAAGTACATCATAACTATATTGGTGGATTAGCAAAACATACATTAGGTGTTACAAAGATTGCAATGTCATTATATAGACAATATTATCAATATACTTCTATAGAAATGGTAATTGCAGGATCAATACTTCATGATATCGGAAAAATATATGAATATACAAATGAAGGTGGAACTACATATGAAGGATGCTTCATGGGACATATTCCTATGGGTATATCATTACTAACTTCAATTGCGAATAGTCTAGGATATGATATGACAGATCCGATTATTTTACAATTAATTAGTTTTATTAGTTCTCATCATGGAAGTGCTGATAAAGGATCACCTTCAAATCCAGCAACATTAGAAGCAATAATTATTCATTATGCAGATGAAATTGATGCATGTATGGAAAACTCTTTAGATGCATTATCTAAGATTTCAGTAAATCAAAGAACTAATGGACGTGTTATTGCAGCAAATAATTCTTATTTAATGAAAGTAAATAATAACCAATTATTAAGTGGAGACAAATAATTTTTAAAAAAAGATCCATAAACAATTAATTATTAATTTGAAAGGATTGATTATAATTGGAAGAAAAAGAAAAGAAAATAGGAACCATTATCAAAACATATCAAGGAAAAAGAAAAACTAAGAATGGACAAGAGTATGATGTAGTTCTTGTTTGGTATCGTGATGAGAATGGTAAAAAGCAAGTTAAGATATATGACCGTCCTCTTGTATCTTATTATATATTAAAGGATAGAGATAGTGATGAAGCGTATGCTCCACCACTATATATTCCTGAAGATAAGGTGCAGAAAGTTACGGTTTATAATGATTTATTATATCGTGATATTGCAATTAAAACAAATACATTATCATTTTATGATAAAACGTTATTACACTCTGGAGAAAATTCATATGAAATGAAAAATTTATTTAGACATCCATTAATATATGATGCTGATATGAATTTACAGGATCGTATTATTTCATTCTTTCAAGAAGAATACGAACCAGATCCAGAATATCAAATCCATAAATGCTACTTCGATATCGAAGTTGATCTAATGCCAAATGGATTTAAGAAAAACATTGATGGCACAATTGGATATATGGGATTCCCAGAAGAAGAAGTTGCACCATGCCCAGTAAATATTATAACTCTTATTGATGATAAAACTAATATAATTCATTCATGGGTTGTAAATAATAAAAATAATAAATCATTACAAGAATTTAAAGAAAATGCAGAGCAATTTAGAAATGAAGTATTAGATAAAATTCATGCTGAAGATACAGAAGAAATAGTTAATTCTTTTATCTATTTTTGTGATAGTGAAGAAGAATGTATTGAAAGATTCTTTGCTAAACTTCATGAAATTGATCCTGATTATTTAGGCGCCTGGAACGAATGTTTTGATGCTATGACATTACAAAATCGTTTAGCATACCTTTATCAACAAAAACAATCAATTAGAGAATATGCTAAACAAAATAAATTATCTGCATATAAATTAGCTCAAATGGAAGCATGCAGAGCTATTTGTGATGAAAAGTATAGACATTTTGATGATATTGATGTTCCAGCATATGCTAAGTATCAAGCTAATAAAAAGGAAAAGACTGGAAAAAGATTAGACTTTTATAATGTATTAGATGGTATAAACTGGTTTGATATGGAATATTATTTTGCAGTAATTCATGCTAGTGAAGGTAAAAAGGATTCATATAAATTAGACTTTATTGCAGAATTATTATTAAATAAACATAAACTTCCATTCTATCCAGGACAAACAATTAAGAACTTAGCATGGGTTAAGTTTTCTCAATTCTATGAATATAACGTTCGAGATGTTTTACTTTTAAAATTATTAGAGAAAGTAAATCTAGATATTGATACTCTTCAACGTCTTAGTGAAATCACTAATACAAGAAAAGAAAAAGTATTCTTTAAATCAATATCATTAACAAACTTTGTTAATAAATATGCTCGTATGGAACATTATGTAATGAACTGTAATAAAAATCAGGTTTATTATTCTAAAAGAACTGATCCAGCAACAGGAAAACAATTTACACCACCAGATAGTTTTAAGATTGATTTCTTAGGTGAAAGAAAAGCATTAGAACCAACTGCAGAATATGCAGAATTATTTGAAAAGAAAGATAAATTTGGTGCTGTAGTTTCAGATCCAATGCTTAATAGTTCTGTTGGTGATACAATATTTGATGGGTTCCAATCAATGCATTTATTTAGATGGGTTGGTGACCAAGACTTATCATCATTATATCCAAGTATTATTAGAGCATATAATCTTGACTCATTAACTGAAGTAGGAAAATTCTTTATTCGTGATGATATGTTAAAGAAAAGACTAAAAGAAAAATATGATTATTTTGGTTTATTTACATTATCTGATAAAGATGAAGATGCTTTAGAAGATGAAGATGAAGATGATGTAGAAGAATCTGAAAAGAATGCCGGTGAAACTAATGACCTAGGACCAACATTAACTGATGAAATTATTAGTCAAAACTGGTCAGCATTAGGAGAAAAGTTCTTCATGTTACCATCAACTGAAGAAATATATAATGATTTAGATGAATTAATAAAATCAAAGAATTAATAAATTAGCACTCATCTTATATGAGTGCTAATTTTTTTCTTTTTTTAAAAAAATTAATAGAACAATATATTAGATATAGAAATATATCTTATACGTTTTTATTTTTATTTTAACTTTTTATTTTTTAAAGTCCATATTTTTTTATGGCAACAAATTTTATTTTTATTTTAGAAGGAGAATTTTTTATGTATAACTATGTAACAACTTTTAACGATATGATAGAAGAGGTATTTGGTAACTATACAAGACCATTCAAAGAAGTAGATAAGTATAGACTCTACAGAAAAGACAATAAAGGATATCTATTAGTAGTCAATGCTATTGGATTAGACAATGATTCTATTGAAGTAACACTTGATCAACCAGAATCTGGTGTTAGATTATTCCCTAGAATTAATATTTCTGGTAAGAAGAAAAATGAGATTAATGATTTCGAATATAGTGTCAATATTTCTAGTAATTTAATGATTAAAGAGAAGATTGACAACATTGCATATGATTGCAAAAATGGTGTTTTAAATATCATTATTAAAACAAAACAATCTGACCCACAAAATAAACTTACCGCTTCAAAAGTTGATTTAGACACTTTTGAGTGGTAATAATAATGATAAAGTAAAAACGTATAATAAGACAGAACGCTTTTGTTCTGTCTTTTTTTTATTCATTTATTTATTTTTTTATAAAAATTTATACTTTTTTATAGAACAATATACTATAAGAAAGAAACGAGGATGAATGAATGGAAACTAAAAAATTATATAAAAGTTCAGAAGTTGCAAAGTTATTAGGCATAACTACAGCAACACTAAAAAATCATTATAAGCTTGGTTTAATCGAAGCTATAACAATTAATTCACATCGTTATTATACTCAAGACGCAATTGATAAATATTTAGAAAATGGAAAGAAAGTTCCTAATACTTCTAAATAATGAGTAAGTATCTTATAATTGTAGAATCACCAAATAAAGTAAAACATATACAAGAATTTGTTGGTAGAGACTACAAAGTAATGGCATCCTTCGGTCATATTAGAGAAATAAACGATTCTGGTAAATATAAAATTGGAGTCGATTATGATAATAATTTTGAGACCGATTGGATTATTTCTGCTAAGAAAAAAGAAGTTGTCTCAGAATTAAAGAAGGCAGCAAAGGAAGCAGAAGTTGTTTATCTAGCGTCTGATGATGATAATGAAGGAGAAGCTATTGCATGGCATTTAAGAGAAGTACTTAAATTGCCTGCAAAAAAAGTTAAGAGAGCAGTATTTAAAGAGATAACTAAATCTTCTGTATTAGAAGGTTTAAAGAATGCTGGCGATTTAAATGTGAATAAAGCACTGTCAGCATTATGTAGAGCTAAGTTAGATAAAATTATGGGGTATAGAATATCCACAATTTTATTAATAAAAACTGGTGGTAAATCTGGTGGTAGAGTACAATCTGTAGCATTAAAAATAGTATGTGATAGAGAAAAAGAGATTAATGCATTTGTGTCTAAAGAATATTATGAAATATATTTACCATTATTAAAAGATGGTGGAACATATAGGGCGCAATATAAAGGAACTGATGCTAAGAAATTAACATCTGTTCCAACAGAAAAAGATGCTATAAAGGTTGTATCAGAATGTATTCCAGGAAACTATGTCGTAAGCAATGTACTTTCAAAAGATAGAAAAGTTACAGCAAAACCACCATTTATCACTTCTTCATTACAGCAAGAGTGTAGTAGTAAGTTAGGCTACTCACCAAAAGCTACAATGCAATATGCACAATCATTATTTGAAAATGGTTATATAACATATTTAAGAACAGATTCCACTAGAATGAGCGATGAATTTATAAGCTCAGCAAAGGATTATATTATAGGAAATTTCGGCGAACAATATTATAGTGGAGTAAAAGTAAGTAAAAAGAAAAAGGGCACAGCCGAAAATGTACAGGACGCCCATGAAGCAATAAGATGTACCGATGTTACGAAAACACCAGAGTTTCTTAAGCAAACCGGAGAATTATATGGACCAGAATTAAGAGTATATGCTCTTATATATAATAGATGCGTTTCATCTCTTATGGCCGATTCTATAATAGTAGATACTAATATAGAAATTAAAAATGGTAATCATAATTTTGTTCTAACTGGTCATAAAATTAAATTCGACGGATTTCAATTATTATATATTGCAGATGATGAAGAAAAAAATATAGTTCCTAGTTTCTTAGTTGGAGAAAAGATTCAGGATAGAGAATTAGAAGTAATTAAAAAGAAAACTAATCCTCCATCAAGATATACTGAGGCATCACTAATTAAGAAATTAGAAGAACTAAAAATTGGTCGTCCATCAACATATGCATCAATGGCAGGTGTTGTTACGGATGAAAAACGTGGTTATACTGTAGTAGAAGGTAAAACCATAAGGGCTATTGATAAGGGATTACATGTTAATGAATTTACAGAAGATCATTTTGATGCAGTAATAAACTATACATATACTGCAGAATTAGAAGAAAAATTAGATAAAATCGCCACGGGTGAGCTTACCGATATTCAAGTATTAAGTGATTTCTGGGCTGAATTTAAGCCACTATTAACAGAAGCATCAAAGGCAGATTCTCAAAAGCCAAAGGCAGTATTATCTGAAAAACTTTGCCCAAAATGTGGAAAGCAATTAGCAATACGCCATGGAGCTTATGGTGACTTTTATGGATGTAGTGGTTTCCCTAGATGCCGTTATATTGAAAAGATTGTTAAAGAAGAGTCAGAAGAAGATACATTAACTTGTCCTGTTTGTAAAATAGGTAAGTTAGTTAAAAAAGTTGCATTAAAGGGGAAATCAAAAGGCAAGGCATTCTATGCATGCAATAGATATCCTGATTGTAAAACTGCATATTCAGAAGCAGATTTTAAGAAATTAAAAGAACAAACAGATATCAATCCTCTAGCAGTGGATGGTGATTAAAATAGCACATGCAGTTAAAAATGATGCTTTTGATAATGAGATTTTAATTGATACATTAAATGTATTAGTAAGACTTTATACTGAACAATATGTTGTCAAAGCTGATATGAGTGAATCAGAAAAAATACAAGTCAATAATAATCGAGCTGGAGCACTTAAACGTATTAATGAATTAATTAAAGAAGCAAAATCTAAAGGTATCATTATTCCAAAAGATTTATCTAATAAAATTAAAAAGATAAAATTTAAACAAATAAATAAGGAAGAATAATTTCTTCCTTATTTATATATTATTTTTATAGAGATCTGAAAGAAAGGAGAGGATAAAGTGGAATTTTTTGGATCTATTAAAAACATCAATGGTGATGTTTTTATGCTAGATACTTCAGATTTTGAATTTTTATTTCCAACAAATAAAGATAAGAAATTAAAAGTTGGTGATAAAGTTTTTATCGAAGCATCTAAAGAAAAAGATATTTTTGGGGATTATTATTATTTAGTTAGGACTTGTAAGAGGGAAACAAATGTCAAGAAATCATAGTGGAACTAAAATAACATTATCTGATCATTCAATTGATCGTTCATGGGAAAGATTAGATAGTAGAAAGAAACAAGAATTAACTAAAACTTTTAGCTTTGCTATTAAGAAAGGTGTAAAATTAGCAGATGTTAAAAAAATAAAAAAAGAAATATACCCAGAAATAAATAATTTAGTAACATATATGCAAGGATTAACTAAAGGTAATACTGAAACTAAAAAAACATATTATTTAGGAAATGTATATGTGTATAAAGTTGCTAAAGCATCTAGATCATATACTTTAATAACAGTATATCCATGTAAAGAAAATTATATTGAAATACTGGATGAATTATATGAAGCTAAAAAAGAAGGAGGAGGAAAATAAATGAAAATATTAAAACGTACATGCCCATTTTGTAAGAATGAATATGCTGTAGAACTTACAGATGAAGAATATAAAAAATTACCTAGATTAGCAAATGAATGTGTTCAGGATGTATTTCCAAATTGGAAACCAGAAAAAAGAGAACTATTAAATACAGGTATATGTAATAAATGTTGGGAGGCTATATTTAAATAATGGATGCCATATTAAATAAAATAATTCATTCTCCTGCTTATAGTTTTCTTTATGAAGATGAGTTTTTAGGTAATAATATAATTTTATTAAGTTATATACAAACTGAACATTCAAAATATGCATTACGAGGTATAACACTTGGTAATGATCAAGATATTCTTGGTCTCGATTCTAATAAATTAACTATATATAATGATAAAGAAACAGATACAATTATCTATTCGGTATCTAGATTTTTTGATGGTTTATTAATGAATGATTTAGATTGCATAAGACTATTAGCATCAAATGATTTTATTTATATAACAGATTTAGGAAAAAACATTCTTAATATAAAAAATAATAGTGGATATTATGATAGATATAAAATGTTCTCATTCAATATTTTAGATTATATAACAAAATTATATAATAGATATTCAATTAAAACTGATGCAGAGCAAGAAGAAATTAAAGAATATTTTTTTACTTTAATTGAGAAATTATTAAATATAGTATGCAATTATATAGATGCATATTCTCTATCAGATGCAGAAAATACAACAGCTAAGGAATTTTTATTAAAAAGAAATACTATTGATATTCCTATATTAATAGAAGAACTTAAAGAAAAATTAGATTATTTAGTTACTAATCATTCTAAATTTAGTGAATATCTAAATAAAATAACAATTGATATAAACACAGAAAAAATATTTAATAAATATCATAGTAATTTTATTGAAGATGTATTTTTAAAGGAGGTAAAATATGAGTAATTTATTTAAATATTTTGCAATAATAGAATCTGATAGAGCATCTCATGATGTATTTCCACAAAATATAACAACCATTTTAAATACAATTTGTGATTTAAAGATTCCATGTATAATTCAAGGAGATTTTGTTAGAAAATATTTTCATCTTATGGACAAAGATGTAAAGGAATTAAATATTTATACAACAGATTTTGACTATTATGTATTAAGTAAAAAATTATCACATAATGTTGATATATGTGATCTCTCTGGTAATATTTCATTAGCTGAGGACAACCATATTTCAAAATCTTGTCCATTTAAAGTGGATGATATTTTTGTTAATATACATATATGTAATAATATTAAAGATATATATCTACATTTAATTCATAATTATTTAGGATTGGATTGTGTAGTATATGATTATGGTATTTCTACATGGTTAGAAGCTAAATGTGATACTGGTGATCCTCATCCTTTTGGTGACGATATGAAACTATCAACATTTGGTATAAGAGAAAAAAGCAGAAGTAGTAATTCTAGTAGTTATAATGATAATATAGCCAGAAATTATTATTATAATATATTAATTGATGAGATAAATTATCATCCTTATAATAATGTATTAAATTCTTTATCATTTGAATATTTAATGGATATAATATTAGAACGATATGTTAGTACATATGAAAGAAATTATTATGGCAAATCTGCTTTAATAACAACTGTTGGTGAATATGAAAATAGCGAACGTCATTATTATGAGCATGGAAAGGCGCATTATAATAAGAAAATGGAAAGTAATAAATGCTTTTTATTTGAATCTTCGACATTTGAAAAAGCATATGAAAGATCAATTGATACCACATTTTCAAAATATTCATATGATGTTGCAATGACAATATTGTTGGGTGGCTTATTAAAAACAAATACAATTAAAATAATTGATGAGATATCAAATACATATTTTGATACACCATATAATGACAAAACTCAAATGTATATTCCAATATATGGAAGAAAATGTATTAATTATTTAATTCATAAATTATTCCCATGTACAATTTATGGTGAAGATAAAACATATGAATCAAATGATTTTATTGCATCAAATGCATATAATCAATTATTAGATTTATTAAATATTTTAAAATTTACAAATAGATCATTAAATGATGGTATATTAGCAAATTTAAGTAATACTAATAAATCTGCAGCAATTTTAGTAATTACATCAATATTAACTGCATTATCTTTTGGATTAGAAAATTATGCAAATGCTAAAATTAAATCTAGTGTTTCTAATGGAATGGATGTTATAAAAATTGCATTAGTTAAATTAGAAAGTTTAATGCCATATGTAGATGTTAATATATGTAATCGTGCATTATGTATAATTCATTTATTATTAAATTGTCCATTAACGTATAGAGATAAAGATTCTATTAGAAGGACTGAAGAATTATTTATAGTTACAAAGCCATTAATTGTAAATGAAGCATCAAGCTATAATTTTGATAATAGTGACATTATTCAATTAATAAAATTATATTTATTAATATCTATTCAATTAAGAAATGATACCCCACAAAATTCATTCACATATCCATTATTAAATAGAACATTAATTAAATTAGAGCATTTCTTAGAAAATACTAAACAATCAAATGATTTACTTGCAGAAAAATTTAAAACATTAAATATTTCTATTGATGATATAACAAAAGTAGTAAGTATTGATTGTTCATATTTTGATTTAATGTCATATTTATATCTTGGTGTTATGAATGGATTTATTAAGAATGAGAAAAATGAATTAATGAATGAAGCAATAGATTTTTTAATAAATAGTAAAAGGAGTCATTTAAGATGGAATATAAAATAATTGATTATGAGTCTTATGGACATATTATTAAACTATATCTAGGCAATAAATCTTTAGATGACTGGACTGGAGAAGATTGGGATAATATGTTTGAAAAATCTTTCTCTCCCGTTGATGCAGATAAAGTTGCAAAAACAATTGATTTAGTTATTAATCCGGATAAATTTGAAGTGCAATATTTAGATGATTTTTATGATACATATGCATGTACTAAAAATTCAATGAAAACCAATGGATTACCATTTGTATCAATTTTTAAACGTTCAGTAATTCCAGAATTAGGTTTTTGGGATAAAAATTCTAGACGTTATTGTTTAGGTGATATCATTGAAGTTGATGAGAAAAAGCAATTTATAACAATAGGATTTTAAAGACAAAGTATAACTTTGTCTTTTTTTTCTTGTTAATTTTTATACCCTTGAACAATTTATTATATGTAAAAAAGCAAGAAAGGAATTGATATAAATGTTCCAAGCTCCAAAAGATATAAGACTTAATAGATTATTAAAAAATCGTACATTAAACTTTGATACTGCTAAAAGAACAGATGGTAATTTAGTTTTTATTTTAACAGATAACAAAGACTCATTATATAATACTATTAAATCAGAACTATTTAGACCACAACAAATAATGAGAGCATATTCTCCAAGAATAATTCGTCCATTGAAACGTGCTGTTGTAAAATATGATGTTTCACAATTATTTGGGGATTTAAAAGATAAAACAAATGGTCGTATCATGTATTGTAAAATTAATCCAACATTATTCGGAGGTAAAAACTTCTTATGGGATGTTTCAAATGAATATATTGAAACAGCAAAGACAGCAACAAGAATAAAAGCTGGTATTGCTGCGATGAGTTCTATTAGAGAATACATGCACACAGAATTAAATGCACATATGGATGAAGTTGGATATGATAAGGCATATTTAGTATTTACATTAGATGCATTTATTGATGATTTTAATCAAACAATTAAAAGTGCTGCTAGAATGACTACTAATCCATTGATGCTATTTTTAAAAGATTTAAATGATGGTAAAGCAAATTATTATAAAAGATTTGAAAGAATTTTTATCTTTAATAGTGCATCAGGTATATTAATGTCAATTGATCCAAATGATGAATCAGTTGAAAAAAACTTTGGTGATATTCGTATGAGACTTGCCAGATTGAATAATTTCGTTGGTGGCGTTGATGGAGAAACATTAGATGATATTGACGATGATGATTCAACACAATCAGATGAAGATTATGAAGAAGATGTAAAAGAAAAAATAAAAAATGAAGTATTTAAACGAGTTGCTAAACAGTTAAAAGCACATAATGTTAATGACTTTGAAGAAACAACAAAAGAAGACCGTATCTTAATGATGAAGATTGATAAGAAAATTGACAGTGTTTTAAATAGTCCAGAAGCATCTCAACTATCTTTCAATGATCTTGTAAATAAAATAGATACTGATGATGAATTAAAATTATCTACTATTAAATATATTGAGAATAAGAGAAGTCGTAACATAAAGGCTGAAAACTTATCTAAACAACTAGAAAAAGAAGTTGCTGCATTAGATAAAGTATCTTCAATAATGTCTAGTGATGAAGAAAACACATTTGATAAAGCAGAATTCCAAACAAGCGTAAGATTAGATGAAAGAATTAAGAAATCTGCATTACCAGCAATGGATAGAGAATATAATTCAAAATATTTAAAAAGAGATATAAACAATGCGATTTCATCATTCTCACAAGAAAATTTCTCACCTATTGCTGTAACAAATATTGAATATGTTGATACCTCTGATGATTTTAATGAAAAAGAAACAGTTAAAGTTCAGTATAAAACAGATGAAAATCAAGCATTATCATTCCAACTAGATATACCTAAAATTATTGATGACCATTATTTATATATTGGTGGTAATAAATATACTATTGCAAAACAATTATATCGTCTTCCAATTGTTAAAACAAAATATGATCGTGTCGAAATTACTACATCATATCAAAAAATGACAATTGAACGTAGGGGTAGTAAATTATCTAGACGTAATGTATATTTATTAAAAATATTAAAAACTTATGATAATAAAGATGTAAAGATTTATTATGGTGACAATAGTTTAATTAATTCAGGTTTTGATAACGACTTTGAATATGAAGAACTATCATCATCAATTTCTAGAATTGAATCTAAGGATATTGATGTTATTTTTAATAGACAAGTAATTCAAGAGCATATCGAAAGTTATGAATTTGATGAAGATTTTATTACATCAGACATGACTCCATTTGCATTAGGTGATAAGAATGATTTCTACTTTATTAAGAATACTGAAGTATTCCATGCATTTGTAGAAAATCATATACAAAAAATAGAATCTGAAAATATGAATTTATTTGAATTCTTATTAAGAAAGGTTTTATTTGTTAGAGAAGATAATTTACCATCTATCGGTAAATCGTTCATATATACAACAGTTAAATTCTTAACAGTTGTAATGCCAATTATTGTTTTAACTGGTTTGATGAATGGATTACAAGATATTTTAAAACGTCATAAAGTAAATTATCAAATTAGTGAAAAACGTTTAGCTTTAGGTCATAATTGGGTAGAAGTAAAATTTAAAGACAAATACATGTATTATGAAGATAAAATTCAAAATACATTATTATTAAATGCATTATATATTTTAGATACTGAAAATTATGATTTTGAAGATTTTGAAAAAGATGATCCATACATGGATTATTTAGTTGATAAATTAGGACAACCACGTTATGCTAAAAACATGTTCCAAATTAACATTGAAAAGATGATTGACCCTATTACTAAAGAAATTCTAATAGAACAACATCAACCAACAAATATTATTGATTTGTTATTATATGCAAATAATTTATTAATTAATAATGCATGCTTACCATTAAATGATATGAAGAACTGGAGAATTCGTGGAAATGAAATTATTGCAGCTGTTTTATATGGTAAATTATCTGAAGCATATAAAAAATATCAACAATATAAATTAAATGGTAATCCAACAAACTTATCAATTAATAAAAGTGAAGTTATTCAAACATTAATTGGACAACCAAATATTAATACTACATCAATGTTAAATCCTATAATGGAACTTGAAAATGCATATGCATTAACTGCTAAAGGTTATAAAGGAGTAAATCTAGATAAAGCATATACACTAGAAATGCGTTCTTATTCAGATTCAATGGTCGGATTTATTTCTGGTAACTCAACTCCTTACTCAGGATCAGTTGGTATTACCAGAGGACTAGTATTCTCTCCAGAATTAACATCTGTACGTGGTTATGTAAATAATAGTAATATTAAAGAATTAAATGCTGCAAACATGCTATCTGCAGCAGAATTATTATCACCATTTACAGCTGCACAAGCAGATGCTCCACGTGCTGCCATGCAAGTTGCTCAAACAAAGCATACAGTACCTGTACAAGTAATGAGTAAGCAATTATTCGGTTCTGGAGCTAATAAAGAAATAGCATATATGATTTCAGACGACTTCTGTTTTAAAGCTAAACAAAATGGTATAGTTGAAGAAATTGATGAAGCAAATAAAGTTGCTATTTTATTATATGATGATGGAACTAGAGACGCTATTGACTTAAATGAAGTATTGGTTAAAAACTCTAACTCTGGTTTCTATATAAAACAAACATTCTTAATTGCATTTAAACAAAGTGAAAGATTTAAGAAATATGATGTTATTGCATATAATCCATCATTCTTTAAGGGTAAAGGTGATGATGTTGATTTCTGTCCAGCAACATTAGCAAAAATTGCTATTACTGCAGGAGATTTTGCATTTGAAGACTCTACTGCAATTACAGAAAAATTATCTAGAAAATGTGCTACACGTATTACTACATGTAAGGCAGTTTCATTAGATGCTACTACAATTATTCATGAAATTAAAAATGTCGGTGATGAAATTGAAAGTGGTGAAAATTTAATGACATTTACATCAAGTGGTGATAGTATATCTGCTGATATTATGCAAAGTCTATATGCTAAATTAGATGCTAGTATTATCCAGGATTATACACAAGAAAGTGTTAAGAGTAAGTATTCTGGTGATATAGTAGATATAAGAATATATTACAATCATCCATTTGAAGAGTTAAGTCCATCATTACAACAACTTATTACGAATTATAATAATAATATTATAAAGAGACGAAAGAAATTAGAAAAACTTGGTGTTAAAACAAGTAGTTTAAAATTACAACCAACAGAAATGCAAACCAATAAAAAAATTGAAGGTACAGAGTATGATGGTGTATTAATTAACTTCTATATTGAATATTTTGATGAGATGGGCATTGGAGATAAATTAAGTTTCCAAACAGCATTAAAAGGTGTTGTATCAAAAGTTATGTCTGATGATGAATCTCCTTTATCTACATATCGTCCAGAAAATGAAATAGAAGCAATTCTTACTCCTACTGGTGTAATTTCAAGAATGACAGCAGATATTTATTCTACATTATATGTAAATAAAGTATTGGTTGAATTAGGACAACAAATAAAAGAAATATGGAATAGTTAATCTATTCCATATTTTTATTTTTTGATTATTTTAACATATATATTATTAAAATGAATAAGAACGACGATGCTTATTCAACTTATTCAAAAAGGATGTGATATTATGAAGAAGCTCCTCCCAGCTAAAAAGGCAAAAGAGATATTAAAAGTATTGTCTCTGCCAGTTGCTGGTAAAGGCAAGATGTCATTCACTGTTGTAAAGAAATAGAGGTGAATGTCATGAAGGATATTGGAGATAAATTTTCGGCTCCAATCGCGGGAAAGGGTATTTTAACTTTTACAACTAGTAAGAAAGATAAATGTAAAGTTAGAATAAAAAAAGTTAAAATACCCAAGAAATAAAAGAAATCATTTAGTTCCTAGCCTAAACGATTTCTTTTTTTTAATTATTTTCTTCTAATATATTACTGAACATCTTTATTCGTAATACTCTACTTATTAAAATATCTGATATATAATATAATACGAAACTAAATATGCCAAATCCGACTATTAATCCCCAATCTATACCAGTAAATGATCTGAACAATTCAAATGAGAATATTGAATGGAATGAATCTTTTATTATATTCCAATATGCTTGTAATGTTCCTAGATTATCATATTTAGCTAACATAGATCCCCAGAAGTCTGTACTGTTTTGTAAGAAGAATTGTGGGAATGATAATACTAAAAATACAGCAATTGATAACATTGTAACATAAAGTATTCGTCTAAATCTATTAAATGGAGTACATACCTTATAGAATATAATAAATCCACTTATAATGATTAATAAAGCCATTACAGGTATTTTAGTTTGTATAAATGCATTTATTGCAGGTATATTAATACCACATACTGCAAATGCATAGCCATATAAGAATAATAATGGCATAAACATAAAGAATCCTGCCGGAATTGCTTTACCTAATACATTTCGAGTAAATTCACCGGTTATTCTAGCATTTGATGGTTCAATTGATAAAATGGTAGAACTTAATCCTGTTATTAATATATTTACTATACCAAGAATAGATGTTTCTATTGGCATTGCAAATCCAAGTAATAAACAATATAAACTAATAAACATTACAAAGAATGTTTTCATTAAGAATAATGTTGAAGAACGTTGTATATTATTTACAACTCTACGGCCTTCCATAACTGTTGCAGGCATATTAGAGAAATTAGAATTTAATAATACAACATTTGCAACACTCTTTGTTGCAGATGAACCATTTGCCATTGCTACAGAACAATCTGATTTCTTCATTGCTAATACATCATTAACACCATCACCAGTAATAGCAACTGTTCGTCCATGTGCATGAAGAATATCAACTATTTGTGCTTTTTGTTCTGGGGTTACTCTACCAAATATAAAGTTTTCCATGACAACTTTTTCAATATCTCTTTCATCTACCGTATCTAATGATACTGCTTTATCCCAATTAGGAATTCCTGATTTCTTTGCAATATATGAAACAGTATTAATATTATCACCAGATATTACTCTGATTTCAACATCATTTTCAGAGAACCACTTCATTGTATCTTTTACTTCTAAACGAATATTATCTCTTATTGCAAATGATGCTATTATCTTTTTTCTTTTTGGTAATTCATCGTTTTTAATTCTACCATTAAGTTTCATTAATATTACAACACGAAGACCATCTTTTGTTTTATCTTCTGCTAATTTTAATATTGCCTCATCGTCAGTTAAAAATTCTGGAGCACCTAATACATATGATGCATCCTCAAATTCAACAGCAGAATATTTTCTTTTTGAAGAGAACGGAATAGTATTTATTATTTCATATTGTTTATCTCGTCCAAATTTCTTTATTAATGCTTCAGATGTTTGGTTATTTGATTCAAAAGCTGATAAATATGAACTCATTAGAGATCTAATATCAGTCTCTGGATCATAGACAATTACATCTTCTACTGTCATTGTTCCATCAGTTAATGTACCTGTTTTATCTAAACATAATGTATCTATTCTAGCTAATGATTCAACTGAATATAGGTCTCTTAATAATGTTTTCTTTTTAGATAATTTTACTACACCAGCTGCCATAGCAACACTAGATAAAAGTACCATACCAGCAGGTATCATACCAACCATTGTTGTGCCACCAGCTGTAATTGCTGATTTAACATCATTATTTAATATATATGTATGCCAGAATGTTAATAAACCTAATGGTATAATAATAAATGTTAATTTCTTTATAATACCCATTATTGATGAAATTAGTTTTGATTTTGGTCTATTAAATTTTTTTGCTTTATTTTCAATTGATGACATATATGTATCATTGCCGACCTTATCAACAACAGCATAACATGACCCTGATGTTACAAATGATCCACCATATAAAAATGCGCCTTCATGCTTTTTAATTGAATCTGATTCACCAGTAAGCATTGACTCATTAACTTCAATATAACCATTAATAACAGTACAATCTGCAGGTATTTGATCTCCACTTGTTAATTTAACAATATCATCTAATACAATATCTTCAGGTGTAATTACTTCTTCAGAACTATTTCTTATAACTGTTGTTTTTGGTATAGTAATTAATTTCAATTTAGATATTGTTTTTTTAGATTTACATTCTTGAATTGTGCTGATTAATATATTAGTAATCATTACAAGCAAAAATGATATATTACCGATTGCAGATGGCCCTATTACAATCATAAACAAAGCCGCAATAGATACCAATAATAAATTAAAAAATGTGAAAATATTTCTAAATATAATTTTTATATAACTATTTTCATTTTTTTGATTTATTTTATTTACTTCTCCACGTTTAATTCTTTGATCAACATCAACTGATGATAGACCAGTATTAATGTTTGGAATTTTTCTTTCATATTTATAATTATTTATTTCTTCCATGTATAATTCTCCTTTATACAAATTTATAATTTATTGTTCAATAACTATAAATATCTATAAAAAAATAAAAAAGATATCATATGATATCTTTTTTTATTATTTCTATTATTTTGTATCAAGTTTTTTTACTACAACTTCATTAACTTTTGATAATTTTTGAATTACCATATAAGAATCTTTTAAAATTGAATTATAATTTACTAATGCTGTAAATCTTAACATTAATGTTTGGAAAGAAAATTTAGCAGCATCATATAAGTCTTTAACTGCACGCTCAAATTCAGTTTGAACAGATATTCCTGCACCAACTGAAATCCAAGATTGTTTTACTTTATCTAGTTCTTTAACTAGTTTTTCATATTTTCTACCTAACATTTCTAATTTAGCTTGCATAACATTAACTTCATCAATTTTAGTCATAACTAATTTTGCAATTTCAGATAATTGCTTAAATGTTAATGAACTTAATAATATAAATTTATTTGAATCATATGTAGCAGCAATACCTGATTTAATATTAATATTTAATAATAATTGTTTAATTGTTGCTTCAACTTGATTAAATACATCAGTTAAGTTTTTAATATTTTGAGCAGTTACTTCATATGATTGTTTAATACTGCCGGCATCAAGTAATTTACCATAATAATCATAATCTGATAGATTACCATCTTCAATATTATTAAATATTCTATTTAAAGATTTAAATAACATTTCTAAATCAGAAGTATCAAATAATTTTTCTCCATTTGTTCCAATTGCATCATCATATAAATCAAAGAATTTAATTAATAACATTTTTAATTGGCTTAGATCTTTAGATAAATCTACATTTACAAATTCTTTATAAGTTTTGTCATCTTTATCTGCACCTTTAAAATATAATGCTGGATTTTTTTGAGCTGTTAAAGTATGTAATGCACCAAATATTGATGCTTCGTTCATTGATGTAATTAAATCTTTTGCATCTACTGTACTAATATAGCCATCAATTTTTTTATCTAATGCTTTAGCTTTATCATCAATTTTTCCTGCATTTTCGCCATCACTTAATTTTAAAGTACCGAAACCATACTGTCTTTCAATTGCAGCAACTTTTTTAGCTTTTGCAATTAAACTAAATGGATCTGTTGATCTTTTTTCTTTTTTGTATGCATCTTCATCAACAGGTGCTAATCCAAGCATATTTCTAATACCCTTAGTAGTAAAATTAATAACATTGATTAAAACATTTTTAACCCATGCAATAATACCATTAATAAATCCTACAACAGAGTCTATTTTTTTATAACTAAATGTCTTTTTAGCTGGTTCAGCTACGAAATTAAGCTTACCAGTTTTTGGATCAATTACACTAGTACCATTTTGTAATGTACCATTAGGTAATGCAGCTGAAGATTGAACAGCAAGTATTGGTGCAGCAGTTTGGAATGAACTTGATACCTTATTAATTAAGTTTGCAAGTGAATCACTAAGAGTTCCTTCTTGAAGTACTTCTTCAGTTACACCCTTATATTCTTCTTGTAATTCAACTAATTGATAATATGCATCAAATGCTTCTAAAATAGCTTTATGATTTTTATAAATTTCAAGTATTTGTCTAGTTTCTTCTTGTTCAAGGAAGTTTTCATATTCTTCTTGGATAAATTGTTCAATTAAAGTCATATTACTTGTCCTCCTTGTTATGTCTTTCGTCAATACCCTCATTAAGAGAACAAATATTGGCTCTTAAATCTTGTAATAAGTAATCTTCAAGAATAACTTTCTTTGTTACATTTTTATTTTGTAAATCAACTTTACCATTATTAATTGATTCTTGAATAAATTGATCATTTGAGTCATAGAAATAAATTTCATTGAACTCACGTAATCTTTTATTATAACCAACTGTATAATCTTCATTAATAGGTTCTAATTTTACATCATCTTCAACTTCAAACATTTGACCACTCTCGAATAGCATTTCATATTTTTGCATTTTCTTTTCATCTTCATTTACAGGAGCAGAATCACCAAACATTGCAATGTTTGTATCATCACAAATTTCTCTCATAAATGCTTTATCATGTGATGGATTAACAACCCAATCCCATGTAATAATTTGAATTCCTGGCTTAACAACAGATAATCCTGTTACTGGATCTTTAATAACTCCACCTTGTGCTCTTAAACTGAATGCAACTTGTGAGCCTTGTTCAATTAATCCAGCCATATCTTTACCAATTCTAGTATTAGCTGTTTCACATAGAGCCATTAATAAATTGCCTTCCCACCATAATTTTTCAATAATAACTGCTAAGTTATCTTGTTTAAGCATTGTTTGTCTAGCTAAGCTTGGATCTAGTGGGTGTCCAGCTTCACCATATAATGTTTTTGTTCTTAATCTTTCTTGAATATATGTTGAATGAATTCCATCTTCAAGTACATTTTTTGGATACATACGTTTATTTCTGTTACCAGCATTTGCTTCTTGAAGACATGCTATAAATCTAATAGTTCCAAGAGGTGTTTTATGAACTTTTGTTGGCTCTGACACGTAAGCCGCTTCTTGAATAATAAAATTTTTCATTTATATGCCTCCATCTTTTATCAATTTTTATAATAAATTGTTCTTTATTATTTTTAAAAATATAAAAATGAACAATAAAATATAGAAGGAGATGGCTTTTATGATAAATTTAACAAAAGAAGAATTGATTGAATTATATGTTAATCAAAATAAAACACAAACACAAATAGCTAATATGCATAATTGTAAGCAATATGAGATTAGTTTATTATTAAAAAAATATAATATTGATAAATCACCAGAGCAAAAAAGAATATCAAAGCATCAAGCTTCATTAGAAAAATATGGTGTTATTAATACATCTCAATTAGAAGAAGTTAAAAATAAAATGAAAAGAACCAATATAGAAAAATATGGTGTAGTATATGCAACACAATCATTAGATGTTCAAGATAAAACAAAATTAACTAATTTACATAAATATGGTGTTAGCTATAGTCTTCAACGACAAGATATTAAAGATAAAATTAAACAAACAAATTTAAATAAATATGGCTGTGAATATGCAACACAATCTGAGGAAGTTAAAAGAAAAATATCTCAAACAGTAAAAGAAAAAAATGCTCTCAGAATAGATAATATTATTACTAAAGAATATTTATATAGAAAATATATTACAGAAAACAAAACAATAAAAGAAATATCTGAAATAACTGGTATTGCAAAAACTACAATACAAAGAAGACTACAACAATATGATATTCATAAAGATGATAATATTGTTAATGAACTTCGTCATAAAAAAATGGTAGAAACTAACTTAACTAGATATGGTGTAAAATATCCTGCACAAAATGTCAATATATTGAATAGTTATATTAATATTGATATGGAATCTGCAGAGATAGTTAATGATAAAGAAACGTTTATTGAATATATTAAAAACAATAAAGGAAAAACTATTCAAGAAATTGCCAATCAATTACATTATAGTTACAGTATAATTCAAAGTAAAATAATATTATATAATTTACAAGAATATGTTAAATATACGACATCAACAGCTCATTATGAAGATGAAATATGCCAATACTTAACTGAATTGGGTATAAATAATATTATAAGAAATACTAGAGATATTCTTTCTGATAAACAAGAAATAGATATTTATATGCCTGATTATAAGTTTGGTATTGAATTTAATGGCTCATATTGGCATTCTGAGGATAATAAACCTAATGATTACCATCAAAAAAAATCATTAAATGCAAAGGAACATGGAATATTTATTTATAATATATTCGAATATGAGTGGAATAATAAATTATTACAAGAAAAAATAAAAAATCAAATAAAAAATATATTGCGTAAAAATAATAATAAATTATATGCTAGACAATGTGTTATTAAAGAATTAAATATACAAGATAAAAATGATTTTTTAAATGAGAATCATATACAAGGTCAAGATACTTCTACAATTAAATTAGGGTTATATTATAATGATATGCTAGTATCTGTAATGACATTTGTTAAAGCAAGATTTACTAAAAAATATACTTGGGAACTTTCTAGATATGCATGTAGAGCAGACTATAATGTTGTTGGCGGGGCATCTAAATTATTTAAATATTTTATTAATAATTATTTACATGATACAGAAACAGTATTGTCATATAATGATATTGGAAAAACATCTGGAAAATTATATGAAACATTAGGTTTTGTATTTGATCATTATTCTGCACCGAATTATATATGGTGGTATGATGATAATCATATAAAAACAAGATATCAGTGTCAAATGAAAAATGAAACACAATATATGCAAAATCAAGGATATGTTAGAATATTTGATTCTGGCAATGGTGTATGGATTTATACAAAATAAAAAAAAGGAATATCATATGATATTCCTTTTAATATATTTTATTTATTGGTAAAATTGATTCCAATTTCATATCGAAATCAATTTTTTTCTTATTAATTATTGCATCTTTTACAATCTCAAATAGTTCATAATTTGGATTATCTTTTTTATCTTCATATTTAATCATATTTGTATTTGTAAATATATATTCCTCTGCTAACTCAATACTTTTAATAAATGTATCATTATTATTTGAGTAGATATTATATTTACTAAGCATTAATATTATATATGAAAATGCTGCTTTAATAAATATTTTATTTGATTCAGTAGTTGTCCTATATTTATTTACGTCTATTCTTCTAAAAAGCATAAGTAGATCAACACTAGAATGTGATAGTTCAAGATATGATGAGTTACGGTTATTAAGTTCATTAATAGCTGATATAAATGGGCCATATTTATTATAAATATCTAATATCGCATCATATACTTCACTGTCAGATAAAATATTTAACGTATTTACTAAATCACTATTGTCACATTCAAGATTAGTCATTGACATTAAACATGAACCCCACATCTGATCAATATCTTTGTCTTCACATTTTAAAAATATCTTATAATACACTAATTTATCAAATAAATAAAGATTATTTAGATCTGCCATTATATCACGATAAATATATTCTTGTGAATAAAATATCATGTCTCTTATATCATTTGCATTATAATCAGTATCTAATAAATCTATTAAGAAATCTAAAAATGAACCAGATACATTATATGATGTTAAATCGTCACGTTTATATGAATTAAAAGTTACATTATCATTGTTTGTTATGCATGCCTTCTTTTTATTTATAGATTTAACATCATCTTTAATCATATCTTTTATACAATTATAATTATCATATAATGATGCAGTTATGAAGAATAAAATAGTATTTAATAATATAGGCTGATCTTTATATGGACTATTTGTACATGATCTACTTGCAACGGATATTGATGTGTTCATATATTTTATAATTCCTTTCTTTTAAACGTACCCATGCTTCATAACAGTTCATTAATCCTTTAATTCCTATAACCGATATATATGTATTAAGATCATGAGCATTAATATTTTTTAAATTATAACTAGTATTATTATCAATTTTTTCAATTATATGTTGTAATTCATTATAAATGTTTAAATAAGTTCCATTATAACTTACCTCATAATTATTATCATTATCAGTAATTCTATATAAATCAGAATCTTTACTAATAGCATGTAAAATTGCACCATTAGATATTGGATCTATTCCATGATAATCATCTAAGCAAAATTGTATTCCATCACTAAATATTATATCTTTTATACAATTATAAAAGCCATAATATGTATTAGAAAATTTTATTATTCCAGCCATAATAGTTGGAACACAATATATCTTTGTATCCTCAATAAAATTTTCTGCTAATACAATATCTAGACCAGTATAATCTTTAAATACTTTTTTAATTTTTGAGTAATAATATTCTATACATTTATCATCATAATCTGACGACATTGTTAATAAATTATTTAAATGATTAATATCTATTTTATTTTTTGATTTATTTTCATTTAAATAAAATCTATCTTGTTCATTATCATATAATGCAATTAATGATGATATTAATAAATGTAACTTACTAGCCTTATTTGTTGTTACAAGCGATTGTCTATAAGAATTATAATATGTTGGTATATAGAAATTGTTGCCTTTAATAAATGCCAAATCTTCAGTATTTATTTTTGGCACATAATGAAAGGCATTTAAAGTAAAATTTATTACATAATCATCTGAATTCTGATGCATTATATCTGATTCATTTTGAAATATGTACATATTATTCCCTCCTTATTCTGTTACTAATGATAACATTGATATATATGACTCAATTTCATCATTATTTTTATTTTCATGTATTTTTATATTATACTCATCATCATAATCATATAATATAATTTCTGGATTTTTATTACCACATAATGTTGGTTTCATACAGATTATATATTTATATTCTGGAATTAAATATCCTATCAATACGGCAGTATTATATTCCTGTGAATTATCAGTTATCAAATACTCAACAGTATCATTTAAATTTGAAATTGTAGTATTAAAAAATCTATCAATATACACCATAGTTGGTACATATTCACGTATTAAATTATTATTTTTATTATTTAAATATATTAAAAGTATAGCACATTTAGATATTTCTAAATTAGATGATATAAAATCATCAATATTACTAATCAAATCAAAAAATTGTTCAATTATTGTTGTTGATTGTGCTGGCTTAAAAAATCCATAGTTATCATTATTATGATCTTTTACTATTGAACATAATTTACTACCATTTAATGAATTTATTGTTACTAAATCTAAGGTCATGTTTTTTTCATTTTTAAGTTTTAAATTAAATACTAAATCAGATATATTTTCATTTTTGTTCATTATCATTATCATCTTTCTTTAATTCTTCTAATTGACTTTCAGCAACACTATTAAACAATATTTCTGTAAAAGTTTCTTTATGCTTATTATATTCTTCTTTAGTTATTAATCCTTTTTCAATTAATAAATTTGTTAATCCACCAATTTCTCCTGATAATAATATGAATTTATATAGATCTGTGTCATTTTTTTTAATATATTCTTTCATTTCATCAACAGTATTTGGTAATTTAAAAGCATTTAGCATATCATTCAAAATATTAGAATAAATACCCATGTTAATATCCCTCCTATTGTTCTTCATCATTTAATATTATATCTTGTTTTGATTTTTCATTTTTATTATATTTATTTATTAATAAATATAACCTAATTAGTTCTTTACGAACTTTTTTCTTTTTGCCTTTTCCTTCAACTTTTAATTTTAAGAATCTAATAATTAATGTTGGTATTGATAACACCAAGTCTGATAGCTTTGTAGATACATCAATCTTTAATACTGCTATTAGACAATCAATAATATCTTTTACAGTTTCTTTATCTACTTTATAATACCACTCATTAAATATAGACTCAAACATTTTAGAGAATGATAATTGTGTTTCTCCATTAATAAATTTACCTGTTTCAACGTCAATTTGCCAATTAAATAAATTATGTTGTTCAAAATTTATATCATTTGACTTTATCATTCTACATGGTTCATTGTTTAGTATTTTACCAACAACTGAATCTTCTGGTATAACTTTGATTAATTTATTTTTTTCTGATAATGATTTATAAACATCACTATTTAATAAATCTTCATCGATAAATCCTGGGCCATCAAAGTTATAAACAACTTCAATTTTCTTTAAATCTTTTAATTCTGATTTTAATGCTGCGAATTCTGCAAGGTTACCTCCTTTCGAATGTCCAGCTAAATATAATTTACTATGTTTAAATCTTTTCTTACATTTATTAAAGAATTCTAATGCATATGTTTGTGCAGGAACTTCTTTTAAATAGCCCATCATAAGATTTTCCTTCCATCCTAATATTGTGTTATCTGTTCCTCTATATGCAATGAATACTTTTCGTAATCCAAATCTAAAACATACGGCACTAAATTGAGTACCAATTTCTTTAGAAAACTTTTCATCTCTTAATGTTATTAATACTTTTCTATATCGTTTGCTATTTTTCATTGTAGATATCAACTTAAAATTTTCTACTGCTTTTGTAGTATTTATTGTTAATTGATCCATTTCCTTCTTTGTTAATAAACCAATATATGTTATTGGTGTTTTAATAGCCTCATAAGAAAAATATGCTAATGCACTAAATATTAGTGCATCTGCTTCATTAAAATGAAGTTTTCTAAAAGTTTTGTTTTTATTTTTTTCTAAATAATCAAAAATGTTCATTTTTTTCTCCTCTCTTTATTCGACATAATAATATATTTTTTCACTTATTATTAAAAATTTTTAAATAAATAGCATTTTTTTCACTTTTTTATTTTATTTTATAGAACAATTCAATATATAAATAGTATTTTGTATCTATTTTAATTTAAGAGAGGTGGTATTCATGCCAATACAACCAAATGGATACCAAACTCAAAATCAAGAGGTTGGGACACAACAAATTCCTAATGATCAAAATGCACAGGTTCAAGGAGATCCAAATATGCAATTAGATGCTAATGGAAATCCAATTGATCCAAATATGCAGTATGATGAATATGGCAATCCCATTGATGGCGCAGAAGGTCAAATGCCTGAGGACGAAATGGGATATATGCAAAATTCAATTGACCAGATTCCTACAACTCCGGAATCTAACAGCAATGAGAATTCAGCTAATTCTCAGAAAGTTCTTCATCTATTTGATCTTTCTCAAAAACTTTTTGAATATACTAAGTTATTAGAAAAGAGCCTTGAAAACATTGATAATGAATTTATTGAAACAGATACTATTGTTAAGCTATCTCAATTAAATGATACTCTAAAAAGGTATAAAGATAAATTGAGAGATTTTATTGCGGAAGTGTTCTACAAAGAGACATATGAGAAAAATTTGTATAGCTACTTAACATTCAGATATGAATTACTATCTATAATTAAATACTTACGAGCTTTATTAAAACTTGATGTTTTAGATCCAAGCGAAGAAGTAAATAAAAATGAAAATAAAAAATAAAAATATAATAATAAAGGGGATATTTAAATTATGGATAACTTAAATCTAAACTTAAATAAGAGTTCTGACGACGTTCTTCGTGAAGCCGCAGAATTTTTCGGTGACCAAGGATATTCTATTTTAAATGCAGGTTTTGCTGAAATCGTATCAAATCCTAAATTATTCGCTGCATATAGAGAAGCATTATGCGAAGGTGTTTCAGCTGACAACGCTGCTGTTATGGATCAATTAATGAATAACGCTGGTCAAACAATTTTAACAGAAGCTGTATCTGGTATCGCTCCACTTACATCTTTATCTATGCCTGTAATTAGAAAATTATGGCCAAGAGTTGCTATGAAGGATGCAATCAAGACTGTTGTAGCAACTTCTCCAATCTTCTCAATTTCTTATATGAAGCCTTATATGTACAGAATTACTGACGCAGGTGAAGAAAGAATTGAATTACCACGTGGTGCTTTTGCTAATTTCGGTGTTGCTCAAGACTTAAATTTATTAGACGTTGCTAAGACTGCTCAAGTAACAGTTAATGGCGGATTCACTAGAGTTTATTTCTTAGCTGATACTGAAGCAGCTAATAAAGCTGCAGCTGCTAAGACTCCATTAGATGGTAATTTTGAAGTAGCTTCAATTGTTGAAGGTACTATTGCTGCTCAAGCTGATGCTGAACACGACATTGCAGTTGGTGATTTCGTTCCATCTACCGAAGTAAGAATTGCAGATAAGATGGGTCTTTCTGAAAATGTTATTTCAACTGTAAAAGTTGGACAACACGAATATACTGTAATCGCTAAGGTTAATTTAAAGGGTGCTTATGCAGATGTTGCTGTTATGGGTGCTGCTGGTACTGTTCAAGTAAAATTAAACGCACACAAATCAAGTGAATGGAATGAAGAATCTTGGGATATCGGATTCGATGTTGAACGTCAAGACGTTCGTATCGGAACTGGCGAGCATATTCAAGCTCCATTAACAGTTGAAAGATTACAAGATCTTCAAGCATTATATAACATTGATGCTACTGCTGAAGTTACAGATTTAATGACTAACTACTTTGCTCAAAAGTTAGATAGAGAATTAATCGACTTCATGATTAAGTGCTACTTAAATAGACCAGTTAATAAGGCATTCCCTACTGGTGATGGTTATGGTAGTGCTGCTGATCATACTTATGAATTCAATGTTGCACCAGCTGCTGGTTATGCTGGCTCACCAAAAGCTTGGAGAGAAGAATTAAAACCAGTTATTGACTATGCTGCTACTGCAATTATGCAAGAAACTTACTTCACAAGTGGTACATTTGTAATCTGCGGTAATCCTCAAGATACTGCATTATTAACTAATATCGATTGGCAATATAAGGGTGGTACTTCTGGTAATGTTGATGGTGTTGCAGTTACTTACAACATCGGTGTATTCCAAGGTGCATATACTTATAGAGTAATCAGCTCAGTTAATATTAAGCAAGGTAAGTTAATTATGACTTTCATCCCTGCTGGTGAAAAACAATTAACTCAAGCTTACTATCCATATACATTTACTATGGAAAAGGGTGCTGGATATCGTTCAGCTAACCATCAATTCGTACCAAGCATCATGATGACTAAGAGACATACTATGTTTGAATTTACTCCATCTGTAGCTATGATTGTTATTACTAACAACAATGGTACTGGTCAATTCAACAAAGGTGACTTATTCAGAAATCAATTTGAAAATAAGGGTGCATCTGATGCTGAAGCTGTTTATACTGATAAGCACGGTAAGAAATATTCTGACTAATTAAAAAAATAATATAAATAAAGAATAGCATTTAGCTATTCTTTATTTGTTTTATATATTATATAAATGACATAGAAAGAAATTCTATGATCCAAAAATAAGTATGTAATTGGAGATGAATAGTAAAATATGATGAAGAAAAAAATTAAAGATTGTGAAGTTGCTGATGTCAAAAAATACTGTAAATGGAAAAGAGATAATGTTAGAGCAGGTTTTTGTGCAGCATGTCCTTTTAAACTAAATAACTTAATATGTATTCATATATTATTTGTTGCAGATGCTGATGCTACAGATTTTACATTTGATAGTGAAGATATAACTACAAGACATGAAGTACAATGTTTAAATGATTTTAAACAGATATGTACAAATTTAGATGAAGAAATAAATATATTATAGAAAATAAGGTGAAAATAATGAGAAGATTAGAATTATTAGATATTATAAAATATAGATTATTAAAAAGAGTAAGACCTATTTTAAATGAATTATATAAAATTTTAGGTAGTGATTTTACTTTATTTATAGCAGGAAATTCATTAAATAAGAATGAGCCAAATGATTTTGATTTATATGCTGGAGAAGATTCAGAATTTGATTTATTAGCAATAAAAGAATACTCTATGAAGCATTCAAATTGTGAATATATAACAGATACAAAAAATGCATTAACTATTAAAATTAATGGATTAGTTGTTCAATTTTGTAAATATAAAAAATTTACATTGCAAGAATTAGTAGATTCTTTTGATTTTGCTCATATACAAATTGGAGCATCATTAATAGCTGATAATGGAATGTTTATTATTGATGAAGTATATTATTCTGAAAATTGGGAAAAAGCGAAAATATTAGAAACAACTTTTTACACAGAACCAGAAATAGAAACATCATATCCATTAGCAAGTTTATTAAGATGTTTTAAATATAAAGAGCGTGGAGATTTTGGTGATAAATCTTATATTGCAGCAGTATTAACTATTTTAAAACAACTTGTATCTAGAGGCTTTGAAGACTATGATGATTTTAAAGACCAGTTAGAGGCAGTAGATCTACAGCTTCTTAATGAAGAAGAAGGAAATGCGGCATGGGACTTATTTAATATATTAAACCAAACTGATTTAGTTCGGAATAAAAAACATGAATAAAAAGGAGAAAAATAATAAATGATTAATATACTTAAAGAAGGCAATAATCCTGATAAAAAAAGAATAATTTATAAGACAGTATGCAATTCATGTGAATGTGAATTTGAATTCGAAATAGAAGATTGTAGTAAAGTAGAAAAATGCCTAGATGGTAGAATTTATATTACTTGTCCATGCTGTTTTAAAGAATTATCTATAAAAAGATCATTTCTTGAATACAGAGAAGAGAAAATTAAATAAATGGTAGATTTTAGTGATACTCTAGGTTATACAAATAGAGAGCAAAGAAGAAAATGTGAGCGATATATGAAAAAACATAAATGCTCATTTCTAGAAGCATATAATAAAATATATAGAACTAAATACAGATATACAATGTACGAACGACTAAATGGTTTAAGTACAGATCCAACTGTATTTAATAAAAATAATAAAAATGATACATCTACTTGGTAGATGTATCATTATATGGAATATGGAGGTATAAATATGAAAATAGAATTTATAAATTATACAGGAGAGTGTGTAAATTGGTGTCGTGGTATTTTAACACTAAAATTAGATGGATTACAATTTACATTTGGAGATAATAAAAAATGTGATTATCCTAGATTTTGGAGAAGTGGTGGAGGATGCAATTTTGATACTGGTGAAGTATATGAAGGTAAATGGCAGTTAGACTGGGATAGCTTACCAGAAGATATTCAACCATTTGGAAAAGAATTAATCGAATGTATGAATAATAATGTAAAATTTGGATGTTGTGGAGGATGTATATAATATGACAACAAAAGAAAAAAATAAATTTGTAACAATATTTTCAGTAGTATTATCAATAGCATTTATGATTCATTATGTATTATTGATGTTATTTGTAAAAAATCAAGATGCTCTTAGTATTATTGGATGGCTAGTTCCTTTATTATATGGAATTGTAATTATAGGAGTTAATACAATAGCATTATTTATACTACCTGAAAATGAGGATATTGATGATGATGATGATGAGGAGGAGGAATAGATATGGAATTTACAATAGTAATGATAATAGCATTTGCAACTACAATATTGGTATCTTCACTTATATTTGTTGCAATGAAAATTGGCTACAATGTAGGAGTTAAAAATGGTAATGTTGAAAAGCAAGTTCTAATTGATGAAAACATTGCATTAAAGAAGACTCTTCAAGAACAAAGCCAAAGGCTAGATTTCTTAGAAGACTCTATCGACTTGCCAATTAATACTACTAGTCAATTTAAAAATAAAAATGGTGATGAAATAGTCATTATGAGAAAAGAAAGATACGCTGATTATGAAGCACAAGAAGAAATATTGAATATCATAGAAGAAAAGTGTATTAATATGGAGTTGATACATGACTCAGAAGATGTTGTAGATTATAACAAGGGACTTCCTGGGTTTTTAAAGCCTTGGAACGAATTAACATTTAATGAATTTGATAAAGTAAAAAGGAAAAAATAAAAAGGTGATATAATGAAATATTTTATTATTTCTGATGTTCATGGCGAATATGACAAACTAATTAAAGCATTAGAAAAAAATAATTTCAATAAAGATACTGATACTATTATTTCATTAGGGGACTTATTTGATAGGGGACCAGATAGTAAGAAAGTATTAGAATTTGTTATGTCATTACCTAATAAGATTTTATTATTCGGTAATCATGATAGACGCTTCAGAGAGTTATTTATTGGCGCAGATAGAGCACAAGATTATGATAAACATAATGGTGTGCATATGACAATGCAAAGCTTTTGTCGTGATTTCATGAATGTCAAGAAAAAAAATTCCCCATCGGATATTAATTATATGATGAGAGAATTTAAAAATTCAGAAGCTGCAAAAGAAACAAGAAAATTATTAAAAGAATATTTTAATTCTTGTGATTGGGCAGTTGAATTTAAAGATTTAGTTGGAACACATGCATGGATTCCATCTAAAGGATTATATTGGAATGGTAAGCTTTATGGTGCAGAGTATATGGAAGATTGGCGAAATTCTAAAGATTATCTTTGGGATGATGCTGTTTGGACATATAATGTAAATACACAAGATGAAGCATTTATTCCAGATAAGAAATTAATTGTAGGGCACGTTCATTCATTTATTGTTGAGCAAACAAAACGAGGAACTGAAATTTGGGGAGAAATTAAAAATGAAAAAGGCCAATGTGATTATGGTGTCTTACTTCCAAATGAAGTTCCAAAGATTCGTGAGTTTGAGCATGCAATATATATTGATGGATATGCATATAATGAACATGGTGATGTATTAGTTTATGTATATGAAACTGATGAGAAGCCAATTATTTATTTAACTGATGAACATAGAATGGATGAATAATATGAGAGATATTAGAGAAGTAGTAGAAGAATATTTTAAAGAAAATGGTTTTAAAGACCTAATGGAGTGTGGAGCTTCTGATGATGAAGGTTTATATGATATCTCAGGAGTTGTAGCTAATTGCTTAGTGGAAGCTGGCTATCTAGTGGATTATAATTATGCTGAAGATGGTTTAGGCGATGGTAAGTATGTAATTCATATTGGTTACTTAGGTAAAGATAATGTATATGATTTATATGCTTGGGATGGCGTAGATGATGTAGTAGAAATTATTAAAAATATTTTAAAATAATTATAATTGTGTAAGGAGGAATAATGTATGTTTTATTATGAAAATCATATGGGTGGTTGGTATAGTACTGATCATGAACTATCTTATAAAGAAACATATTGTGAGGAATGTGGTGATTCAGATTTTCTATTAGGAGAGTATGAATCAGATGAAGATTTTGCAAAAAACTCATCTTATTATGATTATTGCTCAGAGAATCCAACACCAGAAGAAAAATATCAATGTTACTTAGATGAATTAAAAGAAAACGATAAAAAAGCTAAACAAATAGAAAAAAATGCAAATCGTGAAGGAATTCCAACTAAAAGAATTGATATAAATAAATATAATTTAACACCAAAAAACATATGCAAATTAGAAGTCAATAGAAAGCTTATTAATAAAGAAAATGGCTTTTGGTATAATAATGTAATAAAAGCATGGTGTTTATCATGTTCTGTTGGTATTGATGAATATCCTGTATGTGATAATTATGAATATTGGTTAGGTATTTATGATAAACCAAATAAAGATAAAAGTGCTAAAATAGAATTAACATTTAGTTGTTGGGGCGGAATGGGCACTTGGAAGTTTGATAAATTCTTTAATTTTAAAGAAATAGAAAATCAAGATGAATATGGAATTCAATATAAATTTATTGAGAAAATGAATGAACTTATAGAAAAAGGAGTATTCATTATAAAATGATCAAAACATTAAAAGTTAAAGATATTTTAAATAAAGATACACAAGAACAACTTGAAGAATTGGGTTTTCAATATGTAGAAGACTTCTGGCCAAAAGACAATATGTTTGGTCTTGGAAGTGACTTTCTTGGAAGTGACTTTTATTGTTGGTTTGATGGAAAGAAAAGAAAAGGCTATATTAGTCCAACAATTATGATAAATAAAATAAATGGGGTTATATTTTTCTATATGACACAATCATATTATTATAGAAATATCCCATCAGTTTTATTAGAAATGTTTAAAAGAAATATGATAGAAGAAATATAATAGAAATAATAGGAGAATTAATATGTATAACGTATTAGCAGATGAGGAAGAATTAAAATGGTTTTATGATAATGTTATTCAAAAACCAAAAGTAAATGAATCTTATTCTATGGTATTTGTTTGCAGACATAAAAAGCTAACAGATGAAGAAAAAACTAGAATGGGATTAACTAGAAGTAAAGGTGAGTTCTTAAATACACAAAGTATCAGATCAAGAACAACTTCTGGTAATAATGCTTGTAATCTTACATGGGATTTTGCAAACTTCTTACAACATGTTAAAAGATTTAATGTTGATGATGGTGCATATTTAACTGAATCTGGAGAAAGACTTCCAGATAAAACATTAGCCGTTATCTTTTATGTAAATCCATGTGATGATATGAAGGTTGCAGAAAGATTACAAGAGCAATTAAATGAAACAAAAATGGCTATCATGAAAGCATATTTAGCGGGTAAAGATTTAGCAACTTCATTTACTAATTATAGATTATTTGGCAATATTGAAAGTAATGTTAAGCATTTAAAAGCTAATTGTAAAGGTAGCAATTATTGGCTAGATTATGATATCGATGTTCCTGCATGGTGGAAAGAAAAAGATAATGATTTCTACAATCAAATGGTTTCAGTTTTTGAGAAGTATTATGGTAAAGGACATTATGTTATAATTAATACAACTGGGGGTTATCATATTTTAGTTAGATCAGTATGTGTTAGATTTGATCCACATAAGGTATGTATTGAAATTGAGAATATTTATAAGAGAGCACTTGAAAATGGTTTAAAACCATATTTAAATGATAAAGGTGAAGATAAATTTGAATGTATTGTAAATGATAGTCAAATTCCAGGAATTCCTTTACCGGGCACTTATCAATATGGAAATCCAGTACGTGTATTGAATAAAGAAGATTTTGAAAATAAAGAGGAAAATAATAATGAAAAAAATTAAAAATATAGCATTATGCTTATTTGTATTTTTATCTATGTTTGTTTGTTGCTTATCATTATCTAGTTGTGGCCCAGCAGAAAATCAAATACAAAGAAACATGATGCAGGATATTGGTAATTTCAAAACTTATAGAAGAATAACTGTTATTAACTTAAGAAGCAATATTGTTCTTATGGAATTTGAAGGCTATTTGACAACAAAACTGGATTCCGAAGGCGACGTCAATATTATGATTAAAGTAGGACCAGATAAATATCAATTACATTATGTAAGGCTTGCAGACGAGGTTTGTTATTTATCTGAGCAACTAGATGTTTCTGAAAATGTTGGCCCATATCATTATAAAATTACATTCTATGTACCAATTCCAGAAATATCAAGACCAGAGGAATAAGAGGTAATAATATGGATATTATAAAAAATTTATTTAAAACATTTGGAAAATGTTTATTAATAGCATTACAATATACTTTTATATTAGTTATTGCTATTGCTCCAATTATTATATCAGTGTTTATAGCAAAATATATTGGTTATTGGTGGTTACTATTATTATTTGTGTCCATAGTATGGTGCTTTGCAGTAGTAATTGTAACAGGCAAATATACATATGAGCATTATTTTGAATAGTAATTAATTATTAAAAAGGAAGGTAAAAATCATATGAAACTAAATGATTTTCAATTTCCAAATTATGTAGAAGAAGCATTAAGATTATTACATGATAATAATTATAAAGCATATCTTGTAGGTGGATGTATCAGAGATATCTTATTAGGTATCCATCCTAAAGATTTTGATATTACCACTAATGCAACACCTGAACAAATAAAAGAAGTTTTTAAAGACTATCCTATAATTAATCCAGGTGGAGAAAAGCACGGAACAGTTTCTATAGTATTTGATGAGGTTATTGAAATAACAACCTTTAGAAAAGATTCAGAATACTCAGATAATAGGCATCCTGATAAAGTAGAATTTGTTTCATCTTTAGATGAGGATCTAGCAAGAAGAGATTTTACAATTAATGCAATTGCATATGATGGAAAAGAATTATTTGATCCATTTAATGGAATAAATGATTTAGAAAATAAAATATTAAAAACTGTTAATAATGCAGCTGATAGATTTAATGAAGATGCATTAAGAATATTAAGAGGAATTAGATTTGCATGCAAATACAATTTATCAATTAATGATGATACATTAAATGCAATGATTTCTTTAAGATGTGATTTAAATAATATTTCAAAAGAAAGAATATTAAAAGAACTAAATGGAATGATTATTTATGAAAAGTTTTTTAATCTTATGATTGAAACTGATTTATATAAAGTTTTATTTACTATAATTCCTGAATTAAGTAATACATATAAATTTAGTCAAAAAAATAAATATCATCAACATGATTTATTTAATCATTTAATATATGTTTGTAAATATATGATAAAAAATGCAGATAATATTGTACCTGAAAGATATAAAAAATATATGCATTTATATTTAATTTCTGGACTATTACATGATATTGGAAAATATGCTTGTTTCCAAATTGATTGTGACGATCCAAATGTTTTACATTTTGTTGGACATCCAGTTAAATCATATGAAATGACACTTCCTATATTAGATAGATTAAAATATTCAAATAAAGATAAAGAAATTATATCATGGATAGTTTTAAATCATGATACTGATTATTCTTTAACAAATCCAAAGAAAACAATTAAGAAGTTATTATCTAGAATGGAAAATTCTGATAATTTAGAGCTTCGAGATATTAAAATGTTTGGATTATTCTTAATTAGAGAAGGAGATAAATTAGATCATAATTTTATGCTTCCAGTAACATTAAACTATATTACTAACATGGCTAATGTCACAAGTTATATAGTAGATAATGATATAAGATATAAAATTTATGTTTCTACTAATGATCTTCTAAATATATATTATAATTTAAGTGATGATGATTGCTTTACATTAAAAGATCTTGAAATTAATGGTTATGATGTTATGAAACTTGGATTCAAGAATAAAAGTATTGGATTAGTTTTAAATAATGTTTTAAATAATGTCGTTAATGATAGATTAAAAAATGATAAAGAAGAAATTATCACATATATTAAAAATAATGAAGATATACAAAAATTAAAGGAGGATTAATATGGTAGAAGATGAAATCTATCCAAGAGAAGATGACGATGAAGAAGTTTTAGAAATTGAAGATGAGGGGATTGTATCAAGATCAAAGGTGACAATAAAGGAACTTTTAGATAAAATAAAAGAACTTGGAATATTGTTAATTACTCTTGATGGTGATACAATTTATGAATACTCAGATGGTCTTGTTTATGATGAAACTGAAGAATACTTTAATGTAATAGTTAAAGATGCTTACATTGAAATTGTAAATGATAATCATGCAAGAGTAGATATAATCTCAATATTATAATATTTTAAAAAATATTCATCATAACAATTAAATATAAAATTTAATATCGAGAGGAGAAGGATAATCCGTGTCCAAATTAGACATAAGAAACCGCGATATGAATAAAAAGATATCATTTAAATACTTATGGATGAAGGATCAATTAGATAAAATAAGAATGAAATATTCTGAAGAGGAGCTATCTAATGAAGAAATCTTTAAGTATTTGAATGATAAATATGAAAAACGATATAAGCCGGTTGGAAGATTCATGTCAAATGTTACTTTTGAAAATAAAATAATGTCTGTAGAACAGTTCATAAATACAGTCATTAATAGCAATGAGATATTAAGTGGATATTGTACATTATTTATGAATCATGGAACTAGAAATATTGCTGCAAATGCATTAAAATATTTCCTAGATCAAAGAAAAGTTTATAAAAATAAAATGAAAGAATATCCAAAAGGATCAACATTATATTTATATTATAAAGTAATGCAATTAACATATAAAATTCTAGCAAACTCATATTATGGTATTCTAGGTTTAGTTGTATCACCATTCTTCAATTCATTCCTTCAAAATAGTGTTACATTATCTGGTCAAGATATTATAACAACTGCAATTTCAGCAATTGAAGGTTTATTAGGTGATAATAATAAATTTAAGAATCTTGATGATTGCCTTGAATTTGTTATGAATGTAAAGAATGAAGAATATAAACAAAATATTTTAGATTTTGTTGAACCAATTTCTAAAGAAAAACTGTTAGATTATTTAATCGGACATACTGTTCAAGAATTTAATACTGATAGTTTAGAAAAAATAATTAATTCATTTGATGAAGAATTAGTTACAAGAATTTATTATAAAAATCATTTAACCGAATTACTATTAGAAACAAAGTTTATCGAGAAAACTAAAGAAGTATTATTTGAAAATAATGGAAAATATGGTGATGATAAAAATCACACTAATGATTATTTCAGAAAGTTAGTTTGTGATTTTACGTTCTATGATAATATATTAGATGATAGATATAAGAGATTCTTAAAAGATAAAAGAAAATCAAGTATTGTAACAGATACAGACTCGACATTCTGTTACATGAAACCTCAAGTAGATGCAATTGAAACAGCATTTAATCTTGAGAATAATAGAGAGAATGCTTTAAATATAACTAATTTAATATTAGATATAATTACAGAAGCATTAAAGAGAATTTGTTGGACATTAACGACAAATGTTGGTATTGAAGATACTCATAAAGAAATCATAAACTTTAAAAATGAATTCGTTTATGAAATTTTAATTACTACTAAAAATAAGAAAAACTATGCAGGCCTATTAGCTGCAGAACTTGGTAATTTAATTGATCAAGCTCCAGAAAATAGAATGGATATTAAAGGATTACCAATCCGTAAATCAGTTGTTCCAAAAGATTTACGTGAAGAATTCACATCATTCTTATTAAATGAAATATTATTAAAAGATAATATTAATTTTAAAGAGTTAATGAATAAATATGATGATATTATTAATAAGGTTGATAATTCACTAAGAACTGGAGAAACAACATATTTAATTCCAGCAAATGTAGAATTATATGACTCGTATAAATTTCCAGAAAGAATGCAATCTGTTCGTGGAACAATTATATGGAATGCTTTGGAACCAGAAAATTCTATCCAACCACCAGAAAAAGTTAATTTAATTAAACTTAAAACTGATGTAACATTAGCTAGAAAAAAAGATGAATCTGATGAAAGTTATTTTGAAAGATTAGAATTAGAAATGGCTAAAAATGAAGCATTCAAATATTTAAAAGATAATTATCCTGATAAATATGAAATTGTATTAGAAACAATTTATAATAAAGGAGTTCCAGCAGATGCATTAAGTAAGAGAATTGATTTCTCTGATAAAGGTTTTGCAATTATTGCAATTCCAAAAGATTTAGAACAAATTCCAGAATATTTGGTTCCATTAATTGATTATGATGAGATGGTTAAATCAAATACTTCTGCAGGAAATACTTTAATCGGTGCATTAGGAATTTATATTGACGGTGAAAATAATAAGTCAAATATATTAAAATTATAATAAGCTGGGAGAAAATAATATTCTCCCAGTTTTTAATTATTTTTTTAAAAGGAGGTATATTATATAATGAGAAAATTATTACTTGATTCATGTTTAAAATTAAGATCAAAATTAAATAAAATGCCGGCATCATGTGTCGAAGATTATCTTGAGGAATTATTTAAAAATTATTATTTGACTGATGAGGTATGTTATCATATTGAGCCATATTTAACTGAAAAAGTTGTAACATTAGCACCAGGATTAATTTTAGGAGAATATTTAGAAAAGAAGTTTAATCCTGAGTTATATTTGTCATCAAATAATATTAGTTTAAATGTTTTAGCAGATTTAAAATATGTTAAAAAATATGGATTTAAAGATAAAATATTTAATATTGTAAATTCACAAATATATACACCAAAAGATGTTATTGCTAATATTATTGAGGCAAATGGATTTAATAAATATGAACAATTAATTAAAATAATTAATAAACTTGCTTTAACAGATGGATTAGATATTTTAAGAGAATATCAGCCAAAAGAAAAAGTAAATTATGATAAAATTAATTCTCTTTCAGATACATATAAAAATGGTGTAGATATTGTAAAAGAGTTTTTAAAAGAAAAAGGATTATTAAATATTAAAGAAGAAATAAAATCTGATAATGATGAAGATTTTGCATGGTAAAGGAGAATAAATATGGATAACATTCACGGAAATATTATAATTGATTTTGATGATGTTTTAGCAAACACATCAGAATCATTATTTAATCATATTAAAAATTCTTGGTTGATTTATTCACCATATTTAAAGTATGTTCCATTTACATATGATGTAAATACAAGAGAACGTAGAGATTTATATATGGAATTATTAAAATCAGATTTAAACATGTTATTGTTACAAGATGCTATTGCAGTATTTTATAATTATTATTTAACAAACAAAGAAATGTTTGTTCAATATTTAACAATGACAGATTTATACAATAATGTAATCAAATCAAGTATTGTTGAAAATGGAAATAAAATTGATAAAATCTATGTTCCTTATGGAGAGAGAATGAATTCAGAAAAATATACTGAAGTTCAAAAAGAGATTTATGAAAATTTATTCTCTGAATTTAAGAAAGTTGAATTATTAGATGTAGAACAAAATAAAACTGATAAATTAAAATCAATTGATTGGAATTTATATATTACAGATGATGCAGCTACTATAATTAAATTAATTGAGGATAAAGATTATAAAATTGAAGGAAAAGAATTTTTAATTTTAGATAGACCATATTCTAAATTAACACCTGAACAAGAGTTGTTAATTCAAGAAAAAGGTGCAACAATTACTTATTATAAATAATAAAAAGAGAAGATAACTTCTCTTTTTTTCTTGTTAAAAATATACCCCTGAACAATTTATTATGTATAATAAAAAAGATGGTGATATAATGGAAAACATTACTGATGGCAATATTGCTTTAAAAGAATATCTACGTAAAATTGCTCCAGATTTTTCAGTATTTGAGATGATAGAAAAGGCATATTATACAAATAAACTTCCAGGAACTGACATTATTACTAATAGAAGTAATTTAGGTGGGCTTATATGGGTTTATGATAATTATGTAGATACTAGATCTTATATTAACACTGGTTTCTATAGAGCAATATTTAAAATTCAATCATCTGATAGATTTAATGATCCTGGATATGTTGTTAATAATAAAGAGATAAAAACATTAAAATCATATATTATAGAACATAGTGGAAAAGAAAATAGTGTATTTCAAAAATACATTAGAACTAATGATGGTATAGAAATTAGAAAACCAGCAATATTAGATGAAGACTTTTTTTTATATGATATTGATGGATATTTAATTGTAATATGTAATTTTGCTGATAGAATTGATGCTAATCTAGATCAGCAACCAACAATTGAAGTTAAAGTAATATCTAAAGAACAAGCACTTAATTCAAATAAATCAACAGATGAAAATATAATTCCATTTTTTATAGGAGTTGGTTTCTAATGAAAAGATTTAAGATATTAAAACCAGAAAGTGATTTTACAAATAAAGTTATTGTCAGAACTATTGTTGAAGATACTGTTACATATTCATTTGAAGATACTGATTCTACAGATGTATATAATAAAGTTTCAAAATATACAAATGAATATAAATATTTTGAATTTCCTGAATCAAATATCAATGGTTATATTACAGTTACATCTAACATTGGAATAGTTTATATATATTCTAATGACGATCAATATATCTATATTTATGATATATTATTGGGATCAGATGGTGTAGAATTTAATTCTATTGATACAATGGATATATCAAATGTTGATGAATCGATTATTTATAAATATAAATCTATTAATCCATCAGAAGTCCATCAACTTGTATGCTATGCAGATAAAGGTACTAATAAAACTATAGATGATCTTGTTGTATATCCATTATATACAAAAATGATTGTTGAAACTAAATCAGGAGAAGCACAATACGGATTTATTGATATGTATGCAGAATCTGATTCTGATGTTTCTTTATTTACAAATGCATATAATAATTCAGAATTAACAATGCAAAATAATAGATTCGATGTATTTGAATTTGATTTTAAAACATACTATACAATAAATAATGTTGATTATGTTGAATTAGATTCTTCTAATCCAGAATCAATGAAACTTATATCACTAGGAAACAATAAATACTATATATCATATGATAATGTAGATGAGACTGTAAAAACAGTTAAATTTAATTTCTATGCATCATCTGATAAATTAATTGAGGTGTTATAATGAGATTTTTTTTAGATACAAATTATTACTATGACTCTCAATACAAAATAGATTATAATAAATTAATTTACAATCCATTACCATATAAGATAACTAATACAGAATCATCATTTTTATCAAAATTAAATCTAAATGATTTAACCAATGTTGATATTTATGTTGATCCAGTTACATTAGATACTACTGTTTATATTATATGCGGAAAAGATGCATTAAAATATGTTGCTATTAATATCGAAAATGATGAGATTGCCTCAGAAACAATTATATCAAAGACATGTAAAAAAATCATCATTACAAGAAATTCAACATTAAATAATGTACTAAATATATAGTAAAAAATGATGAAAATATATAAAAAATACCATTTTAATATAAATATTTAGAACAATAAATTATAAAATATATTATGAAAAAATCAAGAACGAGGAGGATTGCTTAGAAATGGCAAAATCTACAAATATACAAAACTTAGAGTCTATGTTAAATGAGGCTCAAATTGAAAAAGAAATTAATAGTATTCTTGAAGAATTAGGAACTAATGATGCACCTGAAGCAGTTGAATCTGGTGATGCAGATGAAAAAGAATTCAGTGCTAATAAGGAAGACTGGTTTGATAAAGAAGAAAATTCTGATGATGTAAAAGAAGTTATCGTTGAAGCAGATAAAACTGAAGAAGACGATGACTCTGATGATGCTGACAAATCAGAAGATGATGAAAAGGAAAAAGAAGAAGATTCTGATGATAAGTCTGAAGATAAAGAAGATAAAGCTGAAGAAGACGATGATGCAGACGAAGATTCTGATGATTCATTAAAAGAAGATGAAGAATTAGGAACTAATGATGCTCCTGATGCTGTAAAAGCTGGTGGAGCAGATGAAAAAGCATTTGATGCTAATAAAGAAGATTACTTCGATGGTGAAGAAAATGCTGATGACGTAGCATCTGATGAAGCTAATAAAGAAAATGAATTAAAAGAAGATGCTGAATTATCTACTAATGATGCACCTGAAGCAGTTGAATCTGGTGATGCAGATGAAAAAGAATTCTCAGCAAGTAAGGCTGAATGGGGATTTGACGATGAAGAAGCTGATGATGTAAAGGCAGTATTAGTTGAAGATGAAGAATTCTTAAATGATGCATTTGAAGTATATACTGAAGCAATGGAATTATCTAATGATGATTTTAATAATTATATTGAAAATTTATCAGAAGATGAACGTGCTAATTTCGAATTTACATTAGATCTTGTTGAAGAAGTTATTGCTATAAGTGAAGTTAATGATATATTAAATGAAGGCGCTTTAAGCCGTTTAGGACATAGAATAGCTGATACTGTTAAATATGGTTGGAAAACAGCTAAGAAAATCCATACTGCACAAAAAAATGCTGATATAAAAATAGAAGATAATGATAAGAAATTATTAGATAAGGCTAAAGCTGATACTAAGAAAGAAACAAAGAAAGCTGCTAAAGAAGTATATAAAAATGAAGATGTTCCTGGAAGAAGTGCTGGAAAATCTAAAACAATTAAAAATAGTGCAAAGCAATACAAATCTAGTGTTGCTGAATATGATAAGGCTACAGCAGCTGTAGAAGATGGTAAAACTAGAAAAGTAGAAGCTAAAAAAGCTGCACATGATGTTAAAGCTGCTAATAAAGATAAGATGGCACAAATTAAATCTGACTTACGTAAAAATAAAGCAGACTTAAAGCATTTTAAAAAGTTTGCTAAAAAAGCAGGAAATAGTTTAGATTCTAGTTATTATAATGAAAGATTAGCTCAATATAAAAAAGCAAGTAAAGATAGCGCTGATAAGAAAAAAGAATTAAAAAATGAAGGTAAAGTAAAAACACAAGAGAAAAAAATTCTAAGCGATCAACTTACTGCACAACAAAAAGCTAAAGATACTAGAGATGCAGCTAAAGATAAATTAGTTAAAAACGTACAAACTCATTTAGTAGATCATAAAGAACAAAATGAACAACTACGTAGTAAAGCAAAAGAAGCAATAAATAAAGCAAAAGCAGAAGTTGCAAAAAATACTGCTGAAAAGTCAAGAGAATTTGCAGCTAAGCAAAATGATAAAGTTTCTAAAATAGTAAATAAGGCTGAACAACAAAAGCAAGCTAAGGCTGTTGCAAAGGCTAAGGAAACAGCAAATAAAGCTGAATCTAAATTAAAACATGAATCTGCTGATTTAAATGCTGATGTTAAAACAGAATTAATTGAATTAGTAGAATCTTTAGGCTTTAATGCTACTCCTTTTATTATAAATTCTATTTTAGAATCTTATGGAATTTCTGAAGATTATGTTGATGAAAATCCAGAATTAGTTGATGCTGAAGAAGCTGGCTATTCAGATGGTGATGCAGATGAAACAGTTGTTACTGCTACACCAGAAGATGATGTTGTTACTGAATCATTTAACTCTATTTTCAATATCCTTCAATCTATCAATGAAGATTTAGATCAAGAATTATCTACTAATGATGCACCACAAGCAGTTGAATCTGGCGATGAAGATGAAGAATCATTCGAAGCTAAAGAAGATGAAGTATTTGAAGGCGAAGAAGATGCTGATGATGTTAAAGAAGTAGTTGTTGAATCTGAAGATAAGTGTGATGATGCTGACGAATCAGAAGATGATGAAAAGGAAAAAGAAGAAGATTCTGAAGATAAATCTGATGATGAAGATGATGCAGAAGAAGATTCTGATAAAGAAGATAAGTCTAAAGATGATACTATCAAAGAAGATGCACAAGGACAAGGTGAAACTTCTGAAGATAAACAATTCGATATTGATGCAACATTAGCTAGTGATGCAGCAGCTGAAATTGGTACTGAAGAAAATAAAGATGATATTAAGGATCAAGAAGAAGAATGTGATTCTTGTAAGCATGAATCTTATTCATCATTTGAAGAAGCAATTTCATTTGGTGCTGAATACTTCGCTGAAGAAGAACATAAGGCTAAATTAATTGAACAGGTTGCTTTATCAATTGCTAATGAAAATGGCGATAGATTATTTAAAGAAATGGTTGAAGCTACTGTATTAGCAACTAGATTACAAGAAGCAATTATTGCTAAATATAATAGAACAGCATCTGCAAGAGTTCAAAATTTAATTGAAGATATGGAATTATCTACTAATGATGCTCCTAAGGCAGTTGAATCTGGTGCTGCTGATGAAAAAGCATTTGATGCTGATGAAAAAGATTATTTTCCTGGCGAAGAAGATGCTGATGACGTAGCATCTGATAAAGCTAATAAAGAAAATGAATTAAAAGAAGATGCTGAATTATCTACTAATGACACTCCTGATGTTGTAAAAGCTGGTGCTGCTGATGAAAAAGCATTTGATGTTAATAAAGATGATTACTTTGATGGCGAAGAAGATGCTGATGACGTAGCATCTGATAAAGCTAATTCTGATAATCAATTAAAAGAAGATGAAGAATTAGGAACTAACGATGCTCCTAAGGCCGTTGAGACTGGTGCTGCTGATGAAAAAGCATTTGATGCTGATGAAGATGAATTATTTGATGATGAAGATGCTGATGATGTTGGTGAAGTAGTTGTTGAATCTATGACAGATGATATGATTATGGAATTTTTAACAGAATCTGAAATTTTTGATGCTACTGAAAATAATGTTAAAAAAATTCGTAAGGCTATTAATGAAGGAACATTAGCAAACTTCTATAATGGTGAATTAAATGAAGGTATCAAAAACTGGTATCATGGTAAAAAGAAAAGTGCGTTAGCTGATAAAATCGAAGAATTAAAAATGAAAATCGATAATGAAAAAGATCCTTATAAAAAGGATAAGTTAATGGCTAAATATGAAAAGTTAGTTCAAAAACTTGATTATCATAATAATAAATATATTCCTAAGAAAGTCATTGTAACTGAATCTGTAAGAAAACCAAGAGTTGCAACAACAGCTAGCGAAAAAAATAATAAGTAAGGAGGAATAATAATGAATAAATTATTTAATCCTCTAAATGAGCAAATTGAAGTTGTTAGAATTAAGAAAACTCCAATTGACAATACATTATATGAGTCAGTTGCCAATGATATCATATTTAATAATAGCATAAAAGCTCTAAATGAAAATTCAACAGTGGCAAAAGATACTATATCTTTTGATAAATTAAGTCATTAAAAAATTAATAATAATAAAAAAGAATAATCTTAATGATTATTCTTTTTTTTCTTTAAGATCTAATGTAAATGTAGCTTCTTCATGAATTTTATAATCAACATAATCTTCATCTTCTGCATAATCATATTGAGCTAGATTTTTTTTATGCTTATTAGTCTTGTCTTTTTTTACAGGATGGCCTTTAGGTTTATATTCATCATTATATTCTTTTATTTTTTTAGATGGTTTATTATTAAATTTTTTTACATTTCCTTTAAAAATTGTTTCATGATTACTTTCATTTAACTTTTCTTTAATTTGAACTCCACCAGAGAATATATCATCTTCCTCAGGTGTATGGTTAAATTTACTTTGCATAATATTTGTACTTGGTAAAGCATCTCCAATTGTAATTCTTGTCTTTGTTTGATTTGTAACCATTTCTTTTGCTGTATCAATAAATACATCTGGAATTAAATCATTTACTAATAGGCATTCAATTACTTGATTAACATTGCTTATATCTGTTTGCATCTTAGTTATAGCATCATCAATTTCATCATATTTAATTAAATTAATTTCTTTTGCTTTTGCCTTAAATTCTTCAGAGAATGAATTTACAGACATTCTAAATATTTTAGAATAAATTAATACTGCATCGCTTAATGCAAAATCAACCATTTTAACCTGATTTAGTTCTTTTATATATGCCGCTAAAATATTCTGTGCATTTGTTTTTAAAGCTAATAAACAATTTGCTACATCTTCATCAGTAACTATATCTGATGCAACTGCTTTCTTATCGATAACATAATTAACTTTTAAACCATTATTGCCCTTTTCTGGCATTAATGCTGCAACAAATGAATTTGTTGTTGCAGATACTGTATCTTTAGTTAATATAATATTTGCATAATTTTCATCTGATAATATATCTGATAATTCAGAACATAATGTGAATTCGCTTATTTTACCTTCTTTATAGTATTTTATTAGTAATGGAATATTGTTATACATTCTAATCACTCCTTATTATTTTCGTTACATTAATTATAATATATTGTTCGCTAATAATTGGCTAATAAGTATAAAAAACCAGAACAATCTATTATAGCGAATGAGGTGATATAATGAATAAATTATTCAAACCATTAAATGAACAAATTGAAGTTGTTAGAATTAAAAATATGCCGATTGATCAAAAAGTATATGAAAGTGTCTCAAATGATATTATATTCAATAATAAATTAAATGAAAGTGCTGTAGCTGCTGGTCTTATAACTGGTGGTTTTATCGCCGGTAGTTTAGCATTTGCTGTAGCTATTCATATTTTAGATTATAAATTACAATCAATTTCAGGAAGAAATACCTTAGTAAAAAATAGTTCTGTAAATGATAAAATTACAGTTAGAAAAGCATTAAAACTTATTAAAAAATATGGAACAAAATCAGATTATGATTCTGCAAAAACAATTGTAAAAACTGCAATTAAAGAAAACACTAAAGATCCACATCTTAGAGGTGGAATGGTTGCCATTTTAGATCACAATGAATCATTCCAGTCTAAAATGAAACAATTAAATAATATCCTACAGAAATGTTTAAAGAATAAGGAGTGATATTATGTATAGAGGATTAACTCCTACTGATGTAATACGACATATAAAAAGACAAATTGGAGCAGTTGTATATGATATCGAGTTATCAGATGATGAAATGATGGCAGTAGTATTTCAACATACAATTCCAACATTTAGTAAATATTTTCCATATAGATTTAGAGTATTAGTAACAGAGAAAGATGAAGTTGTTGCAGGAAAATCAACATATATACTTCCAGATATAGATGGATTAGAAGTAATGGGAATTAGTAAAGTACAAGTTGGTGAATTTTATAACTTAGGTTATAACTCAGGATTAGTGCAAGGATTTGCAAATCCATATGATTCTCAACTATTTGCAGATTTCAGATCAGTAACTCAAACTCCTGTTACATCACATTTCATTGCTCCAAATCATATTGAAATTTTTCCAAAATTATGGTTAAGACGTTCAGCTATTGTAACAGTAAAAGCTGTTCATCCAAAACATTTAAGAACTATTAAAGAATCATTAAGAGATGATTTCTTACATTTAGCACTATTAGATGTATTAGAATCTTTATACCCAATAAGAAAGAAATTTGAAAATATTAGTTCCCCATATGGAAGCATTAACTTATTCTTAGAACAAGTTGAGAGAGCACATGATGAAAGAGAACAATTATTAGAAAAATTCCATGAGAATGTATTAAGAGATTCTGATGCTCCAAAAATTTTTATAGCATAATATATTATATATAAAAAAAGAATAATCATTAAGATTATTCTTTTTGTTCTTTACATTTAAATAATTCCATTATTTGTTTAGAATCACCAAATACTTGTAAATATATTCCATCACTAAATATATAATCATCACTAATTTTACTTGTCATTCCAATATCTTTTTTACCGCATATTAAAACTTTAATATCATATTTAGTTCCAAATCCAATATCACCAAATTTAATTCCATATAATTTTCTTGGTACTTTATTTAATTCTATTGTTGCTATAAATTTATCATAAATCATATCTGTGAAGATAATAACATTATCATCATCTGATTTATGTAATTTATTAAATATCTTTTTTAATAATCCATTAAATACATTTGCAACTGGTTTAACTTTAGAGAATATAATAACTAAAAATAATGATACTACAGATAAACCAAAAGTTAATAAAATATTTCTTATATATGCACCAGATGCATCACTATGGAAATCTAATGCTGTAACAACACCAATTGTTACACCAATAATTAATGTTGAGAATATAAATCCAGTAATTGAACATACGATTGCAAGCTTTCTTCTTGTTGGATCATACATAATTAATTCTGACTCTGATGTTGTAAATCCACATCCGATAAATAATGAATATGCTTGGAATTTTGATTTTGATTTTGACAATCCAGTTAATTCAAATAAATTAGAGAATATTTTACATGCAATAAAATACATGATTATAAATGCAAATAATAAAATTATACACATGACTGCCTTCATACATATCACAGCTCCTTTTAACTATAATAGATTGTTCAGGATATTATTTAATAAAAAAAAGATAAAGATTAACTTTATCTTTTAATAATTTTAATAAATTACCTTTAATACTTGACAAACATAAACCCTCATATCTTTACTGCTACTTACTAGCATTATATAGCTATAAGGTTTATTATTATCTTCACATAGCATCAAATTATATTGAGTTTCTTCAGATTTTTGTTCAACAAGTATTTCTTTAGAAGCAATTTCTAATATCTTCTTATCCTTTATATTATTTGTAATTTCATTTTTGTCGTTTAAATATGCTCTAAAAATAGGATCCTTAAACATCCAATTTACATTTGAAAATTGTTTAGTCCATTTAAAATCTTTAATATATTTTTTAACTCTATTAGTAAAATCTCTAGTTCCTTTTGATATTCTAATCCATTCTGATTTTATTTTATTTTCACCATCATAAATATCATACTTAAGATTAAAATTAGTTTCACTTGTTGATAATTCAACAGGTACATTCTTTAATCCTTTACCTGGTTTTTGTGATAATTTTCTAAGTAAGTTAATTTCATCTAAAGATAATTTAAAAGATCCTTCATTTGCAATAATCCATTGATAAAATGTATTATTATTAAAGTCAGCTAAACGCATATAAACACGACAATAATCAAAGTCATCAAATAATACAAATAATTTATTTTCCATCTTATCTTCTTCATTTTTTAATTGTTTTGTTTGAAAATAGATGTTTTCTACAGAAGTTTTTAATTGGAGGGACAAATAATCATAGATATCTTTAAAAAAGTCACATATTGACATTAACATCTTAGTGTTTTCTTTTTGTTTTTGTTTCTCTAATTTTTCAGCCTCCTTTTTAGCCTTTGCTTCTTCTTTTAATTTTTTCTTTAACTCTTTTTCATTCAATGTTTCTTCCATAATATTCTCCTTAATGCTAAATTATAAATAATAGGATAGAGAATTAATGCTCTCTATCCTATCTTAATTTATAATATATTTATATTATTCATCTTCTTCATCAGGAGTATAATCTGATTCATCTTCTCCAGATTCATCAAATTTTTCTACTTCACTTCTGATAAATTCTAATGTTTCATATAAACGTTCTGGCTCTTGCTTTAATCTTTGTATTAAATTATAAGATGCTGCTGTTATAGAATCTTCATTTCTTGGAACTAATAACATATCAACATTTAAGAAATCCATTAATATTGATACTGTACTATCCATCATTGATGGTCTATAACGCAAACCTGAAATAATATTATAACAAAGACGAATACCTTCTTCTTGATTACCCTTTAAGTTAAAGCAATATTCTTTTAAATCATCATAAGTTAAATTACGAGAATTAATTTGATTAACTATTGCAGTTTTAATAGGCGTATCTTCATCAGTCGGAGTTATTGTAAGTGGTTTGATAGATTTAGAACCCTTTTTAGGTTTCTCTTTCTTCATTAATTTTACAGCGTCTGCTTTTTCAATTGAAACCCTTACGATATCATTGTCGTCGTAATTATTTTTACGCATACGCATCTCTCCTTACTATAACTAGTTTCCTTTAGCGAATAAATCTGATAAACCTTCATCACCTAAATCTAAATCATCAGTTGGAATACTTTCGATATCAGCATTACCCATTAATGATGTTCCAGCAGCATTTGATCTTGGTGCCATTGCATTAGACTTTGGTGTTTGAAAATTATATGGATTTACTTCAGCATGAGCCATTTGATCAGTTGGATCCACTCCAGCAACCCCAGTATTCATTTGTTGTGTTTGTCTTGGTGCTGTTGCTGGTTGAGGACGGTATCCTCCTGTTGCATAACTTTGTGTTTGAGGTTGTGCAGTTTGTTGAGGTTGCCATACTCTTTGAGTTTGTTGAGGTTGTTGTCTAGTATATCCTTGTTGATTTTGTTGAGGACGTGGTGCTGGGGCACTTAATTGTTGAATTTGTGCAACTGATAAAATCATTGCCATTTCTGGAAGACTAACTTTTTCAATAATTTCATATACTGCATAGAATTCATCAATTGTTAAAATTGATACACTAGGAGCATCACTTAATGCAACTTCAACTGAAGGGATTGCATTGTTAGATGCATCAACAAGACCATCTGCAACTAATCTAAATGAGATAAATGAATTTTTCTTACCAATATTTGAAATGATTTGAGGTTGTGCATATCTATCATCAACAATAAGTGTTCCATTATTATTAATAAATGCGCCAGCTTCAATTCCATCAGATAAGAATTTTAATGCCTTTCTAATCTTAAATAAATGTGGATTAGATGTATAAACAGACTTTGATGTTTCAAAACTATCTGTCATATAAGTAAATACTAAGAATACATTTGGGCCAGCAATAACTGTACCACTATTATATACTTTTACTAATGGTGTATCACTATTAGTTTGAATGTTTTTCTTAACAAACATTCCCTGTACTGCTAATCTAAAATTAGCATTTGTGCTTTCAAATAAGTTTAATTGTAAATTGTTCATAATAATAAATCAATTGTCCTTTCATATTAAGTTGTCAAATATCAATTTTTAAATTTTCATTTCATGAAGTGTTTTGGCTTTCTTTTGGAAGAATTTTTTTCTTGCATATAATTGAGTTTTACATTTTGGAAATCCAACATCTGTAACATCAATATAAACATGTGATTTGTCTTCACCAAATCTAATTCTTCCCATTAATTGTTCAAGTCTTATCTCTGAAGTAAATGGAACAAAATTCACTAATACTTCTAAATCTTGAATATCAATACCTTCACCAAACATTTTATCATTAGTTATAAATATCAAACTATTAATTGCTTTCTCACGGTTTTCTTCTTCTTTAGCACCGCCAATATATATTCCACATTCTAATGATAATTCTTCATCTAAATCTTTCTTTAGTTTTTTTATTAAATTAATGGTTGGTAACACAATTGCTGTTTTTGTATTCTGTTCTATTAATTTAAACTTTCTAATTATATCTAGTACTGTATTATAAAATAAATCATAGCCACCACATTCTAACCATCTGCTCCATAATTGACCAGAAAATCCTTTCTTGGTATTACATGCAATTTTGGTTTTATCATCAGGATTCGATGAAAATTTATATAATACTACATTGATATAACGTCCAATATTTTCTTCCTTGAGACCGTTAAAATATGGAACTCTCTTAAAGACCTTTCCATATAATGTGTCTTCTCTGAAGCCGCTTCTAGACGGAGTTGCGGTTAAATATAATGTATATTCTACATTACTTAATGAGTTAATATTACAAATATTCTTAAAATTTAAATGAGCTTCATCAAATACTCTAAATCCTATTCCAATAATATTATTTAATTCATTTAATGAATTTGGATCTTCATCTAATAACATTTTAAGTGTTTTATGAATTGCAATATAAACATCATATTTATCAGGGTTTGCTTTTGCTTCTTCTACCGACTCTCTACCAGATAAAATTTTAATTCTATCCTCTTTTATATCTGAGTGTTTAAGAAATTGAGTTTTCCACTGATCTGCTAAATTATCTCGTCCAATTATAATCATGGCCTTTTTTCTAAACAAACCAATCATAGTAATTGTAACAAATGTTTTTCCTTTACCTGTGCCTAATGATAAAAATCTTTGCTTAGAATATTTATCATTTTTCATCATAGATAAGAATTTTATAGCATTAGCTTGAATATCATCACGAGGACGATTTTTCATCAGATAATACATGTCCTGAGCATTGGCATTCATATTAACATATGATATAGTCTTCTTTGGAAAATAATATCTTATATAATCTGCACCTATTGTCGCAGGAACATAAACATCATTATTAACAGTTGTTATTATAGGACTAGTAAATTTATGATATAAATTATCATAGATTGAAAAAGATTTCATAAAATTTAAATACTCAGTAGAAGCAAAATCAACATTTCTAATTATTATCGAGTTGTTGCTCACCTGTATCATTAATCTCTTCTATCCTTTCAGGTTCTTCTAATAATAACATTGGTTCTTCATTATCTTCATTATCATCAGGAAGTTCTCCCAATGATCTATCATGCATCATAGATGATATAAGTCTAAGATTTTGTCTATCTTTTCTAACTTGTATCATTCTCTTTTCAATAGATTCTTTCATTTTATCAATTAGTAATGTTATACTATCTTCATATGAACGATAAACTCTCCGTGGTAATTCTGCATGATCGTCATTATTTAACATTTCTTCTGTTGGTTCTATTAAACAAGTTCTTCCAGCTTCAATGTTCTTAGTCCAATTTGCTTGAATACCATTAGATGCATTTGATGAAATTTCTTTCATTGTTAAAATTGAAGTATAATAAATATGAAGCGAACCATCTTCATTATAATCTAGATTCTTATCAACTACTAAATAATAAAAATCTATTGGAGGTCTCTTCTCCTTATTTAGTTGCTTTAAATTCTTCTTTATTGTTTCTTTTTGTCTGCCAGATTTTTCCATTTCTGCACCGGCTGCGATAAATGATACACTTGTTTCAAAGTTTAAATTATCAGCGCTATTTGATTCAAAATTACTAATTTTAATATCAATAGGAATAATTATATCATCTGCATCTGATGCAATCATGATATCATAACATGCTCTTGGAGGTGGATCTATTAATTTTAGGTCATATAAATAGAATAGTTTAGATTTCTCAGACCATTCTTTTATAAGAACTTTAATAGTTGGTTCTAAGATGGAAGAAATATTTCTTCCATCAGTAGAAAGCCTTGCAGCCTCATCAAGTTTTTCTTGAATGTAATTTTTATCTGCATTTGTTATATATCTAGCTAATTCATTCATTATTCGTTCTATTCTAATTATCTTATATTTAGATTCCATAATCTCTTCCTTTTATATTTATAATTAATTGTTAAAGAAAATATTTTTAAAAATATTTTTTTATTAATATTAATTATATAAATAATCGAAATAACTTACATCATCCTTAGTATAAGTATCTAAATCACTAAATTGATCGTTTAGACGTTCAAATGCTAATGATTTAGAAATTGGTCCGCTCATAACGGATTTAGATACACGAATAATTTTATATGAATTTAAAGTATCATTTGAGAAATTTAATGGTTTTCCTGTTTCAATGTCTCTAATTAATACAGAACAAATGATTTCATTATGCACTGAATTAATATATCCTAGATCATTTTCAATTAATAAATCCATAAACATATTTACTAATCCAGAATAAGTTGTCACACCTAGATGACTACTAGATTCAATTAAATTTACAATATTTTCTAATGATTTAGTTAATTCATTATTTTTAACAACATATTCAAATAAATAATCATTAAATGTTTTTGATGAAACTGTAACTACATCTTCATCATCACTAATTTTAATTTTAGGATTTATATATAGATCTACTGGAGATTCATATTCAAAGGATTTCTTTGTTTCAAGATCTGTTACTTTAATTTTACGAATTAAGTAAGTATCCATATCTTCATCATAATCATCTGCTGCAGGAAGATCGAATTCGATAATAGTATCAGATAATTCATTAAAGTAGATCTTATCAAGATTTACAGTGAATGCTTCATTAAAGTCTTCACCAAAATCAACTTTTTCAGTATTAGTAGAAAGTAAATGTTTTGCAGATAATAATCTTTGTGTTAATGGGTTTGTTAATAAATAAACTGCATTTAAACCACAATTTATATGTCTGTTCTTTTCTGCTAATTCTTTTCCATAACATGTAGCACAGATACCATGATCTTTTTTACATGTTACTGGAGATCTTAAACCAATCTTCTTTCCGATTAATTCAGTAGAGAATGGTGTAATTGTTTTTAATTCATCATTAATTTTTCCATCACCATCATCAAGATCATAATAATGACGACCAATGATAGCATTTAATTTCTTGATGTTATCTACAGAATAAACAACATAGTGTTTTGTTCCACAATCTGTATAATCTGGATTAACCTCAATATCAACACATGCTAACGAAAGTTTTCTTGTTAAATAACCACTTCTTCGTACATATGTATAGTTTGTACATAATGCTTTACGAGTACCCATACAATTAATATAATAATTTTCTAATGATGTTAAGCCATATAAGAAATTATCTTTATTAACTACTGGAATAACTCCACTATGCATATCTGGTTTTAAACCAACAAATCCAGCCAATTGAACGAATTGTTTTTCATTTATTCCTGTTCCAGAAATACAATATGGATTTAATTCTAAATTTCTATGAGATTTAAAATAATTCATTAATGATTTCGCTAACTTATGGAATAAATCTTCAATTTCATTAAATTGCAATCCTCTTGGTATTTCAGGTCTAAATAGATGTCGTGCGTCTTCATCAGTAGCAATAACTTCAACAAAGTCTGCTAAAGATAAGCTATTACCTGCTAATACATTAAGATAATATGCAATATCTGATAATTCATTCAATGTTTCAGCAACTGAATGTCTGAATTCATCATAGTTATTTTTATTAGATTTTCCATAACGTGTAAGATAATGATTCATATAATTATTTATATACTTAGTTGTAACTGAGTCATGTAAATATATATCCTCTCTCTCAATTCTTATTCCACGTTCTACGAAGAAATCTAATAACATTAAGTTTAATAAAACTTGTCCTTTGCTCATTTCAATAATTTCACCATTAAGAATAAGTGCAGCATTTTCTTTTCTTAATGCAAAATCAGAAGTGAGCTCACGTTTTAGAGATTCTTTAACCTCGACATAATTGTCATATGAGCTCATTAAAGAATCAAGATTAAATTGGTCCATTTAACCACTCCTCAAAACATACTATATAAGTATGTCTGCCTAATGAATAGTGATTATTTATGGCCACAGATATAATATATAAAAGAAGGAATGATTAACAAATCAAAGAAATATCTTTTAAATGATATTTCTTTTTTTCTGTTAAAATTTTATTAATTTTTCTGCTGGAGAAATCTTTTCCTCTCCAATTAATCCTTCTTTTCTTAAACGTCCATTCATAACAGCGGCAACAATTTGCTGCTTATTATCTTCACCCATAAGTCCAGTGAATGTACTTGTTAATTCTGGAAGTTTAGTAACTGGGATCATTTTATAATCATATATAGCATTAGGATGCTTGTTATAATAAAATCTAAAAGGCTCTGTTACTTTGCCTTTATTTCTATATAGCTCAGCTAATAGAATTTCAAATGTTAATGATGATACACCTAAATCACCAACGTCAGTAGCTTGTAGTGCATTATGCATAATTACTAATATCTCATCATAACCAATTGATCTAGGCATTTTGCCGCCTTCCATTAATTTAGCTGAGAATAACATTATATCATCAACATTCTTTCTATGATTTATATCATAACAGAAGGCATCGCCTTTTTCTAATGTAAATATAATGTAATCCATATTCTGCATATTTGGTCTCATTTTACCAGAGAATTTCTCTTGTAATGAATAGCCAAACATAAACTTTAATGGAAGTGTAAGTTCATACCATTTACCATCAGCTTTGAACCATAATAAGCCTATAACTTCAATATAGTCACCAACAATAGAAGCTAAATTTTGATCAAAGTAGCTTTGTGGAATATAAAATTCTAATTTATCTCCAATAAATGTTAATTGGTGACGTAATCCAAAAGTATCTTCTTTTAAAAATGAGTACATTATTTATCACTCTCTCCATTGATTGCATCAACAATATTTTTCTTTAATAAACCTAGAGTATTAAGATCACCGACACCAGCACTTATATCTTTTTTCTTGAATCTAAATACAAACTTTTTCATGTAAATAAAATCACGCTTTATAACAACAAATACTGGAACACCATAATCTATTCTAGTTTGTTCAATATGATAATCAAGGCCAACATTATTGACAAATCCATTATATTTTTCTTTTAAACCATCTAAGTATTGACGTATTTCAGCTTCACTCATTGATTCTCCAACTAAATCACGTAAAATATTCAAATCTTGTTTAAGATCAGTACGTTCTTTACAGAACCCAACAATCTCTGAAAATAATAAATGACGGATTTTTGGATAATATACTGAGTTTTCAATATTAGTTGGAAGAGCCGAAGATACGTCTAAATACATTTCGTTTAATTTTTGTAATTCTTTAGACTCTTCACTAATAATCATATTAATCACCTAGAAGAGATGAAACTATTTCTTCAATTAATAATACTTTTGTTACAGATTCTGTTAATTTCTCAACATCATCTTTAGTTATAGATTTCATTATATCACTAATATTATCATAATTTGATTTATAATCTTCATTTAAAGACTTAATTAATCCCCTAATATCAGTATAATTTTCTACTAATACTTTATGATCTTCAGTAAGAACCGAATTATCTGAAAATACATGATTTAAAGATTCAATTAAAGATGATTCTGTTACACCTTCTAATTTATTTACAATACGAGCACACTCTACAGCATTAACCATTTCAAATAAATTTTTATCTCTATTTCTTAATAATGTTGCAAATCCTCGTTCAGTCTCATTCTTATTTGAAACGAAATTGAATGCTGACTTGAATGTAAAATATTCAGGAGATGTAATATCTAAATCCTCATTTAATTTTAAATCTTTAGTAATATCTTCAACAAATTCTAGAATACTATCAATATTCTTCTTTGCTTCAACTTCTGCATTTTCTGTAATATTTTTATATTGAATATAACTTTCATTTAATATAGATAGTGGCTTCATATAATCGTCCCTTTCATTTTAATATATAATTAATTGTTCGAAAAAGACTTAATTTTCATTAAATATTCACGGTTAGATTCATGTTTTAATTCTTTGTCTTCTAATAAATACGTTAAACGTGTCAGAATTTTATCAAATAAATAAACATTATAATCAGAGCCAGATTTTGATGCTTTAATTATAGAGCTTAATACTAAATTACAATCAACATCTAGAGATTTAAGACCTGCCTCAATATATTTTAATTGTGCAGAATAGTTAGGATGTTTTTGTAAAAATAGTTTTCTATTCATTAAATATGGAGAATTACTTTTTTCAATATTTAAAAATTTTGCAGTAAATAAGTTTTGAATATTTTTAGCATTTTCTCTTACTTTCTTATCTTTAGAAACTAACATATCATTTAGTTTATTAGGATTATCAATAAAGTCTTTATACAGTAATACCTGGGCATCCTCTAGTTCAAGCATAGGCTCCCACCATTTAATTGGAGATTCACTTGTACCTGATGGATCATACAATAAATCAGGATTTTTTGATATGAAATAATTATATCTCATAGAATCATGATCTTTTAATATTGATTTTAATTCAGTGAATTGCTTAAATGAAATGTTTGGTAAAAATGTTGCCATCTTATCTAATGCAACATCTTCGAGAATCATATCATTACGACGTTCATGAATATCTTTTACTTTTAAATAAACTTGAAATAATTCATCAAGTTTTATATTCTTTAATAAAATAAGCTTTTTTTGATCCAATTCTTTAGGATCAATATTGTTCTCTCTTAGAAATTCTTCAATTTTTTCTCTATTCTGCTTGTCCATAAGTTGTATCTACTTCCACATTTTCTAAAAATTTTAATAAAACTTCATTTCTAATTTCAATAAACATTTCTTTATTATCAAGAATACCTAAATATTGCTCAGCAGCAATCTCATCATTTAAAAATACTAATCCTGTACCTAAATCATCTAATAAATTATTAATCTTAAAATTATACATTTCATAAAGGTCTAGATTCACAATATCCTTAAATAATTGATATCCTGACGTATATGTTGATTTAATATCATATAGAATGTCTGTAATATAATTAGAAATAATTGCATCATTTAAATTTCTAAATTTCTTTTTTGAGAATGTTACAAAGATATCATTATCTTGTGTTTCATTATAAATTTCTTTATAAGAGTCAATAAATTTTTGCTTATCTGCTATTAATTTTGTATAAAGTAAATCAACAATATTCTGATAGTTTCTAATGAAGAAGAACTCATACATTGCTTCAATATTTTCTAAGTATGCATATAAATTATTAGTGTCTTCAACATCTTCACCAATTGTTACGGCATATTCTTCATTTAATCCTGCTTTCACAATATTAATTACTCTTTCAGTAATTGCATAAATACCGTCTTTTAATTCTGCGGTATTTACATCTTCATCTTTTTCTTTTAATTCATCGAGTTTATTTTTGTATAGTGTTACATAGTTCATTCTCTCAGTACTAGAGTACTTATTTGCGATATGATCTTCAATATTTGATACGATGATTTCTTCTGATAATTTATCTGAAAGACTTAATATTTTTTCTGTAATTGTTTCTTCTTCGAATTCATCTTCATCATCAAGAACAAATTGCTTTCCTAGAGTATATGACAAGGTAATCACTCCCTTCATTTAATATAATTTTTTATAATTAATTGTTGATGTCATTATTTTTAAAAAAAGAAAAATGGAATGATTAATCATTCCATTTAACTATTTTATCTAACAGAGAATTATGAGTAGATTTACTTTGTGCATATTCAAAATCTCCAGATGCTTGATCTTTCATTTCTTGTACTTTTAATGCTTCAATAAATTGTCTATCATATGCACTTGCAGTATAATTTACTTTTCTTTCAATGTGATTAATTTTTTCTGTAAGATCTAATGCAGCTGCACTACCTGTACGTCTGAAAGAACGTTTCTTTGAAGGATCTTTGATAGATGGTGTATGACCAATTCCAAATCTTTGTTTAAAGAATTCAGAATAATAAACAGCCCATCTAAAAATTAGATATGACATAATGTTATCGTCATGTGCATCTTCATCTGCTTCTATTCTTCCATTTGGTAATTCTACAAGATTTGCAATATCTTCAGCTAATCTAGGAGATACAATTGATGCTGCTTCTTCATGTACAATATTAGGAAGTAAATCGAACATTTGTTTTCTTGATGAAGATGTTGTATCAACACCATAAACTAATGTTTTGCGTTTTTGTTTAACATTAATACCATCTTCAGTAACTCTTTCAGCTGTACGATTACGTAATTCTCTAAACATTCTTGGTTCAATATTAGGTTTCTTCATTAAATAATCTAATATATTCTTTCCATATGAGTTACGTTCTATTACTAACAATGCATTAGGAAAATACATACTCATCAATTCTTCAATTAATCTTCTAAAATCATCTGTATCTATTTTAGGGTTTCTAAAATCTGCTACAATATGAAAATCTACAGGATCGATAAATGTTATAACAGAGTTATCTTTTCCAGTACCACCAGATACATCACATGACATTATATATCTTTCAAGAAAATCTGGTTTTTCATAGAAATCAATCATATACTTTCCTATTTTTAAATTAAATACCGGATCCTTAACTCCATTATAAATAGGAACTAAGTCTTCTTCATGGAATAAACCATTTTCAGTAGATTTTGTCCATTCAAGTAATAATTCACGTTTTAATTTAGATAATGAAGACATTTGTTGCTTCATATCTTCAAACCATTGTTGAGAACGTCCAATTTCTTGCCATGAATATTGAATCCAGACAAAGTTATTTTGTGAATTATGTTTAATAAAATCTTTTAATTCATCATCTGACATATCATAAAATTGATATTTAAATCTACATTGTGCATGTATAAATTGATATGCCCATTTACCAGCTTTGGCTTCATCTTTATTATTTGGAGTTGTTGTAAAATGAAGTCCATAAGGCACTCCGTTCTTAGCAGCATTTTCTGCAGCAGTTTTCCATGCTGGAACACACGCATCGTAAATTATTTTGTTATGATTAACGAATGCTAACTCATCAATATATACTATGGCACTAGTTAAACCTCTTCCTAGTTTATCTGCCATTTCAGTACTTGTTGCTGATGACTTAATTAATATTTGATTCTTTAATGACTCATGTGCATTATATTTTTCAATTTGATTATCTTTATCATCTTTTGATCTTAATGGTTTAATTAAGTACTCTGGTAATAATGCTCTAATATTTTTATATCTTCTACCATTTTCAATTGCATCTGGGAACTGTTTATTTAAATAAATTATCTGGCAGTTAGTACTTCCAAAATTCATAACCCAGACATCATCACAAATACATCCGATAGTTTTACCTTGCTGACGTGGTAATAACGATATAAAATTAAGATTCTTCCAAGCAGAAAACGACTGTGCTAAATTTCCTAAATTTAATTCATATGGAATACCCATAGAACCAGTTGTAGGAATACGAACAACTTCTCTTAAAAAATACCATCTATTTCGTCTTACTTCTACATTGATACGTGCTTTTTCTACAGCAGTTAAATTGGGATCATGTGGATTAACTCCAACCAATCTTTCATCATATAAAACCAACATAAATTTGTTATTCTTAACACCTTTTTGTCTTAGCTGTTGAGATACTTTTAAGAAACTTTTATTTCTAGTATGAATATCATAAATCATACAAACACCTCTTTTTTTATGCATTTTTATATTTTTTTATGTATATAATAAATTGTTACTAAAAATAATACTTTTTTATATTTTTAATGAACAATTAATTATAATGAATAAAAAATTAAGTTATTAATATGACAAAAATAAGGAGGCTGTTTCAACAATGGCAAAAATAAAAAATATATTCCCACACGTTGGAGTAAGTTATCATGCAGCTGAAAGAAAAAGAGTTGTAACAGAGAATAACTCAATCCCAACTTTATTTGCTCCTTTTATCTCAGAAAGGGGTCCAGAAAATATCCCTTATAAAGTATATAATAATGCTGAATTCCTTCAAGCATTCGGTACTTTAAATTATACTGAACAAGGACAACAAGTTTTAAATATTGGAAATTGGTTAAATTCAGGCGGTGCGGTTTTAGCATACCGTATGACAAAAGTGCCTACAGAATTCATAGAAAATATTTCTGCATATGTTAAGCCAAATGTATTCTCAGTAGCAGATTCAAATTCTGTTATCACAGTAAATGGTATCGTTACTGATAATGGAACTGGTGTTGCATTAACATCTTATGAGAAAGCTAGATCATTTGTTAGCGGAGTAAAATATTTTACAAAGTCTGAAGATGGTGGAACTGTAAATTATAATGAAGCAACAGGAATTACAGCAGGAAACTTTACAAAAACATCAAGAAGAGATAATGCCCTTTATACAAAATCTATTTCTTATGAAATTATTCCTACTAGCGAACTTCCAGAAGATATTTCTTCTCTTCAATTATTCGTTAATACTGGTTCTAAATATGTAGCAAAACCATTACAAACTAGAAGCCAAGTCGGAAGTTTAGTTTTATATCAAATTCATGTAGAAATGACTCCTGCAACTGAATATAAATCAGGTACAAAATATTATATGTTCTCAAATCCACTAAATGTAGAAAGTGATGGACTTGTACTAACATTAGCTGATATGGTTAATTATGTTCAAACATCAGTAAATTCTGGTTTATGGGTTGAACAAAATGTAACTGCAGATTCATTCTGTGATTACTATGTAGAAGTTGTAACTTATGGTGATGGTTCTCCATCATTTACTAATTCTACTGTAGATGTAGAGCAATATGCCGGAAATGCATTAAAGGTTGTAGATGGACAAATTGAATATAAATTAACTGCAAACGGTAACGTCTTAGAATCAACTGATACTAAGTTATTATCAGCATATTATCAATCTCAATATGCTGTAATTAAGGCTAAATATTCTGGAAACTTCTATAATGAAATGATGGTTCGTTTAACACAAACTGCATTAGGAATGTTCAGAATCGATGTATTAATTGATAATGTTGTAGTTGAAAGTTTCTCTCGTAAGACTTTAAAGAACTATAGAGATATTAGATATGTTTCAGATTATATTGGTGATATTTATTTAACACAATCTCCACAATATAATGAAAATAGTTTCTTATATAATGTTGCAAATTCATATAATTCTAAGAGTTTATTTACAGCTTCATTCGTATTAACATGCCCAGGAAATGGTGAATTAAAATCTAAGTTTGATGAATCAATGATTGGCGATGCAGTAGCTGAGGCTTTAAAAGATAAACTTTCTATAAAAGCAGATTATATGTTAGACGCTGGTTATAAGGCTGAAACTAAACAAGATATTTGTGATGCATTAATTAGATTAGATGGTAAGAGAGACGATATTATCTTTATCTCTGACTGCTATAAATCAAATTATGAACATAATGAAAAACCTAGTGGTGTTGCATGGCCATCAGGTGAATTAACTGATAATATTTATGAATTAAGAAATTTAGGTGTATATGAACAATATTTATCTACTGAAGATATTTATTCTTCAAATGGTGGAGCAGAAGTTTATGTAACTCCTACATATTTCTTAGCAGGATTAATTCCTTATAATGAACTTAATTATGGTGCATTCCTACCAACAGCTGGTAAGAAACGTGGTGTAATTAATGATGCATTATCATTAAATGAAAATCCATCTTCTGAAAAGAAAGATGAATGGTATGAAGATAAGCTTAACTATATTGAAAGAGATTCTCAATCTATTCAATTTATGAGTCAATCAACATATACAAATAATTCTACTGCTCTTAAGTATTTAAATAACTCTCGTACTCTTAATAAGATTTGTAGAGATATTGAACAACTTGGACGTAATTATCTATTTGAAGATTCAACTAATACAACTATTAGAGGACTTCAAAATGCAGTTGAAAGATATTTAAGTGGATGGATGCAAAATCGTGCATTAACAAAAGCTGAATGTGAAGTTTATGCTGATGAAAATGACGATACATTAGTACATGTAATTATCAATATTAGATTCGCTGGAATTATCGAAATTATTTCAGTTGAAATTAATATCGACTAATAGAAGGGAGAAGGATATAATGGCTAATGAAATTTTAACTAAAAGAACAATTTTCCCTAAAATGAAGGAAGGCAATACTCCATTTGAATATGCTAAAGGTGCTTCAAGTCAATACTTTAATGGTATTGATGATATGATAAATCATAAATTCACAGTTTTAACTACAGGTTATGCATTCATTTATTGGGTGCATCTTCCCGACTGGTTTGCTAAAGATGGAGACTTACAATATTTTAAAGTAATGACACAAAAGAACTTTGTATCATTCCAAGGTTTATCAACAGTTCAATTATCAACTGGTAACTATCAATCTGGTTTCGCTGGTAATGAAGTTACTGTACCTAATGGTGTTGAGCGTGGTAATACACAATTCACTATTGAACATATTGAATATTCTGGCTCTCCAATGAGAAGACTATATCAAAAATGGGTAAATTATATTAGAGATCATAGAACTGGTATTGCACCATATTGTAAAATTTTTAATGTTGAATATGGTCCAGCTACTTATAGTGGTGAATTATTATATATCACAGTTAGACCAGATGCAAATAATAATAATGAAGATGCAGATATTTTAGAATCAGCAGTTTATTATTCAAATGTATTCCCAACTAACTATGATTTAGGTATGTATAATTATCAACGTGGCCAACAAGAGAATCCACATTTCAATGCTGAATATGTTGGTGTTCCTGATTGGGGTCCTGAAGTTGATGAGTTTGCTAGAAAGGTATTAAAAGAACATATATTAAATGTTACAGAAGATTCTGAAGATGATGTCTTTGGTTTCTTAACATCTGGTAGCAATACACAAGAGGATGTAAAAATAATGGCTAAAGATGGTACTTTAGGTAAGATCTATGGCGATTATTATGCAGATGAAGATTAATTAAATAATAAAAAGACTATGTATATCATAGTCTTTTTTATTTTCTGTATTATATTAAACATATATTATTATAGTGAAATAAAGATATAAATATCTTTATATTACTGTTTTTATTTATGGAGGTGATTATATGAAAACAGCAATTAAAGTAATTAATATTGTTGGAATATGTTTTAATATTTTAGCAATAGTTGGTTTAGTATCAATGGTAGTATTTAAACAAAACCTGCTTACTAAAATGCAAGAAGTATATAATGAAATTCCATTAGAATACTTAAGAACATATTTTGAATTCATTACAATTTTTTCAATTGTAATGGTATCTATTAATGTAGTATTATTAATACTACAACTAGCCTTTATTGATAGTAAAGGCATTCATATCATAGTGCTAATCTTTGGTGTATTAAGTGGATCTGTATTAGGCATAATTTCAAGTATTTTAGGTCTAGTAAATATTTCTAATATTGTCGAATAACATAAAAAAGAATTAATCTTATGATTAATTCTTTTTTTTATTTTAATAATATGAATCTGATTGATTCTCTTGTGGAGTATTTTGTGCAGCTTTAACTTTATCTTCTGCCATATCAATTTTTAATTCATTCTTTAAATAATTTTCATATTTTTCATAATCGATATTAGGCATAATATCTTTAAAAATAAATGCTTTCATTTTTAATCTAGTATCTTCAGTAGATCCATCTTGTTTTGCAGGAACCATAACATTAGATATATAATCTGCATTAGAATCAGCAATTTGTAATTCTTCTTGAAGAGTTTGACCAATTAATAGTTTTGGTGATGGGAATGTAACTTCGATCTTATCAAGATTTGTATCTTCTGAATCTCCAACTTCGCCATCATCAGAATATCTATATTCATTTTCATATAATTTTCTCATGAATTTTTCAAATTCTGGTTGGAATAATATTTGATATCTTACAATATTTCTTACAAATGCTGTATTTTGTTGAGATAGTTGTCTAGCATAATCAACTTCTGCCATGACATCAATTAAATTAGATGGCACGCACATACCATTCATCATTGATTTTCTTAACCAATCAAGGAATCCATTATTCGTAATATCTGCATCCATACCTGCAATAGTTTCAATTTCTACTGCACGCTCTCCATTAATCATTGGAATAAAATAATCATCCAATGCACCTGGATTTAATTGTAATACAGTATTAATATCAGTATCTGTTAATCTAAATTCTTTTGTTTTAATTGATTCAATAACATTTGATACTGCTTGTTCATATTGCTCATCTAAACCAGATTGAACATATAGTACTCTCTTATCATGAGCTCTACCGATGTTTATAATCATATAGTTAGTAAGCATTGCAAGATATAATTTTGCAAAGAATACTATATCTTTATAAACTGATGGAACTTTAAAATGTACTACTTCATCTGGTGAGAAATATGTAATTTTAATCTGCTTTTTTTGTAAGTACTTTTCTCTTACAACACTATAGATAAAGTCTTTAAATTTTTTATTATGACGAACATAATCTTTATCAATCTTTTTAGCAATAGCATTAATAAAAATATCAGAAATAACTCTAACTTTGTCTTTATTATAGTTTGTTGCACCAGTTATTACACCATTATCTAATGGAGCAGTTGCTCCTTGTGCTGTCATAGAATAAGTATTTCCTCCAGCATTTCTACCAGAAGTCATACCAATGTAATCTCCAGCAGCTGATGCATCAACTGAATTAACGTAATCTCTTTCTTCAATATAATAATAACCATATGAGAAATCATCTAGTTCTAATTCAATTGTATTTTCAGGTTTTAAATGTCTTACAACAGATCCATTTAAATACATTTTTTTATTTTTTTCATTCTTTTTAGATTTCTTTGAAGAAGATTCTACTGCTCTAGATCTATAAATGTCAAATTCATATTCTGCTCTTTCTTGTAACATTTCTGCTTTAGTACCAATTACAAAATGTTCATTAATAAAACTAGCAACTTGTGAATTTAAATTATAATCTTTAGCTTTCTTTTCATCATCTGAAATATTTAAAAATTCCTCAAATATACTAGTATCGCTTTCATTTAAGTTAATATCAGAGCCATCGATATTAACATTTACAGAAGATGTGTCTAAATTATTTATATGTTCTTGTAAAAGAGATTTATCCATTAAAGGATCTTCTAACATTGCACTTAATTCTTTATCAAGTGACAATATTGCATAATATGCGTCACCTTTCATACATGCTTCTTTTACTATTTCTTCTGTCTTTATATTCATTTTATATTTTTTAATAATGTAATCAATATTGCTTTTTACACTATTAACTTTTTCTTCATCTACAGATTCAACATAATTATAATTAAATATTGTCTTAGTAAAGTCATCTGGTGAAATAATATTATTAACATAAACATTTAAAGCAGCAGCACACTCTGGGATATGCTTGTTAATAGCTTCATAGTTATTATATTGTATATATTTAGCTAAGTCGCCCATGAATAATGCTGTTCTATCAGCAATACCATTATTTTCCATGTATTTTTTAAAATACTTTGTAGGATCTTCTTTAGCTTCCTTTTTATCTTCTTTACTGGCCTTATCAGAAATAGAATCTGACATCATTGAAGCTAAACCTAGTTCTGTAAAATAATCTAAGTTTCTTCCATCTGTATGCTCACCATATTTTTTTGATGAACGTAGAGTCGAGTCATGTATTATATCTCTTAACGTAATATCTTCTAAATCTAATTCGTTAGTAGTGCCTGAAAGAGCCATTGTTGTTTTATTATCTGCATCTCTTAAATTTTTAAGTAATCTATCTGTTAATTTATTGGCCACTTTAAATCACTTCCCTTAATAATAAATTGTTCCACTCATTATTTTTGAATAAAAATTGTCAATAATATTTTTTATTCTATCAAAATCGCTATCAGAAATATTTTCAAATTCATTGCTATTTAATTGATATCCAGCGTTATTATTTGCATGCATATAAATAGCCATTTTTTTATTATAAATATATGAATAATAATCAATATAACTTTCTATTGTTGCTGATGAGTTATTTATTCTTGCAAAATATTTAATAAATTCATAACTATCATCAATAGCACCTGGAAGATTTAAATAATCATTCTTTTCATTCTCAGTTAATGAAGAATAAATAATTTTTGCATTATCTTTAATATTATCAATATCTTTATATGATAATATATCTCCTCTTCCAGTATAAATATTTATTATTTTATCTCTAATATGAATATTTTTAAAATTATCTAAAACTGCTTTTCCAAAATCATCTTTATTTCCAATATATGTTTTATATATTTGAACTATTTGTGGTAACTGTACATAGCTTATATCCTCATTATATAACAACGACATTATATATAAATACCCATCATCAATATTATTATCATGAACATCTTTCATAAACTCATTTATATAACTTATTGATTGCTCGTTCATCAAGAAATTAAAGAAATCTGATAGATCATCATTATTAATTTTATTACGTAATTCTTGTCGTATATTCATTATATAATAAGTCTCCTTTCAAGAGTATTCATCATATAATTTGTTGATCTGATGTGACTACTCAATAATCTTGGTCTATTATAAAAATATGTTGGTCTAATATATGGTGTAATATAATATAAATATGGATTATAAAATCTATATGAATAATAAGATGATTTTGCAACTACTCTTGTAGTTGTATAAGAATATTCATAATTAATAGTTTCTTCCTGTGCAGGAGTATAATCAAATGAACATTCTTTAATAGCAGTAGAAGATAATTCACTACCTGTACTTTCTAAACTTGGTGCATTTGTGAATATATCAATATATATTTGTCTAACAATACAAATTCTTTTATATAATTCACAAATATTATTATCTATATAATATTTTCTTTCTTTTTCATATTCTATACCATCATCAAAAATATATTCAATATAATTATATAATGCATCTGCTAATAATACATAGTAAAAACTACTTTCACTGTATTCATTATTATTAATAATATCATGTAATTTATTATTTAATCCAGTCATTAGATAATCATATACTTCTGCTTTTTTTGTAGATGATAAAAAGTCATCAAAAGTAAATTCTATTTTATTTTTGAACTCAGTTTCGATATATGACTTAAATATTTCTATATATCCATTATCACCAAAATTGCTTATATAGTATTTTTGTTTATCGCTGTCATATTCAAAACAAACATCAATTTTAAAAATAAACTTATTATTTTGTAATTCACTTAAATTACAAATATCTAGATTTGTTATTAATCTATTTAAAATTGGAAGTATCTTGTTAATATATGAATTGATATAACTTGGTGTGTAAGATGTAGATGCACTATATACTGAATTATATGTAATATCATTACTAGTTATTACATCATTAACATGCTCCATTTGACTACTTGTATATGCTTCTGGAACAGATGTAAAAGTTGATGATTCTAGTGAGTCACTTGGACTTGATGTATATAAAAAGAAATCATCTATGGTATTACCAATGCTATTTATATTTAATATAAATTGTGCATATCTATTTGATGGTAAAATATTTTTATAAACATTATTATGTACTTTAAAAGTTCTGTATTCATTTGATGTTGATAAATTATCCATGAATACAATATTATATAAATCTTTCAACATAACTTCATCTATGCCAGCTTCTTCATTATACATGATAGTAGAATAAGCATTTGGAACAGAATATTTCTTTATATAATATTTTAATAAATCAGCATTATTAAATGTAAAATCATCATAATATGTCAAAGTCAAAAGATTTTCACTATCATTAAGTTGTATAGCTTTTATCTTATTGCTTAATGTTTCTTCTTGATTTGTCATATATTGATTATATATTTGATCATAGTGTGTATTTATTCTAGATATATCTACACCAAATGTGTTTGTTGTTACTTCTGTAATTGTTGTAGTTGTATATGAATAGAATAAATTATTTCTTCTTGTTTTTTCAACCTCATAATGTCTATTTGAATTACTATAGAAGTCAATATCGGTAATTTTATAATTTGGTGTTAGTGTTTCTGTTATTGTTTTATCATAACTCCAATCAATATCAGAGAATGCATCTACATTTGATTTAATATCATTAAATAGATCACATTCTACAGAGTATTGATTTAATAAATTATTATTTATTTTATATTCAATATCAATTAAACCTGCAACTATATCATCTATTTGATCATAATAATTAAATATTCTTTGTCTAGTTGCAGTTATTGATGTTCTATTAAAGAAATTATACAAGATATTTTCTTTTTCAGATTTTAACCAATTTAGCAATTGATTTTCTCTATCATAAATAGATTTCATATGCATCATTTGCTTAAAATCATTTGTTGAAATTTGTGATGTTATTAATAGATAGATAACAGCAATCATATGATTAAATGAAAAAGTTAATAATTCATTTTCAATATAATCAAAATCTGTTTTTTCTTGTAAAAATTTTAATAAATCATTAATTGTATATGTTGGATAGTAATAATTCATTTTTAAACTCATTATATTACTTCCATCGAATCTATCTAATGTTGTGCTTCCATTTAAATCTTCTTTATTAACTAATGCTTGACGTATTTTATCTGCAGTTAATAAAATTTTAGTTCCATTATTATATTGTAAATAGAAACCCATATACATCACTTCCTTATATTTGCATTATTCATATGTTGATGCTAATGCATTCTTTACTGTAAATTTTGGTTCATGACTACTTATATATGTAATAATTTCTTCTGAAAGATCAACTAATAAATCTATTAATCGTATATATTCATCATTATATATTTCTGAATGTCCTTCTTCAAAGAATTCTTTTATTATTACATTACAAAATGCAATTGATTTGAATATATTAATATTTAATGGTGCATTATTTATTAAGTAATCATAATATGTTTTAATATATTCTTTAAAATTACTAAATTCTAAATTATGTCCTAGTTCTTTAGTGATAGTGTATTTTAAAAATCTATCTAATTCAGATAAAAAATCACTAGAGCAACTAATATTATTATACAATGTTAATAATTTTGCATCTTCTCGTTCTGTTTCACCATATCTAACAAAAAACAATCTTAGGTCATGACCATCACCTGTAAATGCATCTATTTTTCTATTTGGTAATGATAAAAATGACCTGTCAGAATATATTCCATATGATGTGATATTTGTAAATATATCTTTTAATATTTTATATACATTATCAGGATTATTATTAGTTAATATACTATTTTTTAATCGTATATATGCAGAATTTTCATTAGTTGAAGCAGATGCTATAAAATTCTTTAATTGTGTATCATATGCTTCCATAGCTTCTCTATAATTTCTAAACTTAGATGAAGATCTATGATATTCTATATTTGGATATAATATATTTAATGATCTTGGAGGTGTTATTGTATAATATCCTCTAGCATAATCATATTTTTCTGATAAAAATATAAATAAATTTTTAGATGTACCATTTGATAAATCTAAATTGTGCTGATTTAAATATTTCATATAATGATAATACCTATCAGCAACATAAATATCTGATGAGAGACGTAAATATTCAAAAGCATTTTTAATTGAAAATCCAGTCTGATCCAAGTAATCGATCATAATTTTAATATCTAATGCACCTGTTTTATATTCATATAATAATAAGAATAAAACTTCAGCTCGAATATGATCTTCTGATTTTATATCGTAAAATAATTCAAAGAATTTTGCATATTTTGTATCCGAATTTGTTAAATTCTCAAATGATGTATGTTCTGTAAGTTCATTTACCATTGTTGTAAATAGATAATATGCAGTATCTTTATCCATTATATCAGATATTGAATTTAATGACGATGATATATTACTAAACATACTAATTACCTCTATTCGTTAAAAATAATGATAATGATTTCATTTTTTTCATTTCTTCCTCAGTTATAGAGTTTTGCATCATGAATTCATAATCATATGAATCTAGTACTATATCATGATATGAAATAGGTACTAAATAATTATCTCTTGATAATAAGAACTTTTTTGGATCTTGAATTATTTTATTATATAATGCTTCTTTTATCGTTCTTTCAGTAACATCATCTTCTCCATCATTAAACAATTCAGATATTATATTTCTTTTTTCAAAATCTACTTCTGTATCATATTGAGAATGTTCTATTGCTATTGCAATATTAGATTTAAAGTTAGAATTTTTATCTATTTCTTTTCTTAATGCAATAAGATTATACATCCTATCTTCAATATCTTTTTGTCTAATGATTTCCGTATTTACCTTCTTATTTAACTCAGAAGTAAAAATAGAATCAAAATCTGAAATATATAGATTTCCTAAAAATACTTCTTCAAGTATCTTGGTAAATAATTTTGGACTACAGTATGTTACAAGGTTATTTAATGTTACGAAATCTTTTTCATAGATAATCATATTATCTATTTTATTTAAAATTTCATCTCTCGTCATAATATCACCTTACTTTAATAATCTAATTATATCTATTTTACTATAATTATCATATGATGGTAAAAGATCATAAATAGATATTTTATTTGTATTAGAATATAATGCATCCCATATTTCTATATATGAGTTGCATAATGAAATTAATTCATCTTGATTTGTTTTATATTTCTTTATATCAATATATAATGGTGTATTTTCAAACTTATCAATTAATTTATTTAATGCAATTGATAAAATAATGCATCTTAAATTTTGACACTTATTTAAATATTTTGATAGGAATTCAATATTATAAACAATATTATTTGTTTTAAATAATGCTATTCCTAACTGTAATACTAAATATTCTAAATTATCAGAAAGTTTATTATTATTTATATAATTTAATAAATCTACATTATTTAATTTATTTATAGAATTCATATTATTAGATAATATTACTGGAATATTCCCATGATTAATATTTTTATATACAACTAATCCATAATTATTATATAATTTTCTTTCTTCAAGTATATAATTTTTAACAGGAGTATTATCAAATAATGTTTCTGGAAGAATATTATTTGTGTATAGTTGTTTTATATAATATGAAAGATAAGATTTATAACTTATTAAATTTTCTGATGATTTCTTAGATAATTTTGATAATAAAATACCAATTAAATAATACTTATAAATAATCAATGTATTTTCTCTAATTGATTCTTTTTTGTATTCTTCCCATGCATCATAATCATAATTCTTAAAATTAATAGTTAAAAAACCATTTGAAGAAATATTTAATGCATCAGAAAAATCATCTTTTCCTGAATATATTGAAAATGCTGTTTTCATTGATGTAATTACTTTATAATAACTTACATTATTTCCAAATATAGGAGAATATGAACCAACAACTTGATCAATCATATCTAATGATTCAAGTGATTCATCAATTAAACTATTTACAGTATTATATAATTTTGTTATATCTTCAGAAATTTTTGATATATCTATAGTATCTGCTTGAAATGACTGAATATCAGTTGTTACTGTATTTATGTCATTAATTAATGACTCATAATATTCTTTATCATAATATGAATCTTCTGATTCTCTTACAGATTCTCCATTAACAAATGTTGTTAATAAAGAATTTATTTTAGATAAATCTGATGATATAAATTCTTTAAGTGAATCTTTTAATTGAACTATTTCATTTGATATTGATGATAGTGCATTTACTTTTTTATTTTTATTATCATAAATATCATCTAAATATTTTAATGTTGTTAATACATTTGATATTTTATATTCAGGAGAATAGTTAATTAAATCTGTAACATCATATGTTGATACATATTCTTTGTCATCAAATATCATTAATCCTATAGCATAATATGCATTTTTCTCTGTTAAAATCGCATTATTATCAGGATCTACACCAACACGTATTTTAGTTTTGACATTATTTCCTTGTTTATTTATATCTGCTTTTAATAATAATGGTATTTGATTTTTAGCATATAATCCATCGGTATTTTCTCCATATCCAATAGTACCTTTAAATGTATATTGATAATTTTCACCTTTGTCTGCATCAATATTCATATTATTAAACTCAAATGTACCATATGTATTTGATAATGGATTAATGATTATTTTTACATTATCGGCTAATGATGATGATTCAATCTTATAAGATTCTCTATCAAACATAACAACTGATTGGACGTCTCCTTCATAACATAACTTTACCTTAGTTGTTCTTTTTGAAAGATCTACACTATCTCCATCAATATCTTTTTCTGTTATAATATAATCTTTACTTTTAAAATTAATAACTGTATGATCTTCCCCATCAAATACTGCTAATTTTTTATTTGATTCTGGCTTATATTGTACAGTATCATTATCTACTGCTCTTACTGAATAACCTGTTTGAATTGTTACTCTTGTCATTGCTTTATCTGTAAAGTTTCTTGTAATAAGCCAACTTCTAAATGTGAATTTTATTCCATAAAAATCTTCTTCATCACCATCAGATGGATCAACTATTCCTAAATATGAAGTTCTATGACCAACTGGAATCCATAAAAATCTTATTATATCTGTTGTGTCTTTATAAACTGGAACGTTGGTCATTTTTAATAATGGAGCAGACACATATATTTTATCATTATTATCATTGACAGATGTTAATATATATTGTGATTTAATTCCTGTTGATGAATCTATTGTTTCTGCATATCTAACTAATTTTTTAGATAAATCTGAAATAACAGATCCACTAGAATCATATGTATGAATAACACCATTTTCATTAGAAGATATTATGCCTTCAGAAACATCCGTGAAACTTTCTAACAACTTATTAAAAGTATTTAATATTTCATTTTTAATATCTTGGTATTCATTGTTACTTGCTATTAATTTTTGATATTCATCTATATTTAATTTACCATTTAATAATTGATCCAGTAACTTAATAAATTTATTGAATTTTTCTAATTTATCTATTAAGCTATATGTATAGTCAATATAATATTTGCCTATAGAAGCACCAATTAAATTTTCATAAATAATTATTTGTTTATTTAATAATATTTCATATTTATTTGATATTTCATTTAAAGCATCTTTTGCATCAGTAATTTTAGTTAATATTACTGATTGTGATTCATCATCTAATACCGATAAATTAACATGATTACTATCTAGTATATTTTTTGCTTGTTCTATACTATTTTTCATTTTCTTTAACAATGTGTTTAATGCTGTACTATCTGACATATTATCACCTGTTTCTCTACTAATATTTAGTTATAATAAATTGTTCAAGGCATTATTTTTCACTAAAAATCCATAATAACAAACAAAAAAAGAATATAGTAAAACTATATTCTTATTGTTTTATTGTTTGATTGCATCTGATACTGAATAACTTAAAGTAATAAATTGATTACTTGTTGCTAAAATACTAATAATTGAGATACATGTTCTCATAATATTAATATCCGTATCAATACTATTAATTACATCAGTATCTTCAAATGTTTCATATTGATGTAACTTTAGATTATAAATTTGATGCTCCTTACATGCCTTATTGTAAATCTTATCAATAATATTTTCATATTTAATACCAGCATTTTGTAAAACACTTAAATATGAATTAAAGAATGCATCTTCTAGAATTTCTAAGAATGATGTGAAGAAATTTTCATTTTTAATATATGTAAATTTATCAATAAGTTTCTTTGCCAATGCATCCTTGTTTTCAAAGATTGTAATTGGAACAACTAGGTTACATCCATATGTATAACCATTATTTAATGCAGACTTACATGCTAAAATAGCATCTTCAATTAAACGTTCTCTACTCATTCTTTCTGTTAGTGTTCTACCACCAACATGGAAAATTGCAGAGTTTCCTAATAAAATATTATACTCATTCTTTAAGTGATATAATAAATTTTCTTCATCCATTGAACGATCTACCTTTGCATATAGTTCATCAATTTGAGATTTTAATGATTCTTCATGCTCATTTTTCATAGCAATTCTTTCTTCACTTAATAATTCTAAATCACTTAGAACTTGTGTTTCTTTTTCAGTAACAATTACTTTAGATGCATGACCAATAAAGCTTTGTTCATTTGCAATATAGAATGGATGTGAATGTAGAGCATTTAGACCTGGATCAAAAATATCGCAACCACATAATAATGATAAGTCAATTAATGTTGATTTTCCTGTATTTGTAACTTGATCAATATCAACTACAGTAAATACAAGTTCTGGTGTATTCTTTGTTGGATTTAAATGTTTTGTTCTATTTTTCTTAAAGAATGTTCTAACATCTTCATCTGCACCATTACATACAATTAATAATTCTCTATCATCTTTAGCAGCCTTACCAATAATATCAGCTAATAAAGGTAAATCTGATTGAGTAAAGAATTTTGTTGTTAAAAATACATATGGATTATCATGAACAACCTTCTTAGAAGGTTTTCCATATACGAAGCAATCATCAATATAAGAACGTCTCCAATGAATACCTTCTCTATATTCAATCTTATCATGCTCTGTAGTTTCAACAACATCTGTTGTAATAAAACCAAACTTACCAACTTTACGATAAATATCAGCAACTAATTTTCCTGTTTCTTTATCATTATTAGCAGCAATTGCAGCAATTTTATCTAATTCATGTAAATCACTACTAATTGGTAAAGCTTTTTCTTTTACTATCTTTTCTAATTCATCTGCTAAAAAATTTAATACATCAACTAAATCTTTTGATGAAATTTCATTAGCATCAAATAAATTTTCTTTAACATCTTTTGATGTTAGTGTTTCATATAGTGATGCTGCAACAACTACTGCAGAAGTTGAACCATCACCAACTGTACTTACTTGTGTTCCTGAAATATTTCTTAAAATATCTAATATTGTTCTAGCAACTTCATCATCAATTATAATACGATTCATTAAATCATAACCATCTTTTGTTAATAGATGGCGATGTTCTGGATCTTGTACAATTGTTGTTGAACCATAAGGTCCTAAAGTTCCACGTAATACTTTAGAAATAATTTGCATTGTTGCACGAATTTTATTTAATGTAGTAGTTTCTTCTGCAACATTAATCATAAACACTGGTCTAATATTATTATTTTCACAAATTTGTAAATTTGTTAAATCTCTTATAAATATCTTATCTTTTTCTCTTTCTAACATTATTTAATTCTCCTATTTTAAAATAAATAAAATCATATTATCAATTACTGTTATCTTTGTACAAATTTCTTGCATTTCATCTGTTATTTTTTGTGTTAATTCATCATCTACGCGAAATACATCAGAAGTTACTTTAAATACTTTCATAATATTTTCTTCTGGTTCTGATGTGATTCCTAATTTTTCACATAGGTATTTTCCTTTAAAACTAGGAAGAAAGGAAATTTGTCGTATAGAAATATGTCGTTTCAATACTGACTCTAGATGATATAAATTATCAATATAATTTATTGCATCTAAATAATTTTCCATATTAATTGATTCATCATTTGAAATCTTACAAATATCTTTTAATGCCTTATGTATCATTATTTATTACTCTTTCTTTCTCGCTCAGCTTGCATTTCTTCAACCATATTAATTTTAGCAGCATATAACTGATTTAATATTGGTAATTCAATATTCAATAATTCAGTTAAACTTACTTTACCTTGGAATACTTCAAGCATATAAACTAGATTAGATGCTTTTTGTTTTCTAGCATTTTGAATTGCTTCTTTAGTTTCAGAATATTTAGCTATAGCGTCTTTTGTAATTTCATTTTCTGATAAATTACCTAGTTCTATGTACGATTCGCGTAGATCAGAGTAAAAAGGATAGATCTAAAGTTTAATGGAATATCCTTAATTTCTTTTCCACATTTTGCACATTTAACAGATTTAATTGCATATGAAACACGGTGCTTATCAAATAAGTCATAAATAATATGTCTTAATTCAGCACTATCTGTGATTGATAAACTTTGTATAATTGATAATTTGTCTTCTTGTACATTAAATGGTGCATATGATCCTTTTTTATCTGGTATTAATATACCTGATGTACATAATACAAAGTTGATTGTATTAGTATCTAATTTCTTTAATACCTTTGGATCAATAGTACGATAAAATTCTAGTAAATCGAATAATGATGGTAATTTAATTTCAAAAATCATTTTTGATTGAGGTAATTCAATGTGATCAACTTTAGAAACTAATGATAATTCTTCTACAGCAGAAATTGAATTTGATTCCTTACTAATCTTATCAGTTAATTCCTTCATTTCATCAAAATCAACTACTCTACGTAATGACTTATTTGAAACGATTTGTTCTGTAACATGACCACAATTACTATTTGGGCATGTAAATTTAAATGACCCTTCATCTAAGAATGTAGCACAATATAATCCATAATAAAATGTTTCAAGATCACCTAATGATGTTCTTTGTAACCATTCTTTAAATGACATTTTTCCACATGAGAAATCTACAATCTTATCATAAATTGTTTTATAAGTCATCTTATTATTTTCAAATTCGCCTGATTCTGAATTTAAAATATTAAAACTATCTTTATTATTTAATGGTGATAATTTACAAGTATAACCACTTTGTGCAGCAACAATTTCAACAGTAGAAGTATTAGATTTATTCAATAATTCACTTAATAACTTACTCTTATCTAATTCATTCATAGTAGTAAATTTAATCTTATTAACATCTACTTGTTTAGCACTATTATCTTTCTTTGTGACAGGCATAATACTCTCTTCAACTATGCGTCTGTCAATCATTTCTTTTTCTTCTTCTGTTAATTCTTCTTCATCGTCATCATCATCGATATCATCATCTTGTATTTCTGCAACATTTGAAAAATACTCATAGTCATCATCATTTACAGGATTTTGTTTGATGATTTCTTCATCTACATCTTCGACATCTGATGTTTTCTTTAGCTCGTTTGCTTTTGCTTTTGATTCTAGCATATCTTTAACAGCAGAGAATGCATCTTTCTTTTCTTCACTCATCTTCATCATCTTCCTTTAATATATTTTTTAATATGTTTCATTATATACATTTAATATATTTTTATCTCTATATAATAAGAAATTAGTAGTAATATTTTCACCATTAACTGATGCAAATACTGAAATACCTAAAATATATCTAATTAAAGGTTTTCCTTCACTATCTGTTGTTGGATCTTCTAATATTTCTACTTGAACATTTACATTTTGAGCATTATCAATATACTCATTTATTTGTTTATTTAGATTTGACTCGATTCTACTTTTAGTATTTTCATCAGCTAAATCAAACATATACTGTTCAATATCCATACCTAATCCTGGCGTAAATGGATAGTTTCCTGGCTTAGATAATAAAATATTACGTACTGCTAATACAAATACTGGAGCATCTGTATATTCTTCCATCTTATTATAATTACCTAAATTAAATGAGAAATCTTTATATTTTACGGACATAATATCACATACTTTCTTTATATAATATTTTGTTGTAAGGATTATTTTTTAAAATAAAACGTAATTTTGTGGAACAATATATTAACAGCATGAAAAAGCCTCTATTTTTAAGATAGATGCTTTTATTTTTTTAAAAAAAGTAAATATAACAATTAATTAAATAAACAATCTGGGGATGATATTATGAATACAAAACAATTAGATAAAGAACAAGATATTGATTTATTACCAAAAGAAAAAGATAAGGTTGTAGAAGTAAAAATAAATACAACTGAATTTGACCCAACACAATGTGAATATACTAGCGTAGAAGATATCGATGATAAAATGATATCATATATTGAAAAAGAAGTTCGTGGAAGTTATGAATATAAAAGTTATATTAATTATTTAAAAACAGAATTAGATTTAAATCAATGCGAACTAATGCCAGGATTAGACCCTAAAACAGATCCTGTTAGTATTGAATTCCATCATTACCCTATAACTTTATATGAAATAGTTGCTATAGTTTCAAATAAATTATTAAGTGAAATCGATGAAGGTGAATCTGTAAGTAGTTTTGAAATATCAGAGCAAGTAATGAAAGAACATTATGAAAATAATGTTGGTCTAGTACCATTAACATCAACTTTACATGAAGCAGCACATAGTAGGTCAATTATAGTTCCTATTAATACAATAAATGGTAATTATACTAAATTTATTAATAAATATAATGATTATATTAATAGTGAAATTATGGATAAAATTACAGATAATATTACTGTCAGTTCAGATGAAGAGTTAGTACGAATGACAAATAGTAATAAATTAAATAAAAAAATAATGCATTATGATATAAATTATGTTGATAGAAATAAAGAAAATAATGATTTTTTAGATACAAATAATAATGAATCAACAGATGATGATGAATTTAATATTGATGATCTATTTGATAAGTAACTCAATCATAAAAGATTGAGTTCTTTTTTGTTATAAACATCATGAATTTGAACAATTTATTATAACAAGAAAAGAGATGATAAAATGGCTAAATATATTACTGAAATAGCTCCAGTTAAATCTAAAGATGCAAAAATCCATTTTACCAATGATACTATTGCTAAACCAAATAGATCTAATAATGTGAGAGTATATAAACAAGATGATCAGGTTAAATTAATTCAATCTGTTGCATCATATAGTACAATGGCAAGTTCATTTGCAGCAGAAGCAAAAGATTATATATTATCATTATTTCCAAAAGATTATTTTAGATATATTAATATAGATACTGCAAATGTTCGTAGTATGTTAAATATGAATAAGAATTTTAATAATAAAGTAAATAAAATTCCTTATCCATCATTAAATATTAGTCCTGAATTAGTAATGGAGAATCCTAGTGACTCAATGACAACTAATCCTATTATATCTAGTCCAGATTTATATTTAATGAAGGATATGAATGATTATTATTATAAATTATTATTTGATCCTGATAAAAAAATATCAATGTATTATACATGTGATTATGTTACAATGAATTTTAATATAAAAATTGCAGTACGTTCATTTATTCAAAATGCAAATATTACAAGATTTATATTAAATAAATGTCATATGGGATTAGAGAGATATTTACACACCAAATATTTATCAACTGAAATTCCAAAAACTTTTATTGCAACATTAGCATATTTATTTAATTATGATTTAAATAATTCTCAAGATATGGAAGAATTAGAAACATACTTAATTCAAACAACACAACTTGGTATTAATAGAGATGTAATTAAAAAGAAATTAAATCTAGCAACAGGAAAAACTTGTTTTTTCTTAAATGATGCGACTGATATGATTATTATATTAGATGATTTAGATGCTCCTAGTTCTATAATAAGAGAAGGACAAGCTGAAGGTGAATATTTAATTACTTTTAGAGTTCAATTATCTGCATTAGTTGCAAATAATTTTATATTATCGGTAGATAAATCTAAATTTAGAAAATTAGGCGATAATGTAGAATTTATGGCACAATTACGAAAAATTTCAGATGATGATGTAGAAGAATCACTTCAATCAATTCAAATATCTCAACCATTAAGAATGAATAAAGTTCCATCATTAACATTTACTGATTCTACAGGAGAAGAACATATTGGACAAAATATTGTAAATGAAACAATAACATATCCTATTGATGAAAATGAAATCCATTTAAATCTTATTCCATTATTAAAATCATCAGTATTAGAAACTCAATCATATATGGTAAGTAATAATATTGATGTTTCATCATTATTAAATGTAAGAGTTGCAGATAAGAATGGAACATTAACTGATGAAAATCTTTCAATTAATTATGATACAATGGAAGTAGATATTAGTAATCCACAAAGTGATTTAGGTTTAAATATATATTTAGATAGAGCCACATTCGAAGCCATTAATAATGCAAGATCTGAAGATAAACCATATTGGTCAGATAATTTCTTAGCAACATTAACTGTAAATATTGAAGATGAGAATGGTATTTTACATCAAAAGAAAGCTATTGTTAAATCATTTGCTGATGAAAAAGAAGAATATTCAGAAGATATTGATAAACAATTAAGAGTAAATACTATATATGGTGTTGGTTATGTTTATATAGTTAATGAAGATGATCCTAATGCAAGTGATTTAAAAATTTGTATGGGAACAGATAAATATGGTAATTACATTATAAAATCATTTGTACTTAAAGAAGAATAGGATATCTATTCTTCTTTTTTATTAAAAAAATATCATTCAACAATTAATTATATAATAAAAGGAAGTGATATGATGATACAACATCAACCACTGAAAATATCTTTAAGACAGTTAGTAGATAATCCTTCTGGAAAAGGTTCTGCATATTTAGCAAAACGTGCAATGATTAAACAAGGATTAAATATAACATATATAAAAATATTAAATAGATTTAGAAAGCAATTTTATGCAGTTCCATATATTTATAATGATGGACGTATATTAATGCATGTTAAAGTGCCTTCTGAAATATATAATATAAATAAAATTTCTTATGATGTTATATTTGAATTTGAACCAGATGATAGAAAAAGATTAGCAATGAGAAATGTTAAATGTTTTTCTAATTCTCCATCTTTTATATTTACATATGCATATGTATTCAATGCTAAATCTATATTGATTGATGAGTTTAAAGATGTATTACCAAATCAATGTTTAACACAACCACCAGTTATTAGAAACCCTATTGAATCAATGGGATATGAAAAATCAATATATATTGCATCTAGATATTTGTTAGATGCAAATGCATTATCAGATTTATATTTACATAAATTTGGAAAACCAATTAATAAAACAATCGAATATCAATTAAAGAGAAAGATTGCTGACCCATCAACATTAATTGCTGTTTATCAGCATGCATTATATTTAAATAGAAAAACACATAGAAAAGAATTATCTCCAAATGAACGTAGAAAAAAAGATGCTATGACAAGGAGATTTCAAGAGAAACAAAAACAAAATACACCTGAAGGAAGAAAAGGTATATTTGGAATTAGAATTGCTCCACGTGCAAAAATTACAGCAAGAAAAGCACAACGAGCACTTCTTAATGATGGTCATTCTGCATCAAGAGTTATTAGACCAAAACAAGCAAAGAAGAAACGTTAAGTTTCTTCTTTTTTTAAACATAAAATAATTAATTAGAACAATATATTAATCGAGAGTGAAGTCCTTGTGGCTCACTTTTTTTTATTTTATTTTTAAAAAAAGATGTATAAACAATTAATTATCTTTAAAAATATGAGGTGATATTATAGAAAAGGTAAGAGGATTTACTTTATTAGATAAAGATGCTATTATGCCAAAACGAGCAACTCGTAAATCTGCTGGATATGATTTGTATGTTCCAAACACAGGTAAAGATGTTGCAATATTTCCAGGTGAAATGAAAAAGATTACTTTAAATGTTGCAGCATACATGCAACCAGATGAAGTGTTAATGGTTTTTGTTAGATCATCAGTTGGAATTAAAAGAGGATTAGTTTTAGCAAATGGAACAGGAATAATTGATGCTGATTATTATGGTAATCCAGATAATCAAGGCAATATTATTGTTGCATTACGTAATTTATCTGATGAGGTACAAATTGTTAAATCTGGTGAAAAAGTAGCACAATGCATCTTTACTAAATACTTAGTAGTAGATGATGATGAACCAGAAACTGAAGAAAGAATAGGTGGAATTGGTTCAACAGGCAAATAAAATAAGAAGTTTTAGCTTCTTATTTATTTTGTCATTTATATATTATATTGACGAGACATAAAGTGTTATGTTTCAAATAAATATTTGAGAAAGGGTTGATATAAATGGATGAAGAATTTATTTTCTCAACTCAAGATTCAGGTACTTATTTTAGAATAGCATTTGATGAACTTTTTGAACATGAGAAGCTATCAGTCTATAATGATTTCGATTTAACTTCAAAAAGAAACTTTAAGAATTTAGCAGATTCTATAAAGGATACTTATGAAGTTTTATTTGAGTCTGACGGAAAAATTACAGAAGAAGCGACTGTGGTCATGTTAAAATTATTATCTGCTCAAACTAAAATTATAACAACTGAATCAATGCAATTGGCAGATTTCTTTACAATTATTGATGATATCTGTCACTCAGCGGATGATATGTTATTAAATATAGTCCATGCATATATAGAAAACAATTATTCGCTAAAACTAGATGAAATAACAGAGAATATGAAAGCAAAGAAAAAGAATGTAAATGAGGAACTTTTTATTTCTGATGCTGCTGCGAAAACATTCCTTGAGATAAGCTATTTATCAAGAGTATTAATTCCAGTTATATCTCAATATTTCATTTATAATAAAACTGCTTTCCCATCTAAATCTGTTGATGATGCAATCATTGACAATGATGAAAGTGAAGAAGAATTAATATTTGATGATGCTAACTTTTCAATTTTCAAATATATATTTGATCTAGTTGCAAAAGATAATGCAGATAATCTAAGAAATAAGTTATATAAAATGGCTTATTCAAGATTAATTAAAACAGCATTCTCAGCAAAGAGATATTGGAAGATGGCAGGAAATTTAGGTATTACTGTAGAAACTGAAACATTAGAAATTTATAAGAAACTTCTTACAAATTCAATGACTAAGTTAATATGTGATCCTAATTTAAATATTGTTTCATTCTTTACTGCAGTAGTAAATATGCAAACAGAGTTCTTATTTCAAAATAAGTTCAAGCATCATTATCAAGCACTAGATTTTGATAATCAGAAATATTCATCAGATAATGACGACGATATGTCTGAATATGAAAAGATAGAAATGAGAATTGCAAGAAAAGATGAAGGTTCATTAATTCTTCAAAATCTTGCAATAAAGGATGTCTTAAAGAATTTACCAGAAATATTTGATGTTCCTATTACTAATACTGAAGTTGTAAATATGCTGCCTAAAATTCATAGAAATACAATTCAAGAAAAAATTATTTCTATGATTACCGTTAAATATTTTGATGATATTGGAGCAATTAAGAGATTAGATGCTTTACAATATTGTAAGATATTATTATGCTGCAGTAAATTTTTGGAAAAGCATAAATTTACATTATTAAATCAGATACTTTTAGCAAGATGTGAAAAACATCGTGAGAGAGTAGCAATAACAGGAACTAAAATTAAAGAGAATATTGTTAAGACTAAATCTTATGAAGACTTATTCAAAAACAAATATTCTTATTTTAAAGAAGAAATAGATAAACAATTATCTGCAATTATTTCAACAGTTTATTGCTCAATTTTTAAAGATGAAAATGATAATGAATTATTTGATTCATCAATTAAAGTTGGTAATATTGCAGAAGAATTAGTTGCGCTTGCATATTTAATTTAAGAGGTCTAGTTCATGGATGACTTAACAAAAGAATTAGTTGAATCCTTTAAAAAAGCTGGACAAAAAGTAACAAAAACTTTAGATGGAAAAGATCTTGTAATGAGGTGTCCTTATTGTGGGCACACCTCATCTCCAGGTAAAAGGCATATGTATGTTTCTGTTGTACCACCATTTATGTTTCATTGTTGGAAATGTGAAACAACTGGAGTTTTAAATAATAAAACTTTAAGAGAATTCAAAGTTATGGATCCTAATATTCAATTAACAATAATTGAAGCAAATAAAAAGAATCCAAAACAAAAAGGAATAACAAAAAAGAAATTTAATTATAATATATTAAATTTTGGTATGGAACAAACATCTGTTGTATTAAATAATTTAAAATATTTTAATAACAGATTTGGAACACAATATGGAATTAAAGATATACCAATGATGATAGATAAATATAAAATTATATTTGATCCTGAAGCATTCTTTAAAAAGAATAATATTAAGAAACCAGATAATTTTATGTTTAATAAATCAATTGGCTTTGTTTCTAGAGATAAAAAATTTGGTATCTTTAGAGATACTTCAGGATTACAAAAAATTAGATACTCTAATGTTAGATTTAATCCTGATGATTTAGAAGCATCTAAATTATATACAATAGGAACAGAAGTAAATATATTATCTGAAAAAATTAATATAGTTATGACTGAAGGTATATTTGACATCATTGGTGTTAAAGAGCATTTTTATAATAAAGAAAATTTAGATTATATTTTCATAGCATCTTGTGGTAAATCTTTTGACCTTGCAGTAAGCACAATTGTTAAGATGGGTTTTTTAGATTTTGATTTAACTATTTATTCTGATGCAGATGTTGATATTACAATGTACCGCGATATAAAGAATGACTCAGAATTTTTAAAAAATAAAAAAATAACAATTTATTATAATAATATTGGAAAAGATTATGGTGTTCCAAAAGAACAGATTAATCTTAGAAAGGTAGTAATATAATGTTTGGGAAAAAGAAAATAAAGATGTTAGAAAAAGAAAATGCAGAGTTAAAACAAAAATTAGCTGAATTATCAAGATCTGTAGATTTAATACCTCAGTATTATAGTGCATGGGAACAGGATTTTGGTTTCTTAACTTTAATTTTAACTAGAAATATAAATATGCATAAAGTATTCTTTATTGAACCATATGTAAAACAACTAGAAGGATCAGCTACAATTAAAGATGATGAAATAACTAAATCTATAGCAGATATTGTTGAATCAGTATTTAAAGCATTATCTGATAATTATATAGATTTCTTAGTAAAAAAATATTTTAAAGATGAATCAGAATTATTAGATTTTATATCTGATGAGGTATATGTTGAAGTATTAAAGAATGCAACTGATGCTAACAGAACAAAACTTAACAAGATTTATCAAAAGAATTTTGTTAAGAAAATTAATACATTAAATATGTTAAATAAAGAAAAAAAAGAAGATAAGTAAAAAATACTTATCTTTTTTTTATTTTCTAATTGCCTTCTAGTTTATTAACCAATGCCAATAAACCAAAGGAACATAGAAAAAATGTTGCCACACAGGCAAACACAATAACAATACCAATTAATAATGCTAGTAAAGCTTGCATTACTATCTACCTCCTAGAATTCAAGTATTTCGATAATGAATCTGGATTATTTTTATTTAATCCATTTTCCTCACAATACTTTAAATACATATAAGTATCTAAAGCATTAGCATTTAAAATCAGCAAATTCTTTTTCATTATTATTCATTAGTTATTTTCCTCCTTATAACTACAATAATAATATATAATCTATTAGATATAAAAAATAAGTACATTTGGAACAATTTATTATAAGTTATAATATGGATGTGATATATATGAATAATAAAAATATACAAGCATTAGATGAAGGATTATTTAATTTTAATAAAAATAAAAAGACTCAAGATCCTGAAGAAAAATTAAAAGAAGAAGCAAAATATACCTTAGATATTGATAATATAAATGAAAGCGAAGAATCTCGTAAAAATAGATATACTAAAAAATCATTAAAATCATATAAAAAATATTTAAAACATAAAGGTGAATCAGAAGTTAATAAAATGGTGTTATCATTAACATCTGAATATCAACCAGCATATGTTTCTCTTCAGCAACTTGATAAAATTGGACAACAACGTAAAAAAGCAGAAAAAGCCCATAAAAAATATATACGTTTTGGAACAAAGTCTGGAAATATATTAGTCGATGCATCAACTGGAGAAATTGTTACAAAAGATTATAAAGAAAAATTAAAAACATTAGAACAAAAAGAAATTAATAAGATGAAAGATATACTACAATATAGATATGGACTAGAACTTAAAGATCCAGATAATGAAACAATTAATAATCATTTTTCATCATTATTAAAAGAAGAGTCTGTAATATTTATTGATGAGGATCTTAATAGTTCATATACAAGATCTAAAAATATGAATACATTAGATATAATTCTAACTGAAATAGAAAATAATATTTCTATGAAAACAGAAGTATTAAAAGAAGATCTTGCAATTAAAGCTAAAACTGTTCTTCCTGAAAAAGCTCGTGAAACAGATGATCAACAAGAAATTGATAGAATAAATAAAAATAGAACATATATACATGATAATGAAAAATTAAGAAAAACTGAAGAAGATATTGCAAAATTACAAAATAGTGTTCAATATATAAAAAATCCTAAAAAACAAGAATTAGTAAAGAAAAATATAGAAAATAAAAAAATTAAAAAAGTTGAATTAAAAAATAAAAATTCTATTAATTTTAGAAATAAAGTAATTGCAAATAATCCTCAACAACCTCAACTTGAATCAGCAACAATTATCGAGGCATTAAATCCAGCACATGCTGGTTCTGCAACTAGTGTTACAAATACAAATAATACATTGGATAATAATAGAGAAAGATTAGATCAAATAAAAACTGCTGCTGATAATAGAAAAGAAACATTAGATAACCAAATAGATACACTTCAAGATGCAATAGATAGAAATAAAGAAAAACTTACAGCAACAAATTCTATTGATGATGAGGATACAAAACAAAATGTTAAAACTGCAATAAATAAAAATACTGCAATAAAAGATAAACAAATTGATAGATTAACACAACAAAAAAATGAAATATCAGATAATGTTAAAGATCAAAGTAAAATGATAAATAAAACAAATAAAAGAATTATACAGACTAATAAACAAATAAATACAAATGAATGTTATGAATTAGATCTTAAAAATAATAATCCAATACTTGAATCAGAAATATTAAATGAAGCAAAATATCCAACTGTTAGAGAGCTAGCATTTGGTGGAGAAACTGGAAAGATTTTAGATGTTGTTGTTAATGGCACTAGTTATCCATCTAATCCAGAATATAAAATAATTGCATCTAAACTTACAAAATCAACTGTATTTAAAAATTTATTATTTAAGTATAAACGTGAATTAGATCGTGTTAATCCAGATAGAAAAGTATTAACAGGAATAAAATTTAAAATTAAAACAGAAATTACAAAGTGTAAGAAGACAAAGTAATCTTCTTACACTTCTATTTTTAGCTTAATTTATATATTATTTAGTTGAGAGTTTTAGCACGACTATTAATAAAACTCGGTGATCTTAGAAAATTTAATAATAAGGAAAATTTAGTAGTATGAAGTTTTTATGTATGAATATTTGTGCATCAAATGATTCTCTTTTAAAGAGATGGTTTAAAATATATGCATTTAAGGCGCTTGCGTATGGAGCTGTATATGATGATAAAGAAAGAAAGCTCACATTTTATGATAATGTATTAATCCCAATGATTGCATATGATAATTCTAAACCAGAACATCAATTGAAGATGCATAGATATGTAAAATTATTTAGAGATAAATTTTCTATTGAAACTAATATTGATAGAACAATGTTATATTCTATAGGAAGTTTATTTGAAGAAACATTACCTGAAGGTGTTTCATTAGAGCAATTATGTTCATATGGCTTTACATTTGAAATTAATAAAGAAATTGATGATATAGAAATGGGTATAATTTATTCAGATGGATCAATAAATCCAGAAACCAAAGTAGGCGGTTTTGGAGTTGTGAAAATCTGTGAATCTAATTCTGAAGATTTAATTTTTGATGACTTTTCAAATAGATTAAGACATTATGAAGAATATTCAGGAACAGTAGATAATTCTACAAACAGTATATCAGAATTAAATGGATTTAAATTAGCATTAAATAATATGGATGACTCAAAGAAATATTGGGTTATTATTAGTGATTCTGATTTTACTATTAAGAGTTTTAGAGAATATTTATATGAATGGAGAACAAATGGATATAAAAAGGCAAATACTAATAAGACAATTTTAAACTGTGAATTAGTTAAAGAAATTGATGATATAGTATTGAAATCTGATAGAATAATATTCTATAAGTGGATTGAAAGCCATGCTAAAAAAGAATGCAATGAACGTTGTGATGTTCTTGCAAAATCTGCATGTGGAGTAATCTAATATGAACTTCTATATTTCATCAAATAGTAAGGATATTTTAAATAAAACATCAGAATATAAAGGATATAGTTATATAAAAAATAAAAAAATAATAAATGATCTTATAAATGCTATTAAAACATTATATTATAAAAAAAATATGATATTATTTTGTAAAAAATATATATCTGATAATATTGAAGAACCATTAAAAAAGGTCGATAAAGAAACATATAAAAAAATAATGTTAATTAAAGACTTAGATGAAAAAAATATTGATAATATAATCTTTAAAGATGTATATATTGATATTCATTCCATGGTTCGATTGATAATATGTATCGATGATATAGACATTAAGATTGATTTATATTTTCCATTAGAAAAAAGATGTTTAAAAAAATTTAAACAATTATCCTATAAAATATTAGATGATAATAATACAGTAATATTTCCGATTATAAAAGAAATATCTACTAAAATAAGTCCAATAAATAAAAATTTTTTATATGTTACAACAATAGAAAATATTTATGATATACACAAATGGATTTGTACATTAGATAATAGAATATATATAGAATTTAATACCGATATATTAGATAGTTATTATCATTTTTATATTCGTATTTCTCAATTTAAAAAATTCATGAAACAATTAAAACAAGTTAATTCTGAAATATATGATAGAATTAATTTAGAAATGTTAATAAAAGAATAATAAGGAGGATAGGAATGTCGGCAATTGCATTAGGAAATAAAACATTATATTTAAATACTGACATTGATTATATTAAGGATATTTTAATATCTGAATATGACATAAAGTCTGCCGGCTTCTCTGTCATCAAATATAAAAAATTATTATCCGAAGACATAATCAATGAATTAGAAAAAATGTCAAAAGAAAAAAGAAATATCAAGATTGGTAAATTTATGAAAGAGGATGTAAATTTAATAAAAGAAGTAAATGCAACTCTAGCAGAAGTTAGAAAGGAATTTATACGTTTAAATAATTTAGAAGAGCACGACATTTTAAGTATTAAACGTGATGCAATCTTCGTTATTAAAAAGCAACCAACAAATTTAGTAATATTTGATTATTTTGTCTTTAGGCCAAAAGATGTTTTTACATCATATATGTATATAGATAATAAAGAATTTTATTATTCTAGTATTAACAAAGAATTCTTAATAAAAGGTTTATCTAATAATAGAGATATGCAATTTGGTGAAAAAATTGATGATATCAATTATGAAAATGAACCATTGTTAAAAGATATAAAAAGATTTATGTCATTAGGAGAAAAATTATCAAAGGAAGAATTATATAAGCAACTTACAACTTATAAAAGAAAATATGTCAATCGTCAATTAGATAAAAAGACATATCGAAATTTAATAACTGGATGTTATTCATATAAAGGATTCCAGGTTAAAGATATAGATGATGCATTATTGAATGATATTGATATAACTTATAATTGGGTTACATATATAATACCATTGATTCAAAATTTATTGTAGTTAAAAGAGAAAATGAAGAGTTTTTGCATAAAAGATAGAACAATATATTAGGTATTTAGAAGAAGATACCTAATGACTCTCTTTAATTCTTCATTCTTCTCTTTTTCTCCTTAAAAGGATCCTAGGCTCGATGTCTAGGATCCGATTATTTTAACTAAAATAAATACCAATTGAACAATTTATTATATGTGAATAATGCGCAAATTCATATATGATAATAAGAAGGTGACAGTATGAGTGAAACAATTTATAAATGTCCATTTTGTAATAAAAAATATGTTCGTAAAGATGCTTTGATGGAGCATATCGCAAATTCTCATGAAGAAGAATGTTATGGATTACCACCACAACAAATATACTTTAATTGGAAAAATAAGTATCCTTTATCAAAGGATCATGGTTTATCTGTTGTATCTGGAAAACCAACAAAGTTCAATTTAACTACTTGCAGATATGAACGTTTTGCTGATGAACGTGATAGACAACTTTATAGAGAAATGTTTAAAAAAAGAATGATCCAAACATATGGAAAAGAAACATTATTGGATGATCCAAAATACCAAGCAGAACATATGTTAGCAAATAGAAAGATAACAAGTGTATATACATGGGCAAATGGAGAAAAAACAACATTTACTGGCACATATGAAAAAAAATTTTTAGAATATTTGGAAAATACTTTGAAGTGGGAAAATCCGACAGATGTAATGGCTCCTGCTCCACAAATATTTCCATATATTGATCCTGAAACTGGAAAACAAAGAAATCATATCCCAGACTTTTATATTACATCATTAAATTTAATTGTTAATATAAAAGCAGCAGATAATAAAGGATATAGATTAAGAGATATAGAAATTGAAAAGGCACAAGATAAAGCTATTAAAGCATCTAATTTTAATTATATTAAAATATATGATAATGAATTTGATAGATTTGAAAGTGCATTATCAACTATTTATAACAAACCAGAGAAGAGAATATTTTTAGAATCTTCTCAAGCATTTGAACAACTTAATAATGATCTAACTGAATAGTTAGATCTTTTTTAATTTGTATATAAAAAATATATTATTTATCTGTAATGAAATTAAGTAGGCAATTTTGTTACAAAAATTTATTAAGAATTAGAAAAGGAGATAAACAGAATTATGTTTATGAAAGACGCCGCTGCAGCTATTGTCGCAGCACAATATTTAAATCAATTTAATAAGAGATCAAAGCTAACAATTCTAATGGAAGGTGTTCATGGAATTGGTAAGTCAGCTGTAAATGCACTAGCATCTTCTACAGCAAATAAGAATTTCTATGAAAATTTAAATATTTCAGAATTTGATGATTATGCATCATTTGATGAATCAATTGACCTTACAACAGTAAAGGAAGGAGAACTTCCAGGTTATCCATTCCTAGACACTGACTCAAATTCTGAGAAGTATCTTCGTTATGCAATGCATAATACAATTTATAATGTTTCTAATATTCAGAAATATTATTATGAAAAAGCAAAGACAGCTGGTTTTGACCTACCAAATAATAGAAAATTAATGATTGATGATAAAGGAAATGAAGTTGTTATTGAAGCAAATGGTAAGACATTATTAGTTTCAGACAATTCAGAATTATTATCAACAAAAGCTGGTTCTATAAATAAATATAAATTAGGTGAAACTTTAAATCCTGAAGATAGAATTTATTTAATGAGTAGTGGTCAAATGCCAATGTATTTTATTCTACTTGATGAAGCAAATAGAGCACAACTTCCTGTTTATGCTGAAACAATGAACTTCTGTTTAAATAGAAGAATTAGTGGATATAGATTACCATTCTGGTGTTCAGTATCAATTGCACAAAATCCAGCTGGTGGTGATTATGCAACAACAGACTTTGATGCTGCACAATTAGATAGATTTGTTTATTTACGTATTGATTCTGCAATTGAAGAATGGGCAGATTGGGCTATCAAAGATGGTCTTGATGAAAGATATGTTCAAACAGTTGCATCATTAGGCATTGATATGTTCTCACCAGCATCTAAGAAAGTAGAATTCAATATGACACCAACACCATCACCAAGATCTCATGAATTAGCATGTAGAGTATATCAAAATATTGATCTTGTTTCTAAATTAACAGGAATTTTTGGTGAAGGAAAAGAAGAAGAAAAGAGAAAGAATGATGTTTTAAATATTCTTGAAACAGGTATTCTAGGATCTGATGCTTGGACAACTCTTAAGACACAATTATCTCAAGGTACAAATTTCGTAACAATTGGTGAAATCTTAACAGGTGAATCAAAGGAAATTGCACCTTCAGTTGTTATTAAGATTAAAAGTCAAACTCCAATGGCACAAGAAATCTTATCATCATCAATGTTAAATTGGATTTGTAATAATTGGTTAAGAATTTTCTCTTGGAGTAAATCACAAAATGATAAAGAAAAGACTAAATTTGTTTGTTATGAAGCTCAATTAAATAAGCTATTTGAACTTTTATATGATGATATCAAATTAAAGTTAATTAATAGACTTGTATTAGAAAATATGGAATGTATTGATGAAAATGGTAATAAAGTACATAAAAAATTATTTATCTATTTGAAAGGCTTTACTGCAACAGCATATACGGCATATGATGATACTAAGCATGCATATAAGAGATAAGGAGTGATATTATGGCATTTATTGTAAGAGAACATATGGACTCTGCAAATGCTGCATGTAAATCTGTACTAAAACTAATTGAAAAACACAAGGATGCAGATGGAAATGTAATTGATAGAGAAGGATTTGATAAAGATTTCGAACAACTAAAAGAAATTATCAATTCAGAATATGACATATTAATTGGATTTTGGAGAAGACATTTAATTGTTGCACAAGATTCATTATATGGAACTATTTTATTACAAATGGGAATGAAGACAGACTTTACATTAGATGGCGCAATTGAAACAGATGTTTATTCTGATACAATGTGCATCTATTTAAATCCTCTTTATATGTCTGATTATAGTGCAGAAAATATAGAAGCATTAATTTGTGCGGAAATAATCAAAATTGCAATGGGATATCCAACAAGATTCTCAACTCTTAATCCTCAACGAGATGAGAATAAACACATATCATTAATGCATGCTGCATCTGTAAGTTCATTAGAACTTGTTAAAAATGAAGTTGCTATTAAAGTTGGACAAACAAAAGGCCCAGATAAGACAGCATGTTTAAAACTACCAAATGATGTATATCTTCTAGAAGATTTAAGAAATGACTATATGCTTAAAACTAGAAAGAATGCACAAGAAAAGAAAGCACTTGAATATTATTATTATATATATGATAGTAATCTAGATCCAGATAAGCAACCAAATAATGGAAATCAAGGACTTTCTTCTAGAAATCAAAATTCAACTTCTCAAATGCCATCAACTCCTAATTCTAGAACAGGAAGAAAACCAAATCAATGGGAGAATGAAGCAAAAAGAGAAGAAATTCGTTCTAAACTAAAGAATATGGTTAGTGCAGCAATGAATTCAATACCTTCAGACAAACGTGGATTGATTCCAGGCGAAATAATGTCGAGTATTAATGCATTGCTTGCTCCTCCACAAATACCTTGGCATAAAAAGATACCAAAGTATATAGGAACATTACCATATAAACATAGAAAAACATCTATGCGTCAAAATAGAAAACAGCCATATAGAATGGATCTTTTAGGAGAACTTCCAGATAGATTAGTGCGAATTATTGTAATTCTTGATACTTCTGGCTCTATGGATGAATTAACAACTAAATATTGTTTAAATGAAATATTTGCATTATTAAAGCAAATACCTAGTGAAGTATTATTAATTCAATGTGATGCAGAAGTTCAAGGGGAACCAATTAAAATGAAATCCATCAAAGACTGGCCAGGTGGTACTTTTGGTCATGGTGGTACAGCATTTACACCTGCAATTAATTATATAAATAAGCATAATTTTAAAGATGCTTTAGCAATATATCTAACTGATGGCTATGGCGAAGATGAAATTCCAAAACCTAATGTTGCAAAATTTATGTGGGTTGTTAAAAATGACAGAGAATATTTATCTGTTAAAAAGCCTTATGGATCAGTCGATTTCTTAAAAGATGATCCAAAATTTGAGGCAATGATTAATAAGAGAGATATCTAATAAATATCTAACATATAATTATAATCACCGTTCGATAATTATTCGTTCGGTGATTATAAAATATTTTATAGGAGGTCATATTTATGTATGATGATGGCGAATACATATTAGATGATGAAGAAAATAATTTATTAGATAAATTAAATGAAGCTTTAACATTGTGTAATGATACATTATATGATTTAACAAAAGAAAGCAAAAATAATCTAAGATTAGGTCTTATCACTGTATATGAAAAGTCACTAAATTATCAACGTGTTGTATTTTCACATTTAATAGAATTACAAAAATATATTAGCGTTGTAGAAAAAGGAGATTATTCAAATGTATCGGTTTCAGATATCGAAAATGCTATAAATTTAGCAATTCAAGAATGTAAGCCGGTAGATGTTACTTCTAATACGGAAGAAAAAATAGGCACTGCTAAACCAGGAGATTCAGTAGAGCCAGAAACAAAACCAAGTTTTGAAGATTCAGAAGATACTTGGTAAAATTTAAGAATCAAGGAGATTACAATATTATATGAAAAAAACAATTAACGAATTAGTTGAAAAGGTATTAAGTACAGCCACAGAGATGGCAAGTTCTTATAACCATGCTTACATTAATAGTGGGCATTTATTATTAGCAATTTTAAAGAATGTTAATAATTTATCAAATACAAAGCAGTTCTTGATTAGAACATCTGACAGATTAAGAACAACTGTAACTTTATTCAATGCTGATAAAATTAAACAAGAAGATATCGAGCAATTAACAATTAGAGATGATAAATATTATCTTTATGATGCAGATACACATATTACATCTGATAAAGAAATTATTGATTTCAAGCAAATATCAGAAGGTAAAAATGATAAAGTATATTCTGCTTTTGCAGATGATATTTTAAGATTATTTGATAAATATGCAATTACTCCACATGTATTAAAATATGCATTTTTAATACGTAATCCTAAAGAAAAAGAAGGAAACAATTATACATTAAATGATAAAGGAGAAAAAGAATACAATTTTACTGAACAATCTGATAATATTGATATTTATACAAATATATCAGCAATTGCACGTGAAGTTGGTAGGCAACAGGACATATTTGATTTAGTAAAGATTCTAATGTCAAATGATGCTTATGAAGCAGGTGCAATATTCAATGAACTACAAGATATTGCAAACTCTAATAAAGAATATGAATTTATTAAGCCAATTAATTTCAATGCAATTCAATTTAGAAATGAAGCAATTGAAATTTGTAATAAATATATTCCAGAGTTCAATGGTACTGTTACAAAAGTAAATAAATTTAATGATCTTGAAGAAAATAAGTTCTTAACAAATATCAATGATTTTGTTGCAAAGAAACCAAGATTATATTATGGTTTAGATGAAGTATTAAGTAATATTGAAGTACAATTATGTACAGAAACATCTAGAAATATTGCTTTAGTAGGTCCATCTGGAGTAGGTAAAAATGAAATCGTGTATGCATTAGCAGACAAGATTAATAAAGGCGAATGCCCAGATTTCTTAAAGAAGTCTGTAATTTATGAATTAAATATTTCAGCAATGGTTGCTGGTTCTCATTATCGTGGAGATTTTGAACAAAGAGCTACTGCAACTATTGAATCTTTAAAGAAGCATCCAGAAGCAATATTATTTATTGATAAGGGTGAAATGATTTCTTCTGCTGGATCTGGTGGAGGAAATGATAAAGGTGATTCATCATTAGGAAATATGTTGGAAACATATTTATCTAGAAATGAGATAACAGTTATTACATCTATGGCATCTAGTGATTATAAATTATTAGAGAAAAATAAAACATTATCAGGACGTTTTAATAGAATTACTGTTATTGAACCAAGTGATGAAGATACAAAAAAGATTTTAAATAATATTATTCCACACAAAGAAGAATATTATGGAATTAAAGCAGATGATAATCTAATTCAATCTATTATTGACTTAGGTCCTAAGTATGATCCAGCATCTGCAAATCCAAGAAGATCAATTAATTTACTAGATTCAGCATTTGCATATGCAAAGAAGAATGAGCATGAAACAGCTGGTGCATTAGATGTTAAGATGTATTTAGCAAAGAAGCATGGTTTCATTTTCTCTGATCATAAAGCAGATGATACTTATGCTGAATTGAAAAAGAAGATTCTAGGACAAGATAAAGCCATTGATAGAATTTATGAAAACTTACAAATCTGTGAGTTGGGAATTGTTGATGATAAATCACCATTATATACTATGGCTTTCTTTGGTCCAACAGGAACAGGTAAATCAGAAACTGCTAAATTAATTGCAAAATATTATTTTGGTAGTGAAAAGAGATGTGTTATTATTAGCGCATCACAATTATCTGGAAAAGAATCTGGATCTAACTTAATTGGTTCTTCTAGAGGTTTTGTTGGATATGGTGAAGATACTCCATTAACAAAAGTTAAAGAAAATCCAAATTGTGTTATTCTATTTGATGAAATTGAAAAAGCATCTGATGAGGTAAGACAATTGTTATTAAGTGGATTAAATGAAGGTTATATTGAAGATTCTCGTGGTGATATTATACCATTAAGAAATGCAATTATTATATTTACTTCTAACATTGGATTTAGTTTTGATACAATGTCAGCTAAGGGCGCAGGTTTAATTAAAGAACCTACTGGAACAATGAATGTTCGTAAAGAACTACAAGAAAAATTCACCCCAGAATTCCTTGGACGTATCAATGATACAATCACATTCAACTATTTATCTGATGATGTTATTAAAGAATTAATTGCAAAAATTACTGAAGATTTTAAGAAATGTTCTCATATAACAGAAGAGATAACTTATACAGAAGATGATTATAAGGAAATTGCTAAATTAGCTAAGATTAAAGAATCTGGCGCACGTTTATTAACTCAAGTTGTTAGACGTATCATCGCCAAAAAGATTTTAGCAATCAGACAATCAAACGAACAATTAGTTAAGGAGGAAGCATAATATGCCAGAAAGATTTTATTTTGATATTAATGAAGAATTATTAAAATCTAATATAGTTAGATTAGATGGAGAAGTTAATGAACAATCAGCAGCTCATGTTTGCGCATTTTTAACTGCTCTAGATAATAGAAATAGTGAAATTCAAGGAGAGGACGGAAAGGTATATTTAAAGCCAATTTGGTTATATATCAATTCCCCAGGCGGATCAGTTGTTGATGGCTTAGGTATCATTGACACAATGAGAAATTGTAACTCTCCAGTATTCACAGTTGTTGTAGGATTAGCAGCATCAATGGGTGCAGCTATTGCAACATGCGGTGATAGAAGATATGCTACTGAAAATTCTACCATTATGTTCCATGAAGTATCTTCAGGTTCTAAGGGTAAGGTTTCAGATATGGAAGAATCTTTAGAGCAATCAAAGAAATATGATGATTTATTAGCAAATATCATTGCAGATAATCTTCATATGGATGTAAAGAAATATAAAAAGATGATTAAGAAAACTGATGTTTATTTATCAGCATCTGAATGTCAAAAACTTAATGCAATTGATGTCGTATTAAAAGGACATAATAAGGAGATTGCCCCTGAATTCCAAAAGTTAGGAGAATAATAATATGAAAAATATTTCAAATAGACCTAACTTCTTATTTGATGAAGAAGATGATAATAAGTCATCTTCTTCTAAATATGATAGATATACATCACCATTGACACTTAACCTAGTTGGTGATCCTACTGATGATGATATATTAAAACAGATTACAACTGTAAAAGATAATTTTAATCATATGACTAAAGAACAAGTTATTGATGCAATTCCAGAAGAAGTACGAAATGTATTATCAAGAGGAGCTTCAATCGCAGGACAAACTTTATCTGATGATGATTTATATTCATATATGCAAAATTATATAAATAATTTAAATCTAGATTTTGTAAAAAGCACATTAGAATCTAAGATGCAGATGAATAATCAAAAATCTGAAGATGAATTAATCGATGAGTTGAAATCAATGATTAAAGATACTGTTGGTAATGTGGTTAATGATTTTGTTGGGTCTTTATCAGAAAGTCTTGATAATGATATTGCAGAATTAGAAGAAATGCCTTGGAATGAAGCATATAATAAAGATCCTGCAGTAGCAATGATAAGATCTACATCATCTAGAATTTATGGTGATGATGGAGAAACAGGAAAATCATTACTAGGAAAAAATGCTAAATTTTTTAAAGATATTCCACGTCATACAGGACTAATATATGTTGCAATTTATGATATCGGAAGTTATGATAGTTCTGCAGAAACAAATGATATTAAAATTCAACTAAGAGATGATGAAAATGTTATTATAACTCCAAATAATTCTAATGACATAATTGGAAAAGATATAAAAATATGGATGGCTAAATGGAATATTATCTTTGAACCAGACTCTAAATCATATTTATTACAAGCAACTCAAGAAGATCTGATTAAAAAATATAATGAAGATCCTATTGAAGATCTTGGTAATAATTATGGAGGTATCGTTTATGATACTATGAATGAAAGTATGGTAAATAATTTAACAAAAAATAAAGAAGAGCTTACTAAATTAATGGAATCACCAGATTCTGAAAAATTAATTAGTATGATTAATGAATATGATGAAGATAAAGATGATCCAGAGGAATTTAATAAAAAGTTAAATGATTTAGATATTCATGAAGATCTAAAAACTAAATTTAAGAAAAAAATTAAAAATTCAGATCTAATCAAAGATATTATTCAATCATCAACTGGACTTAATGGTTCTAAATCACGTATTCATTATACAGTAATGGATAACTATGGAATTGATGAGCATCCATCTGCAAATATCAATCTATTAACAAATAATAGCATATTTTCTAGTATCGAAGTAGAACAAACAAAAAATATCGAAAAGGTATTTTTAAAAGAATTTAAAATTAAGGATGTAGAAAAATTCACTTATGAAGCAATCTCAAAATCAAATCTAATAGAAAAACATTATGGACCAAGTTTTGATATGACTCAATATAGTAAAGGATTTATTGAAGAAATTACAAATACTGATAAATTTGTATTATGCTTCTTCAATCATATCGATAGTACTAAAACTGGTTTATATATCGCATATGCTAAATCAACATCTGGAAATTGGATTGAATATATTCCTGAATTCTATAATGGATTTAATCCAAATACATTAGAACCATTCTCAATATTAGATAATCCAGAATATTTTGATGAAGATAATATATTAAAAGGACAAGATACATCTAATGTCCGTTTATCAGCAGATTTTGCATTATGGTATAAAGAAGATGGTACATTTAGATTAGGAGATTTAGGTAAATTAAGAGTATTAATGGATAACCGCTTAAATGTTAAAAAGTATTTTTATATTGGAAAACTATACCTTAATAATTCAGAATTAAGTACAATATTTAAACAAGATCATAATGTTATAGATGATACAATAAATATTTACATGAAGTGTCCAGAATCAATAGATTCTACTACTTATAGTACATATTTCCTATCAACATTAATGCATCTTGCAATGGATATTAATTCTAAGGACATTATTAAGAATACAGTACTAAAATTCTCAGGCCCATTATGTTATATTGATTTACATTTAGATGATTATGAAGATTTCTTAATAAATGATTAATAATAAAAAAAGATTATATAAATTAATTTTATGAATTTCATGAAATCCAAAAAATTATATAATCTTTTTTTTAAATATTTATTATGCAATAATATGGATTCCTTTTTATAAAAAAAATTAAGGAACAATTAATTACACCTTAAAATAAGAAAGGATATGATCTTATGAAAATTGTAAAACGTGACGGTAAAATTGTCGAGTATGACAGAGAAAAAATCGTTATTGCAATTTCAAAAGCAAACGAAGATGTAGCCAAAAAAGAAAGAATAAGTAAAGATCAAATTGATGACATCGTTGCTTTTATTGAAAGTAGCAATAAGAAAAGAATGTTAGTTGAAGATATCCAAGATATCATCGAAGAGAAGTTGATGGAATATGATAAGTATGCTTTAGCTAAGGCATATATTACATATAGATATAAAAGAGAGTTAATAAGAAAGTCAAATACAACAGATAAGTCTATAAAGGAATTAATTGAAGGAGAAAATGAATATTGGAATACAGAAAATTCCAATAAAAATGCCACATTAGTTACAACACAAAGAGATTATCTAGCAGGTATCACATCTACCGATATTACAAAACGATTCTTATTATCAGAAGATATTGTTAAGGCACATGAAGCAGGAATAATTCATTTCCATGATGCTGACTATTTTGCTCAAAGATCATTACATAATTGTGAATTAATTAATGGTAATGATATGTTACAAAATGGAACAGTTATTAATGGTGTAAAAATTGATAAGCCTCATAGATTTATCACCGCCTCAACAATAATAACACAAATTATTTTAGCTGTAACATCATCTTCATATGGTGGTGCTACAATAACTTTAACATGTTTAGCACCATTTGTAAGAGATAGTTTTAATTTATATCTTAAGAAATATTTAAAACGTGGATTCTCTGAAGAGCAAGCCAGAGAATTTGCATTAGAAGATACTAAAAAAGAAGTTGAAGATGGTGTTCAAACATTTAATTATCAAGTTAATTCAATGACTAATACAAATGGACAAGCTCCATTCTTAAGTGTTTGTATGTATTTAGGTGAAACTGAAGAATATAAAGAAGAATTAGCTATGATTATTGAAGAATTCTTAAAACAAAGAATTAAAGGATTTAAGAATGAACAAGGTGTATATATTACACCAGCTTTCCCTAAACTTTTATATGTTTTAGAGGAAGATAATATTCACAAAGATTCTAAATATTATTATTTAACTGAACTTGCAGCCAAATGTACGGCAAAAAGAATGGTTCCAGATTATATTTCTGAAAAGAAAATGCTTGAATATAAAGTTAATAGTGATGGAAGTTCAAGTTGTTATCCTTGCATGGGTTGTAGAAGTTTCTTAACTCCAGATAGATTCACTGATACATTAGGAAATATTGCAAATGCTGGAGATTACAATGGAAAACCAAAATTCTATGGACGATTCAATCAAGGTGTTGTTACAATCAACTTACCTGATGTAGCATTATCCAGCGATGGTGACCTTAAGAAATTCTGGAAGATTTTTGATGAAAGACTAGAATTATGTCATAAGGCATTACAAGCTAGACATAATAGATTATCTACAGCAACAAGTGATGTAGCTCCAATTCTATGGCAATATGGTGCATTAGCTAGATTACCAAAAGGTGAATCATTAGATAAACTATTACATAATGGATATTCAACTATTTCATTAGGTTATGCTGGTTTATATGAATGTGTTAAGTTTATGACTGGACATTCTCATACAGATGGTGGAGAAGGTCATGACTTTGCAATTGCAGTAATGCAACATTTAAATGATGCTTGTAAGGTATGGAAGCAAGAAGAGAATATTGATTATTCAGTTTATGGAACACCAATTGAATCAACAACATATAAATTTGCTAAATGTTTAAAGCAAAGATTTGGTGAAATTGAAGGAATTACTGATAGAAATTATATTACAAATTCATATCATGTTCCAGTATTTGAAGAAATTGATGCATTCACTAAATTAAAGTTAGAAAGTGAATTCCAAGCATTATCTCCAGGTGGAGCAATTAGTTACATTGAAACACCAAACTTACAAAATAATATTGAAGCTGTATTATCTGTTATTAATTTTATTTATGATAATATTATGTATGCTGAATTGAATACTAAATCAGATTATTGTCAAAAATGCGGTTATTCTGGTGAAATGCAATTAGATGATGATCTAGAATGGTATTGTCCAGAATGTGGTAATAGAGATCACAATTTATTAAATATTGCTCGTAGAACATGTGGATATATTGGAACTAATTTCTGGAATAAAGGTAGAACTCAAGAAATTAAGGAAAGAGTTGTACATTTAGACAATAAAGAGGCCTAATTATGTCACAAAGAGTAGATAATTTAGTTCAAATGCTAGATACATATATTGCTGATGGTGGTCATCATCTTAATGTAAATGTATTTAACAGAGATATGCTATTAGATGCACAACAACATCCAGAAAAATATCCACAATTAACAATACGAGTAAGTGGATATGCAGTAAATTTTATTAAATTAACAAAAGAACAACAAGACGACGTTATCAGTCGTACAATTCATGAATCAATGTAGAAATATGAGCTAGAAGACATATTCTAGCTCTTTTCTATTTAATAATGAGGTGAATAAAATGAATTATTCAAAAATTAGAAAAATGGATATAAGTAATGGACCTGGAGTAAGAGTCTCAATATTCTTCCAAGGTTGTACTTTTCATTGCCCTGAATGTTTCAATAGTGAAATATGGGATTTTAAAGGTGGAAAAGAATTTAATGATGATGTAATAAATCAAATTATTGATTTATGTAAAGATGACTATATTGAAGGGTTATCAATATTAGGTGGAGAACCTATGCATCCAAAGAATATTGATGGAACACTTGCGTTAGCTAAAAAATTTAAAGAAGTATATCCTAATAAATCAGTTTGGGTTTGGACTGGATATAAATATGAAGATTTACAAAAAGATACATTAATGAACATTGATGTATTAGTGGATGGATTATTTGAAAAAGATTTATACTCGCCAACATTAAAATGGAGAGGATCTTCAAATCAAAGAGTTATAGATGTCCAAAAAACATTACATCAAGATATAATAACAATTGATCAAGGTATTATCATATTATATTGTGAATAAGGAGACATTATGACAACAATAATTCATAGATTAATAAAGATTGCATTATTAGTAGTAACATTAATTATTACAATAATTGCTATGACATAAAATAAGATAGCTTTTAGCTATCTTATTTTTTTTAATATTGAATTTTTTTATATATTATTATTTTGAAGTATAAAAATTATATAAAGGAGGTAATATAAAATGAGATATGATTTAGTTATACTTTGGAAGAAGAAAGATGGCTTGTCTGATGTATTTTATATATATCCAGATGAAGATAATGATCTTAAACCAAAACTAGAGATACTAAAAGAGAAATATGATGGAACGGAGCCATTAGAAGATTTAAAAGCTAGAACAACTGCAACATGTGTAGATTTTAATACACTAGATGAAGTATTTCAAGATTTTTTCGTTGGGCAACAAGCAGTTGCAGAAGCGGCTAATACAAAAAATAAGTATATAACTTTACCTAATGAGAAATTACTACAAAAATATTATAATAAGATACCAGAGTTTTCAATAGTATCTATTATGAAATTTGGTGATTAGAATGTTATCATATAAAATTTTAACAAATAATACTACAAATTTAATATATGAAGCATTATTAACCGAACCTTTTGTAAATGAGTATATTTGCAAATGTACCATTTCTGTCAATACTAGTGATAACTCATGGACTATATCACAATGGTATGCAAATAAAAATTATCAGCATCAAGGATATGGACGTCTTGTTATGAAATATATAATAAATGAATTATATAATAAACATAGCACACCATCAAAAATAATTTATATTTGGAATCATGCAAATCAATATGTTTATGATTGGATATATAATAATTTTGATGCAAAACTTTCAGATAATGCAATTAAAGTATTAAAGTATTCAACAGAAGATGTTAAAGAAGGGCATGAATATTATTTAAATGTTAATAAATTTTTAAAATATTTTAATTTGATAAAATGAGGTAAAAATAAAATGAATAGTAAAGAAACTAGATTTTTAAGTATAATGCTATTGATATTATCAGTATTTATAGTTATACTTATATGTATATATTTCAAAAACACTGTTAATGAAATTAATGATAAAAAAATGCAATATGATACAATACAAATTTATAGTACTGTTGTTGATAAGGATAAAGAGACTAAAACTTATACTACAACATCTATGGCAGGAAAAGTTCCAGTTATTACTACTCGTACAAAAATTGAATATTCTTTGATTTTTAATGATAAAAATGAAATTCATATTAAAGTTGAAGAAAATGATTATAATAATTATGATATTGGAGATACATATGTTATTATATGGAAAGACACCGAAGAGAATAGAGAACTAGCTAATCAATATTTTGATGATGAAAAAATTAATTATGTAAAATATAAATAAAGGGAGATAATATATACAATGAAAAAGAAAAGTTTTTTAGTAACAACTATTTTAAATTGCAATACAACTGAGGAAATCAAGCATAAGATATTTTCAAATTATGAAGAAGCTAAAAAGTATTTTGATTCTGAGGTAGAAGAATTAATTGGAAGTTACATGGATGATGAAGATAATATTAAAGACTGGTTATCTAAACCAGGAATTATTACTAAAGAATACAATGGTACAGTAGAAGATAATCATATATCATTTGATTGCAATTCTGTGTTATTAGAAGAGCTTCAAGGTCGATAATTTGCTAATAAAGGAGGTATTTATATGATTTTAAAAGATTATCCATTTAAGTCATTATATCCAAGTGGATATACTGGACTATGTATTAGAATTAATGATGATTCTAAAGATTTAAATAAATTAGAAGATGTTGGTAGCTGCATTAAAGAATTAAATGCACATCCAAAAGCAAAAGAAATTGCTTATAGCAATATAGTTAGTGAAAGAGATTTCTTTGATGTAAAAGTTTTAGTTATTGATTATAAGGAGGTATAAATCATGGTAATAGAAAAGAATACAATTTCAAATGATCCTTATGAAGAATCATTATTAAGTGAAACATTAAAAGTATTAGAGCAATATTCTACTTTAATAAAAAATAATAACTATGTTTTAAAGAATGGAGAGACAAGATATAACGGTTTTACTAATCTTCTAAAATTAATAAATAATAAAACAGAAGAATTATTAAATATAATTAATTCACCTAATAATAGCACTTCAAAAAGCACATTAATTTTTAATGAACCATTAACTGAAAAAGAAATATATAAAAGATATGAAAGATTTAGTGATAAAGATAGATTAACATATGCAGATGGTGGAAAATATTATAGTGTAAATTATTCATATGAATTTAAATTTGATATGGAAGATTGGAAAAGATTTCTTGATACTAGACAACAAAGTTATGAAACACCATGTCAAGTCATATGGTGGAATAATATAAGCATTGATAGAAGCGGAAATGATACATATCAAGCAAATGGAATAGCAAAAAGCTTAAAAGAAAAAGGCTATTATACTAGAGTCGAAATTACAAAATGGCTTGAGGAAATAAAAAAGGAGAAATAAAATGAAAATAAAGTTTTTAATTGTAGGAGGAACATTTGATAAAGAAGGAGGGCATCCATCTGGATTAATAAATAAGATTATTAATGAATTCTCATCAATGAATAATATTTACATAATTCCATATAATGGTGGAAATTATGATGAATTAGTTAAAATTCAAGAAAATCTTTTACCACAAGTTGATGTCGTTCTATGGTGGGCAAATGTTCCAAATGATTTACCAAAGGTTAGAGATGTTAAGGAATTTAATTTTAAAGTTATTTCAGTAACATCAAAAAGAAATGATGATAATAAATATTCATTCCAAGAAATATTACAAAGAATGTTACATCAAAAGGCTAACTTAAATGTTATTTTTGAAAAGCAAGAAAATAATATGTTTAAATTTTCTCTAGTTGATCCATTGGGTAATATGTTCTATACAGGTAATGATATTAAACTTTTAGCTAATAAATTAGTTAATAGAGCAATATTCTTAAAAACATTACTAGATGTTCTACAACTACTGATGAAGAAAATAGAGGTGCATTAGCATGGTATTTTAATATGTTTAAAGAAGAGATGACTTTAGATGATACACATAATGCAGAAGAAATTAAAAAAGAATATGAAGTATCTGAAAAGAAAGAATTCTTAAGAGTTATTAAAGACTATGCAGAAATATTTGCAAGTGTTATTTTCAATACTAAAGAAAGAGAACAAATTAAGAGATTTTTAGGAAATGCATCATTCAGATGTCCTAAAGGTTTTCCATCTTTTAGAGAAGGAAAATATGTATTTGTTTCTAGACGTAATGTAGATAAAACTCACATTACAATAGATGAGTTTGTTCCTACATACTTAAAAGATAATAAAGTTTATTATTTAGGTGAAAATAAGCCATCTGTAGATTCACCAGTTCAATTACATTTATATGAAATGTTACCTAATATTAAATTTATGCTTCATGCTCATGTATATATTGATGGTGCTCCATTTACAAATGAAGTATTACCATGTGGTGCATTAGAAGAAACAAATGAAATATTAGACATAGTTAAAAATAGTAAAGATGGATTAAATACCAATTTTGCTATTATAAATTTAAAAGGTCATGGATGCTTAATCATGTCAGATGATGTTAATAAAATTGAGTCTGTAAAAGAAAAGATTATTTCAAGACCAAAACCAGAATTAATAGAAGTTTAATAAAAGGAGAAATAAAATATGAATAAATATAATATGAATATAAAAGATGTTAAAGATTTATGTATTGTAGCTGCATTAACTGCTCTTGGAGTAGTTTTAAGTGCATTTTTACAAATTCCAGTATATGGAAATATTAAGATAGATTTATCTTATTTAGTAATAATTATTATTTGTTATATGTACGGAAGTATTATTGGTGGCTTCAGTGCAATGACAATTGCTATGTTAGAAAGCTCATTATTTACAAGTCTAGGATTCTCAATTTCTTGGGCAATTGCTAATTTATTTATAGGATTAGTTTGTGGATTAACTTTTTCATTAGTTAAGAAAACTAACTTAAAACCTTTATTTAAGCATTTTATAAACGTTAGTTCAATAGTTATTTCAGTTGCAATCGCAATGTTGTTTATTAAAACAGGAATTGAATGTGTTCTATATGAAATTCCTTTTGAGGTAAAAATTGTTAAAAATGCAGTAGCATTTGGTCTTGATGTAGCAGCTTGTTTATTAGGATATGTATTATTACTTCCTAAATTAATTAGACTACAATTAGGAAAATTAAGTGGTGTATCAGTTGAAACCAGTAAAGATGTTGTAGATGATGAAAATGAATGATAAATTAGGAGAGCTAATATGAAAATAAGTGTAAGATTAAATAAAACAATGTTTCCAGATTTAAAATTTAATTTTAAATTAAAGGACGTCTTTAATGGAGATTTTTCAGTTAATACTTTATATACGACATTAAAGAACACATTAGATAAATTTTTAATGCAAAAAGTTAATGGAATAAGTGTTACATCAGTTGAACTTTATTTATCTGCAGCTCCTTCAAAGACTGCCGAAAGAAAACAGACAAGATACACCATTGCAAATGTAAAATATGATTATCATAATCACAGGGTTGTATATCAATATAATAATCATAGAATAAAACAAGCAATATTGAATGAAATTATGAGTTGGAACTTTAAGGCTAATCATAACTTAATAGAAGCTAGATATACTCCAGTAGATACACCTGATTAAAAAGAAAATTAAGTTGGTAATTAAGAAAGGTAAATTATTATGGGAAATTTTTATTTAATATGCGGAATATCTGGTGGTGGAAAAACTTATTTAAGTAAAATAATTTCAGAAAAGAATCCAGATATCATTATATATGATTCCGATGATTATTATAAAAAGATCAATGGTGATGAGCGTATTCATAAAAATACATTTGACGTATGGCATATGTTATTTAGGGATATACATAATAGTGAATTAGATGGTAAAGATGTTATATTAACATCTAATGCTCTAACAGTAGCTCAACGAAGACAATTGATCGAATGGTTCCCAACATTCAAGCATCATTTATTATGGGTTATATCACCATTAGATAAGTGCATTGAAGGAAATAAGAATCGATATAGATCAATTCCAGAAGATGTTCTATTAAAGCATTGGAATAAAATGGAATTTCCAAATGCTCATGAAGCAGATTGGGATACTATAACACATGTCACTAATTGTTGGGATAATAATAATTATATTATTTTTAAGTTAAAAGGCGATTTAACTACTCTATTAAAATTTTAAGGAGGATTATAAAATGCTAAAAAAATTTAAAAAAGTTGATATCAATCAACAAATTCATACCAATACTAAACCTGGAACTTTAATTATTGATACTAGAACTGATGAGGAATGGGTATTTATTGGATGGACAGAGTCAGATTCAAACTATAGCTGTGCTAAAATTAGAAAACCAGTAACTGGCCAAATTAGAAAGTTATCTTTATTTGCAGATGATGGAACAAGTAGAGATATTGCTAGATATAAAATTATGTTGAATAAGGAGGAAGAATAATATGGTTTATTGCAATAAATGTTTTATTTGTGGAGGACTTACTGAAGTAAGAAAGGGCGAATCTACAGAATCTACACTATATGTTTGCTCAAAGTGCAAAGATGCAATAGTATTCGTCAAGACACATAAAGAGGATTTACTTGATGTTATCCTAGACCATGGCATTAAGAAGTCATTAAGGTAAATAAGTGGAGGAATAAAATGACACTAGAAGAATTAATAATAAAGGGAACTGGTTATGAAAGTATTGGCTTATATACAAAAAATGGTGATCTAATTGGAGAATGTGAAGTATCTCATGCTGATGTTTTAAAACATAGAGAATGTCAAGTATTATCATTTAAAACTGGTATATTTGATAGACCAGTTCATGGAAAAGATTATACAGAAAAGTATATTAGATTATGTATATATTTAGATCTCTAAAATATAATAAATAATATATTATAAAATAGAAAGAGGTGATATAATGGGAATAGATTTAAATAGTCCAGTATGGTCGCTGACAAAATGGTTTGAGGATAATCCAAATTGGCTTACTTTAATTGCTGTATTTTCTATTGCTCAATTAATAAATGTTATTCTATCAACAGTTAAAAGTATTATCTTGATAAAAGGTAGTAAGAAAACAGCAGTATTAGTAAATACATTGTCATACTCAATATCTGCTTTTATAACTGCAATCATAGGATCTGTTATTAAAAATGTCTGGATAACTGTATTTGTTACATTCATTACAAATGCAATAGGAGTATATGCTGGTTTAATTATTGTTGAAAAATTTAAAAAAGATCATACATGGAAAATTTCTGCAACATGTAAAGCAGAGTATTGGAAACAAGTTAGAGAAGATCTAATTTCAAATAATATTGAATTTATGCAAATTGATACATCATGGAATAAGAGAATGCCATTTGATGTATATTCAAATACAAAAGAAGAATCAAAGATAATAAGAAAGATATTTAAACAATATAAAATCAAATATATTATTACTGAATCTACATATGTGCTATAAAAAGGAGGAATAAATTTAATGAATAAAGAATCCGAAAGAAAATCATTAGAATCACATATTGCTGAATTAGAAACTAAATTAGGTAAAATTGTAGATAAACGTTGTAAATATGAACAAGAAGAAGATGAAGTTAAAAATCAATTATATAATCTTAAAGATAAACTAAAGGAATTAGATAGAAATTCTATAGAATATCATGTTGGTGATATTCTTTTAAAAATAAATAAGCATTTTAGTTATCATGATGATATCATATTATTATATGAATTATTAGAAGAAATAAAACCACAAGGCAGTTTTCATGCAGATGCAATAGCAATGACTTTACATAGTTATGATTTTGACATTTCTTCTAATAGATATTCAACAACATTAAATTTAACACATGCTGAAGAACAAGAAAATGAATTTTATATCTTAAAAAGTTCAGCACGTGAAGATATATATAAATTATTTGATAAATATATAATTTCTGGCGTTCATAAAGAAGAACAAGAAAAGGCATTATTCAAAGATATTGAAAATCTTATAGCAAATCATAATGGAAAATTATTATATAATCTAATACAAGAAACAGAAATTTACAGATGAGGTGATAATATGATACAAAATGATGATAAATATATTCCAAAAGTAGGCGAGGAATTATATTTATATGGCATGACTGGAGACTATTATTGTGACATGGTAAGAAATCCATATACTGTAGTCGAAGTTGGCAAATCTACAATTGTAATTCAAGAAGCAAAATTAATCTTTAATGGACCTCGTTATTTTGATTCTTATCCAGATAGAATTATTCCGGATCAAAATGGAGAAAAATTAACATTAAGATGGTCTAAAAAAGATAATAAATGGCGTGTTGATAAGAATAATATTGGTGTTTATTCATATGCTGAATTTGGCAGATATGACTATGTACCATATATGAATTAACTATAAAATTTAATAAAAATCTATAAAAATAATGAACAATTTATTATATGAAAACGATTTTATAAGCAGGAGGGTAAAGGTATAATGATTGTGTTTAAGGAAACAAAAGATAAAAGTGGGTATGAATATTTAATCACTATGAACTACAATGGAGAAAAATTATTCTTTGTTGCAGGAAAGGCATTTTCATCATTAGAAGATGCTAAAAAATATTCTATGAATCATATTGAAATGTTAAAAAAGATATATGATGTTACCCCAGAAAACATTAAAGAATTAAGTGAAGTATTAATTCAAGCATGATAGCAAATTAAAACAATCAAAGAATAGAAATAGAGTATTTCTATTTCTATTCGTTGTTTTAATGAACAATTAATTAAAGAGGTAATGTAATGGAAGATTCACATATAGTCTTGATTGTATTGGGTGTTTTACTTATTGTAATTGTAATGCTTGTATTTTTATTTAAAGTATTTGATACCACAGGATTAAAATTTAAGAAAATAAAAAAAGAAGATTATAATAAATATTATGATAAAAATGAAATACTTAAAAATCAATCTAAATAGTACTCAAAATATAAAAAATAAATAATGGAGGTAATAGTATGTATTATTTATTTTTTCTATTACTTTTTATACCTTTAGTTGTTTTATTTACAATTATAAGATATAAAAGAAAAAATAAAAAAGATTCTGAAATTAAAGAAGAAATTTATAATAAATATATAAAAGAAAAGAAAGAAAAAAATGATATAGATAAATAGACTATATCATTTTTATTTAAAACGGAGATAAAAAAGTATGTATTATTTTAAAAAGGAGAAAAATGGTATGCCTAAAATATTATGTATATTAGGAAAATCCGCTGTTGGTAAAGATACACTAGCAGCTGGATTATTAAATGATAAAGATTTATCAGTAACTAAAGCAATATCATATACGACACGACCAAGACGTGAAAATGAAGTGAATGGTGAAGATTATTATTTCATATCAGTTGATGAATTCATGAAGATGAGAAATAATAATGAATTTTTAGAAGAAACTTCATATAATGTAAATGGAGAAACATGGTATTATGGATTTGCAAAAAAATCATTTATGAATTTAAATAAAACTATTATTGCAGTTATTAACCCAAGAGGCTTAGTTGAATTTATAAATGATGAAGATATCAGAAAAAATTTATTTGTTTTATATCTAAAAGCTAATGAAAATGTTAGAAAGAAAAGATATTTTACTCGTGATAAAGCACTTAATGATAAAATATTAACTGATCGATGGGCAGCAAGAATAAAACAAGATAAAACTGATTTTGAATCAATTGATGGGTTATTAGTAAGGAAAAAAATTCCTAATGTAACTTTATATACAGATTATATTTCCATTGATAGAATGGTTAATTATGGAAAAAGCTTTATTGAGTAGGTGGTACATTGTTTAATATTAATGATTATGTAAAAAATATATTAAAATCCAATAATGTCAATAAAGATAAACTTAATGATTATAAAATATTACATGATACAACATTGATTAAAAAATATTGTAAATTAAAAGATGATTATATTGAAACATTAATTATTGTTACACCTGATGACTGTCCAATATATGTATATAATATTTATTTTGATGATTATGGTCAATGCTATAATACACAATATTATAATTCAAATGATAATAATGAATATAATATTGGACTAGGCACATATAATAGTGATTATGTAGAAGCGTGTCTTGGATTATCTCATGTAAATATTAGGGATTTTATTATTAATAAATTAATTGATAAATTTAAAATTCAAATAGATACATATCATGGTGATCTATGCATATATAAAGATAATAAAAGATTTATTATATATGAACAATGGAGTATAGATAATATGTTTAATAGTAGCTATTCTATTTATACTAAAATGGAAAAATTAATAAAACATCATGTTGATTTATTAAATTAATGGAGAATAAATATGTTATTATTACTTGAAAATAATAAAATAATGTTATGCTATGATTCAGATAATTGTTTATATGAAAATAATACTGACAGTTGTGAAGGTTATGTCTTATTTAATGAAGAAGGAACATTTGAAGATAGTGGGGAATTAGACTTCAATTCAAATAATATAAAAACTGAAAGTGCTTTATATGATGAAATTATAGAATTTGCAACTGATCAAAAATTAAATTATAAAATTATTGCAAATACAAGTGATTGTTATTATGATAATTTTAATGAATTACTTGAAGAAGAATTTGATAATGATAGTTTAATTGAAATAATCAAAAGTATATCAAATGAAAAACTTAAAGAAAAAATACAAAAATTAATAAAATAAAAAATACTACACTATTTTCAAAAATATTCATATCAACAATTTATTATATATAGAGAGGATTGATATGAATGTTTAATATACAATACTATAAAATTGAATGTGATCATGAATATAGTGCATTATTTTTAGATGAATCAGATGCAATCGATTATTTTTATATGCAAATAAGTGATAAAAAGTATAAATATATACAAATGTTTGAAATGAAAATAATTAATGGTATGCCATTTGATGAACAAGAAATAATGAATTCAGATAACTATGCTTCAATCCTAGCAATAAAAATAATGTGAGGTTTATAATGGAAATTATTGAAAATTTAGATGTATATGGATTTAAGGCAGGATTACGTGGAATGCGAAATCCAAAAAATTCTTGGAGTAAATTAGACTCTGAGTTTGATGGCGTAACAATTAATATGATTGGTAAAAACGATTTAAAGTTATTACTAACATTATTAATTTCTGGGCCAGAGCATCGTAAAGTATTAAGAATGATTCATGCTGATTATGATGCAACATTTACAAGAGGATTATGGAGTGAATATGATACATATCACTTTAATACAAAGAATTCATGTTCAACAATGCATAAATTATTAGATGGTAAAAAGATTATAGATAAATCTTTATTTTTGTATGATCCTGAAGATGAGGAAATTATTGATACAGTAATTAAAAGATTAGAATATCTAAGACAATTGTACAACAATAAAGAAACAGAAAATAAAACACAATATTTAATACGTGCTAAAAGATTATTACCAGAAGGGTTCCTTCAAAAGAGAACAGTATCAACAAATTATGAAGAACTTTTAACAATGTATCATCAAAGAAAAAATCATCGTATGCCTGAATGGAAACAATTCTGTAAAGAATTAAAAGAAAAAATTCCATATCTTGCATTATTTATTGCAGTGCTTGAAGATAATGAATTAGTAAAAGAAATAATAGAAAAATATGATGATATTAAAGATACATTAATGTATTTTAATATTGAAGAATATAAAAAGAATAATGATTAATTCATTATTCTTTTTTATTTATTGAGAGGTGATTATATGAAAATGAAATATTTGATAAGAAATAAAACCTTAGATAAATATTATTCTAAAACAATAATACAAAATGGTGTATATGTTATTATTTGGGATGATTTAAAACATGCCAAATTAGTTAGTTTTAAAACAGCAAAATCCATTATCAATGGAAAGCTTATTTATAATAAAGAGAATTATGATTTAGAAATGGAAGAAATGAAATAAGGAGGATTAATAATTATGGATAAGAATTATATTTATGTTGTAGTTTTATCATATTTAAGAAAGTATTCTGATGAGGAGCCTGAAAGAGAAGTATGGAAGGCTTTTACAACAGAAGAAGATGCAAATAAGGAAGCTAAAAGTCATGTAGAAGAATATGAAAAATCACATCCAGATATGATCAGTGATTATGAAGTAGAAAGAACTGAATTTGTAATTAAGTAAAACTAAAAATAAACATATATTATTAAAGTGACTGAATGGAGATAATTTAATGGTTATTAAATTAATTGAGTCGTGCCAATTAAAAAATAATCATGCTAGGCTAAATTTATCCATTAAAGTTAAATAAAAAAATAAGATAAAAACAAGGAGAAAAAAAAGATATGAAGATTTATATCGACAATGCTGCTCAACCAGGTGTAGTTGTAGTAGAATCAGATTTAACACCAGCAAATTTCTTAGGTAATGGTCAATTAGATTTAGTTGATCCAAAGACAAAGGAAAAGAAAGGTTTCTCTTTCTTCTTAAAGGCATCAGGCGAAACTGATGTTAAGTCTTATGGTATTCAATTCGTTGGTACTGTAAAGGATAAGAAATTAACTGCAAGAGTTCCTCTATCTAAGTTTGGTAACTCAGTAGAAGAAGCTAAGAACGTACTTGGTCAAGTACTTCCATTAGCTGAAGAACTTGAAAAGCAAGCTGGTAAGGCTTATGCTGATTTCAAGGCTGCAGCTGATAAGATCGAAGTTAGATAATTAATTTAACTTCATTTGTTTCTCATTTAAAATTTGAGCCGAGGTTTTCTATGTTCCTCGGCTTAAATTGTAGGCAATTAAAAACATAAATAATAAATATATTTATAATAGGAGAAAAAAGATAATGTTAAAAATCAATATTGGATTAGCATATGACTATAAGGAAGTAGTAGCATCTGAAGAAGCTACAATTAGAGAAGTTTATACTTCTAACGGCTTAGGTGGTTTATTAAATGGTAACTACTCTATTAATGGTAAGTCAATTACTACAGTTGCTGATAAGACACTAGGAGAAATGGGTGTTAATGAAGGCGACTTCTTAGTAGTAACTGAAAATCATAAGTCTGCTAGATAATCTAGATAATCATCTAGAAATTTAATTTAAACAATATAAAAGGATTTAATTTAATTTAAATCCTTTTATTTTTTTAGTACTAAAAAAATAATATTATAAATTATAAAAAATAAAGGAGGATACTATGAGTGATTTTATATTAAGCGATGCTAATCTAGACGTAGATGCAGCATCAAAAGCTCTTACATATGCAATGTCTAATAAGTTTATAACTTCACTTAAAGAAAGAGTGAAAGTTTTATCTAGAGATATTGATACACAAGATAAAAAATATATGTTTTATAAGTATGTGTCAAATATGATTGATAATATTGAAAAAAATTTTAAATCATATTTACCAATTGTCTTAGAAAAACAAAAAAGAATAAATGAAATACTTAATTTACCTTTTATAAAAAAATATGATATAATAAGTTGTGATACTAATGGTGCGTCTATAGTATTATTTATTGATGCGGTAGTAACAGATTCAAATATTATAAATCAATTATTATATGGTTATCCTGGGCGTAGGGATAATAGAAAGAGAATTTCTGGAATTGGGCTTAGTCTTCCTATCTCATTTAATATTTCTAATAGTATATTTAATACTAATTTAGCTAATACTATTATAAATGAAATTAGACGCGCATCTGACAGATATACAAGTGATCCAGATCTAGAGACATTTAATATTGAAGTAGATTCTATAAATAGATATATTATATCTAATTTATTATTATGTACTTTAGGATTTGACAACTTAAAAATAGAATTTACACCAAGTGATGAGGCTACAGCAATAAGTACTCAATATTCAATGAATTTAGATTTAAGAAAATTTTATTTACGCGCATATAATACTGAAGATAATAAGTTAGAAGATATAATAAAAAATATAAATATTACAGAAATATTAGAATATATCTCAACAGAATTATTTTCAGCTACAAATATAAATGATCGTCGTATAGATATTAATTATAGAAACTTTACAGACAGATATTTAAATTTAGGTTGCGTGCAATCATTAAAAATTATATATGAAGGAGAGGAAGGAGAGAATAATGAATAATCTAGATAATTTTAATAAAATCGCAGGATTAAATAGAGCAAGACCATTTTCATTTACAAATATTTTAGGTATTAATAATCCATTTGATATTGATACAATTGAAGAATATCCTACATTAGAAAAAAAGATATTTGGAACTGTTGATACTACAAGATTTCCTAATTTTGTTGTACCTAAATTAACTAAAGTATCTGCTAATACTGCAGCAAATGGTTTTGTATATTATGGTATATATAATTATTTAAATTGTTATACAAATATTAATAGTGATGATTCATGTGATGATGAAATGAAAGTTTTATTATTAACACAATTATTAATTTTACAATCATTATATAATACTGATATTTATGGATATTATCATGCATATAACTATATGTATAATACAATGTGGAATTATATTCGAGAATATAATAGACATAATCCACGTAATCAAATTACTGAAAATGATTTTAATATTGATAATATGCAGGATTCACATGCAGATGAAATGTTAAATAGTATATTTGAAGGAAATTTTATAATTCCTGATGCAGTTATGTCATCAGTTCCATATATGCTTGGTAGAAGACAGAATAAAAATATTAGTGAAGTATATAAAGATTTTGATAAAATTCTAACTGAATATGCTAATAAAAATGATTATCATCTAATAACAAGATATAGATTATCATATGATGAATTAGTAGAGAAGTATGGAGAAAAATTAATATTTAAAATTTCAAAAAGAGCATATTATATTACCGGACGTGGAATTTGGTTATCACCATATCTATCAACAAGTAGATATAATGAACAACTTCCTTCTATTGGATATTTTAATCTTGCTACATTTGATAAGTCTCTTATCTCTAGTGAATTTATAGAATTCGCAAAAGCAAATATGAAAATATTTAGTAAATGGTCTGTTGAATCTATGTCATCTAATGAAATAAAAAATAGATTCAATTCAGTTATAGAAAAAATATTATTATCAGACCCAGCTGAATCTGTTAAACAAAAGATGGATTATTTATGTAAAGAATTATTAGAATTTATTGATAGTAATAATTCACAATTATCAGAGTTAAAAAGTAATATTTTAAATAATATTATAACTAAGAAAACTGTTAATGATTTTAAATTACCTAACTCAAATATGAAACTTGTTATTGATGGGGATGCCACATTGGTTGCAAGATCATTAGAAGAAAAAAGAAATGAGCAATTTAATTTACAAACTCAGATAACATTTTCTTCATCTAGTCAAGATAATAATATTGGCCAGAAAGCAATTCAATTTATTAAAGCACAATATAATGCAAACAAAGCATTTATCGATAAAGTTGTTTTATCTGGATATGATAATTCACAAATGATTCAAATTTATAATAAGTTTATACCAGCTATTTATACAGAACACCAATCTCTTGAAAATATATTAAAGAGAGCAAGTGATGAAGTAATAAATGCTACAAAAAATTCTAAATATTATAATGAAAGATATAATGCTTTAATGGGTGTAGTGCAAGATAAGAATGAAATTTATATTATTCCAAATGTTATAACTATTTTATTTCAAAATAAGTTATGTCATTATATAAAGCAAGATGTTTCTCATGCTAGACGTTACTTTGATAAAAATGTTGCTGATCTATTAAGATCTGAAGGTTTATTTGATTGGGACCATATTGGATATTGTAGAAATTATCATGGTAATTATGGAAATAGTTCAGACTATGGTAATGTCGGATGTACTGGATCATTTAGTACAGCATTTGCAGATGCAGAAACAAGTTATAATTTAAACAAAGAAATTGCATTGTGTCTTCAATATGTAAGAACATTAGTTCCATTTGATTATGCAGGAAATAATTCTATTATGCATTGCTTTATTTGCGATAAAGAAACTAAAGAAATAATATCAGCATCAAGATGTTGGGACGGCTTTTTTGAAAAGCATAAATGTAAAATTGAAAATGGCATTATAACTTTATGTGAAGAGAAAAATGATGCCGAAAAAAAGAATGATGATACTAAAAATGAACCAGCTGAAGCAGATGATGATTTAATAATGGATAATATAGAACTTGATGAAATATTTGATGAAGCTATATAAAAGATTTTAAGGAGAATAGAATATGGAAATAAAGTATTTTAAAAAGGATAAGATTGATCAACCAATGATCATCTATAGAGAGAAAGCATATGCAACAATTAAAAAGTATATGAATTCGACTCATGCAAAAACTAAAGAGTTTATGTTCTATGGTCTAGTAGAGAAAAGAGTAGGCAATATCTTTATTATTGACCGTTTTGAACTAATGCCTAATAAGGCCACTAGTGGTGCTTATTGTGAGGCTGATGATGAACGTATGAGCACTTGGTTTATGGAGACATTTACAGATCCAAAAGATATGAAGAGAGTGCGTTGTCATGCACATTCTCATGTTAATATGGGAACAACTCCATCAGGAACAGATGATGCTGAAATTTTAAGATTAGCATCACATATTAGTGACTATTACATTCAATTAATTGTAAATCATAAGGATGAGAATACTTGTAATATCTTTGATGCTGTTACAGGAATTTCTTATATTAAAGTCCCTCAATATATTCAAATTGGTAATTATTTAAGTGATTTTAAAGAGGGAGACATCTATAATTGGGATGAGGAAACATTAACAATGTCAAGTTCTCAAATCAAAATAGAAGATGGCCAATATGAAGTTAAAGGTAATTGGTTACATATTGATGAGAATTTATCTTTAAATCTATTGTCAAGAGAATTTGTACTTGATGGTGATGAGTTATGTATTGAAGGTGGATCAATTGCTTTCTATGAAACTGATGAAGAAGAGAAAGAAATTGAAGCATTATTTAAGGATATGATTAAGGCACCAACATATACTTACTCAGGATATGGTGGAAGTTATTACAATGGAACTACTTATGGTAGCAAAGATAGTAAAACAACATCAACACCCTCAAAAACCCCAAGCGGAGGCTGGGGGTACGACGACAGCGGATACGATGATGACGATGATGACGACTTCTACGAAAAATACTACAATGGTGGATACAAAGGTTACGCACAATCAAGAGGAATGCTTGATAAGATCGAAGAAGAAGAAAAATCTAATTCTAAGAGTTCTAAGTCATCTAAAAGTAAGGAAAAAAGCGCTGTAACAAATTTACATATTAAAAAGTAATAGGAATAGGAGAACATAATAATGAATTTAAATAAGCACTTTGAATTCTTTAATCCATTAAAGATTAAGGAAAACAGAATAAATGTTAATATTATTGGTGTAGGAGCAGTTGGATCATTTATTGCTCTTCAATTAGCAAAGTTAGGAGTTCCAGAGATTATAATCTGGGACTTTGATACTGTTGATGATCATAATATTACAAACCAAGTTTATAATTTTAATGATCTTAATAAGAAGAAGGTGGATGCATTAGAGGAGCATCTATTAGCTCAAAATCCAGCTATTAAAATTACTAAAAAAGGTAAGTGGAATCCAGGAGATGCAGTTTCTGGTGTAGTATTCCTTGAGGTAGATTCAATGAAGATTCGTCAAGCATTTGTTGATGATAATCAATATAATGATTTATTATTAGCAGTTATTGATGCAAGAATTGGTCTAGCAACAGGAGAAGTTCATTTTACATATTGGAAGAATGAAGAAATGGTTGAACACTATAGTGAAAAGGTTCATGCATTTGACGATTCTCAAGCATCTGTTGCAGTTAGCGCATGTGGAACTGTTTTATCAGTATCACCTTCAGTTCTAATTGCTGCAAGTGAAGCAGTTGGATGTTTTATTAACTTAATTAATGGTGAAGAAAATAGAACATATACAACATTTGATGCATTCAAGGGTAAAATGAATTCATTAAATATTTAAGAAAGGATAAAGAAGAATATTAATTATTTTAATATTCTTCTTTTTTTAAATAAATATGAAAAAACAACAGTTTGAAATGTATAAAGAATTATTAAATAATGGGGTTAATTCTTATACATTAATATCAACAATAAAAAATAAAGAAGATTTTTTATCAATATATTCATATTTTCCATTGAATATTAAATTTAAGATAATTGATGGAACTAAAAAAATGTTATATAATTCTTATAAATCAAAATATTCATTTGAACCATCTGATTATGATAAAATGGTGCAAATAATATCTGATGACCTAGATGTATTTACATGGAGTTTTATTCGATTATTATATAATAATAGATATTTAACAGAAGATTATTTCTTAAACTATTATCATAAATTTCCTGTATGGGCAATACAAAAATTAAATATGGAAACAAAAATATTTAATAATTGTTCAGATAGTGTAAAATTAATTTTATCTGTTTTAAATGCTGATACTGCCGATACACAATATTATTTAGAAACATTAAAAAGTGCAAATAAGATTAATGTTTTAAATACATTAAATAAATATAGTGAAAATTTAATTTATAATTATAATTATTTATTTAATATTCCTACTATAAAACAAAAATATATTTCACATATAATCGATGAACATGTATCACATATGTTTAATTCATTATCGGCACATCATATATACTTTAATCCTAGTAATGATAAAAGAGTATTAGCATATTCTATTAATATCGGTGATACTTCAAATGGAATTATACGATTATTCAATTTTAATCGCATTGTTAAATTTATAAATCTATTTATTCCATTTACTGAATCAACACAAACAAATGAATTATTGCAGTCTATAAATAAATTTATTATAAATAATGATAGAAATAGTTTATATGAATTATTTTTACATTTACATGATTCACTACCAAAAAGTGATGATGGAAAAAATTCACAACAAGATTATTTTTATCGTGAAAAGCTTAATTTATTAATTGATGTATTAGAAACATTTTATCTTAAATTAAAGGAATATGATTTTGATCATATTGAAAATATAAAAACGTCTGATTTATATAGAGATATAGCATATATATTAACATATGCATATTATATATATAATTCTCATAATAGATCTATTGTTGAATACATACCATTAGGATTAAATAAATATCAATATACATTATTATGCAGAATCTATAAAGATGCAAATCTTCCAGTTAAGTTTGTTAATATTGGGCGATTTCAATCATATGGAATTTTTAGAATCAGTATAAGATCAATAGTATCTGATATCATTAAAAATAAAGATATACTCTATGATTATTATACAACATCTGGACAAATAAGATCACTATTTTATGTAATACCAAACATAGATTTCTGTGAGGAATTTTATAATTATATGAAATATTATAATTATAATATAGATGATATAGTAAAAAATCTTATAGTTGTAGAAAAACAACAATGTACGTTTCATGAAGCGCCATTTAAATCTATATTTATTTATAATAATGATCAAAAAAATAATAAAGAATATAGTATAATACAAAATAATTCATATGATTTATTATATTGTATTTGGCACTTGTTAATATCAAAGATTGATAAACCAAATATTCATATTTCAGAACAATTATCATATGACAAACTTTCTGATATTAAAGCAGAAAAATCAGATACAGATTATTGTTTATATACTACTAAAATATATACAAAGACTACAAGTTTTATTGATTTACCATACAATGATATTGAAAATAAAGATATTAAAAATATAAATAGTTTTGATGATATTGAACTAGAAGATTTTAAATATAATGCATTATTAACATATAGGATAACTAGTAGTATTGATATGGTAGAAATAAGATATATTAATAATTAAAAATAATAATAAAATATATATTATAACAAAGGATGATGAAAGAAAATTTATATAATTGAGTAGTTAATAAAAACAAATTATTATGCCACAAGGCGACTTAACGAAAGATTATAAAATTATTATTAACTAAATAAAAGGAGAAAAAAATTGAATACAGAAAACATGAGTGCAATTGAGATCACTCGTAGAAAAAAAATTAAAGCAGTAAGAATTTTATCTAATTTAACATATGTAGAAAAAATGACAGATGTAGAATTTAGATCAGTAAGTGAAGTAGTAGGCCTTTCACTTAATCAAGTAAAAATGGCATGGAGAAATTTTATTTATAATGGTTATATTGATGGTACTGCCAAAAATAATCATATAAAACTAATTATAAGTAGATATCATTCACCACAAACAGTGGCAAATTATCTTGAACATCAAAAAAATAGTAAAAAATTAACATTCTGCAGAGTACAAAAAGCAATTAAATTATATTTATCTGGAAAAGGACGATATGAAGTAAAGGATTTAACTGGAGTCGGTGTTGGAGCTTTACAAAGGGTTATGAATAGATTGCAACAAACAGGTAATATTATTTTTTCAAATGAAAGAGGATCTGCTGATACAAAAGTAAAGAATATATTTACACCATTAGATGATATGGTCAATGTAAATATTACTAGAGCTATTAGATATGCAAAATATAAAGCAAATCAAGATGTAAAAACTGATCCATGCAAAGGATTAAATTATATTGAAAAGAATCGTCATTTAGCATATTATCATTTCTTATGTGCTAAGTTCAATGTACAACCAATATATTAATAATTAATAAAATGAGTGTTTTTCATCATCCTCACTCATTTTATTTTTTTATAAAAAAATATAAAAAACAATAAATTATAATAAAAAAAGAGGTGAATATCTGATGATTAAAATCTTAGATATTAATAATGTTACTCCAATTAGGAGATTTAATAAATATCAAACTGCAATATTACAATATAATAATATTCCAATTGATGATGTAATGAAATATATTCCAGATACAAAATATTCTTATTTATTTGAAGAATATTATAATATGATGGAAATATTAGACGGAACAAATGAATACATTAATTTTATATTGCAGAATAAAAATAAAAAATTTATTGCAATAACAGACCATGATAATGATGGTATATTTGCATGTGTAAATTTAGTTCTTCCATTAGCTATGCTTGGCATTGATATATCATATATGCCAACAGATAGATTTAATGGTGGATATGGTATGAAGAAAGAAAATATTGATAAAGCAATTGAATGCGGTGCTGAAGTTATAATAACTGCAGACCAGGGCATAACTACATTAGATGCAATTAAATATGCTCATGAAAAAGGCTTATTAGTATGTTGTACAGATCATCATAATGGAAATGAATTTAATGAAGCTGATGTTGTTGTTGATCCATGTTACTATTTAAATAAAACACAATTTAAAGAAATATCTGGAGCAACAGTAGTATTAAAATTAAATTACTGCTTATATAAATATTTAAATATGGATACTGCAGTATTTGATGATTTAGGATTCTTAGCAGGTGTAACTGTATTGTCAGATTGTATGCCATTAATTGGTGAAAATAGAATCTTATATAAAGCAATGATTACACGAGCAAATGAATTAAAAGATATCAATTCTGTAATACATAGAATATCTGAATTATTAGGATTCTATGATGTTGAACGTGATGAAGACGGTAATGTTATTACAGAATTTATTGAAATTAAAAATTTCAATAAAACTAATTTAGATTTTTATTTTATTCCAGTTATTAATGCTGTAAATAGAGTAGAAGGTAATGTAACTGATTTAGTTACTGCATTAATAGATGCATTTTATGGAGAAGTTAATTGTGCATCAGATTATTTTATAAATATAAATAATCGTAGAAAAGAAATGAAAATGGAATTATTATCAGAATGGGAAAAGTCATATGATTCTTCTGTAATTGTAGATGCAATAAAAATTGACTCGATTGATAATTATTCTGGTATCGCTGGATTAGTTGCATCAGATTTAGTTGAAGAAGAACATAAGCCAGCATTAATTGGTATAGATCAAGGACAAGAAATATTACATTTTTCTGGAAGATCTTTACCCGGTTATAATCTATATAATCTATTAGCAAAAGTTCAAAAGAATCATCCTGAATTAAATCTTCAATTTGGTGGTCACGATGAAGCATTAGGTGCTGCTATACCTAGAGAAAATTTACAAGATTTAAGAGACTATTTAGATGAAGAGTTTGTTAATGAAGGATTCGAATATGAAGAAGTATTTTATAGATTAGATGATCCATACGCATGGATGAATCTATTTAGAAATTTATATCCATTTGGCAATAAATTTGAAATGCCTAGATTTTATATAAAAGGAAATGTTAGATGGGGAAATAAAGAAACACAAACATTTGGTTTAGTTGATGTTCATGGAAGATTTAAAACATTTTCTAAAAGCGATTTAAGATATTTAACTTATTTAAAATTTAATAGACCAGATGAAGAAGTTGAACTAGCTGTAGAATTATGTTATGATGAAGATGGTTCTGAAATATTTAAACTAATTAATATTTTAAATAAGAAAGAAAGTATTCTTGAAGAAATGGATGAAAAATATAGAGAATATTTACAATCTTTGGAAACTAGATCAGAAGAACAACCATCAGAAGAAGATTAATGAGGTAGATATTTTTTAAAATATCCGCCTCAACAATTTATTATATTTTGGAGGTATTATAAAATGCAATGGGGAATATTTGAAGCAAAAATAAAATATGATATATTGGATAAATCATTAGTAAAAGAATTAAATAATATAACATTAAGTAATAATGTAAATATTATTATTGATTTAAAACAAATATATAGAAAGATGTTTCGTAATTCTGTTGAATTGGATTCTAATGATCCTAATTATTTAACTTTAGAAACAGAGAGAATAACATCTGATATAATAGGCATAATATCACATTATCGAAATTACTTTTATAAAAATAAAAAATATACGAAATTTTATTTCTTATATTCTGAAAGTGAATGTGAATTATTTAAAGCAATATATCCTGACTATAAGAAGGAATATTATGATAAATACTTCAATGGAGATAATATTGATAAAATTGACTTAATAAAAAGAGTAAATGCTGCATTAAAAGTTGTTATAAATTTAATTCCAAATTGTACTTATATCAATACAAGTGATTTTGATGAATTAGTTTATGCTGCAGCAATAACATCTAATTCTATAAATGAATTAAATTTAGTACTTACTAATGATGAGACATTTTTTCAATTAATTAATAATAATACATATTGTTTAAATTTACATGGTAATGCAAGTGAAATAATTAAACCAGATAATTTTTATAAAAATATTCTGGAGAACAATTCATTAGAAACTAATCTAACACATAAAATTTTTAGATTAATTCTTGCATTAGCCGGTGTTAAAAAGCTCTCTATTAATGGAATAAATAAATTAGGATTAAATAGAGCATATTGTATTATTAAATCATTTGTTGATGATAATACTTTATATAATAATGAATATTTAATTAATCCATTTAGTGAAGAAAAATTCAATAATGATAATAAATATTCAAATAAAATTTTAGAAAATATTGAATTATTAAAACAAAATTTTGAAGTATTAAATTATAATAAATATTTAAATGAAAATAAAATTATGATTAATAATAAAATATTTACACCTAGAAAGATTGTTTCAATGAATACTTTTATAGAATTAAATCAAAGAGTATTTAGGACATATCCATTAAATGTAACAATGTTAATAAAAGGTGAATTAATATAAAGGAGAGATAATATGGCAAGAGATTGGAAAGCCGTAGAAGCTATGCAAGAATCAATTCAAAAAACAATTAAACGTAGAAAAAAGACAGCAAAATTCTCATTAGCTGAAATGGCCGATGATGAAATCTATGATCCGTTAAAGGATGTTGTTGTTAAAATATCAGAATGTACTACATCTACATTAAATAGATTAATTAAGTCAGTAAATGCTATGTATAAAGCATCTGCACCATCTGATATTGAAGTGCGTGATTTGTTAATAAAGAAAAAAGTCGTGTTAGAAAGAGAATACGAATCTAGGAGCGACAAAAAGTAAATGGAAAAATTTATAGAAATAAGATGTCAATATTGTGGAAGAATAATTGGAACTGAACAAGAAGGTCCAGCTATGCTTAGAGAATGTATATGTGATGACTGTGTAAATGATATTTGTGATATCATGCAATTAGAATATGGATTAAGGGAGGAAGATAAGAATTATGAACAAGATTATTTGTCCTACATGTAGAAGTGAAAAAATTAAAATAACTTCATCTTTTACAACTCAAAATAAATTTCCGCCAATAATGCAAAATGGAATCAATGTTAATCCTGATGGAAATAGAGATAAATTTACATGTGTCTGTCAAAATTGTAAAGAGTCATTTATTGCAATTTATGATAATGGCGAATATGAGATAAGGAAAAGAAATGATTAAAATTATATATACTATAGTATATATAATTTTTTATTCATTAGTATAAAAAATATGATAGAAGTACTTACAGATAGTAGTATAAAATTAAAAATTACAACTAGTACAGCAGATAATAAATACACAGAAATGACAATTAAATGCTCTAGTATGCATATTTGTGCCAACAAATTAGTATTATTAACAACATATTTTAATAAAAAGACATCTAGTAATACTGATGGAGACATATATTATTATAGAAATTCATTAGATGTATTAAATGACAGTTTATTAGGAGATATTATATATGATAGGAAAGATCCTAGAGTTATATTTTATTTATCTATTCTTAACTCAATGAGAAATGAAGAATATCGTGGAACGACTATATGTGCTAAAGAGAAACGTATATATATTAATAATGATGATTATACTCATGCTTATGATATTAATATAAATTATTTTTTCGAAAATTCACATATTATATTTAAACTATTTATTGATGATTTAAGTATATTATATGATTTCTATACATCAATTGCAAATTATGGGCATAAATATTATTTAACATATAGTACATCATGCGCTGGAACATTTAATGTTGAATTAAATAATCAAATTATGCGTTTTCCATATTTAATTAAATTATATGATTCATATGCATTATTAACATCATATTTTACAACTACGGAAAGAAAATATTTATATAAAGATCCAGATACTGGAAAATTAACTGAAGCTACATCTATAATAGCATATCCATCTGAGAGTTATAAAATGTCTGTAAGTAATTATTTAGAACCTTATGATGATATGACTCCATATGATGAAACAATAAAAGATTATTATTTCTATATATTAGATAAATTATATGAAAAAAAATATATTACAAAAGAAGAATTACTAAATGTTAAAATGTATTTAAACGTTATAGAATAACATATAGTTATTCTTTTTTTTTATAAAAAAATACATATAAATAATATAAGTATTAAAAAATATTAGGTTGAACAATTTATTATAAAATGAAACAGGTGATAATATGAATCTATATGAAAATATGAATTTATGTGAAATAATGGATACATTAAATAGTGAATCATCTATGTTATTAGAAACACCATTTAATATATCAGTTAATGATTTTTACAAAGAAGATTTTGACAATTTAGACAACTTAATTGCAAATGCAAAAAGAATTATTTTATTCAGACATATTGGTGCTGATCAAGATGCAATTGCAGCGGTAGCATCAATGAAAGTTTTAATAGATAAGAAATATCCTAAAAAAGAAGTTATTATTTCTAAAGAAAAAAATAATTTTGCAAATCTTACAGACGAAGATTTAGTTATAATAATGGATGTCGGAGAATCACAACGTATTGCAGGTTCATATTTTGGAACACCTAAAACTGCTAGAATTGATCATCATAAAACAGGAATGATTTGTGATGTAACAATAGAAGATGTTAATGCTGGATCAACAGCAGAATTATTAACATTATTCTATAATCAAAAAGATTATCCATTAGATAAAAAAGTTTGTGAATTATTATTTAAAGGAATTATATCTGATACTGGAAGAATGCAATATTCATTATCACCTTCAACTATTGCTGCATTAGGTATTATCCAATCATATAAAATAGATTATAAAAATATTTATAACCAAATGTATTCAAAATCACCAGCATCAATTAAAGCTAGAAAATATATATTAAACAATTTCTTAACAACAGAACATGGTGTAGCATATTTATTTATAGATTCTAAAAAAGCATTAGCTGCAGGAGTAAATATTAATGATGTTACATCAATGCCATATGAGTTAGAAAACATGGAAGGTCATCCAATTTGGATGATTGCTGCTCAACGTAAAGATGGTATTTATATTAGATTACGTAGCAGAGGAATTGATATTCGTGAATTAGCTAAAAAATATAATGGTGGAGGACATATGGAAGCATGTGGAATCAAATTAGCTAATCGTAAAGAACTAACAAAATTTATTGATGATTGTGATGATTTATTAGTTAAAAAGTCAGTAATCGTAGAATCAGATAATAATGAAATAAAAGAGGTCGATAAGATGACAGGAGAAAAAGAAGAATACTTAGTAAAATATGATCAATATTTAGAATCACACATTGGATGTGTTCAACAAGCATATCAATATATAAAAGATAATATTCCAGAAATTCTTAATGATGTTGAAGATTTAGCGTCATTAGATAAGCAAATATCACAACATGATGAGTCTAAATATTCTGAAGAAGAATATGAAGCATATGCATTATATTTTAATGTTAGTAAAGAAAAGTATATTAATGAATTTAATCGTGCATGGAACCACCATCAAAAGACTAACCCACATCATTGGCAATATTGGGTGTTAATTGAAGATGAGGAAGATGAAAAATATATTCCAATTGAAATTCCATATAATTATATTATTGAAATGATTTGTGACTGGTGGGCATTCTCATTTAAAAAGAATGATTTATCTGAGATTCTTTCATGGTATGAAGACCATAAAGATAAAATGATTATTAATCCAGAATCAAAAAAACAAATAGAAAATATACTAAATAAAATTAGTTCAATATTACAACCAAACGCTATTAAAGAGGATGTATTAATTGAAAAGCAATGGAAAACATTTGCCGATGGAGGACGTATATGCCCATACTGTGGTGAAGTATTAGATCCAGGCGAACATCATAAATGCGAACCAAAAAAAGAAAAAACTGATACAAAACCTTCTAATACAGCACAACCTGCTAAAAATAAGCCAGAACAAAAAACTGATAACCATCCTAGTAGAGATATTAAACCTGGTGATCCAGATGATAAGAATTATACAATAGAAGAACCAGATGATGAGAGAACACATAAGAATTATCTTCACGAAAGCAAGATCCCAACAAAAACAAAGCAATTAATTTATAAATTAAATACTGAAATTAAAAATAAATATGGCACTGCTGTAGCTAAATATGTAATGGCTGAAGTAAATAAAGGTAACCTTGAAGATCTAGATGATATTCAAAGAAAAATTCAAATGTTAAAGTCTAATGGTGGAATAGATCCTCGTACAGGAAAGAAAATTCCTATGAAACCTCAGCAAAAAACAATAAATGAAGATGGGCATTTATCTAAAGATATGTCAGTTGAAGATATTGCTAAAAAACATAATGTAAGTGTTGAAGAATTAGAAAAACAAGTTAAAATGGGTATTGATGTAGAGCATGAGCACACTTCAGATGATGAAGAAGCTAAAAGAATTGCATTAGATCACCTTTTTGAAATTCCAGATTATTATACAAGATTAAAAAAGATGGAAGAAGAAGGAGAAAAAGCTCTACAAGAAGATATTAAAGAATGGACAAAAATGACTCAAGAAGAAAGAGAATCTGCAAAGAAAAATGGTGACTTATTTACATTAAAAGGTAAGATGCATACTATTTCTCCAGATGGCCATGCTCGTCCAATTGAGTCAAAACCTGTTAAAACTAAAATAAATGAAGATTCATTATTAGATAATGCAGAGATATTGACTGAGGGCTGGAGAGGTCTAATACGTAAAATTATTAAAGGCGATTCTAAGCATAGATGGATAGATACTTCAAATGCAGATAGAGCCGATTTAGAAATTGCATATAATGAAAGTTATAATTATTTAAAAAAGATTTTAGTAAAATTAAAATCTTTAGATGTAAAAAAATTAAATAATGTAACAAATGATAATTATGATAATGCTAAAAAAGCATTAGATACAGGTACCGCTCAAATTGAATCTATAATAGCATCATCAAAAAAAATATACAAAACTCATAATGTTGAAGATATGCGTAAAGCCGTAACATTATTAGATCTTTATATTATGAAACTTGTTCCTCAATCTGCTGGAAACAATATAAGATTTTATGATTCTAGTAAAGGTCAATCTGCAAAAGATGTTACAACTAATTTACGTGAATCTGTATTAGATCCAATAAATAAAGAACGTTGTCCAGAAATATTTAAAGACAATAAGATGATTTCATCTGTTCGTAAATTTATTATTGATATAGTTAATGATTTTAAAAAACAAGTTAATTTTGATTTTAAAGTTAAAAATATTTACATGATAGGATCTTCTACCGGATTCCAATATTCATTAACATCTGATATTGATATTGAAGTAGAGACTTCAATTAAGAAATCACAAATAAAAAATATTATAAATATTATTCCTAAGGGAACATTATTACCAGGAACAAATAAGCCAATTAATATTTTCATTATCAATGATGATGAATCATATGATTTCAAACAAGCAGAAAATGTTTATGATCTTGTAAAAGATAAATGGTTAAAACAATCTGAAAAATCAGATTATCAAGTGCCATATCAATATGTAAAAGATTTATCACAATTCTTTATGAATGGTTGTGACTTAACATTAAGTAAATTCGAACAAGATAAAAAAGAAATGGAAGAATATTTATCATTAGATCCAAAGACACAAGAGATTAATGATAATGAAAAAGCAGATGCAATTAGCAGAAAAATTATTGATTTAAAAAATGATATTGATGCTTTAACAATGGCGCATCATGTAGTATTTGCCTTTGAAAAAGAAGGATATGAAAATATGCCATTCAGAGTTCGTATTGAAATGGAAAAGAAGACTGATCCTAGATACTCTATTAATAACTTAGTATATAAGATGGTTGATAGATTTGGTTATTTTGAAAAAATAAATAATGCAAAGAAAGAAGCTATTGAATTAGTTAAGAAGGCTGAGAACTATGGAACAAATAAATAGAGAAAAAATTAAAGAATTTATTTATAATAACATTTCAAAATTTAATAATGTTAGATTACTTGATCCATTATATGATGAGGTTAAAGATGTTGCTCAAAAAGAATTATCAAATTTCATTATTGAATATTTCGAGGAATATAATTTAAAATTAAAGAATAGTTATGAAATTATTAAATTCCCAAACAACGATGATTTTTATGATTTATTTAGAGAATTTTATAAAGTATTTAAAGAAGAACTTGATTCACAAAAACAATCAGATAGAGAGCGTAGCAAATTCATCAACCACGATGGTATATATAACCATCTATTTGATAAGATTGGCTTTTTACATGATTTAATTAATTCTTAGTATAAAATAAGATAACTTAGGTTATCTTATTTTTTTTAAATATGTGCTTATTTTAATATGTGTTTATTTTATATATTATTATAATAGTCATATATATGAAATATGACAAATATAATTTTAGGAGGAATAATGTAATATGACAATTAATGAATTAATTTCAAAGCTTGAAGAAGCAAAAAGAAGATTTGGAGGTAATATGAATATACTGATGGAATGTAATTGTGATGTAAATATTAATTATGTATGCCATGTATCTGGCAATGCAGTTAAATATGATGGCGAACATATTAGATTAACAGATAATAATGAATCAATTCCTGAAATTTATTGTGCAGATCCAGATGATGAAGATGAAATATTAGTTGAGGTGTTATAATGAGTAAAAACACTCAATATATTAAAAATCAAAAAGAAATATTTAGAAAAATAAATTTAATATTAAAAAAATGCAATTATTTAAAATGTATTCCTAGTATTTATGAAATAGTTGTTAAAGCACTACATCCAGAAATTATAAATACTAAATATATGTGTGGTATTGATACACATGATAGTTCAGAATATATTATTTATTATATTCCATATCTTAATACTAAAAAGAAGATAAATATTGCAAGAGTACCAATTGATGTAGATACTGGCGAAATGATTGAAGTATTACCTATGAATAAAAATATGACTGAAGAGGAGTGTATTATATGAAGCAAATAAAATTTAAGGATAAATGTAATGGAAAAAATATAAAGAAAAGATTAACAACTCTAGAATGGAATGCATTGCAGCATTTATTAAGATCTGCTGGATTAGATGGTGTATTTTATCTATCAAGTAAAGTTAGAAAAGATTATATATATGCTGAAGATCCAGATAAGGATGATAAGTATATTAAAATGAATCTTAAAGACGGTTCTGAAGAGATTATTGATGCACTTGGATATTCATTAAAAGAAGAAGGATTAAATAATGAAGAAATAAATGTATTAATATCATTATGGGAAGAACTAGGAATTATAACAAAAGAACAAAAAGAATTTTTATTAAAAGAGGAGGAAATTTAATGAGTAACGCAAGCTTTCAATATTTTAGAGGAGAATTAAATGGATCAGGTATGAAAACTGTTCTTAAAGCTCTTTCTTTAGCAGAAAAGGCACATATGGGTGCTCTTAGAAAGGATAATACTACACCATATATTGAGCATCCACTAAAGGTTGCAGCAATATTATATGATCTTGGTATTAAAGATGAAAATATATTGGCTACTGCAGTATTACATGATGTGTTAGAAGATTCAGAAGATGAATTCATTAAAGCTAAATTACATGATACTTTTAATTCTACTATAAGAGATGCAGTATTGGCATTATCTAAACCAAAAGGTTATAATAATATGATGTATTATGATAGAATTAGTAAAAATGAAATTGCTATACTAGTCAAATTGGCAGATAGAACACATAATTTAACAACAATATCAAATTTTTCTGAGGCTAAAAAAGCTGCATATGTAAAAGAAACTAAAGAATTTATATATCCATTAATTCATAATGCACAACATGATCACTATGAATATGCTAGCCAATTAAGAATACTTGATTTATGGATTGAAAGTTTAATTGAAGTACTTGAGCCATATATGAGAAAGGAAGATGGTGAATAATATGTTTTGGAAATCATATATAAAAACTAAATTGTTTCTATTCATGTTTTGCATAAGTCTTGGTTGTGCAATTATTACAAGTGTATGTATTATATTTTTTGCACCAGGTGATTTTAATTTATATAGATTAATAGTTGGTATAGTTTCATCTCTTGTTATATTTGGATTATTGTTTTATGTATTTAGTTTATCATATAAACATAATTATAACTATTGGGTGCCAAAATATTATATAATGCATGGTAGATACTATTTCACTGGAAACTTTTTATCTAATGATGATATGTCACTTGTTTTTAGTGATGATATAAATGATGCTGAATTATATATAAGCACTAAAAAGGTAAATGCATTAATACAATTATTTAAAGAAGATTATTCAATAGATGAGAACACTATTTGTATTAAACAATTAAATTTTAAGGAGGCATATGAAAGATGGGCACAACAAAATTAATGATTAAACCATTGCCAGATAAAATAACTAAATATGAATTAATTGGTAGAATTGAAGAAATAATCAATTCAAGATTCAAACAACACGCTAGTTCAATCATGAGACAAGCTGCCGTATTTTGCGTTTTAGATTTTTTAAATACTAATAAATTAATTGATTATAATTTATATTGTGAAGTATTTAAATATTATCAAACTAAATATGATGGCATAAATGATTAAAAAAATTATTTAAGGAAAGAGGTTTATTATGAATAATAATAATTTTAAAACTATATATAGATTTGAACAAGATGATAATAATGGTTGTTGGTATAATCACGATCAATCATTTAATAATCTATATGGAAAAATTGTAGAGAACGTCCCAATGCCTAGAGATAATAGAAATAAAAATTATAGAGCAGGATGTTTCTCTTTGGAGGATTTATATACTTGGGGATCAATAGAAGCATTGAAGAAAATGAAAGCAAGAGTTGTTGAAGTTTTAACTAATGATTTTATTATTCTTCCAAGAGGAGAAGTAATTTATAACGCTACAAATGTAGTGTATAAAAAAGTAATACACCAATATTAAGGAGGATAAGAATAATGAAAAAAGGTGGATTTATTGCATTAATTGTAGGAGGAGTAGTAGTATTAATATTTTTAATAATACTATTCTCAAGTTTTGGAGTTAGAAATACGGCGGTATCATATGATGAAAAAATTCAACAAGATACATCAAATATAGGTGTTGAAAGAAAAGCTGCTGTTAAGAAATTAGAAATGATGGAAAATGCAGTCGATAAATCTAATGAACAATATAATAGAGTTATCGATGCAATTACTGAGGCTAGATCATATTTTAGTAATAGTCAAGAATATGATCATGATGCAGCAGCTACATTAATAAATGTAATTGCTGAAGCATATCCAGAAAATCTTGGAAATTATGAAACATTTAAAGTATATATCCAAGAAACAATTATTATAAATGATAATATTAAAAATATTAGAGAATTATATAATAAAGATGTTAAATCATATAGAACACATTGTAAATCATGGCCTAATTCAATGTTATTAGGATTAACAGGATATCAAGTTATTGATTATAAATACTTAGATATAGATGATAACACAGGTGATTTATAATGGAGATTACTAAAAGAGAAGTAATAGTATCAATATTAATAGTATTATTATATTTTGTAATCTGTATTCCTTCACATATTGCTATAGAAAATGCATATATTGGAAAAACAGATGATCTTCAAACTGCTATTACAGTTGAAACTGAAGATTTATTTAACCATTCAATTAATACTAATAAAGGATTGGCATTTAGCTATGCCAATCTAGAAATGGTTGATGATGTTACTTTTCCAGAATTAAAGAAAGATAATTTTTTATATATCAGACGAGTAATGGAAGAATATCGTCCTCATACTGAAACATATACTGAAACAGTTAATGGAAAAACAGTTACAAAAACTAGAACTGTTTGGAGATGGGACTATGCTAATAGTTCTGAAGTTATATCTAAAAAATTAATAATTAATAATATAGAAGTTAATTTCTCAGATGTTGAAATACATCCAAATACATTATCTAATCCTGGCAATTATCATAACGGACAAAAGATAGATGGACGAGATGTAACTTCTGCTTCTGGAAAGTATTTAAAATCAGAAAAATTTTTCTCTTTTACTTATGATAGTAGGTTTTATTATGAAGTTGTAACTTTTAATGATTTATATGAAAAAAATAATACTTCTGTTTTATTGAATTTTGATAATAAAACTATAAACCCTGCAGATTCATCAGTAACAAATCATAAGTATAAAATAGGTAAAATGCAGCCATCAGAATTTAAAGAATATTGCATAAATAGTGTTAAACCTACATTATGGCTAGTATTATTATGGAGTATTACTGGGGTTATTTTTATAGGATTAATTATTGGATTCTATTATTTAGATAATAAATGGTTAAATTAATGGAGGATATAATGAAAAATACATTAGTAGTTAATTTACTTGGAGGCCCAGGTGTTGGTAAATCTACATTAACTGCAGCAATCTTTGCAAAATTAAAAGATGCTGGAATTGATTGTGAGATGTCATCTGAGTTTGCAAAAGAATTAGTTTGGGAGCAAAGAAATGAAACCTTTAAAGATGAGCTTTATATCTTTGCTAAACAAGCACACAGATTATTTAGATTAAATGGTAAGGTTGATGTAGTAATTACAGATAGACCATTAATTCTAACTTGTTTCTATGCACAAAATGATGAAGCTTTATGCAATTTTTGCTATGATAGATTTAGTTCATATAATAATATGAATTATTTATTAACGCGAAAAAAAGTATATAATCCAAATGGACGAAATCAGACTGAGGATGAAGCAAAATCTGTTGATAAAGGTATTAGAACAATTTTAAATAATTATAATATTTCTTATGACGAAGTACCTGGTTCTGTGGAATCAGTAGATATTATAGTTAATAAAATTTTAGATGTTTTAAAAAATTAGTAAATATAAAAGTTAGAAAGGTATATAAAACCTTTCTAACTTTTATATATTTTATACGATAAGGAGTAATCATTAGCAATATATCAAAGAAGTTTTGGTTCGAATCCAAATTTAGTCAATGATATTGAAAACTGAAGGCTATGCCTACGAGGTCCAAAGGGAAATCGTCACTAAGGAAGTAGAAGTAGATTAGAATGGTGTAATTGGGGAACATATTGATATATTGCTAATGATTACTCCTTATCCAAGATATGTCTTAAATTAATAAATGAAGATAATAGGAGGAATAAGACATGAAAAAATTATTATGTTTATTAGTGGGTTTATTATTATTAATATCATTATCAGGCTGTGATGTAAATAAATCACCTGCGGAGAATATAAGTCAATACAAAGGTGCTTTGGTTTATATTGGTGATGAGATTGTTCATGGTGATAGATTTAACTATTATTATGACAAAGATACTAAGGTTATGTATGTTGCTAATGATTCTTATTATTCCGGTGGAATAACTCCACTATATAATGCAGATGGTACTTTAAGACTTTATGAAGAAGTTGATTAAGAACAATATGGAGATATAAATATATGGATTAATCATTGATTTTTATTATTTAGATAATCGATGGCTTAATAATTAATATAGTTAAAACTAAAGCACTATGTCTTATATGTGGTTATATGACTTTTTAATAATAAAAGGATGGTGAAAAAAATGAATGTTAGTTTAAAATTATTAAAACGAATTGATGAAAGAAATTATTTAACTGAACGAGAGCATAGAGAGTTCAAAGGTATTGTTGAGAATGAGCTTAAATATGCAGATACATGCCATAATTTAGAAAAGAAATTGGGCTGCCCATTAGATATATTTATAGAATTGCATAAAGTAGCAAATGTTTATACTAAAATGGGAAAATGCAAATTATTGAAAATATTAGATAAATTTATTGTCATTAAAGTACATGACAATACGACTTATTTACCATTAAGTGAATATCAAAAAACTTGGTGGCTAAAAGAAAATACTGATGATACAAAATAAAAAGGAGATTTGAAATGGATAAAGTATTTAAATCATTAGAGAGAATTGGAAAATGTTATGTTCCAGCTGAAGGCTGCGTTAGGTATGGAGAAACTTATCGAGACCATTATAAAATAGTTGAACAAGCTTTACTTGAACTTAAAGCTATAAAAGAAGCAGACCCTAGTGAAGCATTACAATATATTGATAAAATATTGAGTAATTTTGGAAATGCACAAATTGAAACAATGACTTTATCAAAGTGCGATATATTATCTATTAAACAAGCTCTACAACAAGCTTTTGCTCAAGTCGAGCAGAATAAATTACTTGAACAGGAAGTTGGATGCCCTTTAGAGGTTAGATGTAATATTTATACTGATACATTTATCTATGATGAAAAAGGAGATCCATATGAAGTAGAACATATTGATAAAGAATGCTTCTCAGCATTAAAAGTAGGTGGCTGGGGAAGCGGTATAGATTATGATTTTAAATGGAAAGACTATAAGCATACTTGGTGGTTAAGAGAGGATAAGAGTGAATAGGTATGAATGATAAAGAATTTTATGAATTAGAAAATCGTTATAGAACAGAATGTGACCGTAGAGCAAAATTAAGGAGATTAAATGAGGAAAAAAATGAAATAGATGAATTAATTACTCATTTAACAACTAATCCAAAAGGATTAGTATTTCAACCAAGTCATATTCATGTTGAAATATCTGCAATTAGAAAAGACATTTCAATATCAAAAGAAACTGCACTTCATTGCTTACTATTAACATCAAAAGAAATTTGTGATAAAATCATTAATTTAAAGGATAAGAGTGAGTAAAGATGAAGAAGAATTTGGAAGGTGAAATTTTAATTGAAAAAACAAAAGAAGAAATTGAAGCAATCAAGCAAAATTGGACTGATTTTAAGTATGATGAATTACGTAGAAAAACGGAAGAAGAAACACTGAAGGAATTAAGAAGTGAGTAGGAATGAGTAAGAGGTTTATTAAAATAAAAGGTTTATCTTCAATTTGTATGCCTCAAAAAACTCATATGACCAAGGTATCTCATGTTTGTTCTAATTGTAAATGTATAATTTATCCAGGCCAGAATTATAGAAAGACTACTGCTGTTGAAAGAAAAGACACTGGTTGCATTTGGTATCATACTAAGTTTTGGTGCTTAGATTGCTCTAATAAAGAGTTAAGGAAATGAGGAAAAAAGTTATGATTGAAGAAGTTAAAGAAGAAATTAAAATTATAAATGGAATAGAAACTACATTTTATGGAAACAAAAAGAATTTCATTAAAAAGGAAACCACTGTTTATTACAGTGGGCGTACTCATGCATATGTAACGTATTATGATACTTTTGAAGAAGCAGTTCATAGCCTAGATAAATTGCTTGAAGCTCTTAAGATAAAGGACTATGGCTATCGTGATATTGAAACTAAACTAGATACTGTAAATAAAATAATGGTATTAAAATTTACTAGTGACCCTGATGATATAAGAGATATCACATATAATACTTACGAAATATATGCTATTGGAGAATAAAAATGGAAAATATAGAAAAACCAAAAATTAAATTTAAAAATTTTATAAAATATATCGCCAATCAATTATTTAGAAAAAATGTGTTAAAAAATATTTTTATCACACATAATTGGTTAGGCGGTTTTAGTATATATTCTCATATTAGCCAAAGCACAGGAAAGCCGAAGGTAATATATTCCAAGGCAAGTGCAAAAAAGGCGGCGGAGAAAATGTCTAAAAAAGTTTCAGAAAAAGAAAATCAAAACATACATTTTTCTTATTATAAATGTATGTATTGTGATGGTTGGCATATTGGAAAGAATATGCAAAATAAAATAAAGAAATAAGGTGATCGACATATGAAAATTTATAGAATATGGTTTGTACAAAATCTAAATACCATTTTTATTAAAGAATATGAATGTGTAGAGAAAAATAAGACTTATAAAGTTTATTTAATTAATACTTCGGTTAATAACTCATGGTCTGTTAAAAAAGAAGAACTTGATAAATTAAATAATGCTTGGGAATATATGTATTCTCTTAATAATGATGAAGCAACCTTAAATCTATTTAAAAATTTACTTATAGAAAAATATAATAATGAAGCAAAAAAGATACAAGATAAAATTGCACATCTTGAAAATTCTGACTTTAAAAAGTATATATAACTAAGGAGTTTTCAAAAATCATTAAAGGAGATAATTAATAATTGATAAAAAATATACATTTATATATTCCAGATCACATTTATACTATTTATGTATTAAGTCCTTGTGGCGATATTTGTAATGGATACGAAAAGGTAAATAGTCAAGTGGCTAGAAACGTAATTTTAAATAATCATAATGTTGATGTTTATGATTTAACAACAGGTGAAAATTTTCATTATATTGATGGTAAATTAGTTTAAAGAAAATAAGCAATGGAGGAACAAAAATATGGATATGAGTAAAGGTGGTTATACCCCAACACATGTAAGAATTAATTATAGAGTTGAATATATTGAAGCAGGACATATTAAAGCAGAGGTTTGGAATGGTTTCAGTATTGAGGATATGAAAGAAACATTTAAACTATTTCATAAGACTGGAACACTTTTATCTATTTGTCTAGCAAGTGATTATAAAAAGTTATATGAAAAGTATAGTGATATCATGAATCCACTTACATATGAGGGTAAGCCAGAATATGCAAGATATTAATGAAATTGAAAAAATTTGTCCTTTTAAAAAAGACAAATGGTGGGATGATTTAACATATTGTCAAGAATTTGGTTTATGTGAATGTTGTCCAAAATATGATAAAGTTGTAGAACTAATTAATTATGGCAAATCAGAAAAGGGTAAGAGTAAATAGAAATGATAAAACTTGATAAACCTGTTAAGGAAACAAGAATTTGTTCAATTTGTGGTAGAAAGAAAACTTTTGTATATGTATGGCAGGAACGAAGTGGTGGATTATGGACTAAAGACAATAAACCTAGTATGCCCTTTATGAGATGTCCTAATTGTAAAACTAACACTATGAAAGAGGATAAGAGTGAATAATATGGATAGTGTTGAATTATGGTTCATAATCTGTTTAGCAGTTACCTTTTCAATACCTGTAATAGCACTAACAATGTTAGCTATATTCAATAATACTAAGGATAAGGGTGAATAGATATGCGTAAAAGAAGAGAATTAGATGGAGAGCCATTAGTTGAAATTGATGGCCAAATAGGTGTAAAAGAATATAAAGGATGGTCTATAAAGCCATCTTTTTCAGTTGATGAGAAAATGGCTAGTATAACTATTTTAAATAAGAAAATAGGAATTGGCCAAAAAATTACAAGGAAATGTCATATCCATGAAATACATTGGTGGAGAAAAGAAGGCGGACTTTTTAATTCTAAAGAAGTAGAAGTAGTTCGAATAGATTATTTAGAATTTGAAACCATAGCTGATTTAATAGAAGAGGCGAAAACTATAGTAGATATGTATGATATGATGAAAAAGCAAATTTTAGAAAAAACTAAAATTACTGAATTAGTATATAGTTTTGAAAAAGTAGAATTTGTTAAAAAATAATAAAAATTTTGAATTACTAAAGAGGTGAAATGATAATGAAATATTATGAAATAGAGCATATTGATAGTGCGAATAATGGAATTATAATGACTACAACTTTATGTATAGTTGAAAATAAAGAAGTTGCTGAACATTGGTGCAAGATACATAAAAATTACATTTATCATGAACTTGATACGGAGGTAGAAGAATGTTAAAGAGAATGTTAAAGCTTAAAGATAATATAGAGTTAAAAGAACTTAAGAAATTTGGTTTTATAGTTGATGAAGCTCAAGACTGTGCCGAGTATAAAAGAGTGCTTTCTGATGATGATACACCTCTTTATAGAATTATTGTTTGGCCAAAAAATCATGTTATACAATTGATGGATGGAGAGTTCTATGTAGTCGCAGGTAGCTTACAAACATTGTTATTTGATTTATTTGAAGCAGGGATGGTGGAAAAATGTTAAAGATTAAGAATAGATTGGTTACTATTAAAAAGAAGGTGACAAAATGATTAAGGAAAAATATCTAAAGCGCATGGAAAAATTAAAGTTGAAAGAAGATAAGCTTGATGCAAAAGAAAGCAAAAAAGCAATTAAATGGTTAGTCAAAAAAGTGACTAAAAAAATTAAAAATTCACCATATGATTATTATTATCATGTATGTATATATCTAGAGGAAAAAGATTTAGAAAAGGCTGTAAAAATTTTAAATAAAAAATTTGATTTTTTAAATATTACTATATCTGATTATAAGGTTTGTGATAATAAAGTAATCATGTGGAAATTAAAGGAAGAATAAAAATAGGGTAACCTTTATTAGGAGGGATATTATGCTAAAGATTAAAGATAAATTATTTAAAAATCGTTTTAACAAATTAGGCATTTCTGATGAGGCATTAAATAGCAAAGTATATGATAGTCCAAATTGTGACCGTCTTTTATTTAGTATATCTAAAGATTCTACTAACGATGGATGGTATCTTGATTATGACCTAGGTCTTGATATCGACTGGGGGGTTAAAACATTATTAGATGTTTTAAAAGAAATTGAAAAAGTTAGTAAAAGTAAAATTTTTAGCTTTGGACTAAATAAGTATGATTATGCAGATAATAATGGATTCTTAACATCTGTAAAAGTTAATAGATCAGTTAGTTTATCCGAATGTGGAGATAGCTTCAATTTACAATTAGGCGATGGCAATTTTTATCATTTATATTTCTGCGAAAGTAAGTAATGAAAGGAAAAGTGATGCCTATGAAAAGAACAGATAGCAGTCAAATAACATTTAATGACATAAAAGATGCATTCGCATATATAAAAGTTATATGGAATGGCGAGATTATATTTGATGATGATTTAGATTCAGATATAGGAACTAAAGTTTCTTATATAAAAACTCATTCAGGACTATCTGGAATAAAGTATATTGAAGAAAAATACGGTAATAAAAAGATTTATTCCTTCTATGGTAGAGTAGTTAATTTTCATCATTTTGAACTTTATATAGAAGGAGAAGAAGTCGAATAAAAAAAGACAGGAGTGAATAAAAATGGCATACATTAAAATAGAATTTGATTTAATGGACGAAGGAGACCAAGCGTTAGCTTTTGATTTTGATGCATGGTTTAAATGTTATAGATGGATGAGGGATAATTTAAATGAACAATTACTTGATTTTGCCCTAAATAAAAGATTATTCACTTATCGTCAGCAAATTGAGTTAGTTGATTTAAGTAACTATTTTGGGGAATATATGAATATATGTAGGGTTACACCTATCCATATCTCATACTCTGATTTTAAACCAATAGATGATGGTTGCAATAAACCCTCAAAATTTTATTTGTGGTTAAAAATTGATAGTTGTTGTATTGGTTGTTCTGATTTTCAAGAATTAAAAGACAGGATTGGCAGCAGACTTGAAGGAATATTTAAAGAAATTTATGGTCAGTTATCAGATGGATGGGGAGAAAGTTTATACTTCAAAATTGATAATGAAGAAACCAATCAAACAGATACTTTCTGGCCAGAATTTAAAAAAGAGACAATGGAATTAGTTGAAAGTATAGGTGACTAATATGGAAGATAAACATAAAACAACTATTGAAGAAGCAATATTAATCGCAAAGTGTATAGCAATTAGTGGTAAAATTGACTACGCTAATCACAAAGATTTTGAAGAGAGTAAAACCTTTGAGGAATACCAAAATCGTAGAGGCATTATAGATATTAGTAAGGAAGAGTTTAACTTCCTAAAAAATCCAAAATTAAAATAAGATATGAGGGAATAAATATGGAAGTTAAACCAATTACATTAGAAGATATGTTAAAGATTTGTCATATTGATTATGATGGAGTTGCAGAAGCAGTTACTAGAATAGCTAGTGAAAGTAAATGCCTAGTAGAATTCTATGAAAAATTCCACAAGTATTTTTCAGAACATGGTTTAGGTGGGGATTCTTGTTGGGAATTATGTGAAATGTATTTAGGCCTTATTTTAAATGGGCCTTATTCTTGTTAGGAAGGTGAATAATATGCAAAAGAAAGTAAAAATTACAAAATATTCTTATGGATGTGACGGTGGTAGTTTAAAATTAATTAATGAACAAGGCGCATCCATTAATTTAGTTAATCATCATGGTGATGGAGATTTTGATTTATATTTAATTGAATCAGTTGGTTGGGGTCCTATTCATTTTGATAATAAAGAAGATTACCAAGTATATAAAGATTTTGAATCTCAACATCCAAGTGATATAATTTTATTTTTACATCAAGATAAACAACAATCTGATTGGAAAGCATTATTTTATGATTTAGATAATGAAGATGGAGATGGAATCGTTTTATCAAGAGATAAATATAGCTTTATCTCAATTCAACAAGATAAAGATAGTAATTTTTATATTTATGCTTATTATGCTAATAAGTATGATGATAAAAATTAAAATAATAATGAGGTGTTAATATGAAATTTATCTTACAAAATGTGCATGATTATCCGGGATTAAATGCCGAATATGTAAAGACCCTTGAAAAATTAAATATTAAATATGAGATAGTTATTGAACCGTGGAATAAATTACATCCTAATGCTGCTGTTAAATTTTCAGATGGATGTATTATTGAAATTAATACCTTAGAGCAATTGGATGAATTAAGCGATAACTTACCTAGCTTAATTTATAATGAGCAGTATAGCGAAGAACTATATCCAAAGGATAAATATCCAAATATTAAAGCAATAGAAATATATGATGATTACAAGGAATAAGGTATGAGTGATCATTTAGGAATAATTTTAGTTAAAGATATAAATAAGTTTATTGCAGATGATAAGCAATCATTTATATCTTATTTTAATTTTGATACACACAAATTAGAAGATCCTAATATTATCTTTACAGATTTTGATATTAGGGAAGATAGTAAAGGAATTAGGTTAAGAAATATTATTAATGGCAGCAAACCAATTAGTGATAAACCTTTACCACGACTTCTTAAAAAGAATACTATTATAAATTATTTACAAGATACAGTTAATTTCTATAATTCTAGAATGGAACAATATGGTAAGAATAAAATTGTACAAAAATATGTAAAAGCTTACAATAGTACAATCAAGGATATACAAAATAATCCAGATAGAAGTATATTAATAGGAATATGGTAGAAAGGATAAGAGTGAGTAATATGTTTGAAAATTTTAAATATTATTTAGAAGGCTTTAAAAGATTTGCTGAGACTGGCGATGTCTTAACTAAAAGAGAAAGAATACTTTTAGAATGGTATAACTACTTATCAGATAATACAAAATTTAAAAATATAGTTTTGAATCATTTTAATGATATTACATTTGAAAGTGGCAATAGAACTTTTAAATTAGAAATTAATGATGATTATACTTTTTCATTATCTTATTATTATAAGAAATTAATTGTAGATAATGGTAAGTGTAAAGACTATTCTACATCTGAAGATATTAATGAATGTATTGTTAGCGGCGATTTCTATAAATTAAGAAATTGGTTTAAGAAAAGAAATTATTTGAAAGGATGATGCAGATAACAATGAGTAAAATAGTAGAAATAAATGGTGAAGATTTTTTAGAATTAGATAAAAATGAAAGAGAATTTATTAGAATGTTTAATCAATGTATTGGCATACAAGATTACTTATCAAAATATAAATTTTTTAATTTTGAAGATGAAGATTTATATAATGAATTTATAAAAAATTGTAATTGCTTAAAAAAGAAAAGCTATATTGGAAAAATATTAAATAAGTAGGAGGTACATGACTAATGGGAATGGATTATAAATTTTGTGGTTCAGCTACTTATCCTAGATTTAATGATGAATTAAAAGGTATAGTTGAATTATTTGGTGGTAAGATAATTACCAATAGAAAACCAAAAGAGCAATGTTCTATGGTTGAATACTTTATGGAAGAACCGTTAAAATATGAAATGCCTGAGGGAACACCTGCAAGTGTAATTAAATGGGTAAATCATCCTTATGCCGAAGATTTTACCGTAGAGGAAACTAAGGAGATTTATAATTTCTTGCATATCAAATGGCGCAAGGTAGAGGCTATATCAGGACAAATTGCTGAAGAATTACGTTGTTGCGTTCTTGAAGAAGAACCTTGGGAAATATGTTAAGAAGATTTAAAAGAGGTGATTAAATAATGTTAATTAAATTAAAAAATATATTATTTTTATATCTGATTCTACTTTCATACATATTATTGATTTTAATAGGTGGAGCAACAATATTTGTACCTATATTATTAGGTTTGTTTGTTAGCCCTTATTGTTATTATTTCCTAATAATTTCAATAATTCTTTTGCCTTTAGAATATATTGGTCTTTTAACAGTAGCATCTCATCTTCGATATTAATTAAGAAATAGGAGTGAATAGAATGAAAAGTTATTTTTATGATGTTAAATATGAAACTGGCCCATTCAAGGGACTTAAAGATTTTGAGAACTTAGGTCAAGAATGGGCTGAAGAATTAGCAAATTACTTTGATGATACAAATAAAGCACAAATGGAGAGCTTATTAATGTTATTAAATATGGCGTACGAATTAGGACTAAAAAAAGATAATAGCTTGCCTGGTGGAATAACATTAAAAGAATTAGTATCAATGCATATTATTAATCCAAATTCAATCGTAGAAGTCTATGAACAAGATAAAAATGATCCACATTGTTCTAATAGAATTTTTAAAGGTATGGCTTGGGAAATGGAAAAAAATGAAATCTGCAATAGAAAATTAAAACATATTTTTAGTGCCATATCTGAAACAATAAGTGAAAGTGATAGAATATGTATAGAGGTGAAAGAATAATTATGAATAAAGAAATTATGATTTTTAATTTACAACCTACTATTGGAAGAAGTCCTAAAGATGTGTCTATTGATTTATTTAAAATTATACTAGATGAAGCTATAGCTAAGAATGGTTCTAGAATAGAGGTTGGTGTTGTAGCATTTACAGCTCTTAGTAGAGTGGCTGATGACTTAGGCTTTACAAAACCTCCTGTTATTATATATGATGTAGGTGGTCATATTATTACATTAAAGTTTAATCCTAAGTATTATGATAAAGTAGTGCTTGATGATAAGCCAATAATTGAATTACATTATGATGAAACTGTTTTTCATTTGAATTTAGATTTGAGTAAAAATGTTTAAAGAATTAAAAATATTAGAGGAAGAGGAACAATAAAAATGATAATTGAAATGTTTTATGATACAAAGTTAAAAAAAGGAGAAATAATTGCAGCTCCGCTTACACCAGAATTAAAGCAATGGGTTTCAGTAAAGGTAGTTGGTGTTACAGAATGTGGTAAATGTAAGAATGGAGAACCATTATATTGCGCTAAAATCAAAGGTAGTGCAAGATATTTAGGTGTAATGCGTAGAACATTTAAGCATATATCTGAACAAGAAATTACTGATGGAAAAATTATTTATGGAAAACCATATTATCTACAATAATTGTTAAATAGGAGATAAATAATGAATAAAGAATTAGAAAAAGATTTTATGAATGATATTATGGGCGATACTGAATTAACGGTTGAACCAACAGATATTGCAAAATTACTATATGATATTTATGATGTTCCAAGTGGAATATGCGAACAAATTAAAAATATGGTGCAAAGACTTGAAGCAATTGACAATGCTAACCCTAGTGAAGCGATGAATTGTGTAGAGAGATTAAATCAAACTATAGCTATGGCTGAAAATTTCTATGATTCGCCCTATGAAGATAAAGATATGTTTGCAGCTGTTAAAAAAGACGTTAATATTATCAAATCTACCCTAGAGCAAGCAGAGCAGTATAAGGCACATGAAAAGGAATTTGATGAGTGGAAACTTATCCAGAGAGCATTAAAAGATGGCTTTATCTTTAAAACAAAAATTAGATTTAAAGATTATGAATTAAATAGTAATGATTATATTGTTTCACTTGCATTTAGTGAAAATTATAATTGTTGGGAGTTTATAGTTATTAGTGCCAATACTAATGTATTAATTAAATCATTATTAATAAAAGATTACAAAAAGACTTGGTGGTTAAAAGATGATAATATCAAGTTGGATTAAGAAAGGCGTGTAGTCAATAACTATGTATATAAATATTCCAGCATTACAGCGATTTTTGAAAGAGGAATTCAACTTACATGAACTTGGTAAAGATTATACTATGAATATCGATTATGAAAATGATGTTATTCGTATATTACCAATTGGTCAAGTAGAAGAAATTACTATTAAAATGGAAGTTTCAGATGAGGATGAATTAGATCAAGAATATATTCAATAATAATGAAAAGGAGACGCAAATGAAGCAAATTAAATTTAGAGGAAAATATAATAATAAAATCGTTAAAGGTTATTGGTTTGCAGAAGAGCGACCAAAAAATGCTTTAAAAATTGCTGAGAAATTAGTTGGTCATAGGCTAACTAATTTTGTCTCAGTTACATTAGATGTTAAAGTAACAATGATAAAATGTGGTGAGGATTAATAATATGGATAAATATCAATTTAATCATATGATAGATATTATAAATACAATATTAACACGTGGCGATATGTTTAATCCGCATAATGTTTTAGAAAGTGCATTTCGTATTGATGATTTTTTTAATAAGTATAAATTAGAAATTAACATCATAAGCGATTATACACATGAGCATTATCATAATATGCATCTTCATATTGATAATTTTCATGGTGGCACATACCCAGTAACGTTATCAATTAATTTTGAAGAATTAGAGTATTCTGAATTTGTATTTGGTAATATAAATATTGATGATAAAAAATCTATACATTTTGAATTTGTTCCTGAATTATATAAAGATATTGATATTGCTAATTCAAATTCATTATGTGATTTTTTAAAATGTATTATTAAAAATGAATTCATTGAATATTTATATTTAATTTATCGTGATGCTATATGGCAAAGTGCATCAAGTAATTATAAAAGATATAAAAGATTTTATGACAATATACGATCAGCTAAAAAAGATTATATTAACATATATAAGATGTTATTAAACCATAATATCATAACAACAAATGATATATATAATGAGTTATCAAGATATGCTGAAGTAAGAAAAATTAAAAATCATATATGCGTAATGCCATATGACGCTGGTAAATCAGCATATACAAATGGTCTATTTAGATTATTTATAAAATAATATGCAGAAAGGAGGGATATTCATAATATGAAAGTAAATGATATCCGAGATATGTTAAAGAAATATATAGAAGATAATTTTTTAACAGAAAGTCAATATTTATCATTAAAATTGTATAATTTATATAATGCTAGTTATAATAGTTCTGAATATAAAATGCTATGTGATATAATATTGACTAATTTTTTAACAGAACATGAAGACTTACTTAATGAATTTACTAAACATAATATTAAATTTCAAGTAAATAATATAGATATATTTACTGATTTTTGTATCCCTAAACAATATATGCCATCATCATACAATGATGCAACTGCATATTTACTATCAATACATCTAAGATTTATTGATACTACATACCATGCAGATTTGGATCTTGGTTATGTCTTAAATTTATTTGTCTTAGATATTCTAAATATTGATAATAATTATGAGAAGGTATTAATTGTAGATGATTCTTCTCTTAATGATTATGCGGAAATGCGATCAAATAAGCATATTTCTGCGGTAAATCGTATTGATATAACGCAAAAGGAAATGAATAATTCTAAATATGCAGAATATTATAATTTAAAATTAGATAATAATAAAGATTATGATAATCTAACAGATTTAATATTTGATTATATAACTAAATCATATAAATTACATATAATCTATTTATTAAAAGATATTAATAATGCTTATATAAAAATATTATCAAATAAAAATACTGAAAAATATTATCTTTACAGATATGTAAAAAATAATTTTATAGGCAAAAGACTTAAAAAGTGTAAGACAATTAAAAATATTAATTATAAAGAAATAATTGAGTGTCTTATGTATGCACAACATATGATAAAAGGAGAGATAGAATAATATGCTAAATATGCTGAAAAATGCACTTAAAGATTATATTAAAAAATTATCTATTAAGGAAGATTTTCCTATTAAACCATCGAATGGGCCAGTGGCCGTTTCAGCATTACCATTGATAATATCAAAATGCAGCACTATAGTTGAATATTTTTGTCGTGAGTTTATCATTACTGATTTTGATAATTCATATAATAATATTAATTCTACTAGTGTGGTTAGTTCTAATACTGTAAATTATTTTTTAAATAAATATCATTTGGCATATGATTTTGAAATAATCAGATCATCTGAAGATGCTATAAAATATGCAGAAAGTCATCCTGATTGTAAAATATCAGAGGTTTGGAATATAATAATTTATCTACGTTCAAACATAAAAAATTTTGATGTTGATTATAATATTCATAATAATTATAAATATAAAAATTTTACAGTATGTAATTTATTAAAATTAACAATTATTGATGAAACTGATTATTTGCATACAAAATTTCATTTAGAAGATATAGAAACAGAACGTGTTGAAAACTATATGTATAAAATAATAAATCAACAAGATCATGATAAAATAAATAGTGTATATAAAATATTTAATATTGATAATGACAATATAAAATGTAATACATTTAATCAGATTATAGAACGAGGAATTAAAAGAAGAATTATTAATGAAATATATTCATTAAGATTATTAATGAATGAATTACCTTTTTATAAATCTAAAGTATATTATAAACATTATAATTCTTCTTATAAATTGTCAAGATCTTGGTTTAAAGCAATATTAAATACAATGAAAAATCTTTATCCAAATATTATGAGTATGAAAGACATAGGGCATTTTGCTAAACATGTTTATAAGGAGTTAAAACAATTATGAAAACACTATTTGTTGAATTAAAAGATATAATATTAGATTTAATGAAGAAAAAATATAATCTTCATACTTCAGAACTAATGGAAACTCATAATATTGAAGATTGTAATGGTAATAGATTATCAGTAGAAGTAGTATCAAATAGTTCATTTATGGATAAAATTGATATAGTATTTTCATTAAAAACAAATAATTCACATTATGAAAATATGAAGCTATTAGTTTCAACTATTGGATATACTAAATCGAATGGAGTAGATATAGATTGTGCATCTATTTTTACATTATTACCTAAATCTATATTAAATAATGAAAAATGGACAACTGATGATATAGATAAATATGCAAGTATATTTAAATCTGTAGGGATACTTCAAGTAGATGTGAAACGTTATTGTGATACTTTGGATTATATTCGTAGGTCTAAAATAGTCGATAGACAAATATTACAGGATCATTATTTTTATAATCATCGTTATAAAGCAATACGTATTACTGTAGTATCTGATATAAAACATATAACTGATTTAGATGTACGTAATTATATAATCTCTGAGATAAAAAGAACTGGAAAATTTCCTGAATTAATGAAAGATTATGATTTATTAAAGGAAACTGCATAATGAGAAAAGATAATATATTATTATGTGGGAGGGATTAGAATATGAGAAATAATGTTCGCTTTAAGTTTTTAAATATATTACTTAAAGAAAAAAATACTATTAGATTAGGTAATACTGTTGAAGAAATGACAGATATTTTAAAAGAATATTTTAAATCTGAAAACATAACAGAAATCAATTTTAAAGTTGAAGAGGTGTATTCTGTTGCTCATGCATGGAAGTCATATGTTACTGGGGTTAATGAGTCATCAAAGAATATATTTAGAGTTTCTTTTACTGATAAGGCAGGAAACTTATTATCATCTAGCATCAGTTATACACCGAATCTTCCAAATAGTTATATAAAAAATAGTTTGGTAAGAAGTTTGATAAGAAAAAATAACACAATACGTATAGATGGAAATGTTAATTTTTCATTTTATATTGGCAATCAATTTCAAGTATCCTCTGTATCTGAAAATAGTTTAGAATATATAATATATGGAATAGACAAGGGTGCTACATTAAAAGATGCAATCATGTCACATTATAATAGCATAAGTGCATGTGATATTTATGATACAATGATGATATATTATCATCATACTAAAAATAAAAAATATAATCAAACATACTTGTATAATAAAATTACTAAATTATATAGGCCATATCTTAAAAAATTTAAATATTTAAAATTTGCAGGAACTAATATTAATATGCTTATATATGTGTATGAGTTTATTCATAATAATAAGAGTACAAGTGGATATCAATTATTAAAACAGATGAAAAATGATAATATTATAAGTGATGCTATAATAATATAGGAAGGAGGTATCATTATATAATATGATGAATAATATAAAAAGTGCATTTATTCTACACAACAAATTATCAATAGAAAAATTTACTGAAGAGTTAAAAGAAAAATATAATAATTTAGAAAACCATAAAAAATTAAATGAATTTGAAATTAAACAAAATATTAAAAGTATAATAGCAGAAATATTCTCAAAATACAATTTCGATGAAAATATATTTAAAGATTTATCTAAATATTTTCATGTATATATTTTAGTAAGATCGACTAGTTATGCTTTTATAATATCTGAAACAGAAACAAACTATAAAGTAAGTATTAGTGATAAAACATATTATTTAATTGAAGATAATGAACATGGAATAAAATTTGGTAATATATGGCCTAATACTAAATTTAAATATTATATAAATAGTGGTTATATAAGAATAGGACTGTCACTTAATGATGTGCCAGGTCATGATTATTTTCCATTATTATTTTCAATAGAAATTTGGAATGGGGATATTCATGAAATAAATACAAGTGTATATGCTATTGAAGAAAAAGTACGTGATTTATATAGTTTAGAATCACTTATAATGAATACTATGTTTTATGCCTGTATCAAGATACCATATATAATAATGAACTATTGTACTTGTCTTTTTGTATTTGATGATATGCCATTTTATAATACATTAATAGGTAGATTTATTCCTGAGCAATGTACTATTATTGAGTACAATCCTACTTTTAATTACAATTTTTATCTAAAGTATCGTTCTTGTACTAAAAATCTTTTAGTGTATATTAAATTAATGAAAGCATTAAAATTAAATATTCATAATTTTCATGATGTTATGAATATAGTTGCATTAGCCAAAAAGGAGAAATAATATTTATGATATTAGAAACAAAAAATAAAGATACATTATCAACACGTGTATTTATGTATAGACTACAAAGTTATTATAATGAATTAGTTGAAAATAATTTATATAATGAAATTGATATTAATAATGCATTAAAAGAAATAGTGAATAAAATATTTGAAGAATATAATGTTGATACTACTATACTTAATAAATTATCAGAATATTTTTATTTAGAGATAATACATGATGATACAACTATTGAATTAGTAACAGCAGATAAAGATATGGGATATGATATTGAAGATATTAATGGAAAAATTGTTCATCTCATACCAGATAACAATGGTGTTCATATCAATATGTCAGATAATATAAAATGTAAATATTATACTAATACCGATATTATAACAATATTTTGTCGATTCAAGGACGGATCTATGTCTTTAAGTGGTCATTCAAATCATATATATCTATTCACTATAAATATAGAAAATAGAAAAATTGTATCAATAGAGCCACATTATGATAAGATTGCTAATATGAATGGAAATTTAATTAATTATTTATTAAATTTAATTTTATACTTAATAACATATGAATTGAGACAAATATTAAACTATCTTGCTGATTGTATTATGTTAATTAAATATAAAGATATAAATAATTTTAATACTTCATTATATAAGTTATATTTTGCAAGTCAAATTCATTATAATACTAAATATATTAGTTATTGTAAATACGTTAAGTTAAACAATGTATTTAAACGCGTTGTCAAATTATTGAAAATCTTTCCATTAACTATAGAAATCAATAATTTTAAATCATTATATACATTATTAACTACAATGAGTGAGATTAGAAGATGTGTTGAATCGGTTGAATTTTTTAAATTGGGAGGTATGACAGGGGTATGATATCAAAAGAAAATTTAGAACTCATTTTTAGTCCTACATTTTTAAGATTGCTTACTCCTAAAGATATGGAAATGATAAGAATATCTGAGTGCCTTAATAATATGAAATTCGTTTGTGATTTATATTTTGAAAAAACGGTATGATAGATTTAAAGAAGTCATCAATCAATATTAATAAAATTAAAGATAATATGCTTAAAGCATATATATCTATATATAATGATGTTGCTCTTCAAATAAAAAACTATAATATTTTTATTAGATTATATACAAATTATAGAAATGTTCTTAAAAAACTTTATAAAATCACTATAACTATAATTAATTCCAATAATATGACATTTATGGAAAAATTATATAGGACCGAAAATTATATTAGATTATTATGTAATAAACAAAGTATGATGAGAGCAATTGGATGGTGATAGCATGATAATGAATACATTAAATCAAGATATTGAACAGTGGGAAAATTATAGATTCATTTATGAATTACAAGATGTATTAAATATATCACGTGATCCCGATGGTGTAATTAATCTCTCTAGATGTTCTATAAATATTGATAAGATTTTACATAAATTTAAAAATGCTATATATAGTAAAATATATAATCTTTATACTATAGTAACATTTACAAAAAAATATAATAAGAGTGATCTTAATTTTCATATTAGTTTTTATACACCATTACCAACTAAACCACTAAAAGAAATAGTTTATGATACATGCAATAATATATACAATAATGGTTTTCCATTAGATGCATATACTTATAATTTATATTTAGATAGCAGAAGATATTATTATAAAAATCTTCATACAAAATTAAATATATTAAAAAATAAAAAAACATTTTTAGATAAACTACTATATTTAAGACGTGAATATAAATTCTTTTGTATTTCATTAACTGAACTTAGTACTAATATAACTGATATAATACAAAATTTACCAACTAAATTATATAGGGAATAGAGATTATGAGTAAAATTGAAATAACACAAGAATTACTGGATGATATTGCTAATAGAATGTATAGTAACAGTACTCGTTATGAATCTATAAATAGAATTGTAACTAATATGAGCTTTATATGTAAGATTATTAGATATCCTTCTGGTAATATTGATCTTAAAAAATCAAAAATAAGTAAGTATAAAATAAAAAAATTATTTAAAGAACTATATGATGTTATAAATAATGCTTATGCTAAATATATCATATACAATCAACATAAACATATTATACATAATCAATATAAAAATCCTCATATATTCTCACTAAATACATACTCATATTATTATAAAAATTATAGAAATCGTAGATGTGCATTATATGAATTATTTAAAAGTATTATGAATATAGCTAATGCTGATTCTAAATTTTTAGATAAACTTTTAGATATTAAAAATGCTTTTAAAAATAATTATAATTTTTATACATATGAAAGAATTAATGAAGCTGGAGAAAATGAAACGCATCTTGCAGGTCATTGGATTGGTGTATAATATAATATATAATAAGAAAGACAATATGAATTAATCATATTGTCTTTTTTTTATTCTGCTAATGCATCATCGATTATAGCACATATATCTGATCTTTCAGATTTAACCAAATGAACATACCCTACGAAATCAAATTCTTTTAATTTCTCATAAGATCTCATAAAATCATTGTTGTCTTTCGTCATGTTCTTCACATCTATTTGGTTTGTTGATCCTAAGAGTATCGCCTTAGTGTATTTTCCGAGTCTAGTTAAAATGGTTCTGATAGTCAGCATTGATAAATTTTGTGCTTCATCAATGATCAATATAGCCTGATCAATTGAACGTCCTCTCATGTATTGTGGAGGAATACATTCTATTTTTTTTAGTTCTTCACGAGCGTTGATTTGCTCACCTATATTCTCTAAATTTTCTAAATTGTCGCGAAGACCATCTAAATAAACACTATATTTTTCATCTACTTCTCCAGGTAGATATCCAAGAGATCTTCCAGTTTCTATCGGTTCCCTAATATAAAAAATCTTTCCTTTCTTGCCACATTTACCACCATACTTGCCATCTCTGATCATTTGTAAGGCAGTAGCAACGGAAACAATAGTTTTACCAGTGCCTGCTGCACCTGTGCAATAAATAATTTGTTTAGAATTATCCATGATAAGTCTAACTAATTCTTCTTGCTCTTTATTATTTTTTGTAGTTAGTCCGCAAACTGAAATAAACAACACACTCTTTTCTTTTTACATTAATATAAATCTGCAGTATTTATATAATGAATTGTTATAATAATATCATTTTGAGAGAACAATAAATTATATAAATTATGAACATGATTAAAAATCGGTTCATGATTATTTTTTTTAATAAATTTTTTATTTAATAAAATATTTATTATTTTTTAAAATAATATTATCAACAATTAATTATAAATAACTATAAAAAAGGAGAATAAAATAGAAATGACACAAGAAGAAATTAAAAATAGAGAGTTATCATTAGATATTATAATTCCTCAATATAAAGAAACAGAGGAAGTAATTAAGCCGTTATTAGATTCTATTGAGATGCAAGCTAGTATATCATTTAAGAATATTAAAACAATTATTGTTAATGATCATTCAGATGTAAAGTTATCTCAGGAATTTTTAAATCAATATAAGAAGATTAATATTAATTATGTAGAAACACCTATCAATAAAGGTCCTGGACAAGCAAGACAATTTGGTATTGATTTATCTGAAGCAGAATATGTAATGTTTGCAGATGCAGATGATAGATTATTTTCATGTAATGTATTTCATGAAATATATAGAACATTAAAGAATAATCAAGACAAATCTATAGATATTATATATACTAAATGGATAGAAGAATTACCAAATGGTAATGATATCATGCATGTTCCCCATAATAATGTGGATATCACATGGATGCATGGCAAAATCTTTAGAAGACAATTCTTATTAGATAAGAATTTAAGATTTAATGAAAGAATTAGAGTTCATGAAGACTCATATTTCAATACAATTACTCAAATGAATTGTAATGTTACAGCAAATATTGATATGTATTCATATTTCTGGTGTTATAATACTAATTCATTAACTCGTAATACACAAAATAAATATACATATTTAGTAGATACTGCAGATGATTTAGTAAAATCTATTGAGGATACTATTGAAGTATTAAATCAAAGAAAAACAAAAGGCAGAGAAGAATATACTGTTAAGGGAATTCTATTCTTATACTTCCTAGATCAGGCTCCATATTGGAATGAAACATTAGCCACTGATCAAGAATTACAATTACGTAGAAGAAGATACGAATATAGTATTTATAAATTAATTGCTAAACATCAAAATGTAATTAATGCAATGGAAAGAAAAGCATTTTTAAAATGTTATAATGATGAACGTGCTCAATGTTTAATTAATACAGGATTTGAACAAGAATATGAAACATGGGCACAATATATTAATAGATTAAATAGTTCATTCCCTGCATATACTCATAATTGTACAGATTGTGCAAAGAGACAATCTGATGGAACTTGTCCTCTTACAGAGAATTGTACAATATCATTAGATCAAGAATATGGTATATATACTACTCCAACATTATGGGAAGAGATTAAACAAGAATCAGAAGAAACAAAGAAAACTTCTAAAAAGAAAACAAATAAAAAAGAATAATCAATAAGATTATTCTTTTTTTTTATTAATATATTATTATGGCGCAATAAAAATAAAAAGGAGAATAAAAAATATGAATAGTATAACAATTGCAACACGGTCGCCATTTATTATTATTGGAATAATATTATTGGCTTTTTTTACTGTATGTATGATTAAAGATAATAAGACCACAAAACAAATTAAATTTGAACTTGTACCAGAAGTTTTAACTGATTTAGAAAATAAATCAAATAACACTTCACGTGTATTTGATTTAACTGAAGGTGTTGAAACAATATGTAGAGTTAGTTCAAGCTCTTCAAGTAATTTTATCATGAAATTAAATGAAAAAGCAGAAGAATCATTTTCTCATGAAATAATGAAGTATATAAAGAAGGGAATCAAAAAAAGAAAAATAAAAACAGATAAAAAAATATCAGTATCTTCAGAAATATTACATTCAGTAATTAGAATAAATATTTATTATAATTAAGAATATATATATATATATGGGTAGAAGAATAATCGATAAGATTATTCTTTTTTTTTATTAATATATTATCATTATGCAATTAATATATAAAAAAGGAGAATAAACATTTATGAAATTATTTATTGTAACAAGCGCTGATGTAGATGACATTGGTAATCTTAATAGTAGAGTAATTAAGGTTTGTAAAACCCAAGAAGAAGCACAACAAGCTATAAAAGAGTATCATAATAATGTACCAACTATCTATCATATGTCAAATAATTTTGATGATGATTGGACGGAAGACAGCGACTGCTTTGATATTTGGGATGAAGATACAGGGGTTACAGGAGTTAGCGCTAATATTGAAGAAGTTGATGTTGATTTCAACTTTTAAGAAAGAAAGGGACGTATTATGACAACAATTGTAGTTAATGGAAATAACTATGAAGTGCTAGAGCACATAGCTGAAATTAAGAAAACAGCTAATGGTTTCTTATTTAATCGATTTTATAATAAGAAACAAATGTTTAATTATTACAAAAAGAATGTTGAATCTAATGAGGAAGGAAGATATGGAGCCCCATTACTTGGTTCAGACTTCTTTGAGAATTCAAATTATGGTGCAATAGTTGAAATTTGTAAATTAGATGATATTGATTTTAATCGTAACGATGTCGAAAGTTTAGAATGTGATTTATATGATGCTAGTACTTTCTTTGTTAAAGATAATGACGGAACTATATATGTAATATTTACAGATGTTGATTAAAAAAGATATTTATAAATAAAAATACAAGAAAGGATAATAAAAATAATGAGTGACTATGTTATATTTTATAAAATAAATGAAAAAGCCACTAAAGCAAAAAATCACATTTGGTATTATCAAACTTCTGATTGTGATGGAGATACACTTACTCTCGACATTAAAAGTGCTCAAAAAATAAAAAAGAATAGTAATGAGTATAATTTGTTAAAATTTAAAGGATATAAAGAATTAGAGGTAGAAGTATAATATTATGGATATAAAATTTATTTCATATGATGGAAGCTATCCAAATCTATGTTCAGGAGAATTAACATTAGAAATAGATGGAAAAATTTATACATTTAGTGGGTATGGCAATCATGACCCAGATCATTATAGTTGCTTTTGGTCATCTGGCGGAGGAGTATATTTTGATGATGATTGGTCTGATTATGTTACAACTGGTAAATGGATAATAAATAAAGATGAACTTCCAGATTTCTTAAAACCAGAATATAAGAAAATCGCTCGTATTTTTAATAAGAACGTTCCTTATGGATGTTGTGGTGGCTGTGTATAAAATAAAAAATAACTTAAGACTTTACTTAAGTTATTTTTTTTTGATTTTTTATTATTCAGTATATATTGAAGCAGGTTCATTTGCACGAGCAGATGATACTGAAGTAATTACAATATTACCAGTAATTAAATTACCAGGGATTGTAATAGCAGCTTTCTTACCAGAGCAAGATACTGAACATAAAGATTTATTTATTGCTACTCCATTAACTGTAATAGAGTCAATTGTTTCTAATGCTTCAGCTGCAGTAATAAATACTTTAGCACCAGTTGCATTATTAGGATCTGTTGAACTTGCAGTAAATTCACGTGTAGTTCCGCCAACAGTTGTTAATTCGTATGGAGTATCTAGTACTAGATTACCTTTACCATGAATCTTTTCTAATACAGAAGACCAATTACGTCTTAATGAGTCATAATAAATATTAAATGTATAATCTGATCCAAGCGGAGTTTCGATTGCATTATCACCATATACAGGGATAATATTTCCGTTTTTGTCTAATGGATTACCTTGACTGTCATATGTTTTAGGAGCTGCTGAATATGGATATGCACCAGCAACATATGTTACAGATGCTGGAGCTGCTAATGTAATAATAACTTCTATATCATCAGCAATTTTCTTTCCTTCCCATGCATTATAATCAGCATTGTATTCGAAACCAGAAAGATGACAACCATTTTTCTTACCAAGTACAACATTTGGTCCTAATGCAGGAAGACATGAATATCCTTCAGGAACATTACCAATAACGAAATGGAATTGTGATGTACCATCTGTAATATTACCTAAATCTTTTAATCCTGAATCTTTATGATATGAATAATCTGTTGCAACACCATCAACGAATTGAAGAACTTTACCTTCTATTAAATCATAATCTTGTGTTAATTCTTTTTGGATAATTTTTTCTCTTGTTAAACCATCAACATAAATTTTTTCCATTGCATCACCACATCTATATGTAGTAATTGTAGGTATTTGTCCTTCATATCCATCAGGAAGAACTAATCTATATGTAATAGTATGAGCAGGCATTTCAGATTCTCTCATAACATGACAAGTTAATTGTAAATCATCTGTAACCTTAGTAACTCTATACATACCAGGAATTGCTGTAGCATATTGAGATTTAAATGAACTATATCCAGGGTAATCTGCATCTTCTGGAGTTAAATTAACTGGAGTAATTTCTGGAACTACAACTAAATCATTAGGGATTACACCATTAGGGAATGATGCAATATTCCATTCATAACTGAAGTTAAGTTGTCCTGTACCATCAGTTGCAGGGTAACCATAATCTCCATCACGAGCATAAATTTTTTTGCCATCCTTAGCCATTGATTTAACATTAACTGCCTTATCATCAATTACTTCAGGACATGCAAATCTATAACATAAAATCTTTCCAATTAAACCATTACCTAATGTTTGATCTTGGTCATATACTGGATTCTTATCATCACCATAATTAGTAAATGTAATTTCCTTTGGTGTTAATAATGCTAGATTACGTTTTGCTTCTGCTAATTCAGCATTTACACCTGCTAATAATGTAGTAGTATCTGTAAATTTAGAATAATTAATATACCAAATACCACTCTTAGTATCAGGGAAATCAGATCTATAATTTACTGGGCATTCATATTGCACAAATCTAGGAGATGCAATTAATACATCTTCAGTAGGTACTGCAGGATTATAAGTAGTAGATGTAAATAAATTTAATCTTGTTCTAGTCTTATAATATACAATACCAGGCATATTAGCATTGATTGCTTCTAATCCTTCAGAGTTTAGTGAGTTAATCTTATCAGTAATAATATTACCTTTTTGATATTGATAGAATACTAAATGTGATTTTTTACCTTTACCAGATAATCTAGCATTAATATCATAAATATTTCCTAATGCATAAATTGTTTGAGTAGAGTTACCTGGAGTAACACCTGCTGCAGCAATATCATCTGGGTCTGCACCAATATAAACATTTGTACCTTGAGCACCAATACCAGAGTTATAGAAATATCTTAAACCATCACCACGAATGATTAAATCAGATGCCCATGCACCATATGTATCAATATCTGCTGTTAATTCAGTTTGACTTGTAGTTGCTGATACATAAATAGCAGAGTCACCTTTAATTGTTAAGTTAGAACCAGACCAAATAGCAGCATGTTTTTCTGTATCTACTGTTGTATGTGGTTTAGTATTTAATACATATGAAACATCATTTGCAGTAACTGTTAATGATTTCTTTTCATATACATAATTAATTGTAGTATCAGATGTACTATTCTCTAAGAATGCTCTTTCAAGAACAATATCAGTTCCTCCACCATTAGATGAAACTAAATCTGATGTTAATAATCCTTCAGGATCTTCAATTTTAATTACAGCATTATTAAAATATCCTCTAATTAAATATAAACGTTTAATACCATTATATGTAGGAGTTAAGATATATTCTCCATTAGCATTTGGTTGAATACGTAATCCTTCTACTGCAGAATATTGATCTCTACCATCAGCATCTGGTTGAGCTAATTTTTGAGATTCATATACTCTTGGCTCACCGAACCATACTGATTTTGTAACCTTAACAATATTTACACCAGTAGTATAAACAGTTTCAAGTACTTTAACCTTATCAATACTATTTACGGCACCATTAGCTGGAGTACTATTTACAATAATTTTTGTATTAATACCTTGAATTTCACTTGCAATAGTATTTGAATCACTATCAAAGATTGTATCAGTGATAGTATCAAATACAAATGTACCGCCATAAATATCAAAATATGCATCAGAACCACAACCAATACCATCATGGGCCTTTTCTACATAATAATATCCTTCATGGAATGCTGCATACTTGCCACAATGGAATGCATCATGAATTGCATTTACATAAATATGTGGCATATCAACAAATTCTAATTCACTAGTTCTGAAACCATGAGCACCAGTATTTGTTTTAACTGATAAATAACCAAGACCAGAGATTGTTAAATTATTTGCAGAATATACTGCACCATATGTAATTCTTTCTACAGCATCTACTGGTTGTTTTGATACTAAGAAATTATATTTATCTTTTACTAAATGTAATTCTAGAGATTTATTTTCTAAGAAATAACCAATTGAATATTCACCACTATTAGTAACAATTAATCCATCTAATTCAATATATGTTTTTACTGTAGGAATAACAACAGCATCATCATTTACTAGATTACCAACAATTTTAATTTGTCCTTTATAATATCCACTTAATCTATATGAATGTTGTGCTAATAATTTTAATACACCATTATTATCTACATAGTAGTCAGCATCTGTTTGTCCATATGTCTTATCTAATACTGTAACTGTAATATTACTGTCTCCATCTTCACAGATTCTCATAGCATCATATTCTCTTGTATGCCATTCTTGTTTGATAGTACCGTCTTTAAATGCAGTAACATTTAAATAACCATCTTCTGTAGTAGAATTAGGTGTATCTACTGCATCAGTAATTTTATAATAACCTGGAGTCATTACATCTTCAAGACTTGCAGATATTAAATGAGAGTATGTTTGATTAATCTCAACTGGTTCAACTTGAATATTTGCGAATTTTTGATCTGTATAATTCTTTGCTTCTGTTAATGCTCCACCAACTGCAGTGTTTAATTCCTGATCAGTAGCATATCCATCAATATTACCAACTGCAGTAGTAAGATCTTCTAATGTAGCATAATTAGATAATGTATTTTCTAATGTACTACTAGTAACAAATGTTACACCAGTGTTTAAGCCTTGTAATGCACTAACTTGGCTATTAAGATTAGTTATATTACTCTCTAGAGTAGATGTTCTACCAGAGATACTAGAAATAGAACTATTAATAGAATTTATTGATTGTACAGTAGCATAATTACCTAATTCATCTTTAGTAGCATAACCTTCAAGATTAAGATTATCTAAAGCAGTTCTAGGTAAAAAATTATTATTAATTGCCTCTACTGTTTCTTCTACTCTAGCAATGTCTTCTCTAGCAGTTTTATCTTTAATACCATATATGGTACCATTTTTCTTTATTTTGCTAATTTCTTTTTCATTTGCCATAAAAGTCACCCTTTCATCATGTTAAATTGTTAATATATATCCATCATTATCTGTATCTAATTCTACTGATTCATCTACACTCATAGAATAATCAGTTTCATTTATATCATTAGTAACTAGTACATTATCGCTAAGTTCCATAGTGACATCTCCATCCTCATTGTCAATCATATTAAATAATTCTTCAACGGTTGGAACGTCAGAAGAACTTGCTTCACCAAATAAATCAAGGATATAATCACCATTAACATCTTCATAAATTCTATCAAGACTTGAAACAGACAATTCATCATCATTAATTTGTGTTGTAGCAGATACAACAAGTGTGAATTCATTTGGTTCATTGCCTTGTGTAATATATCTTCCGATATGTGACATATAACTACTTACTAAATTATATACTGCTTTTACAGAAGGAACAGCATTTGGATCTGTGATAAGATTACCATTATTATCAATTTCAATCTCATCTACAGTATTAATGTTAATATTCGGATTACCGGTATTTCCATTAATATTATTTAATCTTTCTTCCAAATCACTCATTTGTTCTGTAAGATGTTGTATAGTATCATAATAGTTATCCAATTTATTTTCCATACTATTGAATTCAGATAATCTAGAAACATCATTTAAATTAATTTCTAGTTCATTAGTATCTGGATTCTTTTGTAATACTATTCTATCATCTTTAGATTGTAATATATCATACATGTATGCATATAATTCATCTTTATATAGAACAGATTCTGTAGGAGTTACATTACCTGGATCATCTGTTCCATCTGTCCATATAACAACTGGACGATATTTATTTGGAAGAACAAATTCTTTTTGATGTTCTGCAACATCACTCAATGTATATTTACGGATATCTTCTTTAGTAAGAGTAATCTTACGTAATGCCGTATCCATAGATATTGAACCATCATACCCATCATTATTAATAATACCGGTATATTCATCATAATACATATTATAGTATTGATCAAATAATGATGAGAAATTAGATACTTCACTGATTTTAGTTTTATATTCATCTTCATATAAACCATATGAGATACCATAATCATCTAAAATCTTTTTTGTAACCATCTCTACTAATTTATCTCTTAATTCTTCACTACTATTAACACGTAGGTTTAGCGTAGCTTCAGAATTACTTCTTAATTTAGTTTTTATTATTTCATCTAAATCATATGTCTTTCCATTAGTAGCAGATAATTTAAATCCAGTTTGTATTACTGGAGGTTTATTTAATGTTTGTGGTTGTTCAGTATTTTTCTTAATATTTTTAAAATTAAGTGCCATTATTTACCACTTCTCTTTGATAACCAAATTTGACCAATCTTTAAGTTTGGTGGGTTTGGAGATCTTTTAGTAGGATCATCACTATTAGGATTATAGTTCCAAACTTGAACAACCAAAGATTTGTCACTATTAGTACGGCTATCAGCCTGAATTTCATCTAAATCATATGTTGTACCTGGAGTACCTTGTATATTAGCTCCAAATGTCTTTTTAGGCATAGTTAATCACCTACTTCATTATAATATTTTATAAATTAATATTGATATTCTAGATTCACTATCTGATACTTTTACCTTATTACCGGTATAATCTACGAAATCAAATGAAATACAACCTTGTCTTAATGTATTTGGAGATGGTTCTGCATTTACCATACATATACGATATGTATTAAATAAATCTTTATTAACAGTTTTATTTAAATTAATCTCTACAATATAATTTGCACTAGTAAATGATTCTCCTAATACATCATTGACATTATCTCTTTCAATAAGATAATAATCATTAACACGGTCATAATATAAATTTATTCCACTACCAGTATATTTAGTAGTACCAACGAATCTTCCATTAAATAGTTTATTGAATTGTGCTTTTAATCCAAATACACCATATGCTTTTAATTGTATTTTACCTTTATCAAATTGTGTATCTGGAAGTTCTTCTTCATCTTCTGTTTGTTCTTCTTCAAATAGTTCAATCTCATCAATAATAATATTATTAATATAAATCTTTCCTATTGTAAAGAATAAATTTATTTCTTCAGATTCTGCTCTAAATAATCCATAATAATCTTTATATTCATTTACATCAGTTAAATCTTCATTGATTAATAAATCTTGAGTATCTGTAGTAACTACAAGATTTCTATCTTTTGTAACCATTTGTAATGAACCTGCTGAATGTGCAGGGATTGTTATTCTGTAATATTTACCTTTTTTTAATCCATAAATATTAAAACTAAATGAAACAACATCTGGATTATATTTAGGAGATGAATATATTTCTCCACCATTAGCTACACTATAGAATAAACCTATTTGATAACCAGATGGTGTTACAATAACACCAGTATCAATATCTTGTTTCTTAAATGTTGTAACGAATTCAGATACACCATTAGAAACATAAAATTCATTTCTATTCTGTACTTCACATTTAGCGAAGTTGAATTCATAAATACGTCTTAATACTTTTTTAATACTTAAATTCTCTAAATTCATACATCCACCTACTTCTTAAATAACCTATTCTTATTAACAACTACTCCATATATTTCATTGTCTTTAGGTGAATTTATTTTCATTACGATTTTAGTAGATTTACAATCAGAAATATTAATAACAGTTTCATTAAATTCTGTTATACCATAATAAGATGGTCTTATTTGTTCATTTGTGTTAGGATCATAGAAAGTCACACGATCTTTTCCATTATTAGATTTAATGTAAATATCTATATTATTACATGCAATAGGATCATTAAATACCAGTAATTTGATTTCTGGATAATAATTATATGATGTAATATTATAATGTAAAGCTTCTTTTCTATCAATACCAATTATTTTATTTTCTGAACATAACATCTTAGAGATATTTCCATATTGATTCATTTTAATATTTGCTAGAATATCTCCATTAGCATTAATCATTAATAGTTTATCTGCAATATTAAAATATATTTCATCATATGATTTCATATGTACAAATTGTAAATCATCATATTCTATATTTAATTTATCAAATATAATTTCTCTAGGAGTATTTTTTAAATTATCTGTATCATATACCCAGATAAATAATTTGCTCTTATATACACCAGAGATTACAATATTCTTACTAAATGAACTTAAAAATTTAACCTCATAGAATACAGATGCTTTATTTGGATGTATTTTTATATCTTCATTCTCATATGATGCTTTAGAGAAGTCCATTCTCCAATAATGTAATAAATGTTCGCATGGATTAATACCAATTGGTTTTCCTAATACTGCGAAATCACCATTATCCATTAATATAGCATCTTTTGCAACCTGATAATCTCTTTTACGAATTACATTTGATGTTTCTATTTTATTGCCAGATTCTAAATCATATGTTACAATTGAATTCTTATCTATATCTGATATACATAAAATATTCTTATTTGGTAATTCTAATAATTTAATAACTTGATTTAAATTAAATTTTAATTCAAATTCATTCTTATTAAAATCCATATAGAATATACCATTCTCAACAGTAGATATTAAGAATGCATTATTAACAACAATGAAATCTAACACATCAGTATTCTTAATATTAGGACATACGAAATTTGTTCTAATAACATTCATAATATCATAATCTGTTTGTACTGTTATATTAGATTTATTTATTTTAAATATTTTACCACTCTCTAAATATGTGTAATAATAATTACCGAATTCTTTAAATAATAAAATATCAGAATCTGCCATACAAATAAAATTAGAATTTATTTCTGAATATGCATTTCTGAAATTAGACATTGTTAAATTTGATTCTGTAAAAATAGTATCAAATGATGATTTAAAATTATCATGAGATTTATATAATGCTTTTCTGAAATCATTGATTGAATTATTAGAGAAATACACATGCTCAATATTATGTCTAGGTATTTCAATATTAGATGTATAATATTCTTTACCATTAAACATAACAATTTGGCCATTATCTTCAGCATAATTTAATTCAAGTTTGTCAAATTTATTAATTTTATTCTTAACTGAGTTATCTAATTCATCTATAGAAATTTTCATAATAAATCACTTCACTTTATTTTTTAATTATAATAAATTGTTCTCTCAACAATTTATTATATAAAAATGTAATGAAAGAAGATGATTGCATGGCTGAAAAACATAATATAGGACGTAATAGTAGATTAAATCCTGATTCTATAAGTGGTCAATTAGATAGAGAACGCAATAGATCAAATTATAGATACCGTGTAAAAATCAATGAAGCAAAAGTTCAAAAATTAAGAGAATATGCCTATAGATTAGTACAAAAATGGACCAGAGAAGAAAAAATAGTATTAATACAATCTTATGGTGATATTAGTCAATTAGGCGATAGAAATAATGATGAAGAAGTTAATAGACAATTAGTTGAAACATTATTATTAAATTTAACTGAATCTCAATTAAATCAAATTGTACAAGAAGTTAATCAATCATCTAATGAAATGCTTCAACAAATTAAGCAAGTAAATAGAGAGCATATGGATCAGGCTAGAAAAGGTCTATCCGATGCAAAAAAGAACTCATATAGTCGAAATACTACTGAATCTCAAGGAAGATATCGTATGAGAACTAATAGTCAGCTAGTTAATTTAGCAGACTCTATTAATGATACTGGTAAATTCCATGTAGATTATAAAATAATCCGTCGTATGAATAGTGGATTATTAAAAGAAGTTAATGCAGTATTAGATACTATGAACAATGTTCAATTAGCAAGTACTGCAAGAGACTGTGGTATTGACATAACAAATTTATCTAAAATAAAAGATATTAGAGATTCTATTATTGAAGCAGTTGCAAAATATGTTCTTATTGTAACTGGACAACAAAAAGATGGAACTATTGGAAATCTTACAGCTGATGGCGCAGAAGGCGTTGAATATATTTTATCTAAAACATCGTGGGCATGGGTTATTGGAGAAACACCTTTAACACCAAAAGAATTAGTTGATATTAGAAAACGTGCTAAAGATGCTAAACAACGATTTGAAGAAAGATTAAAAAGTATTGGAAGAAAGAATAATAGAGCTGCTAAAACTAAATCTAAAGAATTCCAATCATTAACTGGTATTAAAACTAAAAATGCTAAAGAAGCAGCAAGTCTATTAGAACAACATGATACTGGATTCATGCATGATTGGACATTTGAACAAGTCGTATTAAAAGCAAGTGAATTAGGTATTGATTACAACCCAAGAAAAACAACTCTTGGTGAATTAAAATTATTAATCTATGGTAAAGTTGCATCAGATATAAGAGACGCTAATAAAAGATTAAAGAAATTAGATAGTGGTAAAAATAAATTTATATCAAAAAGTACTAAAAGAGGTGCCACTATTGATATCAATACTAGACAGCAAATTGCAGAAATTGATAGAACAAAAAGCATATTGTCTGAGGATGGTAGAAATAAAAATTTTGGTTTATTATCTGCAACAGAATTATCATCAATGACAAAAGCACCATTAGATACAGGAACTGGATCTGGTGGAGGCTCAATAATTGAATTTGATAAAGATGGTAAAATTAAAAATGCTGTAGTTAATTATGCACAAGCAGTTTGGATTGTTGGTCAAGGCGATCCTGCATATGTTAAAAAACAAGCAACAGAAAATGCAACATATGAACCAACAGAATTAGAATCATTAACTAAATCTGCAATTGAGTTAATTAAAGCTGGATATTTAGATCCAAGTGATTTAAGTTTAAGTCCTGCTAAATTAAGAAAAAAAATAGCTAAAATGAGCAAACGTGCTCGTAATACTCCTGCATCTAACTCTTCAGATAAACCAAAAGTAAAACGTGGTGAAAAAACACAAGTATCTGATAAGGTTAGAAATATTGCACTTCTAGATAATAAATATCAAGATGCAATACGTGGTATTAAAGATATGTTTTCTTCTGCTGATGATGGCGCTAAAATGGAAGAATATATGAAAGATATGACTTCTGCATATAGTTATTTAAAATCAGGAATTATAAATAATGAAATAAATGATGAAGAAGGAACATCTATTAAAGAATTAATTGAAAAGGTATTTAGCACACATTCAACATCAGGTATAGTTGAATTTAAAAAAGATGAATTTTCATCATATAAATCTGAAAAATCAGCAGAAATACCAAAAGACTCTTATGTCCGTGTTAAATTTAATGGCGATGTTGGAGATATATCATCAGATACTCTATTTGCTGCAACTCCAGTATATGTATTAAATAAAGAATTACGTGTTTCTGGTAGTGGATCTAGCTCAGGTGGATCTATATCTGGTCCTATTTCAGTTGATACTATAACAGGACATAGAGGATATATTACAGAACATTTACATACTGATGATGTAGATGATAAATTTAATAATCGTAATAGGACATATAATAAATTAAAACGCGTTAATGATATTTCCAATAATCGTAAGACACAATATGGTAGAACACAGTTAGAAAAAGAATTAGGAATTGTTAAACATAAAGCAGGAAAAGGTGCTTCAATGTTATACAAACTAATGAACACTGGTGCAAGAAATATATTAAAATCTAATGTTACATTAAATGATTCATCTGTAATGCCAGTATATCTAACAAATGGATTTACAGAATATTTAACAAATGCTGTTGATAGAGGTTTTGACGATGTTACATCTGCATCATCAAATATTTATAGTTATTTATCTACATCTATGCCAGTATTATTTGGTGGTCTTCAACAAGCTGGTTTATCATTTAACTTAGCTACAGTTGCAGCTGGCGCTACAATGGCATTAAATGCTGTTGTTGATGCAGCTGGTGCAGTATTTGATAAAATATTAGCTGGAAAAGAAGAAGATAATAAAATAGTTAAATATGCAACCGGTGGTTATGGCGGAGTTTCTCAATTTATTGCGGGAGACTCTAAAAATGGAAAACCTAATGAAGAATTAGTTTCGATAGACTGGGATAATAAACGATATGCTGTTAAACCATCTGGTAATGCTGAAGGCACTCATATGAATTCTGAGGAACGTTCTCGTTCATTCGGTATTGCATTTAATGAAGCTAAAATAAAATATGATAGAAAATTAGATGGATCTACAGAAGATGATGTTGCATTAAAAGTATATCCTGTTACACCAGGTATATCTGATAAGATTAATGTGAATGGTTCAGAAGTTTCTGTTATTGAATTAATGATGGGTATGTATCAATCTGTTTATAATATTGAATCATTAATGGGAACTAATGTTGAAATTAATAGAATGATTGCCGCTAATACAATTAGTTCAGGATCATCAGGTGGTTCAGCAGAAATTCCTGATAGTGATGAATCATTCCCAACAAATTTAGATAGTATAACAAGAGGTGATTAGTAATGAGTAAAGTTATTAAAAGAATATTAACTTCTGAAGAATATGATATTCTTAAAATCTGTTATACTATAACTGGCACAACTGGAAATTATATAGTTGAGCCAAAAGATAAAAACTCATATAGTCAAGATGATATAGAAAGATTATATGATAGTTATACTGAAGAAAAAATAGAATTAACAGTAAATAAATTATTAAAAGAAAAAACTATCTCATCAGTAGATGCATCTACTATATTATCAGTATTTGATAATCATGCATTAAAAACTGCATTAGATAAATTAACAGAAGGAAAATTAGGAGTAGTTATTCCTGGTACTGATGTTGAAGAAACTATTACTGATTTATATGATATGTCTAATATAGATACATCTATTAAAACAATATCTAGCACTGCTGGTGAGTATGGTGAATTCTTAAATAATAATCAAACATATACAAAAGATACAACATATGTTGAACTATCAAATGGTATTAATAAAGCATATACACAACATACAGACGTTAAAGGTAAAAGTGCTGCAACATATTCAGGTGAATCTTATCCTGATGCTTCTGGTGGTGCAGAAGTCCTTGCTAATAATATAAATTCTGGTAAAGGATATAAAACATGGGATGATGTTATTGATAGTATTCAAAATTTCAGACTAGGATCATTCATAGATTCTTCTGGAGAAGTTATTAATACTACTTTATCTGCACTTATGGGTGTAACAGAAAATCTTAATGATTTCTGGGCATCATTAGATACATCTAATAATGATATTATGAAAGTTTTAAGTACTGTTGGAAATTCTTTAACAGGAATTCTTCAAACTGGATTAGCTGCTATTAATACTTATAATGATGGTTCTACTGAAACAACATATGGGTCTAGACAGGAATCTACATGGAGATCTTTAGTCAGTGCAATTAGATCTAATGCATTTAATTATAAAATCTCTCAATTAAAAACAACTCCATTAGATTCTGGAGATAATAATATTTATGGTAAAATGATTCTTGGTGTTCCACCTACATTCTCTGATAGAACAGATCCAAGAAATAGAGTTATGGTAAATACATTTGTTAAAGATGCAAGATATTTATCATTAACACCTGGATTACCTAAATTTAATGGATCTCGTTATATTGCTAGTGTAAAAGATGATATTACAAAACAAACAAATTCTCCTAAAGAGATGTTTGATTATTTAACTAAAAATGGTGTTGATGCATCTAATTTAAGTAAAGATAAAAGATATTATACATTTACTCCAGCATATGGAAAATTCTATTCATATCTTGAAACAATGTTAAATTCTATCTGGATTAAATTAGGATTAGGAACTACTGATGATGGATTCTCATTATATACATTCTTTAGTGATTTAGAAAATTCAACATCTGATGGTGCCGATCCATTATCACAATATAAATCTGCAATAGGATTTTTTGTTGATCCAACTGGTTCAGTTGCAGAAAATATTAGTCATGGTAAAACATCATTTGGATCAGATTTAGCAAGTGAATCAAATAGTAAAGCAGATGAATATCGTAAAATAAATTTCTTAACAGGAATGGGTACTGGTGGAACTGTTCGTAATACTACTCGTTCTGTTGCAATGGGATTATCATTTGCAAAAAATGTAAAACAATTTGTATTAGATGCTGCGTCTGAAACTATTGGTACCGCTAGATCATTCTTCCAAAAAGGAGGAAATATTGCTAGTAAGGTATTAATGGGTGCTGCCGGTGCTGCTATCGGTGCTGCAAAAGATATTTATAGAAATACTACACAAGTAGATTTAGGAGCTCAAATGCAATCATTTGCAACAACAAATGGTATGCATGTTGTATATCCAGAATTATGGTCTGATGGTGGAGGTTATATGAAATCAATGACATTTGATTTTAACTTCACATCTCCATATGGTGATCCTTTATCTATATTTAAATATGTATATGTACCATTCTGTACATTATTATGTTTTACTATGCCTCGTGCTGCTGATGACAATGGTTATGTATCACCATTCTTTGTTAGAGCAGATATGCCAGGATTATTTACATGTGATTTAGGATTAATTTCTAATATATCTTATACTCGTGGTGGTCCTAATGGATTATTTACAAAAGATGGATTACCAAGATCAATATCTGGAAACTTCTCTATAGAAGATTTATATCCATATCTTGCAATGAGTAGAAGATTATCATTCTTATCTGCAAATCCTTCATATACATCTTTCTTAGATACATTTACAGGATTTAATGCAGTATATACAACAAATGATACAAGTGAAATTAATTCATATTGGAGAAATATGTTAAACCGTGTAAATGGAGAACATAAATATACTTTATGGAATAAATTCGATTCTGATGGTAGAAGAGCCAATTATAAAGCGGCTAATACTGTTAATGAATCAAACTTTATTGTTAAACCAAAATCTATAAATTGGTTTAGAAAAACATAATTATAAGGAGTTATTATGGAGAAGAATGAATTAATAATAAATCTAGTACATAATGGTGAGCCTAAACCATATGCTCGTCAAAGATTTACATTTAGAGGAAAGCATAGTTATAATCCAAGAGGCGATTATATGCTAGATTTAAAGAAAGAATTTAATTCACAAATATCAGAAGAACAAAAGAATTTAATTAAATTAATTATAAATAATCAAGATAAAAAAGATAATGATTATTATGTAGAAGTAGAAGGAGATTTTTATATCAAAATCCCAACTGCTGATTCTAAGAAACTTCGTGAAAAGAAATTATCTGGTGAATATAAACCAACAGTATCTCGTGGAGATGTTGATAATTATATTAAATTAATATTAGATGTTCTTCATGATGTTGTTTATGATGACGATAGACATGTGACTAAAATTATTTCTGAAAAACATTATGCTGAAGAACCTAAAGTAGAGTTACGAATAAAAATACAATATAATGGGGTAATGAATAATGAAAAAGAAAAATGTTAAAATCCAATTAGAAAATGAAAAGGAAGTTGTTGTAGAAACAAAAATACCTGGACAATTTAATCAAGGAAATATTCAAAATACTTTATTTGGTGAAGAAAAACAAGATCCAAAAAAAAGTGTTAATGACTTTATTGAAAAGTTAAGAAAAGGTCAAGCATAATATAAATAAATAAGATAACGTATAGTTATCTTATTTTTTATTATTTTTTATTGAAAAATAGTGATTTGAACAATTCATTATATTAAAACCTCTATTATTATAATAGGGGGGGGGGGATATTACTCCCGAATAAAATACATAAAGGGAGTGATATTATGGCTGTATTAAAAGCAACTTCTGTTAATGGTAATATTACAGTTAATGGGTTTGCAAATATTCATAATACATCTGGAAGATCAACTATTAAATTAGTATCTCAAACAGATGTTCCAAATGATCTATATTTCGGTTCAAATAAAAGTGACCATTGGTCTATAACATCTAGAGAATCATCAGACCCATATATTGGATTATATAATGTTACTAAAACACATTGGACTGCAACTATAAGTAATGCAGACGATACATTGTATTATCATTATAATGTAAATCTAGATGGTGCTTTATCAACTCCTGGTTCTACACCATTAGTGTCTATAAAATATAATACATCATATTCTAATATGGGAGATAATGGATTAAATATTATAAAATTTGGTAATACTGATAATTATATTGGACAGGCTCCAGCATCAAGGTCACCAAATTCTTTACCAGGATTTGCATTTCATACTTCTATGACTGATACAAGTTCTGAATTTGCATGGATTTCATCTGGCTGGAAATATAGAATGACATTAAATACAGATGGGCTATCTTTATATTCAGGTTCAGTAAATATTGGAACGCATCAATCTAATAGTGCTGGTGATACTACTTGGCTAACATTAACTCCATATAGACATACTGGAGGCCCATGGTATATTAGAAATGTAGATACTTCTAGTGACTCATATTTTCAAATGAAATATGGCACTAGTGAAATTTTTAAAATGAAACATGATGGAAGAATGTATATAAATAATGCAGAATATACTGGATTTATTGTTGGTAACTCAACATATGGACTAAAAGTACAATCTGCGAATACTGGCGCATGGCGTGAAGGATTAAGAATTTATCAAGCATCTAATAATTATTCAGTTCTTGCATTAGTAAATGATGATACTCCATCATATTGTACTGCAATTGTATCTAATTCAGTAAATAATTCTGCATATTTAGAACGAAAAACATCAAATGGCCAATATGTAATAGATATTCCAGAAAGTAGTGGAACTATGATAACATCTGGAAATATTGGTGATTATACTGTAGGAAATGCAACAAACTCAAATACGTTGCAATATACTGGATATAACAATGGATGCTTTACTGTTGATCAATCATCTGCTGACAACTGGAATGGTACTGGTAGAAATGGATGGGCAACTTATTTAATATGTAATCATGGTGATGGATCATCATATTACCATCAGATTTTAGCATTGCCATTTTGGGGGGTTCCACAATATCAACGTATGGAAGGTGGATCTAATAAAGGATGGCAGACATTCTGGACTACAGAAAATCTTAGTTTAAATTATAGTTCAGGAACACTAACAATTAGCTTTTAATAAATAAAGGGGTGATATAAATGGATTTATCAAAATTAAGATTAAATGAAATTAATCTAGATGTTTTCATGAAATATTTTAAAGATGGATATATTTCTAGTAGTTTATTAAATCCAGATAAATTCCCTGTAAGTTTGAAATGGTTTAAATATACATTTACAAAAAATGATGTTTCTTATGATTTTTATTCTTTATATAAATTGAATTTAACGCCAGTTAATAATGAAAATGGAATCTCTAATATTGATGAGTTAAATAATTATTTTTCAGTTCGAACTATTACAGATAATTCAACAATTACAGAATCAGTTACAGATGAAAAACAAATTTATATGTGTAATGCAAATTTATTCACTACAAACTGTAAAGTATTATATACCCCTAGTAAATATTGTTTTATAAAAACAAATGAAAATAATAGATTATTTTATAATGTAGAATTTAATATTAATGATTATTATGATCGTTATAATCCAAATACAGTAAAGAATTTTGATATCAGATTAAATAATGTATTATATCAGTTTAATCAATTATCTAAAATAAATAACGAAAATGATCAATATTATAAAGATGGAATCACGGTTTATAGATTAGTTAATAGTATTGAAGTCGTTGGTTATTTAATTGAAAATGATATTTTTTATACTAATATTGATAAACAAGGTAGAGCATTATATAAAGATGTTCATGGTAATACTGTAATTGGTAATGATGAACCTACAATTTTTGAAACTCATGTTAGTCAAATACGTAATGAAATTCAAAAAGGTGGAGGAACAGACGCATTACTAAAATATGGTAATTATCCTGCATATCAAGAAATAATTGTTTTAGATAGATATGTTGATGCTAATGGATATAATAGATTAAACTACTCATCAAAGGTTATAGATGAAGTAGAAATTTATACACAACATGAATTGATAAATGATAATACAATAACAGATATTGGTGCTCCAACAATAATGAAAGACACTGATTATACTTCATTAATGAATGGAAATACAATAACTGTAGATAATATTAAAAATAGATATGTGTATAATATATTTCAATCACATAATCTAAAGACTGCGACATTATATAAGATTAAATCATATAATGATGATTCGCAATACATATATTTTTCAACAGATAATTATAATGGAAACTATAAGATAGAAGAACTATATCCAAAATTAAAATTTAGTGAAAATGGCGAAGAATATGAAATGTATTATGATGATACTAATAGTAAATATTATATAAGTCCTACAGATAAAACAGATCTTGTTGAAATATATAAATATGAGGATAATTTTAAATTTTACATTAGTATTCCATATAGTTCATTAGTTCAAAATGGTAATACTTATACTATGTCATTTGGTAAAACTAAATCTCTTACAATAAATAAGAATTCTTATGGTGAATGGCAATTAGAAGTACATAACTATGATAATAAAAATAATAAGATAGTAGATGGATATATGTATATACCAATTGAAATAAAGGATCCTATTATAATTCCTATTATCTCTAATGTAGATCATTATTTAACAAATAATAATGAAATTTCATTAGATATTAAAAATATTATTGGATCAAAAATGACAATGAATCCAAATATATCAAATATGCTAATGCCTAGCTATACGTTTAAATCTATTAACAATGTATTATATACAACAAATTTAATACAAATAAATGAAGATGCTGATTATATTTACTATAAGCTTTCAGAAAAGAAATATAGATATTTATATGATGCAGAAAAGGTAATTAAAAGTACTAAAATAGCAAAGGTATCTAAATTAAGAAATACTGATATTACAAGTAATTTTAATATTAAAAATTATTATGATGGAACTCTTGTAGGGTATGATGGACGTATTTGTGATTCTGTTTTCTTATTAAATCGTGGTAAAATTGTTACTAAACAAAATAAATTAGAACAAGAAAAAAACTTATTCCTAAAAATGTTAGGAGAATATATTGAAAATAAGGAATTAGATATTAATAATAAATCTAAATATAGTACTGAATATGTTGATGAATCTTATCAATATTTACAAGCATATTATAACTTATTTTCAAATGAAGATAAATATTATTCATCTTATATTTCAAAATTAAAACGAGAAATAGATGAAGATAATAAAGAATATAAAGACAAATCATTAGATAAATTAATATTAATAAAAAATGATTCTGTCAGCAAAGAATTAGATGATGATCATGAACTTAAACGTTATGAAGAATATTCATTAACACAATCTGAAAAGTTCAAATTAGATGAACAAATTGATACTGGAAATGTTTATTCAAGATTATTAGATTATAGCAAATATTCAACTATTAATGAATATAAAGATTATTTATATAATAGACAATTATTAAATAACGTATATAGTGATCATGATACATCTAAACATTATGATGATGGAGAATATATTCCAAAGATTGTATTAAAGAAACAATTAGTTGGAAGAATGAAATTTAAACCAGAATTAACTAAATTATTAATTTCATATTTTGAAAATGATCATATTACAGGAAATGGTCATTCATGGTATATTAATTCTTATATGAATTTTTATTATAATAAGATTAAAAATACTGATATAGTTAATGATATTTATACTGATAATGTTCCTGAGAAATTAGTTTATAATATATCAGATGGTAATTTATCAGTTGAATTAATTAATAATCTAATAAATAAAATTATTGAAGGGGATTGGTCGATATTATGATAGAAGATATTATAACATTAACAGCTGATTTTTATAATTCAGTAGATAATTTTATTTTAAAAGCAAATGACTTTTTTAAAGAATATAACAATGAAAATATTGTTAATCATTATGATATTGAGGGACTTACTAATAAGATGAAAGAAATGGTAATACGAGGTACTAAGAGTGAATAAAGTATTACGAAATAAAGTTTATGAAGCTACTGCGCATATACCAGATCTTTCAAAACAAGAAAAGATTGCAGTTGGATGCTTATTATATTCATATTGCTTTAATATGATATCAACAACATCCAACACATCTAACTCAATATCATCTGTAGTATCATCATATTCTGGTCTAATTACTAATCAATTTAAAAATTTAAAATCATCATATTTATCATATACATTAATATTAAAAGAAGTTAATGAAATTAATAAAGATAATTTCTCTTTATATACTGAAAGTGATGTAAATAAAATACATAAATTATATTTAGATAAAACAAAGATTACACCATTTTCAATAAGTAACTTCTCACAATATATGTATAAAGTAAAAGATATAACACATTTTCAACATACATTTTTAGCAAAGATTCATAAAGAAATTATGATTCCAATTGCTGCATATTATATTGAAAATTATGCTATACCTGATTATTATTTAGAAATATATTCAGCATTAGATGATGATAATACAATTGGTAGAAGAATATTATTTAATATTAAAGGAATAAATAGTTCTACAATAAGAAATGATATTTATAATAGAAATATACCAATTGATTATTATTCTGTTGATATTGATGGTGAATATGTTAAATTAATTACAAAATAAATCCTCTCTAAATTATTAGAGGGGATTGTTTTATATATCTCATTATAGAGAAAAGGAGTTGTATAGAATGGCAACATTAAAGAGTACTACTATAAATGGAACATTGTTATGTACTACTTCTACAACAAATTCGATATTACAAGTAAAATCATCTTCATCCAATAAATATGCAAATATAGATTTGTATAATTCAAATACTTCATATAAATGGACTATTGGTACATCTGGTGCAAATGGAAGATTTTATATTGGCTATAATAATGGCAGTAGTTGGAATGATTCATTATTCGAAATAGATAGTTCTGGACGTTCATATATGAATTCAAAAACAATTGCATTTACCTCTGATATTACAGATGAACTTAAAGATAAATATACTAAATCATATCAATTTCAATGTATATCAAGAAAAAGTACGTGGTCTAGATTATTTTATGTTCCTACGTTTGCATCTATTCTTGGCACAACATTTATTGTTAATTTAAAAGGAACTAGAGGAAACGTTGTATTTTCACAAACATTTTTAGTAGAAGCTGCACATGCAGCATATCATTCTAAAATAACACAACTATCATCACACTCATATTCTGGAGGTTCTGCAAGAATAATATGTGACAATAATGGAAATACTTATTTTGAGTTCTATGATAATGGAAGTTCCGATGGTGATTGTACATTATATATTAATTTATTATATCTTTCATGGAATCAAAATGAACCAACAATATATAAAACATTTACTGCTGGAGGGGAAATATCTGGATGGACAACAATAACAACAGATGCTCCTGCTGGTGTGTATCCTTTAACAAATAAAATGAATTTAGCTAACTCAATACGTTTATCTGGTTCAGATAGTTCAGTCGTAGTATTAGATGGTCTTGTTTCTGAAATTGGAAGGGTTACAGTTAGAGATCATACTAAATTTCCATATTCATCTGTAACATCATTAAATGCTAACGGCTCATTAGATGAAGGCATATATGTAGTACAAGGATCAACAACAGGACAAAATGCTTCAAATCATAGCGTATTTATAAATATAAATAATATCGGAACACCATTTCAATTACAGATTCCTGATTCGTCTGAGGATTATATTTACAAAAGACATAGGGCAGCTGGAGGCTATTCTTGGTCTGAGTGGAGAAAAATAAAAGCCGGATATGCAGATTCTGCTGGTAGTGCAGATTCTGCTGGAACATTATCTGGATTTAGTCAAGCAAGTTCTGCCGGATGGGGTTACATGGGTGGAAATAGTAATTTCCATTTTGTTAATGGCCTTGATACAACTGGTGGCTCTGATTGTGCGTGGTTTTATAATGGAGGACAATTATCTGAACAATTTGATGGTACAGTATTCGTTAATGAAGGACAATATGAAGTTGTTTATTGTCAGTCATATTCAAATGGTACATTAACATTAAATACACATTATCATTCAAAAGGATAATTATTTTTAAAAATAATAATTTTAACAATCTATTATATATTTATATTAAGGAGAAATAGATATGATATTTAGAATGACATTAAATGACCTTGAACATACTGATCTGTTAGTTAAGGCATGTAATACATTAGGCAAAGCAGTTCATAGACAAAGATTTATATTTAAAGATCAATCTGAATATGAGATGTCTGATTACATGTTATTTGATGAAAATAAAGAGAAGATAGAAAAATACCTAAAAACTCCATATGAAGATTTAGGAAAACAAGAAAAATTATGGTTTATTAATAATATAATTGGTTCAGTTATTAAATATTTTTATGATGTTGATAATAAAAATATTCAATATTATATTGATAACCTTAAAGTTCAAATGACGGACACATATAAAGATGTTGATGAACATGGTGTTGTTGTATATGTTATGATTTTTTCATCAAAAATAACACCTGCAATATTTGTCATAAAACAATAAAATAAGATAACATTTGTTATCTTATTTTTTTATGTTATTTACGTATATATTATTATTGTAGAAATAAGTATAGTATAGCTTATTTCTATGCTTAATTAATTAAACATTAGGATATTAAAAATTAAAGGAGGTATGTTAATTATGAAGCAAGAACAAAATACTAATACTAATAATAATAAGAAATGGAGTAAGAAAAAGAAAATTGTTTTAATTTCTTCAATTATTGCAACTTTCTTATTAGTTGTTGCAGCATCTGTTGCTATACCACTTGTGGTATATAATACCCATGCAGCAACTACAAATACAGATGGACAAACAACACCTGTACAAACTGAAACAGAAACAAAGAAGATTACAACTGGAAAAGTTACTAAATATGATGATGGTACTTTATCAGCATATGTTTTCTTTGAAGATGGAACAGTTGAGCTAGCTAAAACCGTTGTAGAAGCTTCTAGAACTGCTGCTTCATGCGGTACTGCTGGTAAGGTAGTTTATACACTTACTTTACAAAATGGTGAAACAACAACAGTAGAGGAAGTGATTCCAGCTTTAGATCATAAGGCTGAAGTTATTCCTGGTAAGTCTGCAACTTGTACAGAAGCAGGTTTAACAGAAGGTCAAAGATGTTCTGAGTGCGGTGAAATCCTTGTTGAACAAACTGAGATTCCTGCATTAGGTCATACTTGGAATTTTACTGAATTTGTTTGGGCAAATAATTTCGAAACATGTGAAGTATTATATATTTGCTCTACATGTAATGAAACAAGAACAAGCAATATAGAAGTATTAAAACAAGTTGTTGAACCTACTTGTGAAGAAAGTGGATTAGTTACTTATTCTGTATCTTTAACTTATGATGGTGTAGAATATACTGATTATAAGACAGTTAAATTAGAACCAACTGGTCATAATTGGTTATTTACACGATTTGTTTGGAGTGAAGATTTAACAACTGCTAAAGCAGAATTCATTTGTCAAAATGATACACATCATTTTAAATATGAAGATGTTGAAGTAGTTATTGAAATTGCAGTTGAACCTACTTGTCATAAAGAAGGCTTAAAGACATATGCAATTACAACAGAATATGAGACTGAAGTTAAAGAAGAAATTCTTCCAGCTTTAGGTCATGAATGGGTTATTGTATATGAATCTGAAAATATGAAGATCGAAAGATGCTCACGTTGTGGTGCTGAAAGATTAACATATATTACAGTAAATCCAGACACAAATGTTACAACTACTACTGTTATAGTATTTGATACAGAGGAATAAAAAATTAAGACTAATGAATATATCATTAGTCTTTTTTTTTCTTATATTTTTCTATAACCCATTGAACGAGCAATAGTTGCAAAGTCATCTACTTCAAAATCAAAGCCTTCACGAATTAAGATATCTTTAACTTGATCTTTTGTAAATCCTTCACCTTTACTATTCTTATATTCATATTGAACATTTTCTTGAATAGTTGTATTTTCATTAGTCATGAATTTATTTTTTTCTTTCTTCCAATCAGCAAAACTTGTAAAGCCAATAGTTTTAGCTTCATTAATTTTATCTTGATAAGATTTAACCTTTGAAGGAATTTCTTTATTTGCAGTTTCAATTAATACTGGAGAAGATTTAGCAGCTAACTTTCTTAATGGAGTAACTGTTTCGCCAGCAGCTTCAAGAATCTTTTTATAACCCTTTTCACCAACTGTAACTAATCCTGAATTATCTAAAGCTTCTAATACTGTAATATATGTAATAGCATTTGCAAGAGCTAAATCAGAATTATAAGGTTGTCCTTTTGCAATCATTTCTGTTGCTTCATTTAATGCTAATACTTCTAATACTGACTTTCTATTATCATTTTTAATTAATAATGGTCTTTCAGATTCTTCTAATCCTGTAATAGCATTTAAATTGTCATTAATTTCTTGAGATTGTTCTCTTTCATGATCAATTAATTCTGCAACTCTATCCATAGTATCTCCAGCTAAACTATCAATACTATCTTCAATTTGATCGAATTTTTCTTGACTAAATTCATCAGCAATTTGTTCTTCTGTTAAATATATACCAGCTTCTTTAACTGGTTTATTAGTTTCTACAAATTCTAATAATTTCTTAGTATCTTCATTTTCAATATCTTGATTGATATTTGCATGTTCTAAGAATGATTTAACAGTATCTGAAATAAATTCTTCATAATGTTCATTAATTGCTTTATATTCATCTAGATCTAATAATAATGATTCTTTAACAACTTGAGTTAATATTTTAGTTAATCCAATAACATTTGTTTTTTCATCATATTCTAATGATTCTGTTAATACTTTTTCCTTTTCACGGATTCTATCATGTTTAGCTGAATATGATGCATATGCTGTTGAATACATTTTATTATCATGTTGTTCTTTTAGCATTCTTTCTTCTTGTGCTTTCTTTTCTTTAAATTGTCTAAAAGCTTCTGCAATATTTGAATCTATTTTCTTTGATCTATCTGCCAATGATTTACTATATTCTATTTTCATTATATCAGACCTTTCTTTTTATTATTTTATATTTATTTATAAATTTATATAATATATTGTTCTATTTCTCACGGAATTGTTTTATATTATATTGTACATGGTATTTTTTTTAAAAATAATTTTAATCATCTACTGTACTAAATGTAATAGAATCTTCCAATGATTCTGTATCTAAATTAAAATGTTCTGGAACATAATTTGTTGAATTAATATCTAATTTATCAACATGTTGATCAAATGTTCCATTCAATCCCTTAAATACTATATGATGAATGTATTTATTATATGCAGCTGTAGTATATGCAATAATATTAGAAACTTCCATAGAACCAACATTATTACAATTATCTACAATAGCTCTTATATAATCTCTTATTTGTGATTCTATTGTAGCATCACGATTATATAAAACAATATCTAATTCTAACTTTAAGTTAATATTAACTGTATCATATAATTGTGATAATCCATGTGTATTTTCAAATTTTAAATTGAAATATGTATTTGTTTCTAGTTTAGACATATTTTCTTTAAGCATTTCAATATAAATAAATAATTGCTTAATAAATTTAGTTTGATTTGCTTCATTATTGAAGAATGATGAATGTACAACTGGAATTTCTTTAACTTTAATTGATGAAATAATATTTGATTTACGTTTAGATTTAATTACTAAATTTTCCCATTCTTCGTATCCAGTTCTATCAGTAGAGTAATATAATGATTGATGTGCAGAATCAGAAGTATTTTCTAAAATTGACTCATATTGGTATGCAGTAATTTCATGTTCTTCAGGTTCAGTATTTCCACCTCTAGTATATGTAACATAATACTTAGTAATAGTATTTAATACTAAATCTGAATTTAAAATTGTATCTAGATTTCTAAATAATGATAATTTAGTATCTGATTTAAATGTTACATTTAACATTTCAGATTCTAATGTTGCATCAATCTTTAAACCTACATAAATATCTTCTGCAGCTTTAATATTTGATCCTGCAAATAGATTAATATAAGTTCCAAAATCATCTTTATCAGTAAATGAGAATTCTTCTTCAGAAACTGGAATTGAGATGATAAAGCTTGTATTATATACATCTGAGTTATCTTCTTTTTCAGAAATAATAGAGAATCCACATTCATTATCATTTGGAGATGAATTTAATCCAATTTCAATTGCTTGGTAGTTATTTTTAGATTTATAAATATGGAATGTTATTTTATTTGATCCCCAAATTTGTGAAATATCTTTATTACTTGCAAATGAGAATGTGAATGTATATCTCTTTGAAGTTGAATATCCGTCGATTCCTCTATTAACAGCAACAGTAGATGGTGTTAATACAATATTACCATTACCATTTTGTTCAATAGAAACATATGTTAATGCAGTAGAGTCATTTGTTAAGTTATATAAATATTTTACTTTCTTAATAGGATATAACATAACTCTCATATAGAATGGAACGATATAATATTCATTTCCACTTGTTTCATTTTCAATTGGAACATATGAGTAATTAAAAGTATCCCCATCAATATGTTCTTCTAGAATAGAACCAAATGGTTTAGAAATATTATTAGTAATTGGGAATGTAGCATCAACTGTTCTTGTAGGTATAACTTTTGATACATATCTACTGTTTGTTGATATAGAGCCATCTGCTTCCAAACCTGTTCTTAATAATAAATATGCATTATATACACGACGAATTAAATCATCACGTTTCTTTTGGAATATTAATTCACCATCATTAACTGTACTAAAGTATTGTTTTAAACCATTAAAGTATGTATTTAAATCATTTTCTGTAATAATACAGTCTCTTGAAGAAATTTGGTTAATAATATTTGATTTTGTTTCTTGTAAAGTTGGTGCATCTTTTCCACCATATGATTGGTTATCTGTAAATGTCGCAATAATTGCTAATGTACGATAATCTTCATCAGATAATGTAAAAGTTGCATCTCCAGTAAATGTTGTATTACCACTTGCTCCATATGTAGTATAGATATCTACTAATAATGTACTACCGACAGAAGGTAAAAATACACCATTTAAAAATCTAATTTCAATTTCATTATCATCACTTATATTGTAATAAGCATATTTTTCTTCATTATTAATAATTGAATCTGAGAAAACTAATGGAATTGAAGTTGTTTTATTATTTTTTTTATATTGTAATCTTACACCAGCTAATTGATCGTCATATTTAAATGTATGAACTTTAGTATCAATAAATGAAGATGATGTAATTTGTTTTTGAATATGATTAATCTTATATTGATATGCTCTAACAATAAATGATAAATATCTTTCAGAACCACTTGATGTAATAACTGTCTTTAAGAATGTAGTAGTATTATCACCAAATTCTGTTGTTGATGGTAACTCTGTATTACAATAACGAACTATAAAAGAATCATTATCATTCTTATAAATTATTATAGATCTTTCAAGAGCAAAATAATATTCTCCTGAAATAATTTGATTACTTCTATCAATAACCATACAATTTCTATCAATATTAGATACATCAGAGCCATATTTTGCAAATGATGAATCACTTGATCTTCTTTTAGAAATCATTGTTTCTAGATCTGCAGTATTCATTGTTAGCATAATATCCGCATATGCTGGTGTTGCATTTTGAATTGATATATCAAACATCTTTGCATAATTATAGATTGTTTGTGGCATAATTGCTGTATTTAAATAAGATTCTTTATATAACATATCTTTATGAATTGCAGAATCTCTTGTAAATAGTGCCATACACTCTGTTATATATGCCATTAGGCCGGCTCTCATATAATCTACATCTTTACCAAAATAATGTTGCATAATAGCAGAATATTTTTGATATATATCATATTTTGAACTTGATATTGTATTATTCGCCATATCTTATCACTCCTATATTTTAGTCTTATATGGATCTGAATCAAAATTAAATCTTTCTGATTCAAAAGTATATTCCATATCTCTGTTACTAAATGATAATTCAAATTTATTATTTAAAGAGTCTATTAGTGCAGTCTTATCAGCAGATGCATTATTATAGAATACAATTGGATCTCTATTATCAGCATTGATAATATATCCAAAATTATTTTTTAATTTTTCTAAGTCTAATAAGAAAGATTCTTTTGATGAAATATATTCCTTATTTTCAAATTCATCATTATAATCTAATTTTCCTAATGATACTCTATTAAAATCTTCTAATATTTGTGGATTCATATCTTCTTTAATTGTATATGACCATGTTGAGGACAATTCAACAATAGATCCATCTTTTTTGCTATAACGTAATGCACTATAAGGTATATTCATAGGGTGGCATCCTGTATATTTAGCCCAATATTTTAATGTATGTCCATCAGGGCCTAATAAAAAATAATAAATAGAAGATTCATAATCTAGTATTCCATTATTTACCATATCAGGATTAGCTCTAAATGTTCCGTCACTAATTAATTCTATATATTTAATCCATAAAGATATTAATTTAGTTATATCTAAATTTGCAGTTTCTGTAAATTGAAATGATACTTGTCCAGCTGCTTCAGATGCTGTTGTATGTGTTGGTAATGGCATACGATAACCTTGTTTTGTATTATATGCCTCAACAGAATCTATATTAGTATCTACTGGATCAAAATTTTTACATTCATTTGTCAATATTTTAATAAAATTACTATCTAAATCATTTAAATAAGATAAATTATCAATGATTAATCTATCTTGATCATTTACTGCTTCTGCATTTAAGAATAATGAGAAATATGGATCTGAACACATATTTTGATATGCTAATTTTGCATATTCGTCAGATGCATTATTTGTTGGGTATTGATATAAAAATAATTTAGGTTTTGTAAAGAATACAAACGCTGTACCGCCAGTTAATACATTTTTATAATGATTTGAAAAATAGCCGTCAAAACGTTGTAAATTTCTTATTCCGGCAGTGTCTCTATTTCTATTAATATCTGTGGTTTTATTAGCCATAATATCACCTTATTTCCGTTATAATAGATTGTTCAACTATAGTAATTTGTTAAAAAATAAAATTATTTGCAATAAAATAATTAATAGAACAATTTATTATAGAATTTAACAATATACCTTTTATATGTGTTAATTAAAAATATACTCGAAAGGGATTGATATAATGAATAATAAAGATTTATTAAAAGAAGGATTTTTTAGCGATAATTTCGGTGGAAAGAAAAAGAAACCAAGCTTTCCAGAATACACTCCAGTAGATAAAAATAATCCTTATGGACGCGGTATTGGTTCTGTTGATACTAGAAATGTTAAAGAATTAAAGAAAAGATTAGAAGGCGGTTTAGGAGCATTAATTGGCAATAATACTGTTACATCTATGGCTAACAGAGCAATTAAAAAATTCCCAATTGTTATCTCTGAAAATGTAGATCCAAATACAGCAGTAATGTTAAAGAATTATCTAGAACAACAATATGCTGAATATATTAATATATTAGTATCTAATCAAGTTATCGACATTACTGATTATAGTAGAAATAATGCTGAAGGAAATATTGCTATTCAAGCATTAGATAAAATTACTGGAACTGATTTCTCTAAACAAAGACTTGCTAATAAAGCCATGAATAATTCTTTAAGCGCAGATGATATTTTTGCTAACAATCCTACATATAGATTATTAAAACAAGAAAGCTTTACATGTGGTGACCCTGCATTAGATTCATTGTTAGAAGATGCAATGATTGTAGATTCAAAATATGCAAATAAAGCAATTGAATTAATGGAAGCAAAATATATGGATCCTCAATATGATAAATTTGATGGTACTGACTATGATAGCATTACAACTACAGATAAATATAATCTTGCAAATGTAAATAATCCATTTATTACTGGTACTGACAGTAATATAAAAGACAGTGGTCATAGTAAATATTCTAGAGCACAAAATCAATATTTACGAGCTACTGATGCAAATAGAATTAATAAATTAAAAGATTATGGATTTGTTGATCTTGATTCTAATGGATTTGAAAAATATGATGAATTTTCTAATGGTGAAATTGTTGTTGATAAGGCTCTATTATCAAGTGCAATAAATCGTGAAATTGGTGATGTATTAAATGATCCAAAAAATGCAATTCTTAAACAAAGATATATAGATGCAACATACTTATTATACTCTCATTATATTAGTGGTAGAGAATTCTTAGATTATATTACTAAGCGTCTAGGTATTCCTGTAAGAGATACAGTAGCATCAAGTATTGTAACTAATTATAAAGAAAAAGATTTAATAGAATTTGGCGATTATAATGGATACAATGCTATATCAGATGAAGAAAAAGATGATGTAAAGCATAATAAAAAAATGATTAAGAAATATACTGAAAATATTTTATCTGTAAAAGTAGCAGATGTATTAAAATATTCAGCTGTAGGTGTTACTATAGGAACTGGAGCTGGTGGAGCCGCTGCTGCTGCTATTGGTTTAGGTTCATCATTATCTCTTGCTGCATGTGCATCATTGGTTCCATTTATTGGACCAATCATTGGTGGTACTGCTTTAACTGGTGGATTAATCGGATGGATCGTTTCAAAATTAAAAAAGAAAAAATCTGTTAGTACTTCTAACTTTAATTATAGCTCATCAAGAATTAAACCTTGGGAAAAAGTTGAAGCTATGATTGATAAAATGGAAGAACAAAGAAATAGTGTAATAGCAAAATATACTAATATCACTAATAAAACTGATAAAGATAAAGTAGATGAAAAAGTAAAAGAATTAAAAGATGATTTAGATGCTTTCACACGTGATATGAAGAGTATATTTGAAAGCGGATTTATCGGATTTGAAGATAAATTAGGCGTAGTATATAAACCATTAAATGAAGAAGATTTAATGATAAATACTGATGTACGTGAAGCATTATCTGAATGTATTAATGAAAATAGACAAGTAAATGAAGCATATGACCGTATTTCATTAATTAAACCAAGTGAAATTATTAAAGCTAGAAGAGAAATGGGCGTAAATATTGTAAATTATGATCCTGATAATACTATGATGCTTCCATCATATGGTGCTAGATCTCAACAAGCATATGGATCTGTAGAATATGATAGACGTGAATTAAAAGATCGTAGATTCAATACTCCACTAATTCTTACAGTTAAATTTAAAGAAAGATATTCAGATGGTAAATATTCTGATAATGAATTAACAGCAGTTATTGGAATTCTTGGTGTTATTACAAGAATACCTTCTGAAGAAATGGAATATATCTTAAAAGCTAATGCAGAAGGATCAACAATTAAAGGAATCTTTGCTGGTGATGATAAAGGTTCTATTAGTGATATCATTGCTGCATTTAAGAAAAATAGAATCGATTCTTCTAAACTTCCTCAATCAGGAGAAGTATGGAAGAATTTAGAGAAAGTATCTCAATTAGCAATTGCTAATAAATTAGCAGGAAAGTCTTCTAATAATATTGCAAATGCTCATATTATATTCTCTCAAAAAGAAGCAGATACCGTTCGTCAAGAATTAGGTATTGATTATTTAAGAGATAGAAAACTATCTGCAAGTTTAATGAAGCGTTATTCTGCAATGAATTTAATGGTTGCTAATGACGCATTAGAAAGGGTTTTTGTGTTCAATGATGTGGATGCTATGTCATGGGATGTAATTCCATATGATGCTTTAAGAAATAAAGATTCATCTGAACTTGCAACACTTAAAAACCTATTACGTTAGGAGTGATTATAGATGAAAAATTCAGATATAATTTTACATAAGTTTTTAGTTGAGTCTAATGCTTATACTGAAGAAGAGTTTGAAAATCTTCATGAAGAAACAAAGATTGATGCTATAAAAACTATTGCAGTTGAATTATTCAAAGAAATCTATGAAGCTTCTAAATCAATGGATATGACAATCATCGATAGATCACGTGGAGATATTAAGAATTTGCGTGATCTAGATGCTATTCAAAAAACAATTGCACATATTGAAAATTTAATTGATACTGGAAATGCATTATATAATGATTCTATTATTAGAGAATATATTACAGCAATTACTAAATCTATATTCTATTTAAATCAATATTCTAGTCAATTTAGAGATGGATATAGAATGAAAAAATCAATGATTATTATGAGATATCAAACTATTATAATTGCAATCATTGCGGCTACTGCATATTTATTCTCATCTGTTGTAGATTTCTCATCTGGTGAAGTTAAGTTAAAATCTAATATTAGAATTGATGATACTTCAGCATTAAGAACATTAAAACAATTCATTGATTCTGTTAATAGTGGTGAATTTAAACTATTAGTTAAAGATACAAATTATATTAGAGAATTTTATGTTGAAATTCCTGATAAAGAAATGAGCACAATTCAAGAAGCAAGCGATGTATTTTCTACTGTATTAACAGGTGTTAAGAACTTATATACAAATCTTGATTCTGGTGGAAAATTAACTGGATTAATTTATAAAGCAGTTGGTATTATTGCAGTATTATATTCAATGAGAGATATTATATTTACTGTAATTAAATCTAGATTTAAAGTTTCTGAATTATTTGATATGGTAAGAAATTTTGCAAACTTTAAGAATCTTCCATCATTAAATAAATTATATCAATTTGCTCCTAAATTTAGAGCTGAGTCTGAAGCTAACTCTGAATTAGCAAGTAGAGATATTGTAGATTCAAATAAAGAAATTGTAAATAAGATTAAGGCATTACCTGCTCCTGAGGCAAAATATTCTTTTGATCAAGATTCAGAATATATGCTTGATTTAAAGAAACCTGCTACTAGCGGATCAAATACTGCATTTGATGACTTATTCTAAAAAATAAAATAAGATAACATTACGTTATCTTATTTTTTATTTAATACATGATATTAAAATTGTATTAGTAAATGTCTTCATATCTGTACTATCAAATATGACTCTACAAGATGATATTGTATATATGCCATTTGCATTTTCATCATCTGAATTTATAGACACTAGTGTTTTAGGCGTTATTAATTTTGGACTACAATTTAATAATGTAAAACTTGCTTGAGTATCTGTTGTATTAAGTATAGCCTTTTCATATAATTCAGATTTATTATCATTCCAAAAATATCTTTTTTTATTTTCATTTGGATTATTAACATATGTTCTTGTTACTAATTCATAATCAGAACCATATGAACCGAATATTGCGGTTCCACCAACTTCATTATCTTTTACATCTGTATTTTTAGCATATATTGGTGTATCATTCATATTTTGATATATATTGTTATCATCATCGATTTCTACTAGATTATAGTCTGATATAGATGATACTTCATTGATATCTAAAACTTGTATATCAATTTTATTCAAATATGTTGCATTTTTATCTTTAAATCTTTTACATAAATATGTTGTATCTGTATCAAAAAATAATATTGGATCAGTATCATATATGCCTAAATATGTATGTAAATATTCTATTGTCTTAGATAGATTTAATGGTGGTATTAAAACAGATCTCTCTCTATTTTTATTATCACTAGGATCTAAATATAGTGGATTATATCCACCAAGAATATCAACACACATTTCATCCATAGATGCATTTTCATAAACTGTATTTATAACATCATTATTAATTTCTACTAAATTATCTGGAATACCAACAAATGTTACAACAACTTTTTGATTTTTAACTATACTTTCATCATCTGATTGATCATCATCTTTTAATGTCATTTTAGTAATATTAGGATCGTAAATTTTTAATATAGTATTTAAAACATTTGTTTCTAATATCTGTTCATCATATTCTAAATTAGATGTATCAGTAGCATTAAATTGATCTATTGATATTGCTAATCTAAATTTAATTTTTCTTAATTTTTCTCTAAATTCTGATGTTACATTTGCTTTAACTACAAATAATGGAAATACATCTGCCATGTAATCTTTTCGTATTGCTACAGAAAGTATTTGATCATTTAATGAATATTCTGTATTATTAGTTAAATCTTCAATATAACCAGATATTTTAAATTGATGTGTTATACTATGTCTAGTCATTTAAAATACCCTTAAAGTCAGTAGCAACATTAGCGTCTGACATCTTTTCCATTCGCTCAATTTTATGTTTTAAATCTATATTAACACCATCTTTATATTTTTCAATAAATTTATTATAATCACCATAAATTTGATTTTTATGAATAAATATTGCATTATCATGTGCTAATTCATGATTTGTTTTTGATAATGGTGTTATACCAATTATATTTTTAAAATGACAATCCATAATCTCTTTAGCAATTGAGAATGATGTGATACTATCTTTTTTAATTAAATGATCAATAACAACAACTTCTATATTTTCATATAATGTTAATGGATAATGATGAAATTCTAATGATACATCTGTTTGACTTAAATTAGACATTACTGAATCATAATTTAGAGCAGTAATATTTGTTCTTAGTAATTCTATATACTTTCTATATTCTTTAGAAGAACGAACTAATCTCTCAATTGATTTAATAAATTTTTTTAATAATGTATCATCATAGACATCAATAAAATAAAAACTCTCACAATAAATATTTCTATTAGATCGTATAACTAGATTGTCTTGATCTATGTTAATATTACCTATTTTATTCTCCATTTTATCACTTTCTTTCACTTATTTATAATTAATTGTTCAGAGTCGATTTTTATGTATAAAATCATATTTTTCCTAAAAAATACTGATTTGAACAATTTATTATATTAAAAAGAAGTGGGATGATATAATGGCATCTGTAAATAATTTTAAAACAATTGAAGATCTTAATAAGTTAGCAAAGTCATATAAAACTGACATTAATAACTTACTATTGAAATCAATTAATAATATTTCTACATATGATAACTATTCAATGAGTGAATCTTCAGTAGAGCAATTTAATAATATTGTTAATTTTTATTTAAATTCATCTGTAAAAGATTCTGATACATTAGATAATGCAGATAATAAAGTATCTAGTACATTTAAAGACTTATTATTAAAGTATTATGAAGACTCATTAAATATAAATGATATTTATGTCTTATTATCAATTATAGCAAAATATAATATTAAAATAGAAAATTTCTTAAATGATAATTTATTAAAATTATGCTTTGGCTTGACTTCAAATTACAGTCAAGATAGTTATTATTCTAAATTATGTATTGCTATTAAAGAAATAATTAGTGAAACATTACATAATGGTACATTTATTTATGATACTGTAGATGCATATTTTGAAGATGTTTATTCAAATGTTAATGGTGTTTTATATGGATATATGACTGTTGAGAATAATGGTGTATATCTATCTAAAAAAGAAACAATTGACAATGAAGATATTTATACTCCTATTTTATTTATTGCATCAAAACAAGATATTGGATTAAATCTAGCAGATGGAACATATGATGATATATTAAGATTTGATAGAGATCCAAACAATTCAGTAAATAATGGAACTGTATTCAATAATGATACTTATGGAAACTTTAGAAGAATTCGTATTAATGATTATACAAAAAATATTTACTGTACATTTATTGGAGATATTTCTATAGAAAATAATTATGTTGTCTTTTTAAAAAGAGGTACTGATTCTCAAACATTTTATAAGAAAACTCTAATAAAAGATAATATTTTTAATTTTGATTTATCAAATAATATTACTGTCAAGACATCTAAAAATGATTCAGGCCAATTAGTATTAAAATTTAAAAATAGTGAATTAATTTATTCACTTAATGACTCTGCTGATCATCATACTGGATACTTCTTAAAAGAAACATTCCAAAATTGGATATCTGGTAATTTAAATGCATTTGATTTCTCTACAATAAGTGTAGAAGAAACTATGCTTTATAATAAAAATGATTTTTATGATAAATTATTAAATTCTAATTATATTGAAATGTGTGTTTATGTTTATTTAATAAATAAACTAAATATACCAGGCAAGTATTCTATTGTACAAACAGATATGAGTGAAAATAGAAACATATCTATACAATATGTATATGAAAATAACGTTAAATCTGAATTATACTACATGACATCAAATGGTGAATATGCATTCCAGGATTTTAATGCAGAACAACAACAATATCGTGTAGTACGTTCAGCATTAGTAAATAGTGATTCAATTGATTATTCATTAATAAATGAATATATGCCATTATTAACAAATGCAATAATTCATAAAGTTGCTGTAAAAGGCATAAGTGGATCATTAAATACAACATTATATATAAACTCATATTCAAGTGAAAATATTATGGTTGAATATGGCCATGTTGAATATATTAATGAAAAATATTTCAAGTTCGAAACAAATAGCAATAACATATTAGATATGAATGAATTATTTAATAACTATATGAGTAAATTTTTAAGATTATTCTATAGTGAAAGTAATAATGAACTTGCACCAAAAATTTCATTAAATAGCATGACAGATTTAACATATGATGTGTTCTTTGACAATTTAATTGATTCTTATTTACGTACATATAAGGTTGAAGAATATAAAAACATTATGATTGATAAATCTAAGATTTTATATAGATTTATGAAAAATCCTGCTAGTACAGGAATGAAGTTATCTGCTTATGTTGATGAAGTTACAGAAACACAACAAAATAAACTAGTTTCAGCATTTAACTTAATTGATGTTACATTAAATCCAGATCAATTAAGAATGTTCCAAAACATTGGAAAGGTTGATGGAGTTGGTTATTTCGCATCAGATTTAGGATACTTCTCACAAGTAGAGGGCACAAATAATTATACATTAACTAGTCCAACTGGAAATATAGATGATTTAGCAGTACAAGTAATAACAACAGATGATATAAACAGTAGCAATCAATATAGTTTCTCTATTGGTGTTATATATAAGGAATTAAATCCATTATATCGTGATATAGAAAAATCTGATATTGTTGAATTAATTATATCATTATTAAATTCAGAAGGTTCAGATGGAAATGGTAAAGTATTTACTGTATCTGAAACAGATAGATTAGTTACATCATCACTAGATAATTTTATTAGAACTAAAGAAGGTTCATTATTATCAAATGATGTTACATCTTTAGTATCATCTCTATATTGTAATCCATATAATTGTCGTAAGGCAAGAGAATCAGATATTATCCAATATTGTGAGGGATCATTTATTAATTATGGATTAGATAATACGGAGAAAAAAGAAATACAAACATTCCTAGAAATATATCAAGAAACTAGAGAAGTATTTTATAGAAATTTATTAAATAAATCATTTACGCAAGATGAAAATTATGATGCATTTGAAAAGTTTATGCTTGCAACAGTTGCTATTGAAAGATTTTTATCATCAAAGATTGATAATATTCACAATATTGATTACTTTGATGCTACGGATATTCATAACTTCTTACAAACTTATGGTATGAGCATATTAGAAGAAACTGGGCCATTTATTGGAAAAACTGATTATCAAAAGATTGTAATTAGAAACTTTAATAAATTAACAAGATTGAAAGGTTCATCTGCTGTTATTGATGAAATTATTAAAACATTTAGTAATAATACTATAGATATTGATATTAATAAATATATCCTTGCAGACTATCAAAACTTAGAATCATATGGAACTGTAGATAATGATTCAAACTATGTATCAAATATAAATAAATATTATACAATAGAAATATTTGATGATTCGTATAAAGATACATTTAAAGTTAGTGGTGGTCTTAATGGTAAGGCTAGTATTGTAAATAGAGCTGGAATTAAATTTAATGGATATAAAAATAATGATGGTGAATTATTATTAGATAGATTTGGTAGATGTGTGTCTTTTACCGACCCAGATTTTACAAATACAGTTTATACTAGATTAATTAATTTAGTTGGTATTGCTACTGGTTCAGGTAACATTGATTCAAACTTATCTCCAGCATATGAAACACTTTCTCCAGCAAGTGTAGCATCAGGTGTTGCAATGATTACTCCATCTGGTGTATCTGGAACAAAAGAAAGTCTAGAAATTCGTTTAGATAACCATATTAAATCTTCAGAAGCAGTTAATTTAAAGAATTTCTTATATTATATAGATCAATGTGGTTTAGTAAAAATATTAAAGAAATATTTCCATTTTAAGATATCTTATAATATTGATGGAAAAACAAATTATAGATACTATGATAGTCCAGCATATAATGCAGACTTAGAAATAGCATATAATGATTTTAGATATGATCAATCACAAAATAAATTATATCTATATTATTTAGTTGATTCTGAAGAACATGAAATGGTTGTCGATATTGATTTTGATATGTCATCATACTCAATAGTTCCAGAGGATAGAACAAAGTATGTAACATGTGGTATATGCTATAGAAATACAATTATCGATAATGAACAATTAACTTTAAAATCAACAAATAATACTACAATGATTGAATCAAGTACTATTAATGCCGATAGAACAATTGGTTTTATTGAATCTAAATATTTACCTGAAAATGAAACAAGAGAAATTATAAATAATATTTCTAATATTAAAAATTATGATACTTTTGTTCAATCAGATCCATATTGGGATTCAGAAATTATTACAGAAGATTTGATTAAAGATATGAATATCAATCTTGTAACATCAAAATATTCTGCATTTGACTTATCTACTAATATATTTGATAATTTAATAAGATCTAGATATTGCATATCATTAATTGAATATCTACATGAAAAACTATTGTATATAAGTACTAATGGTAGTTCTAGTATTTTAGAAAATATTCTATTTGGTTCAACATTAATTTCCGGATTTAGTGGAAACTTATCACTAACACAGTTTTATACAATAGTTAAATTATTATATAAATTAACTATTATAACTAAATATAAAGTAAATTCTAATAATGCTGATTTTAATCTTGATGATAATGCAGCTATTTATGGTGCTGAATATGCAAATAGTGGTAAATATTATGGAATAAATGCAAATGGAAGCATTAAAAAATTATTTACAAGATTATATGGTGAAGATAATATCTTTACAACAGAAGCTTTAGGACGTATTTATGCAATAAGAAATAAATCAGGATATACATTTAAATATAAGAATGATTTTTATGATGCAGAATATAAATTAGTTTCTAATATCGAATTAGGTAAAGAATATTTTATTCAAGATGATAATGATAATTATATACCTATTGATATGAATAATATAAATAATTTCTATAATGCATTTGAGAAATTAGATATATTTAATCCATATGAAAATAGTTATGATGGAATATCTTCTGCATTTAAGATAGACTCAACAAAATATCCAAAGATTGCATTTACTCCAGCTATTAAATTATCATCTGCAGGAAGTAAATTTTTAAATCAATTTAAAGAAATTAAATTATCTGCTTCTATAAATAAAGGTAGAGATTCTTCTGAAGAAGTTAAAGATTATTTATATGGTATGAATTATTTATCATTAATGAATGATCCTGAAACAATTGGTGCTGCATGGCCTTTATATCTTGCAGAATGTGCCGATAGTGATACAGATAATAAATTCTATGGAATAAGATTAGAAAATCTAGACCGTTCAGTTTATAATATTTATTCATTAATGATTGAAAAGATATTAAAACTTCCTATTGATTATTTAAGTGGTATTAAAAATCCATCGTATGGAAATTTAATGCATATAGATAATACATTTAATGATTTCTTAGATGAAGCTTATAAAGAATTCTATTTATCAGATAAAAATGAATTAGAATTAACTTTAAATTTATCACAAGAAGAATCAAAATTACTTAAGAGTTATCCACAACTTGCATCATTTATTTTAAATAAAATGTACAATATTGATGAAGTTGTAGATAATAATACTCATCAGGTTACAGGATATAAGTTATCACCTGTTTCTACAGAACTTACAATTGATAACTTAACTACAATGAATGAAAATCTAATTAACTGGATGAATGAAATAAATTCTATTTTGGAATCTGAATTATTTATGCAAGTAATATTCCAATTAGATAGTAATACACAAAATTTAACAACATTTATTATAGCAGCTATAAAGTTATTTATATCATATACATCAGAAATTTGTGAAGTAAGAACCACACAAAAATATGAATCTGATGGTGAATATTTATCACCATATGATTATATGAATATACATTCAAAAGATTATATGGCAGATATGGTTTATTATGATGATAAATTAGTTGTTAAAAAAATTATTAATAAAGAAGTACTAAATGTACAAGAAGAGGGCGAATAGAATGAATAAATCAATGATTGACTGCCTTGATCCTAAAGATAGTTTAAAAGGATATGTATATATTTACCAAGATGGAAAACTAGTTGTTGAGGGTCATAATCTAATTGTTAATACTGGACGTCAATTTGTAAAAGATCTATTTATGGATCAAGCATTTGCATCAATTACAATTAATGAAGATGACTCTGGGACTAAATATAATGATTATAAATTTTATAAGGCATATTTTGGTAAGACAGGTATAAATACATTTGTAACACAAGAAAATACAACATTTGAAAGTGTTAAAACAAGTGCAATTAGTAGTTTAACTAAGAACCTAGGAATTATCGGTACAAGTACAGAAAATACTGCTGTTATTTACTCTGATTTTGCAACTCGTAAGTTTAGATTTGAAATGGAAATAAATGGAACTACTGATAACGTTGTTTCTATTTCAGAAATATATTTAACAATTAAACAATATAATAAAGCTGAGAATGCATTTGCTGAAGGTAATGAAAATGAAGTATTATTTTCAAGATTTGTATTTGATCCAATTTTTATTGGAACAAACTCTAACTGTAAAATAATTTATTATATTGCATTTTAAGGGGTGGCATTATGGATAAGATAAATTTAAACGATAGAAATAATACCCATGATGCCATCGCTCATGGTGTAGTTCAAATGAAACGTCTAAATGATGGAAAAATATTATTTAATAAGCATAATATGATTACATTAACTGGACGTAAATTAATATTTAATAAAATGTTTGGTTCATCTACAAATGAAATATCTCATATATTTATTGGTGATGGCTATAACGTTACATATGCTGAAATGACATGGAATGATGTTCAACAAAGTAATGTAAATTATGAAAAATTAGTAGATGCTAATAAAAAATATAATTTACTTGGAGAAAATTCTAATAATTACACATATACAAATAATATAGATTATACATCTATGAACAGTTTAGTATTTATGCCTGCTAAATCAGATACTACTAATCAAGAAAATGATTTAGAAGGACGTGTAGTAACAGCATTTCCATCTGCATCTGTTGTATTTATTGATGGTAAATGCAGAGTTCAATTAATTGAAAATGGTTCAAGTGTTCATTATGAAACAGGTATGTTCCAGAATGCAGATAATGAAAATAGATATGAAAATAGACCAAATAGATTTACTACAATTGATGGTTCATTAGCATTTGTTAGAATAGATGATATTGCAAATTTTAAAAAGTTTTTAAAATATTTCCATTATGTATTTGAATATAAAACTGATTTGGTGAATTATATAAAAATAGATGAGACAACTGATGATTTAACTGTTAGTAACTTTTTAAACAGTGGAACAGATACTAATATTAACATTAGAAAAACTCTATTGTCTTATATACCTCTTCCATATGTAGAAGATGCTACTTATGGTGTCGATAGTGAAACAGGAAATATTAAAGTAACATTGCCAGGAGATACACAATTAGATCCTACTGGCGAAGATACTGTAATTGTATTAAATACACCTGCAATTATTTCAGATGAACCATTTTTAAAAATTACTAAAGTTTTTGATGGTAGTCAAATAAACAAATCAGTTACAGAATTAGGATTACTATATTCTGATTCAACTAATAATGATGTTACTTCTGATGATTTAGAATTATTTTCACGTGTTATCTTTGAAAGTATTCCAATGGTATCAGGAAATACATTTGAAGTATCATATTATATATATTTTTAAAAAAATACGTTTGAACATTACATTATAAAAAATTAAGGAGAATATTATGAGAATTAAAAAGAGTGAAATAAAAGAAGTTATTAGATGTCT